AGCAAGAGAGATCCATTCACGTGGAGACCTGCTGGGATGGAGGTGATGCCTGAGTAGGTGAGGTCGAGATCACCCTTCACGATCCTCTGATCTTTAGGTAAGCGCTTTAGACGTTTGAGAATCATTATCGGGTCCCACTTCCCAGTTTCGAAATCGCCCATTGCCGAGCGACGGAGAGCCGACTGCTGCACGGGTCGGCCCTCTCTGGCACTGACATCAGGACGATCAAGGGGTGTGAGAAGAGCTGCTCTGTCAACGGGTGTCCAGGATTTAGAATCAACCCGCTTCCACGCCATTGGGACCGCGGTCGTTGGGTCGTAAACGACGGCGACCCTACCATCATTCCTGCCCGTAAAGACGATACCCTTTACTTCGTACTGAAGTGATTCATAGACTTCCAAAGCGGAATCAGAAGTGAATCTACCTGTCGGCACACTCACAGAGCGCAACGCCTCGATGACATCTTCATTGTACCCAGCTTCCTCTGCCTGTTCAGCAGGTGTGAGCTGTTTCTTGTAGACTTTCAGCGCAACATCAGGGTCAAAAATAATGTACCCGTAGAGATTCACTTTCAGTTTGATGATGTGCGAACCGTAGTCACCCTTTTCCGTCTTCGTGCCCTCGAGGTCGTAGACAGTGTAGAGGCCCTTCCCGTACAATGCACCGGCACCGGCACCCGGTGTGAACTTGTCCTGCAGCAGAGCGTCGATGAGAGCCTGTGGGTCAGCTCCTGTTCCATGGTAGACGACAGCCTGGGCGCCGTAGACTTCTTCCAGGAGCAGGGTTTCACGAATGAGAGAACGGAGGAGATGTGTCATTTTAGTTTATCCTTGAGGTGCTGAGGGACACCTGCCCAGTAATCACTATCGAAATAGTAGATTTTACTACCCACCTGGAGGTCTGCTGGGAGGGAGGTGATGTCTGTGTTCCGGAGCATGAGACTGCCACCTACCTCGAGACCTGCCGGAAGGGAGGTGATACCTGTGAAGCTGAGGCCAAGATTGCCGCCCACCTTGAGACCTGCTGGGAGCTCCTCGAGGTCTCTGTTGAAGTCGAGGTAGAGACTACCCTTCACATTGAGGCCTGTTGGAAGGGAGGTGATGCTTGTGCGGTTGAGGTAGAGATCACCGTCCACCTTGAGACTTAATGGGAGCTCCTTGAGGCTTCTGTTGTCGGAGAGCCAGAGATCACCCTTCACATGGAGACCTGTTGGGAGAGCGGTAATGTCCTTGTCGATGAGGGCGAGATCGCCCTTCACGATCCTCTGGTCTTTAGGCAGGCGCCATAGATGTTTGAGACTCATTATCGGGTCCCACTTCCCAGCTTCGAAGTCACCCATTGCCGAGCGACGAAGAGCCGACTGCTGAACGGGTCGACCCTCTCTATCACTGACATCAGGACGGTCAAGGGGTGCAAGAAGAGCTGCCCTGTCAACAGGTGTCCAGGATTTGGTACCAACCTGCTTCCACGCCATTGGGACCGCTGTCGTTGGGTCGTAAACGACCGCGACCCTGCCGTCGCGACTACCCGTGAAGACGATACCCTTTACTTCGTACTGAAGTGATCTATGGGCTTTCAAAGCGGAATCAGAAGTGAATTTGTCCGTTGGCACTTTCACAGAGCGCAACACCTTAATGACATCTTCATTGTACCCAACTTCCTCTGCCTGTTCAGCAGGTGTGAGCTGTTTCTTGTAAACTTTCAGCGCAATGTCAGGGTCAAAGATGATGTACCCATAGAGATTCACTTTCAGTTTGATGATGTACTTGCCATAGGTACCCCTTTCCGTGAGCGTGTCATTGAGGTCATAGACGGTGTAGAGGCCCTTTCCGTACATTGCACCGGAACCGACACCTGGCATGAACTTGTCCTTCAGCAGAGCGTCGATGATAGTCTGAGGGTTAGCTCCTGTTCCGTGGTAGACAACAGCCTGAGCGCCGTAGACCTCTTCCAGGAGTAGGGTTTCACGAATGAGAGAACGGAGGAGATGTGTCATTTTATTTTTAGTCATTATAAGCAGCTTTATAATAAAATTGCTAAGCTCTTTTGATTAATCAGCGGATTTTATTTACCACCACCCTGGGATATTTCTTCCAAACATCTTGGTGGCCCGGCAGGCCCAGTAGCTAGCTGAGAGTTTGTTCTTGTTTTGTGAGCAACGATGACGGTTACCAAAAGACTTGCGACGCTTCCTGTGTGACTCTGAGTCACCCATTGCATCAGGAGCTCCGGATCCGAATGATATCCTCTTTACCTTTCCAGTATCCGGATCGCGAACATAGACGTGTGCCCGCCCGCCGGAACGCTTTGCACCTTTGGCACCAAGTGTTACTTCACGACCCTTGTACTTTGCCTCTGGTAGAAAATTATTTTCAGCACCCTCGTTCATCTTATTGAAGTTCCCAATAAATTTTCCCTTATTTCTGGGGATAAACACTTCATAATGATCCTTCGAAGTTCGAGCCATAGCTTCAGGTCTCTTCATGTTGCCCAGGTTTTTAGATTGCCAATCAAACTCATCAGGACGCAATCTACCAAAAACATACTTTCGAAGGGAGTCAGCATCAACCAAATACCACCCATTTCCTCTATCTACTTCCATGGCACCTGGCACATCACTTATTCTTGTATAAAGAAGACCAACATATCGTGATTTCCTTAATTTTAGACTTGGCTCTTTTCCTTTTGCCCTTTTCATTGCACGATACCTGCTAGTACCATCAGAATCTACAACACCTGCATCATTTGTGGATGTAACAAGAAAAGGTTCAAAATAGGGAGCAATAAATGCCCAAACACCAAAGCGTTCTGGCGCCGAATCATTGGTTTGTTTTACGGCTGAAAATCCTCCAAGTCTTGAAAGAATAATGCCTGGCCCGCCGGTATAAGGCTTCTTGTCAGCACCTTCGTTTATCTCATTGTCATCCCACATTGGAAAGTCAAGGGGCACCCTCATTCCTTCATAGAGAGCCCACTCACCAATATCAGATTCTAGGATATCTTGTTCGGATTCCGTTGGAATATACCCACCCTCGCGATAGAGAGCCTTAGCCTCTCGAAAGAGATCAAAAAACTCCGGTGTGCCTGGTCTCCATACAGGATCCTCCAGACTTATCCCACGGCTAACATGGTATAGTAAACCCTCAGAGAGCCCAACCTGTGACACAGGATGTTTCCTAGTTGTTCCGGAAGCGCTTGTTAATATGTTTCCATTCTTGGATTTGTTTGTTATTCTCATGAAATTCTCATTACTTCCTTGTAACACTGACCTAAGATTGGCAGGCAAGGAAGAGGTATCACCACGAAGTGACGCGATAGCTTCCCTTATCTTGGGAATATGCTTCTTCATCTCTTCGTTTTTCTCGGCCCTTTTCAAAATAGACTCAATAAGTTCCTTGTTCTCATCAAGCGCAATCTTAAGGAGCTTGATTGCCTCAACAATTTTTGGACCATACTTTACTGTAGTGCCGGCTGCTTTAGGAAATGTTTTCGTTGCCCAAACAGCAAGCTTCCCACCTTTACCCACAATGTCACCGATGGCTGGAATGGCAGATATTAATGACAATGCCGCAAGAAGCCATTCACCTTTTTTGGCATAGAGCAATGCATTAATTGCATCAAAGTATTCACCAACTCCAGGAATAAGACCTGCGATGTCCAGCATAACATTGAGAACTGATGTTCCACCCTTCTCCTCGCGCAGCCGACGCCTGCTATGGCGTGCCAAGGTGTTCTGTTTCAAGATATTGTGCATTCGAACTTGCATAAGATACCTTTGTCACTTTTTGGTGGATTTCTTGGTATTGGGCATACCAGTGGCAACGATATGTGCGGCCTGTGCGGCGGCGTAGGGCTCATCAGCCCAACTGAATGCACCTGACTTCACGGCCTTCTTGGTGGATCCACCGCTCTTCTTAAGGGCATCCAAGGATCCCTTTGAGGCAGCATATTGCTTACCGGCATACTTTTTCTTCTTTATGCCGGCCTCGGACATTGCTCCGGATCTATTGTACTCATAAGTAAGATAATCGGCAATAACATCAATCATCTCATCAACAACGGCAATCTTCTCCTGAACCCATTCAGGAAGATCATCGGCATCACCCACCATGTCATGCAATTGCTGCGCCTTTGAGGAGATGGAGAAGAGGTTGGATTTAATCATGCCTGCCTCCTCATGCGGATTCGAATCTTCAAATGAAAGACCGTTACCAGAGCTTACGGGATGGTACTGCATCAGTGCCTGCTGCTCCATTTCCTCACATGCGCATTCGTGAATGATTTGCCTGATCTTGGAAAGTGTCTTTGATTCAGTGATTCCAGTTCGAAATCCTGGCGCTAGCACCTTTCGACGAATGATGTCTGCATTCTTGAGAATGTTAGCGGCATCATCAACCGAGAGACCAAACTCTATGATAAGGTCACCAATCGTGAGGTTCTCAATCAGGGCCAATGAGTCCTCAGGCAAGAGTTGACCGTTATAACTTCCATGAAGTGTCTCAATAATTGAAGCCAAGGTATCAACTTTTTTCTTATCAAATGACATTTAGCTCTCCCAGGTTATAACTATACAATGCACAGCCATTCTGACTACATTATTGCTTACATTGCTTTCGTTAGAGCAGCTTACAGCTGGTTTCACGCAGCACACCATGTCACCAGCGGAGCAGCATTTGCCGGTGATCATGAGCTCTATTCTGAAATTTACAACGATTACCTGCAGGTACTTGATGGAATCATAGAAAAGTCCGTCGGAAGCTGTGGCATTGAGACGGTTGCCGCTCCAATTCCTTCACTAGAGCTTTCTATCGCTGTATTGAAGGGGTATCCAAGTCCCGAATCAATGACATCACTAGCGATTGCTGGTGCGGCACTTCAACTTGAGCAAGACTATCTTCAGGCAACCGACGAGCTCTTTCGAACACTAGAGCAGATGGGAAGCCTTCCTTTAGGGCTTAATGATTTCTTGGCGGCCTCGGCAAACAAGCATGATACATTTGTGTACAAGCTAACTCAAAGAGTAAAGTCAGAAGTTCAGGACTGAGACTTCCTTTTTGTTCCCATAAGCCTGTCTATAATGGGATAGACAATATCAAAATTAGACTGTGGATTTCTAAAGTGATGTTCCCTGTGGTGATCGGCAATGGAACCGCTAGCGCCTTCATGTGATCTACGGTGGCGCCACGAATACAGAAGGACATAGGAAATCGCGCCAAGACCCATTGCCGGTATCGCAAAGACAAGAAGTGCTAATGCAAGAAACAATATTGCATTCCATCCTGGAGAGAATAGAAAACCACCCGGGTCACGAGGCTTTTTGTGATGATACCTGTGCTGCAAGTATAGTGATCTGAAGTGAGGCCAAAGACCTAGCTTACCATGCAGCACCCATCGATGGGTAGAGTAAAAGCCGGCAGCAAGAAGAGCATGGCCTAAGAAAAAATATAAAAGATGGAACATGCACTCTCCTGTAGGTACATATTACATGTTTCACTCAACGGTAACAGATTTTGCAAGATTTCTTGGCCTATCGATATCCTTGCCAAGAATTCTTGCTGTCTCATATGCAATAAGCTGAAGTGGAACAACAGTAACTAGAGGTGTGATGAGATGATGAGCCAGGTGTGGAACCTTGATAATATGATCAGCAATGCCTGCTAATGTCCCATCACTAGAATCCGTGACAATGATAATTTTGGCACCTCTTGCCTTTGCCTCAATGATATTGGAGAGTGTTTTCTCGAACCAGCGATCCTGTGGGATTACAGCGACAACAGGTGTCTCACAGTCTATCAAAGAGATGGGACCATGTTTCATCTCCCCTGCAGGATATCCAAATGATGGAATGTAAGATACCTCCTTGAGTTTAAGCGCCCCTTCACATGCAACAGGGGCCGAGACACCTCTGCCAATAAAGAAAACTTGTCGGGCACATGATATCACCTTAGCGACATCAAGGGTCCTGTAATAATCATCACTTGAGAACCACTCTTGCAATAAGAATGGTGTCTGCAGTAATGAGCTTGCAAGGTGTGATCGCTGTTCATAAGAAAGCCCTCGAGACTTGCCAAAGTATAGTGACATTAGTACTAGGGCGGTGACTTGTGATGTGAACGCCTTTGTGGAGGCAACAGACATTTCAGGTCCTGAGTGGATATAGATGCCATTCCCACATTCACGAGCGATAGTGGATCCTACGGAATTAACTATGCCGGTCGTTAGGGCCCCACGCTCGCGAGCCATTCTCATTGCATGAATTGTATCAGCAGTTTCACCAGATTGTGTAACACCCACAAAGAGATCGCAAAGATCTATTTGTGGTGTTCGATATCGAAGTTCGGAGGCAATCTCAGCAGATGCCCTAAGACCGGCAAGTTCCTCTAAAGCATGAACACCTACCTGTGAAGCATAGTGCGATGTTCCACAAGAAACAAGGCTAACATGGTTAAGACTTGCAATCTGCGCTGGTGTTAAGGAAATGCCGCCAAGTTTCGCTCCATCATGCACAATCCTTCCTGCAAGGCACCTCTCCATAGAGACAGGCTGTTCCCAAATCTCCTTCAGCATAAAGTGAGGAAATTCACCCATCTCACCAAGGCTTGATGTGTCAGGGACTGTCTCAGCATGCCTCTCAACCCGACCAGCAGGAATAAAAACCTCGTATCGATCTGGCCAGATAGAGGCGATATCACCGTCCTCGAGGTAGACGATATCACGTGTGTACTGAGATATTGCGGATGGATCACTTGCAATAAATGATTCATCCTTTCCAATCCCAATAATGAGCGGTGAGCCATTTCTTGCTAGCAATAACTGCTCGCTTCCCTGCATTGCAACTGCAATGCCCCAGGTACCTCGAAGCCTCATGACTGCCTGTCTAAATGCTTCCAGAGGAGAGGCATCACGAAGATAGTGCCTGATAAGGTGAGGAATCACCTCGGTATCAGTCTCGGAAAGAAACTTTATGCCGATTGCTTCAAGTTCATTCCGGAGAGTGGAATAGTTCTCGATAATGCCATTGTGAACAACAGCAATTTTTTGCTTGATATCAAAGTGAGGATGTGTATTAGGAATTGTCACACCACCATGTGTTGCCCACCGTGTATGGCCAATCCCTGTTCTTCCCTTACGAGCAGGAAGTTCTGCGAGATTTTTCACCTGTCCTAATGCCTTGCTATGATGAATCTTTTCACCAGAAACAATGGCGATTCCGGCACTGTCATACCCACGATACTCCAGTCTTCGAAGGCCCTCGAGAAGAATGGGTGATGCCTGCTTTTTGCCTGTGTAACCTACAATTCCGCACATGATGTGATTATCCTCGCTTTGATTTGTTTGTTCAATTAAATAACAAATGCCCAGGTTGAATATCCAACCTGGGCATGTCTGTTGCAAATTTTACTTAAACGACAATTCCATCAATCTCATCGATATAGCTGTCACACTCAGGTTCCGAATCACCCAGACGAGACTTGATCTTTACGATTCGAATTGCCGCCTTGAGAGCCTTGATGTCGATCTTGTCCTCGTACTCCTCCATTAGAGCCTTTCGATCCTCCGACAGGAGTCGCATCTCCCCCTCGAGATGGGTAAGCTTCTCGATAAACTCTTTCACTACTGACTGGGACATTTTTTGATTCCTCGTTTGTACTAATGATAACCCTGGGAACGCTGGGGAAGAGTGCTTCAATCTCTTCCTCAGGTGGAGGTCCAATACCCCTCCTGACAAGGTAAGCCAGGAGCTCTTCCCTGCTTTGCAAGCCGTGAAAGCCTACAAAATTCTCAAGCTTGATATGACGACGCTCTGAAAAATTATGCCAATCCATCAATTATGCCTCGATCTCTTTGTCTGTCCAGTGAGTTACGGAGACCATGAAAGCATTCACAGCCATCTGGGCAATCTCCTCATTAAAGAGATTTGAGATCTCACTCTTTAATTTGAGCATTCTTCGTTCAGCATCAAGTGGATCACGAGTTTCTGCTAATGCCTTAACGAACATTTCCATTAGATGGACAAGCATCTCCTCATCCCAATCAAGGGCCTCCAATAGTTCGGTGACCATATGAAGTCCTGAAGGGGTAAATGGAACTTTCAACGCCTTGCCTTCTTGGAACGCAATTCTTCAGAGATCATCTCAACCATCGCCTCCTGAAAGCGAGGATCGGTGGCGACACGATAAGCCTCACGATCCAACTCATCACCGGTTTTACCATGAAGAGCAACGAGAGGACGAGAAACCTTCAGTAGGCCACGAAGAAGGACATTTCGCGCAGTCGCATGATTCATCTCATCACCATCGGCGGTCATTTGCTCGGCAATCTCACGAAAGCCTAGACCAACACCGGTGACAGTGGAGTAGCCATGATTAAACTTCTGACCCTTAGGCATAGACATCAAACACCTCCACAGCGAGAATCAAGTACGTCAACTTCGGCCTGACTGATAGGAAAATCCCCATCATTGTCAGGATCTTCAGAGATTCCGAACCTAAGTCGAATGATTTTCTCCTCACGAGGACTCAGCGCCTGGAGTGCATCACGAACAATTGCAATCATGCGCTCTCGATCAATAATGTCCGTTGCGTCCTGCTGATTCTCATCGGTCAGGGTCTCATGAAGTCGAGGACCCTCACCATCACCGCCAGGAACCTGACTGTCAAGGGAAAGAGTGCCTCGATACGTATTCATCAGAACCTGGTACCGATCGATTGAGACACCCATAAACTCGGCAACCTCCTCATCGGAAGGCGGAGATCCAAGCTCACGGGTGTAATCTTGAATCATCATCTTTGCGCGATAGTAGAAGGCATTGGCCGACGCAGGCATCCGAATATTGCAACTTTGATCTACCAGGTGACGACGGACAGACTGCTTAATCCACCACGTGGCATAGGTGCTGAATTTGAAGCCACGACGCCAGTCGAAACGATCCACAGCCTTCATCAGGCCAATGTTGCCCTCCTGAATAAGATCTTCGAATGAAGACCCCTTATTCATGTATCGCTTAGCGATGGAGATTGCCAGGCGCAGGTTGGATTGAATGAAAATCTCACGAGCCTGTCGATCACCAGCCTCAATTCGCTGAGCTAGCACTGCTTCTTGTTCACGAGTAAGCAGCGGGTGATTACCAACATTTTTGAAGAAGCCTGTCAAGGTGTCGGACATTTGTTCTCCAGGATGACTTTATTGCAACCTTGCATAGATAATATAATCACTCTGTGATCAGGAGGACACTGCAAAATTGCAATTAAGCGTAAAATTCTTGCTGCTCAAGCTCTTCAAGAGAAGCAATACCGCCATTCATTAGCCATTCCTCATGAGCCTTCCGGCGCTGCTCACGAACCTCAGCCTCACGGTAGAGGTAGCAGTACTCAAGCTCAAGCTCCTGAACTGACTGGCGATTGCCTCGACGACGCTCGCGATCAATGTAACCATTCAAGCTATTTGCACGACGGGAAAGCTCATCATCAGACATTGCAATGATCTCATCGGTGGAAAGGATACGAGACTTCATAGTGCATTCTCCTCATTGGTACTATCAGTGTTGATTGTGTCGGTAACGATTGCAGCTCCTACCGACAAGAGCATTATAGAAGCGGATGCAGCATGTTCAAGGCTGGACTTAACAACTTTTAGTGGATCGATGATGCCGACGGCAAGGAGATCTACCCACCGGTGGGTTGCAGCATTGAACCCCCACCCAGGCTTTTGACGACGAGCACGATCCACAATCGTGTCGCCATTGAGGCCACAATTAGTGACAATAGTCCGAAGTGGTGCACTGCAACACTCAATTGCAGCTGACCATGCTGCCCGATAAGATTCACTTCCTCGTGGTGCCTTGTGCTTAGAGGCATGAATCAGCGCAGTTCCACCGCCAGGCAGGATTCCACACTCAATGGCTGCTTGCACAGCATGGAGTGCATCATCAACACGGTCGCGACGCTCCAACATCTCGGACTCAGTCGCTCCACCAACACGAATGACGGCAACTGCACCAGCAAGACGCTTCCTTCGACGACCTAAGAGTTCACGCTCACCATCAGACAAGGCAGGATTTGCCTCGGCTGTACGAATGGCAAGAAGACGGGACTCAACTAGATCCCTGGCTCCACCTGGACTCACAATAACGGTCTTGTTCCTGGAAATAACAACTCTCTTGCAAGTGCCAAAATGTTCAGTTGTTACCTTTTCAAGTTGTATCTCTGGTTCAAACTTTGCACCAAGTAGAACCGCAAGATCCTCAAGTGCGTGAACTCGACCTTCACCAAACTCCGGAGGACGAATGACACAAGCCTGAATAAGACCCTTCGTCTTGTTCATGAAGATAGTTTGAAGGGCTTCACCATCAACATCATCGGCTACAATGAGCAGAGGCCGGCGCTGTCCATGAGCTCGTTCCATGGCTGGCAAGATCTCCTTTGTGGTTGAGATCTTCCTGTTCGTAATGAGAACCAACGGATTCTCAAGCAGCGAAGTCATTCTCTCACTATCAGTGACAAAGTAGGGACTGATGTACCCGCGATCAATCTCAGTTCCCTCGGTGACTTCCAGATATGTGCTGAAGCCTTTTGCCTCTTCTACGGCAATAATACCATCACGGCCCACCCTGTCAAATGCCTCAGCAATGAGCTCACCAATATTTGCCTCACCATTGGCTGAGATGGTACCTACGGAGACAAGATCTTCACGTGAATCAACTGGTCGACTGAGTTCTGGCAAAGCGGCGATTACCTGTGCCACGGCATCGACAATTCCTTTTCTCACGTCGGTGTAAGAATGACCTGCGGCAAGAAGCCTCATTCCACTCTCAAAGAGCGAGTAGGTAAGAACCGTGGCTGTGGTAGTACCATCACCTGCGATCTCACAGGCTCGTGATGCAGCCTCCTTGATAATTTGAGCACCTAAGTTCTCGTACTTTCCACGAAGATTCACAGACTTAGCAACAGTAACGCCATCCTTGGTGACAACAGGAGGCCCTCCCTCTTGCTCAATAACAACATTCATTCCACCAGGACCTAGAGTGACCTTAACTGCATCAGCAAGTATTCGGGCTCCTTCTAGAAGGGCTCTGCGTGAATCATCACCAAACTTGAACTGCCTAAAATCTTGATTCATCCTTTTAGAATCCTTCGTCCTTCATTGACAGGAGGGGCAATGACACGTCGATCACGTGTGATTACATGCTCAGCAAGCAGGATATCACCCATCTGAATGGCTACTTCGTCCTGTTGAAGGATTCCCTGCAGGCGTAGAATTCGCTGCTTCTCTTCTGGCAAATAGTTGTCCATCTTTACTCCTTAAGCGTGCTAAATGTGTTAATGTATTTGTTCCATGACTTGTCACTAACAATAGATTGAAATCCCATTTCAGTTAGCCGAGCCCTTGTTGCATCCCAGTCAGTGTCATCTTCAAAGCTTTCAAGCTCATCATGAATCTCATGAAAGGAAATGAGATCACGATTCATCAAAAACTTGTCACGATGACCAGGCTGCTGTAAGAATTCCTCCAGCTTTTGCTGATTTGCCAGTAACTTCTCGGCGGTCTTTCCACCAACACCCTTGAATCCTGGAATATTGTCTGACCCATCGCCGACAAGAGACTTCCAGTCAACATAGTTGTAATTACAGGGACTTACCCAGGATTCCTTAATAGGATTCCACAGTCGAATCCTATCACTCTCTGGAGAGAGGAGCTGGATAAAGTCGGTATCCGTTGATACAATGACACACTCATCATCCAAGTGTGTCACCCTTGCGAGATGCGCAATTGTATCGTCACACTCTCGCAAGGGATGACGGACAATACTGACAGGCATCTTTGCAAGAATCTCACAAATTTCACTGTGCTGACGCCAGAAATCATCACCTGCCGAGGAACGGTTTGTTTTGTATTCACCAAAGGTATCGTGACGCCGTTGAGGACGCCCCTCCTTAACAATGTAGAGCTTGCTGGGAGAGAACTTTTCGACAGTCTTTCGCAGCATAAGGAGGAACGTGTAAGTGATTGCATGCGGACCACGACCGAAGCCGGCACGAGCCCGATGAACCATATTATTGAAATCGATTAGTAATACAGTCATCTAATCTCCAGGTATCAATATAATCACATTTGCTATGATTGAACAGGAGTTTTGACCTATTTTTACATTTGAACACTAACCCATTCACCGGTATCCAACTGAACACGTTGGGTATTCCCTTGACGAACGGGTGCGGAAGGACCTTTAATATTCTCAACTAATGCCAATGACTTTGCTTGAGCAGGTACCTGCTCAAACTCATTTGATGCCTTGGCAGCTTCCTCGCAAATAGATTCAATTGCTCGAGTGGCATTCTCAATCATGTATTCTCGAGCATTCTCTAAAGAGAAAAAAACTATTTCCTTCGAAAGATCTAAAGGATAGGCCTTTGCACCAGGTGCAGGCGAAGCCTTCACATAGTACTTCACCTCCTCACCGGTAAGCTTACGATGTACAACTTCCTCAACGACTTGCACCGGTGCAATCCGATGATCATCGCGGAGGAGAATGAATATAACCTGACCGACATTAAGTTTCATCATGCCAGATTATATTCATCCTTTAGAGGATGTTCAATCAGCGCTTAAAACCAATTCCTGGAAATCCCATTGTCACAGTGCCAGGCCTAGACCTTGTACGACGACCATGAACCTGTCCAGAGGTGTACTCGTAATTGCGCATATCACGTGACTTAAGAGATCTTGAGATCTCGTCACGAATGACACGACGAAGATCAAAGCTCTCCTCAAGCTCCTGAAGCTCGCTCTCATCGATCTCGTAGACCTCCTGAGGAGACTCATCAAGTTCATCTGCCATGTCAGCCTCGTCCAAATCGTCTGCCTCTTCTAGTTCTGAATTGTCAATTGTTGTTACTGACTCTTTAAGAAGGCCGGCCAACTTTGCAACTCTTGCTGTCTGAAACTTCATAATACCCTCCAATTTTTTATGTATTCATACCGGTGACAACTTTACAGAAAAAGATTCATTGTCAGGATTTTCCCAATATTCCTTCCTCTCCAGAAGTTTCTGGTAAGTTAGAGTTCCTGGGCGTTTCGATGCCAATTTGGCATTGATTTGTGATAGCATGCCAATAGACTTTGGTATGTATTCACCATGCAAGACGGTGCATCGATTGAAAGTTTCTGACTTCTTCATCTTTGCTTTTCCACGTGAAGATGCGACTGTTGTGCTAAAGTCGCTTCGATGAAGACCATGAAAATGTAAGACTACAAAATTCTCAAATTGGTTATCGGCAACGACATAGAGAAAATCCTTCTTACCATCACCAAATCGATCACCATCAGCTTGAAAGCTCAAGCTGCCAGATGAAGAGGGAGAAGTAAGCTTGCACTCAAGATCAATGCCAATCTCAGGAATGACAATGTCAGGTTGTCCGGTTCGACCATCACAGTGCGCAAGCGGAAAACGACCCTTTAGCTGCTCGGAGAAGAATGCCTCTTGTGCCTGCGAAAGATAAGCATTTCGACGACCGGTATTTTCTTCCAATGTTAGATTGTGCCTATGAAAACAACCCGAAAGATCTCGATGAAAGTTTCGCATCGAAACCAATGCACGGCGTGTCATCTCTTGTGTCAAGTACATTCTCTCTCCTTATGAAGATTATAATCTCCACAAGAAGAGATTTTCAATTATCTACTTTTCCACCAACATTAGATGCGACACCAGCTGTGATTGCCTTTCCTTTCTTTGCGGCAGATGCACGATCCTCCAGCCCTAAAGCATGTCGTACCTTGTCATAGTCGCTAGGAGATAGTTTCGAAGCAAGAATGCTCATATCGGCAAACTGCCTAAGTTCCATATCATATACAGGGAGTTCCTCCCCTCGAGAGCCTGGTTCTGTCTCACCTGTCTTTCGATTGATAAAGATAAAAAGGAGAGCTGGATCGCTCTCACCATCCGGAACATCGATAAAGGGAATTGAGTCACCCTCCTGGTACATGATCTCCGGAATCCAATTGGAAGTTTTTGTTTTCTTATTTTTCATTTGTGAATGATACAATTAAATTGAAGGACGTTTACCTGCTTCATCAATTTTTTTGAGACCATCCTTCACGGTTCTAGCAAGGGCACCTTCCGGATCAATGCTCTCAAGAAGTTCAAGTGGTACATCCTCGAGGAACTTTCTCTTGAAGACTTCGCGCATCTTCTCTGTCTGGGGGATAATCTGCTTCTTGGCCGCCAGCATTGCCTGGCCAAGTAAATTTTTCATCTGATAAGCCTTCACGGCATCTAACAATCCTTTCTCATCAAGCATTTCAGCATCCAGTTCAGTCTTCAATTTTTCAAGGCTTCCTTTCTCCTCAGCTGTCTTAATTACCCTTTTAGCTGAGTTTTCCAAGAACTCCGGAGTAAGCTTGTCAATTCCATTTACGGAGATTGGTGAATTCTTGAGAATTTGAATTGCTGATTTCACATCATTAATAGCCTTGGCCCTGGAAAGCTTATCTAGAAAATCAGTAGGTGCACTCAGGACTTGAGACAATGTTGCTGCTTCTTTCCTTTTCATCTCAATATAGCCCATAGCATCCTTATTTGAGACTTTGAAAACATCAGGAGGTGCATTTCGAAATGCCTGAAGCATCTCCTCTTTGGAGGCATTTATTTTTGCTTCACGAATTAAAGACTCACCCAGAGATTTTCCAAAGACGGCATCCAGCTTGCGTTTGATTTGATTCAACTGTCCGATTGCTGCATCGCTAGGCGTGCGGCTATTTGGGCCTTGAGAAACAGTACCCGCGTCGGGCAGCAGTGGATCTTTTAGATATCTTCTAAACCAATCTGCCTTAATTATACCTGTGTCTTCCAAGAACTTTAAAGATTCTTCAAAGTTTTCTGAGGAAGCTTCGGCAAACTTATATGCAAGATATGGACCAGGATTGGTGATAAAAACAAGAGGTTCAATAGGACCAAGCTCACTAATAATAGGCTCTGTGATTGTCCTATATTGACTAGTCAATCTTTGATCAACTTGATCGTATCTTTGAAAGATATCTTCGATTTTTTTCATATCTTGGGTGAATGTGACTTTTATGTTTAACACCAAGACAGCTATTAGACTTTTAAGGCCAATTTGCATCACCTTAAAAACATTCGTGAATGAATTCCAGATTTGTTTTAATTCGTTAACGTCAAGGTCACCAGGCGCTTCAGTAAGCAGCACCTCCTTTTGAATATACTTTCTTAGATCCTCTTCTCTCACTTTTCCTTCTCCACCAAGGGAGGAACTGCCTGCGTCCGTGGATTTCCGCCTCCGTTTCTTCTCTCTGCTGCACGAAGCTGTGACTTAAGGGCATTGATCGCTACACCAAGAGAGTGCCTCGTGTCAGATCCTTGTTCCTGATAAGACCTGATCCTTTGAAGATCCGCAATCCTGGCCTCCAAATCCTTGATGTGTGCCGATGAGCCAAAGGGGACTAGTCTCCCTGAGCTTACAGGAACATCAATTTCACGAAGCTTTCGAATGGCACCTTCTCCTACAGTGATGGGAGCACTTGTGGTTGTTGGCTTTTTTACAGTTCCGGCAGTAGTGGCAGGATTCTTGGCAACAGGTGCTACCTCATTGCCTGACGTGTTTCCTCCCTTAATAATAAGTTCAGCTGGATCTTCGTATGTTGGAACTTCAGCAGGAGGCTTTCTGCCCAAGACTATCTGTGCCAATGCCTCAAGTGTAGTGTAGGCTGCCATCCTCTCTGGCTCACGCAGCTGAATAATCCAGGTTGCAATATCCTTCTTCACTTGCTCATTTGAGGTGGAGGCACCAGCACGAATAAAGTTAATCATCTGAGCAATCTCCTTTGATGTAGGAGACTTACCAGGAGGAAGCTGGGTGTCTTCAAGTCTATCAGCGCCAGGAAGCTTGTCAATTTTCTTTTTCTTCTTAGGCTTTTCTTTGGCCTTCTCTTCTTTTTCCTTGCTTTCTTCCTTGTCGGTTTCTTCTTTCTCATTAACGGGCTCACGAAGACGACGAGCCATTGCTGTCTGACGATCCCTCTCTAGCGTGGCATCTTCCTGAATGATAGCAAGGGTCCTAAGAAGATCAGTCCCTTTTTTGATATGCAACTTTTTCATCTTTGATAACGAGTCCTGTTTTGTGGCAGCTCCCTATAACGCTCGATGTATCGACGAGCATCTGTCTTGTCATCAATAGGCACCTGTTGTCTTTCAGTGGATCTCTCGCTACGCTGAATAGACTCCATAAACTTGTCAAATTCGAAATCGATCTCCTGCTCGTTATCACTCAAAGGACACCTCTCTACTATGTATTGCTGTCACGGTGCAAATTTGTGATGCGATATCACAAGATACACTTTGTATGAGGAAAACTCTTGAAAGCTGCCTATCTGATATCTCAAGTGTAGCATTAATGGATTCCGCAAGAAGACCGAATGGGTCGGCCGTGGCGACAAACGTGATGCTCAGCTGGCTTGTGTCATATGCAAATCCTTTGATTAAGCCAACATCATTACCACCAATGACAGCATGAGGTGATAAACCTGTGGTCTCTTTTGCCGACTGAGATTTGCCTAAGGCCTCAAGGAGACCTTCGGATGCGTAGATGTCTCCATCAATGTCCTCTAATCTCACGGGCAATCTCCTCTATGGTAGCCTTAAATTTCAAAGGAATTTCATTTTCAGATGTGATTGTGACGCTAAAACCGTCTATTCGGATTGGAATATAAGTTCCTGTCTCATCCTCCAACTCCATATAGGCAACTATAAAATCTTGAAGATCCTCACGGGTTTCGAATTTAATAGTCCTCTCCAGGTCATCAGTGAGTTCCCAGCCTAAATTCTCAACAGGAACAGGAAACTCTTCGACAGGACCAAAGTTAGGAAGAAAATCCCAGCGCCTAGTCGGTGCAGGTCTCTGGTTCTCAATATATTCACGAAGGAGTGTCTTAAGTTGCATCTCAGACCTCGGATTGGACCTCTTCGGCCTCCAGGTTATACTTGTCAATCATTGCCACAAATTCCCTGTAAAACTTACCAACCAACTCTGATGGTACCAAGGATGAAAGTGAGTCAAGTGCCTTACCTAGTTCCTCAGGATTTGCCGGCTCAAATTCAGGATCCTCAACAGGAGGGCGCTGAGCATGTAGCTGAGTTGCTACCTGATCACTTGGGTTGATAGGAAGACGAGACGGAACCGTAATGTCCATCTGCTTATCATCCCTACCATGTTGGGTGGTGCCAGGTGTTGTCGCAAGTGCCTCTCTCAACACCTGTCGTATTGCCTCGGTCGAGGCTGTGACCCTTAGTCTGCTTTTCATCAGGTGCTCCTACAATTCACATTATGTATGCTAGTGAAAGCTATCCTCAAATTTCTTGGATGCAGAAATATTTTTAGGACTCAATTGCTCCACAATCCCCTCCAACTCGAGACCAGTCTGTACCGAGAGGGATGCGAGGTCGCGAAGAACCTCAGACATTTGCTTTATGGTTGCCTCCAGCAACGCGACCCTATCCTCGAGCTCACGGATATTAGGTTCATTCGTTTTGCCAAAGATCTTATTTAAGATTGACACTTATCCTCCGTTAATTGCACGATAAACGGCATCGGCATCTGTTTGTTTGATACGCTTGATTGTTTTGTCCCTCTTGCTCTTTGAGATATCTTTCGCTATGTTTACAATGTCCTCATCCTCATCAAGGAGACGTGAGATACACTCCTCTAAAAACTCCTGCATTGTGAGGCGCTGATTGGCACAGGCGCCCTTAAAGGCACTGTGCATATCATCAGTCACCGTGATATGGATGGACTTTCTTTGAATATCGTAAGATCTCAAGCCGTGGGAGTCCTTGCACCTACAGCTATATTATTGCTTGTATTGTGATCCTGTTTATCTTCATTGGAGACATCGTACTGAGTGTCCATCACTTCCAGGAAGTCGGCTGCAACATCATCACCATGAGCATTCTGAACGTAGTTGTGCGCCATCTCCAGGATAGTGCCCTTGATATCCAGAAGCACATTAGCATTCTCAATAAGCCTGGCCACCTCGGATGCGAATGACTCAAGGTTCATCTCCGGACGATCAGGCTTATCATCCTCCTCCGGGGCAGCCTCGAAGAGCCAATTCATACTTTTTGACCTAAGTGACTCTTCAATGGAAACATCATCAAGTGGATTGCGTGCCGTGGCCACACCGATGGAGAGCTTCTCAGCCTTGGTGAAGAACCTAAGAACTTGAGCATCCAGTGACTCCTCTGGGCTAATATTGGGATCACTGGTCTCGAATAGGAACTTCCTCTTCATGACATCACCACCTTTGCAATCCTCTCGGCTTTCTCTACCCTCTCCTCAATCTTACTCCAGTTGAGCTCACGCATCATTGCATAGATGTAAGACTTTCGATCTTTAAGGTAGTCAGCGTAGTAAGTGTGTTCCCAGCAATCCACCACAATAATGGGAATGCACCCAAAGGGAACATTGAGACAATGAAGATCCACCACCACGTTAATGTAGCGCTTTAGGAATGTGCTATAGCAGGTGACGACCCAGCCGTTTCGAGCTGACATCCCGCAAGCAATAAAGTCCTTCTGCCACTTGTTGAAGTCACCCCAGTCTCGTGCAAGCCTCATATAGGCCAGGGAATCCACGGTGACACGCGAACTAGGCGATCCGACATTGTCAAAGAAAAGACCGTGAAGGAATGCCGCATTGAGATTGTGGGCCTCGTCTATCTTCAGGTTCCGGAAAGCCGAGTTATTGGGATTTGCTCCCTCCCTGTCAGCCGTATCCAGCTGAGCTGAGACTTCATTAAGAGCCTTCACGTAGCCGTCTAGAAGCTCCTGGTGTGCAGCTCGAGACTTCTCAGAGAGGGAGTCGGTCTTCACATCGAACTTTTTCGACTGGACAACATAAGCTTCCTCGAGACGCTTCTCACGTCTGGGTGGAACCGGTGTCTCAGAGAGTGCTTCCTCCACCATCCTCTCCAGGAGCTTTTCGTTAATTTTCATCAGGCCTCCTTATAGTACTTCTCAAACTCTTTCTGGTCAACAACAAACATAGTCTCACCGGTGTCATTCTCCGGAGGCGCCTTGGTCTTTGGATAAGCCCTGCTGCCATAATCCCGCTTGTCTTGCCCCTTGTCATTATCTTCAGGATTAGAGTCCTCAGCAACTGCATTGGTGGAGACAGGCTCAGCAGGTGCTGCCTGTGGGGTTCCATCAGATATGGGCTGGACTCTGGGCTCCTCCGGAGCGCGGAGAACCACCTTGGCGGATCCTGGCTCACCGGTGACACCCTTTACAGTATAGACAAAACCCGAAGGTTTATGCATCACCTTGAGATCCTTGCCGATAACCATGACACCACGAGAGTCAAAAAGGGCAACTTCCTCCAACTTCTGTAGAAGTTGGGACTCATACTCCTCACGAAGGAGACGAATAACACCAGATTGTGTGAGCTTTTTCACTTAATGATCCCCGCGAGACGCTGCCAGTTTTCAAGGATGATGTCATTTTCGTTGAATTTTGACTCAATCTTAACCCCCTCCAGATCATTCAAGAGCCGACCTAGATACGTTTTAAGATCTTTTCTCATTTCGGAGTTAATATTTTTTGCCTTATCCATGTTACCGGCTGGGTCAATATTCTGCATTGTTAATGTAAGATTGTTCAAGTTCCTCTTGATGCTGCTGGTCTTTGATTGAGGATCATCGTCTTTCTTTACTTTAAATCCCTTTCTCGGATTATTACTGTCAATAGGTGCAAAGAGAATGTCTGATAGTTTTTGCTTAACATTATCACTGGCATTGCCTTCTCTTTCATTAGCGGTATCACTGCCGGAAGGCTTAGGTGCATTTTTTAATGAACCAATTTCACTTTCTAGCTCTTTAAATCGCTTTTTCTCCTTTCCAATTGTCACAATTCTTGAAGCAATTTCCTTTGCCTCAGCATCATCAATTTCATTACCAGCACCTAATTCACTAGGGCCTAACTTTAGTGCTTTAATCGCATAGTCAGAAATGTCATTGTTTCCACTGGCTTCCTCAAAAAGAAAGTTAATCCATTGGCCTGACTCGTGCAAAGGGTTTCCATTAATGCGTTTTCCAGCTAGTTGTAGCGCTGATTTCAATTGATCATCATTTGCAATCTTATTGTCAATAGCCTTAGGTGCCTTAGGACCTCCATGCTTTCGAATAAGTCGAAAAACATTTAGAGGAAGTGTATCAATGACAGCATAGTCCTCCTCAGCATTATTCGAAATGTCTCCTATAGGAGTTCGTGTCATTGCAACCGTATCAGCCGCATTTGCATCTTTATCATAATTTTTGACTATATCTGCAATAAACCTTCTCTGTGGTTTCGTTAAGTCATTAAATGACTTTTCAAATTCTTTTTGTCTATTTGACAATGCAAGCACGACAGTTTGAACAACCGATCGATCAACATCGCTTGCATTCAATATTTTAGCTACAGTTGTTGCAAATTCAACATTGGCATCGACAACTTTAGGTAAATCGGATGATGTATTTTTCTGAGGGGTTTTCTCGGATTTTTGCTCTTTATCAGAAGCTTCTGACTCTACTGAATTAGTTTGATAAGTTTTTACAAGTGCTTTAATTGGCTTAATGACACCGGAATCAACTTTATTGAACTCCAATTTAGCCAAATCATCAGCCTTTGAATCACCAATAAACGAGTAAAGAAGATTAAGTGTTTCACCGCCTGGTTGGAAAAAAGTCTTCATTTTCCCAGTCATTTTCATGCTGCCAGAAATTGCCCTGCCAAGCCAATTGAGTATATTCACTTCATGAATTGGACTCTTGAAATTGACCTGAGACTCGGTTGCAAGAGGCTTCTTTAAGTTAAAGAACTTGTTAACAAATCCCTTAAGTTCACCTGCACCACCTAGTATTTCTTGAAAAGTTTTGTTTTTATCATTGTCATCAACATCATCACTAATTTGCCTTGCTTTAAGAAGCAAAGCTGCCAACCCCAAATGCCATCTTGCAGCTAATAGAATCTCTTCTCTATCGTCAGCATCATCAGAAATTAATGTTTGCGTGTATTTTCCAACTGCTCTATTAGCAGCCTTAAGATCCTTAGAATTAGGAAGTCCTAGATCATCGATGACCTTAAATGCCGATCTTATTGCATTAGGAACCATGGTATTGTCATCAGCAGATTTATGATTCACGGTCTTTGCAGAAGTGTCATCTATGTCACCCCATGGATCATCTTCGTTATCAAATGGATCACGTGAATTGGGATAAATGGATGAGAAACCTTCTTCTAAGAGTACATGTGACATCGAGGTTTTTTTGATGCTTTCATTAATCAAAGAAAGAGATGAATCAGTGCCATACTGCTTGATAATTTGCCTCATTAAAACTCCATCGTCACCGACTATGTATGTCTTCGGACGATGATTCCGCACTCCCTGAGCAAATTTATTCCACTCGGATCACGATACTCCTCGGCATAGACGACTTCTTGAATTCCACCATTGATAATGGCTTTTGCGCACTGCCGACAGGGAGAGAGGGTGAGATACATTCGTTTCGGCTTTGGGTTGTTGTAGTCACACTTGATGAGAGCATTCGTCTCCGCGTGGAGAAATCCACTCATCCCGGGTTCCATCGACTCCACGGAGTTGGGACCCCCACGGTGATCCCCGTTGTATCCCACCGAGAGAACCTGTGTGTTATCACCGGTGACAATGACTGCACCCACCTGGTGCCGGGGATCCAAGGAACGCCGAGCAATGATTTTGGCAGTGTCCATCCACACCTCATCCCAGGTGGGCCTCACCGGTGCAGGAGGATGTCTCAGGTGATCTAGAAAGTCATTGGATGGTTGAACCCCTTTAGGCTTTTCCTTGTTCATTCCTGATTACTCCTTGTTTCTTTCTGATCAAAGATGCTCTCGATGGTGACACCAGGAGGAAGTGAGAAACCGGCGGCCTTTCGGTGACCACCACCACCCCACCGCTTTGCCACCTCACTGACATCAGCATCCTCGTGGTGGGCACGAAGGGAGGCACGTACCTGACAAGTCCGATGATCCCACCACCAGATGAGGGCAAAATCACACCGGGGTGCCAGGGCGGAACCAATCTCCGAGATGAGGTGGAAGGCATTCACCACCAAGACACTCTTGCCACCAATGGATCTGGGAGTCGCTCGCTTGATTGACCGGGTGATAACAGTCTTATTGTATGCAAGGATGTGGGCTCCCCTTTCCTGGGCAGCATCCACTGCGGAGTCATCAAGGTACTTATCATACTCCTCAAACTCGAACGGAACCATATCGAATGCTGCGACAAATTCACGGGAGTAAGGGATCTCCCACTTCCAGATGTCTCGGTCCTCAATGTGCCTAATCATTCGAGGAGGCTCTTTTCCAGGATGAAAGAACTTCCAGGCCAGCATTGCCCCGCTATGGTTCATGTCAAATCGAGCGCAGGCGATGTCATGCAGATCCACCATGGCAGACTTGTGGTGATCGATGATGAGAAAACCCTTTGCCTCACTAATGAGTCGCTTCGTGGTGGCATTGTCATAGGAGAAGTCCAGGACCACCACATTTTTACCACGTACGTCTGGGATGGGATCGCCGTGCTTTGATGGATGGTAAGTTGCCCGGTCACCAAGAAGCTTCCAGGCTGCCCATGCAGCACCAAAACCATCCGAGCAATCACCATGAAAGATGACCATATCAACAGAATTGGGATCGGTAATCATCGATTGCACCTCATAATCATTTTAATTCATCCTGCCCAAAAAGAGAACCCTCACTGTGTAACAAGAGGGTGACAGTTCCAACACAGCGGTTCATAAGTATCTGCTCCGCCAACTTCGATCTCATCTTCAGATGGGACTCGCCTATGTGTCAATGCAGCATCAGCACCACAGGCGACACAGACAGCAGCACACTTCTCCACACGTGTAGCGAATGACAGGATCTTCTCCATCTCTGGAAAAGGTTTCAGGTTAGCTGAGAGCTCGATGGAGGAGACATAGACCGAGATACCACGCATGAAAGCTGTCAGTAGAGCACTTGCACAACCGTCAATCATAAAGGCCTCATCGACGGCAATAACATCAGTAGGATTTTTCTCGATGTAGCGAACGATATCCTCACCAGAGGAAACCGGGATTGCAGAGATGGAACTGCCTGAATGGGTCACAATAGCTGTCTCTGCATAGCGTCCATCAATAGTGGGCTTAAAGCAGGCGACACGAGTTTTTCGAAGACGATGACGCTCCACGGCGGCAGTGAGTCGAGTCGATTTTCCCGACCACATGGGACCACAATAAACAACAAACTCTTTGTTTATCACCGATCGATGTGAACAACTAACCATTTATTTTCCTCTCCACATAGTATACTATATGTATGAATGGAGGCTGAAATGTTTATTGAGAGAATTTCGACACCGAGAATCAATAAGAAAGGAGAACCATCGAAACAGAACAGGGTTATCTTTAAGTATGAGTGTGATACCTGCGGTGTGATTTACGAAAAGAGGCCCTGTAGCGCTAGCCGATCTACAAGCGGTCTTACTTTCTGTAGCAGAAAGTGCAGAGGTATGTCTGTTAGAGTCGGAAACGAAGCTTATCTTCTCACTAAAAAGAAGATGCTCGAGATTCACGGAGTTGAAAACTTGATGCAGCGCAAAGAAACAAGAGAGAAAATCAAGAAAACGCTCCTCGAGAGATACGGTGTTGAGAACCCTTCCCATTCTAAAGAATTCAAGGAAAAACGAAAAAGAACACATCTTGAGAGGTACGGTCACGAAGAAACTTTTCAGTCTCCGGAAATTCTCGCAAAGCGTGAGGTCACATGGATGAAGAAGTACGGGCAGAAAGATCCAAGAAATCAACCTCATCTGCAACAGATTGCAAAAGAAAAATCTCAAGAAACGATGATGCAGTATCCACAAAAGTGGTCATCAAAAATTGAGAATTCTTTTGCGGAGACCCTCTCATCTGTATTCGGTGAGGTGATTAGACAAAAGCGGGTCAATCGATGGCCCATCGACTACTACATCCCTTCCATCGATACTTACATCCAGCTTGATGGGGTCTATTGGCACGGTCTTGACAAACCAATTGATGAGATTAGAGAGTCAAGACGACCAAGAGACATCGGGAGAGTTCAAAAGTGGGAACAGGACAGAAAACAGGAAGAGTGGTTTGCCTCTCATTCACTTCGTCTTGTTAGAGTGACCGACATCGAGGTGAAAGAGGGGAAAGCTCTTTCAAAAATTCAAAATCACTAAACTGTTAGAACTGCGATAGCCTTATCAATCATATCACGGCTCCTGGCAAAATCACAGTCCCCACCATTCCCAAGTACGGGCCAGTCCGTCTTCCAGTGAGACCTGAGGGGTCCATGCGATCTCTTGCCATGCTGTCGTGATATCAAGCTGTGTATCGCGAATATCACCCAGGCGAGCAGGGGCAACCTGTACCTGAATATCAGGCTTTCGATGTCGAAAGTGTTCCAGGATTGTGTTATTTGAGACACGGGTTCCTGTACCAATATTGACAACCTGCCCCGCAAAGAATTCTTCACGTCTTGCTGCAAGAAGATTTGCTCGTGCAACATCGGTAACAAAGACCATGTCTCGGGTCTGCTCACCATCACCATCAGACCTTAGAGGATTTCCGGAGACAGCTGCATTACACCAGGCAGAAATGGCTGTAGAGTAAGCGCCTCCACCCAGCTGGCGGGGGCCGTAGACATTAGCATATCGCAAGGAGACAGCATCCAAGCCCCAAAGCCTATGTGATTGCCGCAGGAAATGCTCCACCGTGAGCTTTTGCAGTCCATATGGTGACTGTGGATCTGTTGGATGAGCCTCAGGTGTTGGTAGCATCTCAACATTTCCATAAACTGCTGACGTGGAGGAGAAGACGAGACGAACATGACTGGGAGACTTTCGAATGCTTTCCACCAATCGAGCAGTTCGAGTCACATTGATGTCAAAGGTCGTTGCGGGATGCTCGACCGAGAATGTGACTCGAGGATTTGCAGCCAAATGAAAAACCGTATCGTAAAGTCCTCGTTCAATGCGACTGAGAATGTTAGGATCCTCAATGTCACCTTGCACAACTACCACAGTATCCCGAGACCTTGCGTGTTCATAGAGGCTCTCGTACTGAGAGAGTAGGCCACCAAGAATAGATCGAATTCGAAGACCTTCCAGGAATTCGATGCTCCCTGCCGAGAGGTCGTCAATAATGTCGACCTTCCATCCTTTGCTTACCAACAGATGAACCAAATTGGATCCAATAAATCCACAACCACCAGTTACCAATGCACGCATAAGAGTCACATATCCTCCTGTTAGGAATAACTTTTCATTATAATGGTGAGTTGCAATTTTGTCATTGAATAGCTCAAAAGCACATATTTATTTCTTTGAGGAAGCGATGAGCAAAAGACTCTTCGAAGACAAGTTCAAGCGCGAGACAGGAAAGCGTTTCACAGATGATCTTCAGAAAATAAAGGACGCTGTTGACAAGGAAAAATTTTTCGTTCATTTCACCGACACGCCTAAAATAGGAATCAATCCAAGAAGCACTTTCCTTCCAGGACTCTACGCTTATCCGCTTACTCGGGAAATCTATGAGAAGTTTGTTATCTCAGTGGACGAGTACGCAAGAGGACAAGGCAGGGCAGGAAGATATGTTTTTCTACTAAAAATAAAACCTGATGCAAAAATCATTGAGGGAAAAGAGTTGGAGGGGAGAATTGTCAAGAACTTTGCGTATTGCATTGCTCCCTTGCTGGATAATAATCTTGTAATAGCAGTTCCTAAGAATCGATATCTCGGCCATGAAGAAGTCGCAGAGCTTATTGAAACACACTATCGAGATGATATTATGCTCGGGTTGGAACGAATTCGTTCTGAACTCAAAAGAATTGAGTTTCGCATCAACAAGAGATCAGCCAAACTTGCAGCCTTAAAGACCGTTCTAAGAGAAACGGCACCTGATGCCGGAGAATTACCAGAATGGATTAACGAGAAACTTTGGGATGGATCAAAGGAATCTAAGAGAAACATACAAAAACTAACATTGGATCATATCACAAATGATGAGTTGGCAAGTGGGAAGCTTGCAAGTGCAATTTACACTTACAAAGATCATCCCATTACAGCCGGCATTCGAAACAGTGTTGTTATCTCTAATGACATAATAGCACTGCAAAATCTTGCAAATCACAGCTATTCTGGGGCTGCAACAAAAAGATGGGATGTCCTAAGAGACCTATTTGTCTTTGACAAGAAGATGAACACAGCATCGTTCATTCGAACAAAGAGCGGTGAAAGAAAGGAAATGAAGCAAATCGTTAATGAATGCCTTGAGAGAACCGTGCAGATAATGAAAATCTCTAAGGAGAAGCTATTGCAGATTCTGAAACAAGATTCTGTTGGAACAAATATACTGCTAGGTCTAGGTGATGCCAATGTCCTCATAGATACTGGCATCGATGTCAGAAATACAGCAGCCGGCTGGGGTGGAATTCTAGGCGACCTTGAAGCAGCTCAGGCATACATCAGACCTCCGATCGGAAAATCAATAGAGGTCATAGCGATGGTGGATCGATTTGAAGGTGATCCTGACAGTAAAACACCACCTGGCACTAGTACTCCCGATAAGGACTATGGAAAAGTTGCCGACGAAGAATGGAGAGATTGGGCGGCAGGTCGGGAATCTAGTGCCAGGGATTTGTCACCTCGTGCTCTGGCACTCAATAAGAAATTCCTGGGCAAAGGATATCAGCAGGCAAAATACGATAGGGACAATCGACTTATAAGGCCCGGAAAGGAATCGCCTACCGAGAGATGGAAGGATGCCAAGCTGGAAATGATTGTCAGAGACTGCATTAGGGAAATGATCTTCTCCAAGAATTAGACATCAATGTACTTCATTTGATGTACATTAGTGGATGTTCCCCAGGAGGGATCGGACTTCACGTTGGCTAGCCAGATGCTATATGGGACAAGTTTCGATCCTCGATTTCCCCACACACGAAGCCAAGTCACCTGCATAGTTGTATCTGTCACCTTGAGGCGCATGAAGGGCTTACCATTCTTTGTCTGCTTCTCCTCCACCTGAAGGACACAGAACCAGCAGACATCCTCACCACCAGAAGAAAGCTCAGCAATAGGTGGAAGTTCTGCCTGCCGAATACGGGCCATGATCTCATCAGGAAAGATAATGTGATGGGGTGCTGAACCTGAAGTCTCCACCTGTTGTTGAACTTTTTGTGTCCGATCCCAGTCATCAATGTGCCTGACAGTCTCGATGAGTTCCAGGAGAATCGGTGGCGCATTGGCCTTTGCCGCCTTTCGCGGGTTCATGCCCCACCGACCCTTCTTCAGGGTGCCGTAGTTGCCGATGATAATCTCATGAAGTTGTCGATGATTAAGAAGGCGACCGTCCTGAAACTCTTCCAATGTTCCAAAGGCCTCCATAAAGAGGAGTGATTCGAGGCAGCTCCTATTCACCTTTGTGTGCCTCCACTTACCTTCAGAATCAAAGAGAAGCTCATCCAGGTTTCGATAGGGCCTATTCTCAAGGATTTCGGAGACAGCCGTGTCACCAACTCGCTTTAGAGATGAGAGCGGAGGAACGAATGCCTGTAAATCATTGGACCAGCTCCAGACATCACCAGAAGTATTGATGTCTGGTGGTGAGATTTTGTAGCCCATTTGCTTGATCTCTGAGACTACCACAGAGAGACCTTCAACATTTCCACTTTCTGACTGCAGGCAGGTTGCAAGCCAATCAGTTTCATAGTGTGTCATTAGCCATGCACCATAATAGGAGTCAATGGCATATGCAACCGAGTGAGAATTTGAAGTCAAAAGGCCGTTTGCAAGATAAAACTGGTGATCCGGATGATCCACTTCAAGGTCATAGGTCTGGTGTTCGCCGATGCTCTTGTAGGACTTAACTTTTGCCATAATCTTCACCTATAAGAATAAGCCCTGTTGATTTTTCAGTAAGGGCACTTAGAATTTGTGTAATACAGGATTCTTTGAATTTGCCCTTTTGAAATTCTGAGTGAGAAACCCTAATTACGGTATACCCTTTCTTTGTCAAGGCTTCATTTAATATTAAATCAGACCGCCTTATGTTTTCAAGTTTCTCAGCTCCGAATATTGGCAAAAAGTGAACAGGACCATCAAATTCTACCACCACCTTCAACAGCGGATCCATGATATCGATTTGTCGTCTCTTCGAAATCGTGTTAAACGATACATCAAATATTCTTTGATTTTTACGAAACCCAACATGATGTTTGCTAAGCATGTCAAATAAGGCTTTTTCAGGATAGCTTTGCTTAACAGCATGCATTCTCATAGTGCATTTCGAATAAAATTCTTCAGGATTGGAAGATCTCCACTTTGCAAGTGCAATTGTTCTTGCATGAAGAATTTCAGGTTTGTTTGAAGTAACTCTTGCTACACGTGATGATCTTTCACGACTTTTTTCACTCCTATTAAGATTGGACAAATTTTCACTTCTTGCCTTAATGGCACTAGGTGACCTTCGAATGCCTGATGATTTTGCTTCACCATGGCCGGCCCCATTTATTTTCCCAGCACTACTGTACTTTTTAACACATTCGTCTGCTGCAATTTGACCAGTATAGTCTTTCTTGGTAATGCCATGAGATTTTCTTAGGTGACGAGTTAAGATTCGAAACTTTTCTCCGCATATAAGGCAGACAACAAAATCCTTTCCTTCAGTTAGAGAAATACATTTCTCGCATGAAAGAACATGTGACCAGAATATTGAGTTTTCCCTTAGGAAAGATCTTCCGCAGTCACAACAATTTCCAAGTCTTCCTGAATGATTTTCCAGATTGGAAGCATCTGACCGCAAGTTGTCCTGAATTTGTGATCCATCGTGCATCGAACTTTTTCTCCTGTATCAAGCTCAAACTCGTGCAGCTCTAAGACACCATGGTCATGCTTTGCACGAACCTGAACAAACAAGTCTTTTCCTGTTGATTCTTCACGAGACTTAACAAAGCAACCTGGGGTGATGTCCTTGAGCATCAAAGTTTCAATAAACTCACCATTATGTGAATACGTATGTACCTCTTCCTCAAAGTGACAAGTTTTATTGAAGCCATAAAGTGAGAAGTACGCGATGGTATCAAAGAGGTCCTGGGCTTGCTTTGGTGTCAATCCGGATTTCTCAATACAGCCGGAGACAAACTTCTTCTCCAGTGCCTCCTTCTCCTCAGACTTCTTACCAAGTGAGGTAAGATCTTTCTTCACCAGAGTCTTTCGCATCTTGTCAGAGTCACCAGGTGAGAAACCTGCGAGTTTCTGAGCAAGTACCATGAATTGTTCCTGGAACACAATAAAGCCGCATGTGGGGCCCAGGACTTCTTCGATAACAGGATGATCGTACTTGATGGCATCTCGATTCTGCTTTGCCTCCACATATTTTTTGTGCACATTGGCTTTCAAAGGACCGGGGCGATAGATCGCCGTAATGGTGGAGAGGTCGATAATATTCTCAGGCTTTGCTGCCACACAGAACTTTCGAGCTCCATCTGATGTGAACTGGAAGATGCCTGACCAACGACCCTCCTGATAGACATGCCTGAAGACTTTTGAATCATTAGGCTCCACATAGCGACAATTGAGCTTCTGATCATAGAAGTCTTTTACTTCGACAAAGGTGGGATCTCGACCAAGCTCTCGGAGGAGGATTCGACGAATGCAGTCCTCCACCATTTGCATTTGCTTCAGGCCCAAGAAATCAAACTTCAGAAAGCCGTTCTCTTCCAAGTTTCGAATATTGACACCTTCGGTCCACGGTGTCTGGAGTTCTCCCTTTACCGTGATGAGAGGCATGTGCTTCTCAAGTTCTGGGCAGATGAGGACGCCGCCAGCATGTCGACCAACAGATCGATTCATCATGAAGAGTGATCGCACCTTGTCTTGTACCTGAGGATACTTCTCCATAAACTCACGGTATCGAGGTGAGTGCTCCATACAGTCCTCGTGCTTCAGAACAAACATGGACTTCTCCATGTTAGGATCACGGGATTTCTCGGCAACCTCACGTTCAAGGGGTCCGGTGACGGCATTGACTTCATCGAAGGGAACACCGTAGAACTTGGAGACATCTTTTACCAGTGACTTCAGCTTCAGGGTATTGAAGTTGGAGACCGGCACCACTGATTCCTCACCGAAGATCTCACGTGCCGCCTCAATGAGCTTATCACGATCACCGACATCAGTGTCAATATCTGGCCAAGATGCCTTCTGCCGAGAGAGAAACCGCTCCCAGAGGAGATCATACTTAATAGGATCCACGTGTGTGATACCAAGGAGATAGTTCACAAGGGAGCCTGCGCCACTTCCGCGGCCGGCGCCTGGAAGGGTCCTGTTCTCGGCGACCTTAAAGACTTTCTCCAAGGTAAGAAAGTAGTCCTCAAACTTGAGGAACTTGATATCACCAAGCTCCATTTTTGCACGTTCGATATAGACAGGATCCTTGTGGAGTCCTTCCTCAATGAGTCGCTCCTTCACGATCTGTGTCAATTGACTCATCCCGGTCTGCTCAGGTGTGTTGAACTTTGGAAGCTTTGCGCTACCATCAAACCATACCTGCTGACATTGCTCCCAAACAATATCGTGTGACCGCTCGATGGCATCTCGGACTCTCTCCTCGTTGCCACGGTAGAAGCTATTGTCCGGGATAAGGCTCACGAACTCGTCCCAGATCTCATTCGCATTCTTCGGATAAAGCTCAGCCTTCAGATCTGTCCTCAGTGGGAGGACAGGTGCTGTGCCATCATTCTTGATGCGACCGGGCTGAAGCTGACGATAGATCTCACGAGACTCCCAGAAGTCCGGACCTGGGTAGTGCGAGTCTGAAGTAACGATGAGTGGGACGCCAGTCTTCTGTGAAGCATCTAGAAGAAACCGATTCGTAAGATTCTGGGCAGGAAGCTTGTTGAACTGTAGCTCTAGGAAGAAATTATCGCGACCAACAGCATCAGTAAAGCGATCCACCATATTTCCAAGACGTCCCAGGATACGATTACGACCAGCTACTCCTGCGACATCATAGAGATCAGGTGTCAGCTCGGAGAACTTCTTGTCAGGAAACTCTCGAAAGATATTTCCAGAGGCGAAACCGCCTACACAGGCCGTGCTGACAATAAGGCCGCGACCATGTTCCCGAAGCATCTGAAAGTCGATTCGAGGAAACTTATAGAAACCCTCACGGAAAGATCGCTTCACCAGTGTAAAGAGATTTGCCAGGCCCTCATTGTCACGTGCCACCACCACTATGTGGTAGCGTCGATTAATGTTATCAACAACATCGGAGGATCGAGTCTCATCGGCATCCTCCACCACAAGGCGACCATTGCCGTCCTCGTCAACAAGGGACTCCTCCTCCTGGCTCATTCCTGACTTGGAGAGGGCATATGCCTTTCGCCACTCATTGAGATCCGGAACAAAGTAGAACTCAACACCAAAGAGCTGTCGAAAGTGCTTTCCTTTGGTGATGAGCTTTTTTGCGTGAGCATGAGCATGAGCAAGACCATTGCCATTGCCATGATCTGTCAGGGTCCAAGAGTCAAGTCCATTGGAGATACTGAAGTCGATGTGATCGGAGGGCTGCCCAAATCCATCGTAAGGTGAAAAATGGCTATGACCATGAATGGAGGCATATCGACGAGGAGGTTGGATGATCATTGCTTCTTCTCCATTGAATTACAACTAATGGTAATATCTTATTGCAATATTTTCAATGCAAAAGGCCAGGCAATGCTGCCTGGCCTTTGAACACAGAAATTTAAGGTGACTTACTCAATATTGCCGGTGTAGGGCTCCACAAGCAACTTGCCAGCGACTCGACACCGATCCAGATAGTGTGCCAGCTGTTCGAAGGAAGTGCAGACCTTGATACCACTTCGGGAGAGCATAAGGTTGAAGAGAGCCTTTGGTGGAAGACCATTGCAGAAATACACGATAGGCTTGCCCTTTGCAAAAGCATACCCCGCCTCCCAGATGGTGCCAATGTCCTTATCGCGGGTATTCACCAGGAGGAAATCTGCAGTCTCGATGTGATGAAGATTGCCTGAGAATACCGTGTCCTGCGTTTCGCGAGGAGCATCAGGTGGGCAAACAAAGATTCGACGGGGTGAAGCAAGATCAATCCAATCAGACCTCTCATCGAAAATACCTTCGAGACGAGTAAGCTCTTCTGCCTGAACCTGATTGAACCATCCTGATGCAAGATATACCTTCATGTTTGACTCCTTAGTAGTTAGTCCGGATATTATTGTCAGTCATACCAAGTTGTTTTGCTTCGTCCCTACAAGTATTGACAAAATCTTTCGGACCTGCCAGGAACAAGGGACCTTCCAGGATCTCATCACGGCTCAGGAAAGTACTCAGGACTGGTGCAGGACGAGATCCTTGTGATATCGTGCACCAGTGAAAGATGCTACCTCCGGAGGTACCCCAGCTGAGGTCGAAGATACGAGACGAGATGGGAGTATGGCCCCTCGTGATGACAATAAGATGTGTCTTAAGACCGGCATATCGGCGCTTCTCGGCAAGAAGAACACCGACACCTGCTGCGGTACCGGCGACAGCAATGGTTGCTGTAGGATCAGTATAGCCAGGAAAGCCTTTGCCAATAGGGCCCTCCAGGGAGAAATGAGAACCACGAGGAGCATCCAGCCGAGTGCCGGCACGCACAAGCAATGTAACAGACCCAGCAGTGAAATCAGAGATTGCGAAATACGAATCACCTATCTTGACACACTGTCCTGGGATTACCTCGGTAAGACTATGGCTCAGAGTAACAGAGGCATAGTCACCCCTTCGTACTACCTGAATGATATCAGACATTGAGGCCGTCCATAATCACACTTACCTCCCTTTCCAAGTTCTCGTCATCAACATTAAGCTCTAAGACCTTGCAAGTAGTCCAGACAGCAAACTCGAGATACGTATCATGAATTCTTTGCAGGTTCTTGCTAATGGCATCATAGTCATCTCGAATACCGGCGTAGGAAGATCGGGTCGGAATAACAATGACTGTTCCAAGTTGACTATGACGCCTGTCAAGCTCTCGCAGGACACTCATGTCAGTATTTCGACCAAGAACATGTGAATACACCCACTCAGATGGCCAGGAGCGGTCAAGAACGACTGACGCTCCTGATGATTCTAGGTAAGAGGTAAAGTAAGTATCGACATACCTTACAGCATTGATGAAGTACCCAGGATCGCTGAGGAAATACTTGTGCTCGTCATTATTCTTGAAGTAGGGAATATTGAGACGACGAGCTAACTCCTTGGAAATCTGTGTTTTCCCACATTGGTCAGGACCCTCTAGAATAATAACTTGCTGTCCCATTACTTGCTCTCAATCTTACGAATACGAGCTTCATACCCAATCGTCTGCCAATCATCGATCATCTGGCGCTCACCAGGGAAAAGGAGAGAATCCGGAAGACGCTGAAGCTCAAAGTACCAGGCAGACTTGGAGAAATCCCAATCGGGCTGATTCTCTGGGTTTGCCAATGAAGGAATGTGCTTTCCAGCAGAAGGAGCTCGACCGGTGTTACCAAAGACCTTGTCTGTGTTGAGGCAGACCTTATTGCCACCCATTGCATCAAGCTTTGTTAGAAGTGCAGACCATCCGGAACCAGGCACTGTATCAGTACCATCAGGATTCAAATGTGCCAGACGAAGCTCACGAAGGATGAGACGACCAATAAGATTGAGCTCGTCCGTGAGACCGTTCTCACAGCGGCGAGAGAAGTAACCACGAAGTGCCATAAAATTAACGACACAAACAAGATTGGTTTGCTGACCGTGAAGGGTAAGGTATCGACAATCCTGCGGTGGAATACCGGCTGCAACCATGTCATTATAGAGCTGGAATGAATCTTGTGCGAGCTTGGTTGCACGCTTATTGAAGTCATGACTCAGGGCAATGTTAAGTGGAACAGTAACAGCATGATCGATCACCTCAGGCATCTGTGAAGTGACACAGTAAGCCCAGCCGACACGACCTCGAGTAAACTGAGCAAGACCAACTCGGCTGATACCTTCGATACGAACCTGAAAGTTGAGGGCTTCTTGAGGAACCGGAAGTGCGGTGCCAGCGAGAACCTCGTGGCATGCCTCAATATGCTTTGGATTGGTCGGATCAAACTCCACATTCCGAAGGGAGTACCAGGTCTCACGGTACCAGTCCCAGAACATCTTGAAGGGTGTCGGATTGCCGGCATCGAGGAGGGTGACACGAATGTTATCAAAACCAGAAACTACCTGCATTACTTGCTCCAAGTTACTTGTGATTTTATTGTAGAGATAATTGATGTTCAATTCAAAGTTTTGCAATAATCGACTTCAATTCAACCATCGAATCATGAAAGTTCTTAACACCTAAGTGTGTGTCAATGTAATTGCGTCCTGCCTGAATCATTTTCGCATGATTTTCTTCAGACCATCCTGGTAGAAGCTCATCATAAATCCAATTAGCGATGAGATCTCCATCCGGACGTCCATCGGGACCATAGCATTTTTCAGGCAATCGATGCATGATGGTGTCCCACTCATCAGAAACATAAAACCTTCGATCAACAATCGGAATAACACCCCAGTCAATCGCCTCGGACTGGCAATTTTGCATACCACCATCACCCCATCGAATCTCGTCACCCTTGCTGAATGTCAGATCAATGGAGAATCGAGGAGCAGTCCCGGGACCATCACCAGCCAGAATCTTAGGAACCTGGTCACGAGTGTAAGCTCCCTTCATGATGGGCACAACTCGTTTCCATGCATCATGGTTTTCACTCTTTGATTTGATCGCCCCAAAGAAAGACATACCATTTTCATCTGGTGACCATCCCCAAGCCGCTAGTCGAGGAGGATTCTCACGTTGCATCAAGGAATCAAACATTTTCAGTACCTGTACGGCACCTTTCCCAGTAGAGAACCTCGTGTTCGAAATGATGTACCGTGGATCTCTTTCGAGAGAAGATTCGACTGCTGTTTTCTTGCAAACATTATCATGAACATTACATGACATGACATGTGGAGTCGTCTCTTCAAGAAATCCTTTCCTAAGATTGTGCTCTCTAATTGCAGGTCGAACTGACCACCATGCATCCCAGTGGGGCATCCTGGAGAAGTCGGTACACATACGAGTCTCATGTGTGCCAATTCCTAGGGCCACCTTAGGTGCCTTAATCTTTGCAAAAACCTCAGATGCTGTAGGCCATTTGTTGTTCATGAAGAATAACGAAAAGACAATGTCAGCATCTTCACAGGCATCCAAAACTTCCTGATCAGAGCAAGCAATAGTAACGCCTTCACCAAACTTAAGCTTAAGCTTCTCACGATGGCGATCTCGAGATCTCGAGGTCCTTTCAGGTGTAGAGAGTTCTGGAGTCTGTGAAACGATCACCATCCCCTCTTGGTAGCTTCTGTTGCCATTGAACAGAAAAAGCAAATTTTCAACATATGTCCTAGCGCCACCAAAACCTTCGTAAGTAATTACTTTAGCTAGCATCTTTCTGTTTCCTTCCTTTAAGTTCAGTTAATTGGTTTTGACAAGTAAGCTGAATGAATACCTGTTAGCAACTCACAGTTGAACAGGACATCATAGGCTAAACAACATCTAGTCTCACCATAGGTACCTAGCCACGTTTTCTCGTACGGGCCCTTTACAATGATGACGTAGTGCAGACCTGCGACTGCTAAATCACCAGGTTTAAACTCACTCGTCATCACGAGCTGATTGCAGGGTGTGAAATCCTGTTGGATAATATCGCATCTCAGTTCCCACCAAGACCGCGTAATGCTGTAGGTGCGGGTATGCCACAACGATTCCACCTCCCGGAATACCCTGCCCACAGTAAGTTCCAACGGCACACTTCGTACCGTACTCATTGATAACCCTGACCCTGGTCTTTCCGGCTTCCATTTGCTAGATCCCCTTTATGATTAGATCTTATCACGACGCTTCGAATAGTTCATAGCTTGAATTCAAATAAGCGAACTATCTCAATAGTAACTCAGGTTATTCCTGAGTGTCTTTCAACTTGTGAGGTTTAGGTAATACCACAACAGTCATTTCGGTTCAACCAAGATCAATCCTGTGCAACGACGATACTTCCTGAGATGATGCCACAAACATCGATCTCAGAGATAGGGGTATAATCCCAGAGATCGACACAGACATTAAGGCTCTTTCCATCCCACCTTGGAGGACTATGCCTATGACCATGTATGAGTGCATCCCACTCTGTGAGACGGTTTCCTGGAAGTGGTTCATGATGAAGCAGCACATTGAATCCGTCAGCAAGGGTCATGGCCATCTGGTTGCAGACGTCTTCAAATCCCATCTCAGTCATGACCCTTGCTGACCGGTCATGATTTCCCCTTACAAGAATCTTTCTCCCCCTTAGGGATGCAACAATAGGTGCTGCATCCGCGGGCTTTCCAAGAAAAACATCACCCACGACATAGACGGTGTCACTATCGACGACTCTCTCATTCCACCTTGAGACTAGTGCAGTATTCATCTCTGCAACAGACCCGAAGGGTCTGTTGCAATATTTTATGATATTCGTATGCCCGATATGAAGATCAGAGGTGAACCAGATCATTGGTCGTCCTGACTGCTTTTTTATAGTGGTAGATCTTCACATTTTGTAAAGGCAAATTTTTTAATTTACATCAGCGAGAAGAGGATTTCTAATAGAGGATAGAGCACCATACCGACTGTTAGACCGGCAACAAATTTCAGATAAAACTTTATCCATTTTACCTGTCGCTCAACCTCTGCATACTGTGACCGTAGTTCAGCGTACCTCCACGTAGCAGACTCTAGTTTTTCATGCACGACTAGCAACTGAGTCTCGAGATCATACCTCTCCTTCTCCAGTCGGGCCTTAGCAATTCCCAAGGCGACCTGCATGTCACCTTGTACCTGCTCACTTGCCTCACCTAAGGTATCCTTGGCTACCTGTTGACAGAAAGCCTTAAGACCTTCTCTGTCCCTAATCTCTTTCAGTTCACGCTCGACCTGTTCGATTCTTTCCCTAACAACAAAAACATCAGCCATTTTTCTTTCCTCCTAAGTATTGTACCCATGCCCATAGGGGTCTTGATAAGAGGTATTCTGCATTATTTTCATTAATGCAAGCTTCTTGCTCCATTGGATTATGGAAATATGCCTCATATTTGTTCATTCCTCTAAACACATTTAATGCCCAGAGAGCTGGGTAGAGAATAATAAATCCAACTATGCATAGCTCCAGCCACTGTCTCATATGTATCATCTCATGCTGGATGGTGGCGTCGTCCAATGTCTCTTCGCAGAAGGTGAAAGGTGGAACTGTGAATGACCAAAGTCTCACCGGTGCAAAGAGTGAGAGTATACCTGGCAATCGTGAATTTTGTACATAGATGGGTTTAAACATTGATTCACCTGATTCGCCTCTCCGGTCTTTGTCCAATCCGGCGACGATCTGCACCTGCTCTCATTCTCTTCACTCGGCCGAGTCTATCGGTGATATCAAATTCTACCTGCGATTCAAGTTCCCTAATAATCTCAATGAGAACACTTTCTTCAGGTGTTGGAATTTGCATTAATTGACAACATCTGCAAAGCACCTGAATACGAAGAGGCATGTTTCCAAATGAAACACCCCAAGTCCAGCTAACTGATCTTTGTAACCGCTGTGACTCCTCGCGAAGAGAGGCAATCTTGGATTCTAGAGCTCTTTCAAGTTCTTCCAAAGGCATGCCTGTTTCAATATCAAGCTCTGCAGCGATCTCGGCTAGCACTTGATAGTCTCCTCCGGACCAAGCTGCAGCTGCTTGCTGATAAAGGAGAATAAGACGATCTCTCTGGGCATCGGAAATATTTGGATCATGATCCACTTTATCCGGATGAGTCCTGAGGACTATAGCTCTGTAAGCTTTCTTTGCCCAGCCTGGATGTTGCGCAGATATCTCGTCGCTCTCTTCCTGTGAAGGAGGAGTCTGCTCGGTTTGCGAAGGAGATTCCCGTAAAGGACTTTGTTGCTGTCCCTTTCGAATATCAGGTGCATTGCTTGAAATAACAGCAGTATGAAATTTACCTAGGGCCAAGATGGCCCTATTTACATCATGATCATACGCCGACTTCTTCTCTAGCAGGTGTTCATGGTCTTCACGAAGGTCACGAAGAACCCTCGCAAGGGCTTTAGCCCTTGACACATTTACCTCTTTTCTCTTAGCGTTTTGAAGATCTCAAGAGGCCACAGAAGGGACATCTTATAGCTAGCCTGCACGGTCTTTGCAGCAGCAGTGGCCTCCTGCTTTGTCTCCCGAGAGCGAGCCGCATCTCCAAGAGACCTTAGGAACCTAACGACCACAATTTTGGAGACAAATGACGAGAATGCAATTGCCATGTATTCAACAGGAACCATGATTGAAAGTGTGACTAGTACTGCCTGCAGTGTCTCGCTCATATGAGCCTCCTGTTTCTATTTATCCTCCTCACGTGACTTTTTCAATTTTTCAGCTTCCCTTTTGACACCAACTCTCTCGGGCCTCTTCGAATCACCGTCTTCATTGGCAACCCTCTCTATCGCTGCTTTTCTAGCAATAAGTGCATCCCTACGATTTGTGAGATACCCCTGCGTTGACTCCAGCACTAGTGTCCTCTCTCCCAATGCAACGACCCTGTCACGTAGTCGTGACTGTTCCTTTCCTAATGCCTCGAGGATCTTGCCGTATCCACTAGCCAGGGCCGTCAACCTCTCCTGCTCGGAGGCTCTCATCGCCTCATTGAGCACGGCCTTAACGAAAGCCTCAATCTCTCCCAGGTTTCGAAGGAACTTTGTCTCCACCCTTGCGACTTCCAGCTCTCCTGTCGCGGCCGTCACGGTCTTCCCAAGCGAGTCAATAATCGACTGTAGTTCGTTAACTGTGTCTTCAATGCTTTCATATTTCATTTTGATACGCTAATATCTTCAAGAAAAATGTAAACGGCAGGGATCAATCGATCCCTGCCGCACCTCGCTTAACGAGGATTTATGCTATCAGCGGATGACAGCCACGATGACGTCATCAGCCTTGAGACCGAACTCGAAGTCGACCATGGCGTTGGAGACGGTGTAGTCAGCACCGGAGACCATCAGCTGACCATTGAGGTAGATCTCAGTGCGATCTGCAGCTGCATCGAGGTCAGGAGCAACAGCACCGCCACCAATCTGGTCAGCACCAAGGAAGGTGTACTGACCGTTGGCAACATCACCAGTGAGAGCCTTCACCCACTTGCCCTTGCCAGCAACGGCGCCACCGGCGAGGCTGTTGAGGGCCTCCACCAGTGAGACGTTTCCGAAGTTGGCAACGAAGCTTGTCCAGTCGCCAGCGGCCTCGGAGAGCTTGAAGGCACCCTGGGCATCGGCGAGGAAGAGGTCGGCAGCAGCCTGAACCTTGAAATCCGAACCGGAAGCCAGCAGGTCGCCGTATGCACCCAGGTTGAGTGCAGCAAACTCGGGAGTTGCGGCGGAGTGGATGTCCTGAGGAAGGCTCAGGGTGATGCTACCATCGTTGTCATCAGCGACGGAAACCTGGTTGGCAGTGCCGGCAACCCAGGCGAAGAGGTCGGCGGAGACCATTGCCTTGGAACCATTTGAAGCCATTAGGCGCGATGCTGTGAGGTTGCTGCCGGTGACAACCGCGAAAGTCACGGCGTCGGTGGTGGCAACGGGCTGACCGATGGCAACGGTGATTGTGGCACCTGCCTCGGAGATGGTGACACCGGTTCCGGCAGCGAGGCGACCCTCGATTGCATCAGCGAGGTCCTGGTTGCTGATCTCGACAAGATTACCAGAGGCATCAGCCCAAACAATGTTGGAGCTGAGGTCAAGGGCCTGCATTGTGTCTGCAGCGAACTTGTCGGATGCAATCCACTTGCCGCCATCTGCTGTTGCCCAGCGAATGTTCTCACCAGCGGTGTCATCAGCGAGGTAGAGACCAGCGCCGTCGACGAGAGAGCCTGAGGAGATGACGATCTTGGCGTCCTTCACCAGAAGATTCTGTGTGTCGATGGTGGTGGTTGCACCCATCACATTGAGGTCACCGGAGATGGTGAGGTCACCGGAGAACGAGCCGCTGCGAGCGGAGAGGTCCTTGGCGAGCGTGAGGCCGGCGGCTCCGAATGTCATCTCAGAGCTGTCGATGAGGGCGCCGTCGGCACCAACATAGACAACGCGAGTTGCAGTCAGGTCACGAACCCTTGCGGACTGCATGACGAGGTCTGAACCGGAGACTTCGAAGTTGTTGCTGTCAACAAGCTCACCGCCGACATCGCTGTAAACCAGCCTGCCTGCTGTGAGGTCCTGCACCTTGGCGGATGCGAAGATGCCGGCAACAGATGCAACAAGGTGCGATGCTGAGACTGCGCCTGCCACTGTGAGGAGAGGTGTTCCACCCATTCCACCGGTGGGATTGAAGGTGAGGTCCTGCTCATCGAAGAGCTGACCATTAGGTCCAACCCTATAGAGCCTACCAGCAACATCACCATCAACCTTGATCTCGGAAGCCGAGAGGGTGGTGGCGACATCGACGATCCCAGCAAAGTCGGCCTTGCCAGCAACGGCAAGGGTGGCCTGCATGTTGACGGCACCGGCGATATCAGCCGAGCTATCGACATCGAGGTCACCAGCTAGCTTCATTCCAGCGGAGCCGGTGAGGGCATGCGAGAACTGACCAGCGGCCTGCTCGGTGAAGGTAGGAGCGCCGGTGATACGCTTGATTGCACCGGCAAAGTGACCAAGAACGTCCTCGAGATGCTCAGCTGCACCTGCGGCAGGAACGCCTGCGGCCTTGGCGGCACCCTCGATTGCAACGAGAGAGCCTGTAACTGCATCTAGTCTAAGTTGTGTACGAGCCATTGTATTTTCCTATTGTCTTTGTTCTAGTCCCAATCTGCACCGCGCTTCATGGGTAACGGGACTGGTCTCATTGAGACCACCTGCAGTTATTCTGCTGGTGACTTAGACTGAGCTCGTGGCTCATTGAGCATTCTCTTAATTTTCCGCATTGCTGCATCAAAATTTGGGTGCTCAGTTCTTAGATATGCCTGTTCGAGGTCAAATGCCTCATTATTTTTGTCATCAAATGTAAATATGAATTTACCTTTTGCCCTCTCTGCGCTGAGAATACGCAGTCCACGCATGAGCAGGTAAGCTGCCGTGGCCATGTCAGAAGTTGTATAGATCATTTTACATATTCCCCATTATATGTATGATCAACCGGTCAAACTTCTTGCATAGCGAAACGTCAGTAAGAATAAGTTGCAAAAAATCTTGAAACTTGCAAATCCCTAAGTGAGTTAGAGAAATTAATAGTCCTATCATTCAACGAGAAATCCTCATCCCCTGTGAGGAGCTGCCCATTCATGAAAACCATTAATGAGTTCGATGGATTAGGGGCGGCATTAAGAACTGCTGATGCCAATTGGGCACCGCCGGAATTTACAATGTCAACAACAAGCGGCTCGTTAATAGAGTAGCTCGTGACAGGCACCTGATAGGAATAGAGGGCAAGAATAACATCATCAATAACAGGGGCTTCAGCCAAGGTAAGTGTTGCCCCTTGCAATGTAAAGTCCTTGTCATGACCAGAAGAAAGAAGCTGACCATTAAGGAACAGCATTAGCGATGAGGCAGGGGATGGTGCACTTGGCAATGTGAATATACGATTTGATCCGTCTATTGCACCGGATGGAGAAACGTTCATCGCCAAGCTACTACCAATACCACCTGAGGATCCCTGCTCGAGGAGGTTCATACGCCCTGTTAGGGAATTGAGACTAGCACTTGTAGCAAGGAGAGATGTGTTTAGCGCTGTTTGAGTAGCGCTCTGTTGCTCAGACAATAGCGAAAGGATTGCCAGCTGCGATTCAATGTTTGTGATCCTGGTGTCATTGTTATTACCTCCGATGCCGGCCGTAGGAGCTGTAAGTGATATTTGAATTTTTCCGCTATTGAGTCTCGTGATTGTGAGACCCTCACCACCTACAATTGCCGGGGTGCCATCAGGCATAAAGAGTGCCCCAACAACTCCGCCTTCAAAAAATGCCGCATCCTTCACAGTGGCCTTGCCATTCACCGTGAAGTTTGCGGCCTTCTCTACGACACCAACATTCAAATCATAGATCGTGTTGAGACTTTTGATTTTCTTTGTTTTAATGTCACGTGAAGGTACAAAATTTCCTGACTCAACTTCTTTCTGGGGTAGTGTAGTTCCCATGGCTCTTCCCCACTAGTAAGACTATGTATGTCTTACGGGTAAATCCATGGAAACTAGTACCCCTCTTCAAGCCTCTTATGAATGATTGCATCCTTCTTCAGGAAAGCCTTAAAGAATTCCTCAGAATCAACACCAAGCAAGATAAGTGCTGCTGTAAAGTAGTTAAAGGAATCAACCATCTCCTCAAGGAAAAGCTCGCGATTAAACGACGTGTCTTCACTAAGACGATGATTTTTCCAATTTTTGAGCTCACCTAGCGCTTCAAAAATTTCTTCAACACCTTTAAGTGTTACTTCCCTTACAAGTTGTTGTGATTTTTTCTGTGAAATATCTACTGGCCAGCTTCCATAGGCTCCTCGCTTGTCAGCTATTTCACGCATAAACTCTTCGCGAAGAGCAAAGATTTCTTGAAGTCTATCGGGTCTCAAATGTGTCATTCCCGGCACCAGATGAATGTTGTGCACTTTGCTCTAGCATAGACTCAATATTCCTATTGAATGCATTAAGAAATTCGGGTGACGGTGCAAGCCGACCATCACCAATATTTACTAGTTGCATTGTGCGTAGATTGTCGACAATATCGGTACCTGTGATAATGGCAATCTGTACTAGTCGTGCAATTGCTCCAATCGCCTCATCAGTGAGGCGAAGTTCTGAATTTTCGGCATTAAACAAGCTGCTCATGTTTGTCTCCCTCTTAATGTTAAGATTATTCAATCGAAGTTAAAGTTGTACACGAGGTGCCCACCAGGTTGTCCTTCCATCACGTGTCTCTTGGACAACCACTAGCTCACCATTAGGATCTGTCTTTCGACCGTATACTAGCATTTCATGCTCCCCTACATTACCATCGAATCCCTTGTAGGTAAGAATAGTAGAACCACCTGAAGAGTATGCAGCTGAGATCACAGATCGAACCGCAAGGCAAAGATCATGCAGTTGAATATCTGTGCACTGTGAAACTTTTCGGTGTGGGCTCAATTTTACCAACCATAGAGAATCAGCCTTCAGGTAGTTTCCTACACCGGAAATGATTCCCTGATTCATCAAGACCTCGGCAAGTGTTTTCTCCGGAAACTTTCGAAGACGACCAATAAATGTCTCTGGTGAAACATTGTCACTTAGCATGTCCGGACCTAGTGTATCCAGTTTTGCCTTCAATCCGGCACGATCTGATACCTTGAGGGTTCCAAAATTTCGAGGGTCACTGAAGAAGAGATCGCCCTTCGAAGTTTTCATGGTGACTCGAGTATGTTTTCCTTGACGATTAGACCAGGATCCGGACATTCCAAGTGTATTAAAGATGACAGCATCACTATTGAAGAAGGTGAAGTAAATGAATTTTCCTTTACACCCGACAGTTTCCACACCAAGCGGAAATGACAAATCACTCAGGCCTTCAATAGGATTCCTTAGATATCGCCCGCTATTAATGACAATTCCTTCAATAAGGGCAACACCCTCTAGAAATTGATTAATGGAATCAACAAACCCACGAACTTCTCCACCTTCAGGCATTTTACCTCCTTAAGAAGGATATCAGGAACTAAGTAGTTTTTTAAGAGTTCGAATCAATATTGGCTCGAATTTGACGAATAACCTCGGGTGTCTCGTCATGATGGCTCACTTCGAAACCGGTACCATTGGCGGCCAGAAGTTCATAGATCTCTCGGTCATTGCCATCACCTCTGCAGCGGTCACCTACAAACCACACGGTGTGGCCACGAAGTCGATGCATAACGAAAGTCTTGTTCCAACCCTGTGGGAAGATGTCAAATGATGTGTCACCTCCCAGCTTCACATCGATCTCTTCACCGTAGCTCGTGAAGAGCTGCCGCAGTTGGACTAGTGCTTCCTGTCGCCACCCGGTCCTAATGTCAAATTGGCGGAAAGCTTCACGCTCCTCACTTCCGGACTCCCTTCCCACCGGACACCAGTTGAGCATTGACTCACGATAAGAGATAAAGTTGCCGGTGACTTGCAGTGGATGCTGTTGCATAAAGTTACGCTGCAAAGCGAGGAGATCAAACACCATTCGCCTATAGGTGTCGACACCTATCTCCTCACGCATTGAGTAAAGTGGATCCATTCGACGCCAGCACTTTTGCCAGTCACGAATCCAGTGCTGTGTCCCATTGCAAGGAAAAACTTCAAGACCCTCCTCAAAGAGCTCATCAGGAACCTGTTGCTTCACATAGTCAAGGCCGGAACCTGTGAGAATTCCAACCCTTGTCTTTCCTGGTGCCAAGAGATCTTCAAGGAGAGAGTTGACATTCTCCTTGGTCATTGAGCCACGTGCAGGTGTCAGTGTGCCATCTAGATCGAAGAGAACAATATGACGCATTTGGAACTTGAGACCTTAATCACACACTTGTGACTGTTGGATGAACAGGTTAACGATAATTGCTCCACTTATGGCGGGGATCATCAGGACCCCGAAGTCCCACGGTATCCCACGGATCAGGTTTCATAGGGTTCCATGGTTCCCTTGGTGGCACACCATACAAGGCCTCTCTCCGCTTTTCTTCCTCCCGATCCGCAGCATTCCTGGCTTCCCATTCTTTGTTAGCCTTTCGAGTTGCAGCAGTCTTTGACTTAATCGCAGCAATTTCATCAGGTGATTTCAAACTCCTTTGATACTTTTGATTAGCAGATCTGAATTTAGAGATAGCTGCAGGACCAAAGAAAGACTGATCAATATCAGCGTACTTTAGTTCTCCTGATAAAATGCTGTCACACATTTCATTAACGAGACTAGCGATTCTAGAATTAAAATCATTGCTAGCATCAACAGACTCGTGAATCATGCCATCAATTTCTTCTTTGACTATCCTGCGCAATTGGCTCTCAGTAAGTTTCATTTTGTGTCTCCACGCTGAATGATCATACATATTAATGTTAAAAACCAAAAGCCTCAATCGTGTGCTGGAAAGGTGAGCCCGGTATCTCGCGGACTTGTCGCAACATCTCTTCCGCAAGCCAGCAGATCTCCCGCTGAGCATCAGGTTTCATTCGAAGGCCCAAGAAGTGATTGAACGATCGCCAGTTGAACATAATATCCATAGTGATCTGATTTCCGTATGGAAGGTAGAAGCGTGCCGTCTCCTTTGCTCGCTTACGACTCATTCCACCATCCACCAACCGCTTCAGGGTCTCGTGGTACTTTTGGATTGCATCTTCCATAAAAGTGGCATACCTCTCCTGCTCATCTGCCGGCCAGTCAGGAGGAATGTAGTACTTGTTATCCTTGAGCTCTTTATAGCGAGCTGACTCTGCATTGACTGAGAGACCAATCCTGTGCTTCAGAAGCTGAATATGAGTTGCTGCATCCACAGTCACCAGAAAATGAAGGGCAGATTTTTCGAAAACGGTGTGATGTCCCTGGTCAGCAAGCATTTTCAGGAGCTGGGGGATCCGTTGTCTCTTTTCATCGGTGAGATCTCTTGAGGTTGATGTCCATGCTGAGAGTGCATGTGTCTCATCAGAACCATACCAGCCTGTAAGCTGGACACGGTTGGCGCCTATTGTTTCTAACATGATTAGTCCAGTGTGTACTTGAGATCAATCTTGCATGTGAGTGTTGGAAGACGAAGCTCATTAGCCAGCCCATGAGACTTTGCTTCGATCGCATCTAGATACCAGTCAGCATGCCCACGCTCATGAACAAGCTTCAGAAAGTAATCAGATGGCTTGCCGCAGTTTCGTGCCATCATCTCATAGACCTTCTTGTTGAGTCGATCGGCCTCACGTGAGTCAGCCTTAAGCTCCTCAACCTTTCCAATAGCACCAGAGGAAACATCATGAATCATAAGGGTTGCATCCGGATCCATGAATCGCATGCCTTCGGCACCAAAGGAGAAAAGGATGGCACCACAGGACATTGCTTTGCCTTCTACAATGGTAGCAACAGGTACCCGTGAAGATCGAATAGAGGCAATCATGGACATTAGGGAATAAACCTGGCCACCATAAGAATCGATAACAACTGGAATAACTGACTGACCAGTGTTCTGGGCCATGCTCATTTGCGAAGTGAACTCCTTTGCTGACTCTTCATCAAACTTGTTAACACGAATGATGATTGGATCGACCTTGAGTTCAACTGCCTTGATCTGTGGTGCAATGTCTGCAATAAAGTTCATGTTATATCCTGCTTGTGTTAGGTTGTTGATTACCTGCTCTTGCACATCTTCTTCGTAGCTACTTGCAACGACTCCACCCGCAAGAGGAACACGATAGGCATCCCTCTTGGTAGATGAGATCTCCGTTGCCACACTCCGGACATCCCTTTTCACTTGACTTAGTGCCATCCTTAATATACCCCTTGAGAACCCTAGCAATTACCTTTGCAAATGAGAACATATCACTGTTTTTATCCTTTTGCAGCTGCTCAACGACGTAATGAATTGGAACATTGTGACGTAAAGCAAGTGAGATTGTTCGCGTGAATGCACCCTGTGTTGAATTGTCGAAAAGTGTGACAATATCCTTGAAGACTAGATTGTCATCATCACCGACTGGAACGAGGAGATTGTATGTAGTAACTCCTTCACGCTTACCATTTTTAACCAATGTGCCTGACTTGTATCGCTTTGGAATCTCAATATTTTCAGGAATGCCACAAAATACCTCGTAGGGCTTCCCCTCATTGAGTCCCACCAGAATGAGCCAAGATGTTCCTCCAATATTTGCTCTATGAATATCGCACTCTAGGGTCTTTGGCCTCTTTGGTGTGAGACGACCGTCAGCAAGGGGTTTTGGCTGGACTGTCTTGGGCTCTTCAGACTGCACTAAGACACCGGTTCTGCAACCGTCACGATAGACCGTAAATCCCTTGCACCCAGACTTCCATGCCTGAAGATAGACGTCATTAACGGTCTCACGAGTCGCTGAGTTGGGGAGGTTGCAATTATGAACCGTAAAACCATTTGCTGAAAATGAATTCCCATCAGGAACTGTTAAATCATAAGTTCTTTCATTTCCTAGCATTTCAATTGAAAGAATCTCATCGAAATCATCGGCTGTTTTGGATTCATCAAGCCATCGCTTAAGCGTCCAATATCCGGGATTTTTAATATCTGATTCATTCAGATGCGCGGTAAGTAATAAAAATTTTGCCGCTTCCTGTTTGTTTACTCGAAATTCACGAGGAATTCGAACTTCTGCATTCTTACAGATAACTTCTACAGCCAAGTCTTGCATTATAACCTTCCCAGTATTTTAAGCAGATCTTCATTAAAGATCTCGGTTTCAGTAAGAACATGAAAGTTTTGGCCAAGAACATCTCTTGCTGCCGAAATTTTCAAGGCATTAACATGCTCACACACTTTTTTAAGTGGCTTTATTTCTAGAACAATTGTACTACCTATAGCATTGACAAATGCTATATCAGGATAGTAGTGCCTTCTTGAATTGCTTATCATATACTGAATTCTTTCAGGTGTTATTACTCTTTGAATTCTACATTGTCCAAGAAGATTGTCTAAAGCTTCAAAAACTTTTTTCTCCCATGATGATCTATAAAAAAACTTATCGTTTTCCTGATTGTTCATTCTATACCACCCCTTCTCAGAGTTCTTATATCCATTCTTATCAGATTCTAAAGAAGATCTAGAGAACCTATTTGATAGATACTCACTATAAAGTGAGTCTATTGCGTCAGGAGTAAGTTCATCAATATTTTTAATGTGCATATGCAATAGAATGTGCTTCATTTTCCAAGCATGAGTATTCTTCACTCTAAAGTTTTTGTAAGCTTCTTTAGTAATCTGCTTTCTCTTGTTGTCAGAGAAATTTTTGCTATATGCAATTCCAAGCATTGAACATGCTGATTTAAGAACCCTTTCCTTGTCAGCCAACTTTATTGCATCATGATTGCCATATTTTTTAAGCCTTCCTATTGCTATCTTTTCTGAGTGGTTTGATAGATTTTTGAATTCGCGTGCCCATAATTCTAACACATCACTATCACATAATCCATCGAAAGGAATGTCATGTGATATCAAAAAGTTTTTTGCACGTGTTATTTTGCTTGATTTACCATTCCTAGAAAAATCACCTGTTTCTCTTATCTTTCTGATTCTTAATGTGTCACCATGCATTCTTCTGTTATGATAATCAGGTGTTGCCTTAAAACATTTTAATGAACAGCAGCCATGCTTCATACTAACAGATTTCGAAATTATACTGTCCATTTGATCGACAATTTTATTGCAAACTTTGCATTCGAATGTTGTTCTAGGCACTTTCTACTCCACAGGATCTACATATGCCATGGAGTAGAAAGAAATTATGATAACTTAACTCTGTCACCGATATTAATGTCCTTTAATTCTGCCCATGCCTCAAGACCATCATCATCGTTAAGCAAAATAAACTTATGATCTAGTGTTGTTTTGATGCTTAATCCGGATTTTGTGGTCACACGATAAACCGGCTTAACACCTTGATCTGAGACAAATCCAATCATTGCTAAACGGCCATGATGATTAACCGTCATGAGGTCACTAACAGTTGCCGAACTTTCAGATTGACAGTTAGAAAGCTCGGCAATTTCATCGGCATAAAGCAACCCACTATCTGTTTCAACAAGAGAATCACCTGATACACAAGTTTTAGAAATTGAGTGATCAACCCATCGCTGGGCAGCCGCTTGAATCTTTACCGAATTTACCCAGTCAATGTCATTTGCAGTTGCACCCCAATATGGACTTTCCTGAGGATCTGACTTACCCGTGATATCCATCCACTTTTTGAACCAATGATGATAGACAGTATATTCCTGCCACTTATCACCCATTGGATCCACAAAATCAACTCGGGATGTGATATCACCCTGCGTGATCTTTCGACGACGTTTATAGGAGAGCAGGAATGCTGGTTCAATTCCGGATGTTGTCTGGGTTAGGATGGAAACAGATCCTACAGGTGCTGTGGTTGTGAGGGCAATATTACGACGACCCGATGTGCGCCACATCTCGAGGGCACCTGGTGACTCAGTCTCGACTACCTGCATAATCTTGCCAAGGTAGCTATGTCCTTTCTCTTTCTCCCAGTCCCAGACAGGGAAAGCACCACGCTCGTGTGCCATCACTAGTGAGGAGTAGTGAGACCAGGTGGCCAGTGATTTGTAGATCTTCTCAGTAACCGCAATAGACTCCTCTGAGCCATACCGAAGTCCTAGTGCTGCCAGGGCATCACCAAGGCCCGTGATCCCAAGTCCTGTCCTGCGACCATTGCTACCGGCAGCACGAATCTTCTCCCAGAGATCCTGTTCAATCTGCTTCACATGCTTGGGCTGTGGATCGTTCTTGATTTTCTCCAGAATGCGATCGACACACTCGACCTCAAGATCAACAAGGTCATCCATTAGGCGCTGTGCATCCTGAGTGACAGTTGCAAACTCATCAAAATTGAAACTTGCATTTGGCGTAAATGGGTTTCGAATGAATGAGGTGAGATTGATCACCATCAGGCGGCAAGAGTCATATGGGCTGAGCGGGATTTCTCCACAATTGTGAACCAGAATATCATTTGCAAAGAAATTATGTACATCATCAACGGTTAGATCATAAACATCTTCATTTTTTACCGCTGAGATGTCTTGAATTTCATCCCATTCTGTATTAATTTTGAGAATTTTATCACTAGTTTGAAGCTCGCCCGCCTCAATCCAGCCTCTCTGTGTAAAAACTCTGTGATCAGGAGTTAGCTTAATTGATTTACCACTCTTTGTGGTAAGTTGCAGAATTTTTGCATCTTCCTTTGTTTTGAAAGCAGTCGCTGTTTTCTGTACAACCTTATTTTCCTTAATGTCATATGCACAAACCATAAACTGTGCATTATTATCTGCAAGTTCTTTAACAGTCTTTGGTCCTGCATTTGTTTTTACAACTGTGTCACCGGTGACACACGGATTCGTTGAGATTGTCTTGTATCCGACATCCCTATAGCAATCGACAATGCCTTCATTGACCACCGTATCCCAGAAAAGAGCTCCAGGTTCAGCAGATGCCCAGGCAGCATCAATAAACTTCTCCCAAACTTGCCTTGCATTGACCACGCGTGTAATCTCAGCATCTTCAGGAGCTGCCTCTACGGGCCATCGAAGAGTAAAGTCCTCGCCCTTCTCAACCGCCCGCATAAACTCATCAGTAAATCTGATTGAGATATTTGCACCGGTAACTTTCTTAAGGTCACGCTTGATGTCAATAAATGTTTCAAGCTCAGGATGATTACAATGAACGGTTAGCATCAGGGCCCCACGCCGGCCGCCTTGAGCAACTTCCCGTGTAGAGTTGGAGAAGCGCTCCATAAAGACACCGATACCATCAGTCGTCCGGGCCGCATTGGTTGTTGGTTGTCCCTTTGGACGAATGGTGGAGATGTCAAAGCCAACGCCTCCGCGGCGCTTCATAATCTGCACCTGTTCCTGATCGCTGAAGAGGATGCCGCCGTAGGAGTCGTGAGGCTGATCAATAACAAAACAGTTGGAAAGTGACTGAAGCTGATGAGGATTGCCAATTCCTGACATTGGCGATCCCTGAGGGACTACTTGGGCAAATCCCGTGAGGAGACTCAGGATTCTTTCCTCACTGAGTGGGTTTGGATACTTTGCCTCGATCCTCGCAAACTCCTTTGCAAGCCGTGTATGTAGCTGCCCAGGATCGGTCTCTAGCAAGTCACCCTGATGATTCCTGAGAGCGTACTTCAGAAAGACATCCGGTGCAAGCTCATCACCGCCAAAGGCCTCACGAAGGTGTTCAAGAACGCTTTGATTTTTGTTACTCATGTCACTTTGCTCCCATAACTTGTTTCCACTTCTCTCGCAGGACATTCTTCCTGCTATTGTCATCCTGGGTTATTGCTTCCTGTAAGGTGAGCTCACCCTCATCTAGAACTTTAATGGTAGAACGAGCCGTGTCAATGTGAATAGGAAAAAGAATGCCATCACGTCCTGCTCGATTCTTTGCTACAAAAAGCCTTCCCATTCCTGTGGCCTTTTCGGCAGGCTTTCGGGAGAGAGAGAGGACCACGTCAGCCACCATTGCCTTGCCATAGGACTCTGACATATTCTCAAGGCCAACAATGTCAGAATTTGAGGAGTCACGATTTGCCTGGGATGCCGTCCAGATGGGAATGTTTTTCTCCATTGCCAGGTTTCGAAGCTCCTCATAAATAAGCTTAAGCTCAAGTCTTAGGGCATCATACTCTCGCGATGATCGCATAATATCAGCATAGTCGATGAGAATCAGATTAGGAACAAATCCTCTCAACGAGAGCTTCTCGAGGTGATTTCGAAGGGTATTGACAGTTGCCGTGCCTGTAGGATACTCCTTGATGATGAGCTTGCCTAGCTCCATATCCTTGTACTTGTCCATTACCTCCTGCTTTGAGTCCTGGATCTCGTTGGACGGGATCTCAGTCAGGTGAGAGTCATAGCGAATGCCAACCGCTGTCTCAGTGAGCTCAAACGTATAATGAACAACATTCTTTCCTCGTTTCAGGGCGTTTGCTCCCAAGGAGACAAGCATATGGCTCTTGCCGACACCGGTATTTGCAGCAATAACCCCTAGCTCACCGCGACCAAGGCCTCCATTAAGGACTGTCTTCTCGTCAAGCTGATCAATACCGGTAGGACATGCAGCGCGATTGATCTTAACAAAACGAGCTTCAGCATCCTCAAAGAAGTCATGACCAACAGATGTGGGCAGGCCTACGGAGACTGCCTTGCGCATAAGATCAACGACGGCATCATACTTGTCACCTGAAATAAGTTCGACAGATTTCTCAAGTGCCTCACGAAGGGCTTGCTTCCTGCAAAAATCAAGCGCCTTATCCTTCACATATGCAATGTCACCCATGTCAGGTGAGTGACGCATACGACCCAGGTACTCTACAATTTGCTCCTTAAGGACAGCATTGCTTGGCTCACGCAGCTCATCCTTGATGATGGAGATGAGCAAGGAGAGAGTCGGAAACGAGCGATACTTGCCATTGTACTTGAAGTACTTGTCACTGAGGTAAGCAAGGTATTTCAAGTCAAAGTAGTTTGGTTGCATCACCTCTGACATTTGTGCGGCCCAGGTATGATCGGTCAGGAGGCCCTGGAAGATCTTTTCCTGAAAGGGTTTGCCATACTGCTTGAATAACGCTTCACCGGGACTATTGTCAGACATACTTCCTCTTTAGATTTACTGTTGCGTTCATGTAGAGCCTGTCAATGTCGAATGTTTTAATTCCGGCCTTGAGAAGCGAGCGAATGAGCTCCATCTTATTGCCGGCTGGAACTTCACTCTCGATGGCCGAGTTGATCCTTGTAACCTGGTTCCAGCTGAGATTTGAGACATCAAGGTGCATGAGCTTCCAATTCATTCTAGCCATGTCAGCACCGTTTTTCACTTGCTGGTATGTTTTTGCTGACTTTTCTGGCATTGAGATTGCATGCGTAATGATTTCTTCCAAGTCAATGGGACTATTACCGACAAGCTGCGGAAACCTCTTGGCCATAGTCTTCAGTCCTATGCCTTTAATCCCGGGGAGTGCATCAGAGACATCTCCGCAGAAGCATCGAGCAACAACCATATTGTAGGGTCGTATTCCAAATTTTTTTGTGACATACTCGTCATCGACTACGGCCTTGAGAGTGGGAGACCAAATTTTCACTCTTTCATTCACTAGCTGTAAGTAATCATGATCAGAAGAAACTATCAGCACCGGTGACTGTGAGTAAGAATATTTTGCCAAATAGCCAATAACATCATCAGCTTCACAATCTGAGACGTAGATCTGCCTAACAGGCAGATGCTTCAATGCCCCAACAAGGACTTTCACCTGCCAGTTTCGATTCTCTACAGTGTCTGGAAGGTCTCCTTCGTGAAAACGATTGAGCTTTACTGGGCGACGTCGCGACTTATACTCCGGATAGATAGCACGCCGCCGGGCCGAACCACCACCTTCCCAGACAATGACACACTCATAAGGTGAGTGCGTTGATATTAAAGAGTTCAATGACTGGAGGAACCCAACCACCCCACCGACGTGCTGACCCTCAGCCATCAGCGGATTTGCACAAAAATTTCTTAGGTACAAGTTGTAGGCATCGATAAGGAGGACGGGTCCCTCGGTTGTCATGAATTATTACTCCGGAGAGATATCATAACCCGATTCTGTCAATTGATCAGCAAGTGATTTCACTTCTTCATAAGACTCACTATCAATATCAATGTCATCAGCCTGGATCTGAGTTTTAACCATTGCCTTTTCTAGAAGGCCCTCAATCCATGGACTCGCCTCCGGATCCTTCATGACATCACCGAAATCATTCTTGTAGAACTTTCGTGTGAGAATATTGACACCTTCTGAGTTCATTACCGTGAGAGTCTTCCATGCACCGGCACCTTCAATGGAGACCTCATGATCATTGACCATGTCCTTGCCAAAGTTTCGAAGCAAGTCAAAGATCTCCTCATGCTCAACGATTCCTTTGCCAAAGTGAATCTGGAAGTTGGCCGACCTGAAGGGTGGGCCCACCTTGTTCTTGATGGTCTTTGCCGAGACATTGATACCAATAACAGCGTCATTGGCACCCTTCACTTGCTGGCCAGCACCAAGCTTGATTCGAACCGATGCATGAAATGGAATTGCATTTCCACCAGGAACTGCAGTCGGATCTCCGTAAAGAACACCGATCTTTGTCCTCACCTGGTTCAGGCAAACAAAGAGAACCCTTTGATCGCCAATGAGACCAGTAATCTTTCGCATTGCCTTGGAGATGGTCCTCGCCTGGAGACCGATAGTATCCTTGTCATACGCACCCTCAAGCTCAGCCTTAGGTGAGGATGCCGCAACGGAGTCCCAGATGATGGTGATGGGTGCATCCTTACTGAATGTCTTTGCCTTCAGAATAGTCTTCTCGGCGATATCAAAGACTTCCTCCGTACAATGTGTATCGACATAGACAAATCGCTTCGAGATATCAACACCAAGTGTCTGCAAGTTCTCTGGATTGGTTGCATTCTCCGTGTCAATATAGACTACAATTCCACCCATTCGCTGGGTAGATCTGGCAATATGAGTTGCAATATGACTCTTGCCAATTGAGGGTGGGCCAAAGATTTCGATGATTCGACCCTCTGGAAGACCACCATCACGGCGGTTGGAGACGATGTAATCAAGCTGCTTTGAACCTGTCGAGATCCAACGCTTCACGTGAGTCGGTGACTGATCTGATGCAAGATTATAAGCGACTCGGTGACCGATGTCTCGATTAAGTGAGTTAATGAGATCAGAAGTAAAATCCTCGGCTGCTGTGGTGCCGGCATCATTCGAGACTGTTGTTTTCTTCTTTGGTGGCATTGCTTCTCCTAAGCGATATTGTAGTTGGAAGTAAAGACATGTTCACCCCGGATTTGAACCCGGGGTGAATTCATTGTGTGGCTAAACCTGATTACTCGAGATCAGCGAATGCATCATCGAGATCATCGAAGGCCTTGCTAGGCTTCGGCTTTGCCTTGCCTTTGCCACCACCAGACGAACGAAGCTCAGCGATATCATCGTCAAGGCTTTCCGGTGTTGCACGTGAGGCAGTCTCGGTTCGAACATCGGTCTTGTCGGTGGTGCCACCGGTGAGCCAGTCATTAACACGCTTCTCGATCTCCTCAGGAGAAATGTGCTCATCATAATCCTCCATCTTTGGAATGGAGGAAAGCCACTGCTTTACCTGTGCAGGATCCTTCGAGAGAGGAGTCTGGGAGGCACGTGGAGTCACCTTGGTATCGGCATAAGTCTTGGCAGGCTGCTTTGTCACCGAGACCTTGATGTCGCGACCCGACTCCGGATCGGTGATGTCACCATAATCCTCATCAAGCATAAGCTTGAGAAGATCCTGATAGATCATCTTGCCAAAGCTCCAAAGGCGTACACCCTTGTCTTCCTCACCGCGGACCACCACAGCCGCGGTGGTTCGAAGTTTCGGATAGAGCTTCTTTACAAGTTCACGAGAGGCATCTGATCCATCCTCACGAAGCTTGTCAATAAGCTCCTGAATGGGATCGCGCTTGCCAAACTGTTTCGGCGAGAGAATGGCAGGAGCCTTTTCGCCACCAATACCGTAGTAGTACCAGCGGTCGACGAAAGGCTGACCATCATTGTTGGGGAATGCAATGATTCGAACCTGATAGTCCTTGCCCTCTTCCGGGCGCCAGGTAACGGCTGACTTCTTGTTCTGGCCGGAAAGCTGGCCAAGCTTCTTACGAATTGCGTCAAAGTCAATGGGCATTTGATTTTTCCTTATGTTTGTTGGTTGGTTGCTGTCATGGTAGTCATCAAAGGCGTCACCCCCGCTGATGACCTCAGTGTGGTCCTGCCACAGTGAGATTATAGTAATTGTCTCTTAGGTTTTCAATATTTCCATTGTAGAAATTTTGATACCGCAGCTCTATTCTTGAAAGGAGACTTTGCTCCTCCATATGCCCGGGCAAGGCATTCGACAGAAGACTCATAGGTTTCTGTCCTATCCCTAAAGTGATTTGTCTCGAGATTATCCAAAACTCCATTGTTATTGAGATCAAGCATTGCAATGGTTAAACCACTACCGACAGTATTGACCTCACGTAGGCGTCGCTTCTTCGGAGAAACACTTGGATTCGGATAAGTTGCAGGAGCACCAAGAGGCACAGTTGCACCAGCAATTGCGCCGGCACCGGAAAACTCATCCAAATCCTCCTCGTCCAGCTCATAAATCATTTCACGAATAAGTCTTAAGAGTTCATCTTGCATAAGACTATCTATGCTAGACGATGTGAACTTACACACTACTGGAAGAGTTTCGATACACCCACTGACGAGCCTGTGTCAGGAGGACAGCCAGTGCAGGTTCGGAGCCAACATAGAAACGGTTCTCCTCTCGTTGGGGACCTCCGGCGACCGCGATCGCGACCCACTCCTCAGGAGTCAACTTGACGCCCCAGTGCTGAAGCAGCTGTAAGGAACGATGAGCGATGGGAACCTTAGGAAGGGCCTCATTGTAGCGGTAGAGTCTTCCCTGCTTCCTGTGCCAGTCGGAGTCTTGGTCCAAGAGGTAAGGAGTCTCCACCGAGCCTACCATTCCAATTGCATGGAAGAGCCCAGACATTACAATGGATTCTGTTGGAATGTGATCCATGTCGAGGGCGGCCGCTAAGGTACGCATAGTGCCGGTGACCTCAATGGACATTCGAATGAGGCCACCAGGCTCCGACCATCCCTCATGCTCCTGTAAGGTGGCAGGACACATAATGATCCTTTCACCGAGAGCATCCAACATCTGTGCAATTGGTTCGGATCGACTGCCTGTCGCAGCAGCGATCTTAGAGAACTTACGGAAGTGTTGTTGCAGCGTTTCTAGTGTTTGTGTCATATAGAACTTTATGGCGCTGGTTTCAAATGTTCAAAAATTAAGCTCGAGCACTTACAATAATCCTGCACTTCTTTTCATTTTCATTTATCTGTCGCCTATAGTATAGCCTTGCGCTCGAGGAGATGTCAATTATTTTTTTAGTAGCGCTGGCATCCAAGATTGCCTTAAGATAGCGCCAGCCATTGGATCCTCTCTGGCCCACGGCAGTTGTTGGCCATGCCTCATCATTGATGACAAGATTAATGATGATTCCTTCATCTTCTACATCAGGTGTCTCAAAGACATCAGAAAGAACATCCGAATCAATTGCCTTTTCTAGTATTTCGGATGGTTTTAGCTTTTCTCCATCTGCGTCAATGCCAAGATCCTTCAATAGCCCACTTGGATCAGACTTTGCTCGTGCCTCGGCATCGGCAGCGCCAAGAGTTTTTCCTCCAACGTTAGACTTATCTTCCCAGTCAGAAGATTCTTTAAGAATAAGACGCGTGTAGTGTCTAATAAACTGATTGGTATTCATAGGATTATCTATGCTGCTTCATCCAGTCCATTCAGGGATAACGAAAAATTACCATATGGTTGAACCATTATCCCATCATTGATGATTCTGGAAAGAACTCCTGTGTTATCCGCCGGCACATCAACAAAGAGAGCATCATGCACGAGGAAGAGAGGATCACAAAGTCCATCGAGTTTTTCTGCCAAGCTTGAGAAACCTAAGAGGCAAACATCAACAGCTGTGGACTGGACCCAATGTGGAATCATTAGTCGAGGCTCCTCGGGCTCAATGGGCCGGCCATAGCCATTCCTGCCTGGGGTGCTAGTAATGAGCTCCTGCAGCTGCTGAACTCGAAAGTACTCCTTTACGTGACGCTTCAGTTTCTCCTCAACACCACCAGATGCCCCGGCACCATAGAGAAAGGAGAGAGTTGCAATCTTTGCCTTTGCTCGGCTATAGCCTGATGCCTTGGAAATCTCCTCATAGACATCTCCTTGTGGGCTCTCACCGACTGCCATCAAGGCCAACCGTGGCTCTAGGGAGACGAAATCAATGCTCATAATGCTTCCACCAGGATATCGGGAGCGAATAATACTACGATGCTTCTTGTTCATTCCGAGGACACGAGGTCCGGAATCGACGCGAAGTCGTCCTGTCTTTGTGTCATGTTTGTAGTGAATAGGTGAACAGACACTGCCAAACACCGGGAGAAAGGAGTCAATAGGCTCCCCGGCATCAACTAATGACCTTACCTTGACAGTATCAACATGAATAGGTTCGAGCCTCTCAAGGATCCGGCGACCCTTTGCCAGTGTCTCTAGATAGCCCGTCGCCTCTAGCTCCTCCACTAGTGGAAGTATCTCGCTTCGAAACTGCTGGATCCTCCTGGCAAGACCACGGGATGTCAAGGCCTGAGACCAGTCAATGTTAGTGTCGGTGCCAAGCCAAGCGCTGTATGCATTCCGGTAGGAGGCAGGGATAAGTTCTGGCAAGCTTCGACCCCAGGCAGTCACCAAGTCTTCCAAGGAAGCTGCCTTAATGCCTGTTGCACCGAGAAGCCAGGAGTCCTTGTCGGGTTCTGGTACGGTGTGGGGACGCTGGCGAATGGCAATGCATCGACCGGTACCGGTAGCTTCAGGAAGAAGGGTAATCTCTTGCATAGGAGAAGTGTATCAGGAAATCAGAGGTGTATATTCACTATGCTTGCCACATCTTTGTGACATCGACATCAATGGTTTCCTCCTTAGCTTTGTTTTCATTGATTGCATAAGTCCATTTTTTTGCCTTGACAATGTCTTTGCCTGACCAAAGATCATTGCTTGAACCGTAATCTATCTCGTAGCATGTTAAGTCGTTTAGTTTGATGGCTTTGAATATCTCATGAATGCCTTGACCAGGTTGTGGACCTCTAGAAAATATGATTTGAATTGAATCTGAAGCAAACCAGTTAGGTGGGGCAGCATATGCCTCCTGTATTTGTGTGACACTCTTTCCGGAGATTCTCCAAATTCGAATTTTTGTTGGTCTTAGTTTTTTACTTTCAGCTAGTCTTGCGGCAAAAGCTTCCTTAAAGGAGCTTGGCGATGCATAATTTGCAAGAATATTGATTTCTGATCCTGTTATATCAGTAGATTTTGGTACAGGCGGTGCCGACGTCTGTGGGGCCGTTGGGCCATTTGCTGCGATATCTACAAGCCCCCTCAGGGCCTCAAACTCTCTCTTGACGGAGGAATAAATTCCATATGCACCTGTATGAAGTGTAAATTTAGCAGATGTTGAAAATTGACCAGGTGACATCTTGTGAGACAGGCCTGTGCAAGCGTAGATATTATCGATCGATGTGCCTGTTCCAAAGTTGATATAGACTGATTGCATAAAGTGAAGGATCGGACATCCTAAAAGTTCAACCTGAACTTCAGTGCCATTAAGGAGAAGAGGTAGGCCGGCTTCCTTCGAAGCAGCTGGATTTGCCCCTTGTGCATCTTGTGCTTTAATGATATTAACCGTACTGAGCCTAGCATCATTGATACTGTTGACTGATATAGATTTTACAAGACCTGCTCCGCTACCGTAATGAATAACAGGCAAGCTTCTAGACATAAACTCTTGCAACTTTCTTGGACTGTCTGCCCTTAAGAGGCCGGTCAAATTAATTTGATATGCAGCTGTATCACCATTAATTGCTGATGAAGAGGTACTAGATGTGGAGGTAACATTTTTTATTACACCTTGCTGGCCCATTTTTGTTATGACATCTTTTCTTTGAGCTGCAATGATGTCCGACCTCATGTCTTTCCAGCTTACAACACCAAATAACCTACTTCCAGGTTCAATTGCTGCCAAGTCAATAAATCTGGTGACATCAGACCTACCTGATGCTATTGCCTCGGAATAAGTTTCGAATGGGTTTGCCTGGGCATCATTGACATGTATTCTTAAGATTGTTTTCTCCCTATCTGTCTCGTGAGGAATACACTCTAGTGAAACCCTAAGCCTGGGCTTAATGAACTTCGCATCTTTGATACCTGCATCCGTCAATGCCTTATCATAGGCAGATATTTTTCCATCCTTTAGCTTTCCATTGTCATCATATAGACTTGAGAAACCATACACAGGATGTGCTATGTCATCGACATGCCTACCAATGAGCTCAATAAAGTTCTTTATACTAATCTTAGGTCTTTTCTTGAGCATATCCTTAATATCACTTTGAAGCGCATCTGTGTCCAAAGGAAATGCGGCTATTGAAACATCCTTCATAAAGCTAGCTCTTTCATTAAACTTATTGAAAATTAGCTGTATTTCATCAAATCTTCCGGTTGTCATTAACGGTTGGCAAGCAAATGCAATGAGTGCTCGAGCAATTGATACTGAGCCTGTCTTGTATTTTGGATTTTGAAATCCAAGTAGACTCTTATTGAGCCCTGCGCCATTACTTTCTGCTAGCTCCGGAGATGCTAGCACTTCGCTACATGCAGGAAAGTATTCAGTGCCCTCATTTAGCCTTTTAAAGATATCACCTACGCCGGCATCAGTATCCTTTACAAGGGCACCTTGCTGATCAAAGAGTTTAGTCATTTTTTCGCTTAAATTTTTAAGATCTCCAATCTTTGATGTGTTTCCCTTGAGCTTACGTACAACTTCTTTAAGCTCTTTGAGTTTGACATCACTAAGGGCCAAAAAAGCATCCTCTGATGACACAGCGCCGACAATGGTCTCACCTATAATGGGTTTGATGGAGTCTCCTCCGCCTTTTATGATTTCTCCAATTTCAGCAATAGTTTCAGTTAATATTTTACGTGCACCACTCCCGGGTATTGCTGATGTAATGTCGTAGATGTCTAGATCAGATCCTCCCTTCATTGCCAGTGAGAGGTTAATATTGACCTGGCCAGAATCATCAAAATTAAAGTCGGAATTGACTATAGAATACTTTTCAATTACTCTAAGAGAATCAATAAATTGAGCAAAGACATCATCTTGAAGACGACCACCAAAGACTCTCTTACCCTGAAGGCTCCTGTTTTGACTAACTTCAAGATCTGTAGCTAATCTTCCCGAAGATGTGTCTATCGACCAGCCATACTCTATTTCCAGCTCTACAGTGCTATAGAACCCAGCCTTGACGAAAGGTGCAACTTCAGAGAGTCGACCTCTATCATGAAGCACCAAACTCATCTTTCCTGTCTTGTAAGACATAAATCCACCAGCAGGCGCAACATCGAAGTCCAGGCTTGTCATTGACATTAGAGGCCTGAAGCGATCGACAGGTCTTGCACTTCCAAAAAGATCATCATTTCGAATGTCAGGCAGGTCAGAGACCATGGTTTGAGGTGCCGTGAAGAGTTCCATCGATGCAGGTGTTTCACTGCCACCCGCGCCAAAGATCATTGCATTGATATTAGTATTTTCATCGATAGGTGCTCTTCCTTTAACATATCGTAGCAGGCTCAGGCCCTCTAGGGTTTTTGTATTACCACTTACCGATGTTCTTCCTGCACCTCTAATTCTAACATTCACATAAGGAACAGCGCGTGACATGATATGTGCAGGGACCATTGATGAAAATATTGATATGCCTGTCACATCACGAACAGCGGTTCCAAATCTAGAATTAAGAATTTCAATAACACTAAGTGTTGTTTTGAACTTCTGAGGGTTTTCAATTGAGTGATATTTTGATGCCTCATTATTGTCCTGTGTTGGTGGAGGTGCTACAGCTTCTTGAATAGAATACACCTTTTCAGCGGTAGTCGTCCATGCCTTATCACCACTGATAACACCTGTATCTTTGAGGTTAGTGTAACGATCTGCATCACTTGCAAGAGGCAGCGTAAATCTAATCGCCCTGGGGATGTCTTCTTTTGCAGCATTAGCAGCTGGATCTGGGGCACCACCAACTTCCTGAAATTCATTTAGAGAATTTAGCAACTCGTGAGTAAATTTCCCACCATTAATGACATCAATCACCGGTGAAACAACAGCCTTTAGCGTGTCGATCTTGGCATCACTTCCTGTCAATATTGCCGCCGAAAGTGTCTGACCAGCCAGGATATTGGCAACCAAGTCTTCTGATGAGTCAATATTGGTGTAATCCCTCAAGGCGCTAATGGCATCGGCGTACTGTTGTCTTCGAGATGTCGCTAGCATCAGATGTACCTGCTCACTTGTTCACGGTTAGGAATGAGGAGTCGAGTTCCAGGAGGCACCTGAAGAGCCCAGCCAATTCCTGAAGCTGAGGCAATAAGCCACCATAGTGTGGCATCTCCATAGGCCTCACCGGCAATAGAGTCAAGCCTCTCGCCCTCATGTGTCACACGCTCCTGAACTGAGACAAGACCTGATGAAACGGCATCGTAAATAATGCCAGGTGACCTGGAGGCTCCTCGTGCCTTGCCAAATTCATAGAGAGCCGAGTTGAAGTACCTTCTCATAGTTTAGGACCTTTTGTTTATTGGTGATGGTGTCAATTGGCTTGCAGCTTGCACATCTCGATCAAATGCATCAGGCATATGCCTCAAACGAGTAATTCCTCCAACTGGATATGCAACAGAACGAGATGTACCATCCGCTGCAAGCCCCATTGGAATGTCGTGAATAGGCAGGAATGTGACAGACAGTGTTACCATATTTGGCGCGCGGCTTCCTCTTTCGACTGTCCATGGTGTATCTGTGCTACCATATTCAACACCGAGCTGACTGATAAATCCAGCAAGGCCTCGACCACCTGAGCCCTGCTCAAAGGACTTGACAATAGGGTTGTCGTTAGGATCTAGAAATTTCTGCGTAGGAAATTCCGGAGTATTATTTGTCTCTGCAGGTGGAGCAATAACTTCATCAAGTGTATTGGCATAATTAATGCCAGGAAAGGCAATAATATCTTCACTTCCACAAATAATGTAAGGACGATCTTCTGATTCTCCTCTTCTTTGAACTTCAAGTGGGTGATCTAGTTTAACAACAAAGTAAGCTGTAGGCTCCTGTGATATTCTTTCTCGAGTAGAGTAAGCAACAATTTTTCCTTCGAGTTCATTGTTAATTTTTTCACGATTGCCTCCCTCACGAGCAATTGCAGAGGCAATATTTAAGTATGCTTTATACTTCCCAGGCTTTACCTTGCAATCTTGAGGCACTATTATCCTGGCAATATTTCCTACTATAACTGACAATAGGTCATTATCGACCTCAGAAGAGACAGGTGAGTTTAAGTTACCATCCTGTATCGATGCTATAGTTTCAAGTCCGGACCCTACAGAAACACTAGATGATCCTGTCTTTCCTGTAATGTCAGAAATATCAGTGTCAATACCTGGTTTCGGATTTTCAAGTGAGACACCTGCAAGTTTTGCGTCTTGCTGATCTAACCCAAAGAGCCTTCCTAGGGCAAATCGCGAGTAGTTGCTGTGAATGACATCACCGATTCTCACTCTGATGAGTGGTGAGGCCGCAACCGTTTGTGAAAAGGGCTGCGTGAACTTATTCTTGTCATCACTGACACTCTCGCCCTGGCTCCATTGTGGATAGAGCATATTCACCAACTTGTTAATGGAGTACCACATGTTGTCATGATCCTCAGGGCTTGTGGCAACAACAGTGAAACTGAAGCTGATAGATCTCGTCGTGTTCTTGTAAGTCTGAATGGGATCCATTCTACCAAATCCATCTGTCGCTGTATAGTTTGCAGTAAAGCTATCTGACAGCGCCGAGAGGAAGGCATGAAATGAAAGGATCTCATTAGTTCTGACATCATGAAAGTAGAAGGGCATATACTCAGCATCTAGAAGGGTCTCGTGATATTCTCTAGTAGCAGGATCAATTCTGCCGGAATCGGCAAAGACTTTTCTTGCCCTAAGACGTCGAAGCGCAGTTGCACCTGACTCCTTTCTATCATTGACATGATAATTTGCAAATGCTCTCAACGATTCTTTGGTGACCAACTCAGTCCTAGTATATCCTAAGGAGATGTGAGACCAAGAAAGTCTCCTGCTTCCCTCTACCTCACGTGAGCGTGAGACACGTGACTGTGCAACATCAAAATAATTGGTACCTAATCCTGCAGGTGCAGGTGTAGCGGCACCAGGAACAGTAGTTGTCAATCTTTGATCAGGTTCAGTTGAGGCATCAGCTTCTCGTGCAACACCATTGATAATTCCAAGGCGGGCACAAGTGTCAATAAACCTCACAAGTTTCATCTCTCTTATTGCATCAAATATTCCAAGTATGCTGGCTTCTATCTTTGATGAAAATCTCTCCGACATGTAGTAGAGATCACGGGCTATCTCTCTAATCAAAACCAAGTAATAGCCAGGTGAAGTTCCAAAGTTGATTGCAACATTGACAGAAGATGCACCAAATGCACCAAGAAAACCGCCGACACCACCGCCAACAAAGGCATCCGTGTTAATACCGATTATTGAAAGAGCACCCTCCAGTGCCGCAAGGAAGTATGATATAACTGGAAGTCCCTCATAAGGCTGCATAACACCTATGACTTTTGCAACAAGGTTTCCAACAACCGCATAGACATCAAGAAAACCACTGTCAGAGTCCGAATTAAAGAGAAACTTTCCAAAAGCTGGCCCCCTTTCGGATCCAAGCGGTAAAGATGAAGTTTGTGGATTAGGTCTAGGTAGCTTATTGACAATAATAGAAATAATCAGTGAGACCAGAGATACACCTACAAAGAGGGCACCGTATGCTAGCAAAGCAAGCGGCACTGCATTAAGTGTTCCTTTACCTGAGAATTGTTGCAGGAAGCTATTTAACTGACCGAATGACCGGTCATTATACTGCACAGACTGTGTCTCGGCAGTATCGCCAGGCTGATCTTGGCCAAACTTGCCATCGTAAATTGTGTCAGTGCTAGGATTGTCCAGTCCATCGAGGCCACCACCTGGGGCTATAAATTTCTCTCTGTCGGCGCCTACCCGAAGCGCCACAGCCCCGGCAACCTTTGCCTCACCCTCATCGATCCCACGAAAGGGCAATAAGAGAGAAGAGGCCTTAAATCCTATCCTATCAGTCGTTGTTTTAAGATCTCCTGCGCTATTGAGGCCTTCGATAGAGCTACCTGGCCCTGCAGATCCTCCGGCCGCTCGTAGCATTGTCTCAATGGCTCGCTGACGCATCTCTTCAAAGACACTGCCATCATTGGGGCCAGGCGTTCTTCCTGTAGGACTTCGGGGTGCAGCATTTCGATAGCTCCTTGAAGTGAATTTGTCACCTGATGTGAAACGATTCTGCGAGAGGACTGATGCCTGAACAATTTCACGAGTCGCAGGATCGATATTTACTTCATTGCCATTAGGTGCAGACGAATTCTCACGGGCTGAGGGTTGGATGGAGACAGCAGATCTCAGAGTTGGATTTCCCGATAGCCGTTCCAAGTCTTCACCACTTGCAAACTGTCCTGGCAGTCGGGTCTCGGCACCAGCCCCTGTCTCGCTGTATCCAGGCTCTATCGGATAGCTGTTAGGACGAGGAGGCATATAGGTATAATCACCTGCACCCTGTAGTGGTGGTGTATATGTCTCGGAGCCACCCCGGGTTCGACGAGAGAGATAGTCTGAGAGCTTTCTCTTTGACGCGATACGAATATCTTTGCCAGGCTCATCGAGAATGAACTCAGGCGGACCTATGCCGCGCTTTCCCTCGTCATTACCAGACATTATGCTCTCCTGCCTGTTCTGTCCTTGATGGCTGCCTCAATCTCCTCCAAGGTGATCTGACTCTCTGCTGTGTTAAGTGAGAAGCCATGAAGAGCCCGACCGGCGGCTCGAATAAACTCACCTATGACTGCCTCAGTCTCGGTCCTCTCCTCAGGCTTAAGCTTCTCAGACAACGCTCGCCAGACAGGATCATTCTGGAGTTCGGTTTTGATTCTCTTTTCGTAGTCCATTTTTTCTCCTGTTTATCTTGGCCGTTCTAAAGAATCTATTTCTTGGTTATTAGCCAATGCATTAACAAGACTACCTACTGACATGTTATTTTGATTCACTAGTTTTCCTGTGGTTGTCAGAACGGTTTTTGTAAATTCTTCAGCATCAATCGTCAGGTTCATTATCATGTGAATATTGATAGGTTTGTTCTCGATTCCAACTTCCTTTGATGTTATCATTTTTTTCGCAAAATCCTCAACTACAACATCAATGGGTTTGAGATGTATATCATTAAGCATCTCATTAAGTTCGTACATTGCATCAATTGCGCCACTTATTGAGTCTTTAATCGATTCAGTATATGCCGTGGAATAAGCCTCAGTCTTGCTTCCAATCATTCCCATTGCTACTGCAATGTCATCGGCCTTGCCCATGAATGCCAGCAAGTTATTTGCACCTTTAAGATTGACGCCTGAACCAAAATACTTATTAGTTACATCTGCAAAGCCTAACATGTGTGGCACAATATTGCTGAGGTTTGACACAATAAGTGGGATCTGGACACTTGCGACTGTAATTTTCTCTCTCATCTCAGGCGTGCCTATTCCAATGATAGAGTTTGTTATTGAGTTTATTGTTTCAACGATACCCTTGAGTAAATCAAGGTTTCCTCTTGCATCCTTGCCAAGTTTTATTCCACTGGCAAGGCTAATCATGCTGTCAATAAGCTTCTTAAGAACACCGTCTGGTTTTGCAAGGTCTACCATAAAGTCAGAATTAACTTTAAGCAGATCCTTGAATGCTGCCATTCTTGCATGCATTTCTGTTGGATTTGCACCGCTTGTTGAAATAGTAGCTGCAGTCTGACTCAGGCTGCTCGCAAGAGAACTTACAAGAGAGCTTAGCGTTTCAATAATTCGGATCGCAGTATCAGCTTTTTTAAGCTGATCTTCAGGTATATCTTTCACAATTTCAATAATCGCATAAACAAATTTTGAGGCGGTGTCGGTTATATTAAGCATGAACATGTGCAAAGATGTAAGAACACCTGATAGGTTGGTACCAGTTGCGCCAGCCATTCTACTAAAAAATCCTGGGTCTTTGGTAAGCTCAACGGCTGCAGATAGTGGCTGCATCATTGAGGCTATAGCTTCAATAATTTTGACCGCTATCTCACCTTTAGACTTAAGTTCTTCAATATTAACACCTGACACTGCTGCAAGTATGCTTTTTATGAACTGAGGGATCTTGTCATTGATCATATCCATGAATTTCTGCATGACTTCTAATCCCTTTTCTATCAGGGTGTTAGCAAAGGGACTCAATGACGTAAGACCAAGCATTAAGGAACCAGTAGCTATAGTTCCTACGGCAAGCATAATTCCTGCAAATGTTCCAAAGAAGAATGCCAGCTTTTCAGCATCAAACGGAATTTTGTTTATTGATTCAACTATTTCCGAAAGGTATGTGACTATTGTTGGTATTGCTTCGGATATGGCAGCAAGAATAAGATCCATGAGTTTCATTCCGACTATTGCTAAGACAAACCCTGAACCCATCATTGCTGTTGTCGCAATTGAAGCGGCAACAAACGCAGCAACCGATGCCTGGATTGTTGCCAAAGCAGCCATTCCTACAGCAGCTAGCATCATAATTCCTGCAAATTTTGCGACAGACGTGAATGCGGTTGTCATTAAATTGGTAAAGGCATCAACTTCAGGAGGTTTCATGCCTAAACCATTAACCAAACCCACCAAGGCAACAAACCCTACCATGAAAAGTCCTATAGCGACTAACATAGCAGCTGCCGCGGCAAGGCCGACTTCCAATGCTCCGGTGGCGGCTCCACCGGCGGCGGCGGCACCTAATGCAATGGCAGATATTGTTGCGACCAATGTTGCAGCCATTGCAGCCGCAGCAACATTCATCATTGAATCTATCTCAGTCGGAGTAACTCCTGATTTTTTAATCAGATATGCAATTCCTACTAATCCTGCCATGAAGCCCAACATGGCAACTAGTATACCGGCAGCAACAGCAAATAGTGTTCCGGCTGCTTTTGAAACTTTACTCATGTCCAGTTTATTGACTGCTTCAACCAAGCCGCCAATGCCTTCCACGGCATCAGTTATTACACTAGTTGCAGGTGTTTCTGCGGTAGATCCGATTGCCTTGAGCATAATGTTCTCGAGTCCTTTGACAAATAATCCCCAAGCTGCACTGGCGGCAAGCTTAATGATTGAAGTTGTCAATGCAAGACCAAGCTGTGTAGCAAGAATGACAGAGTATGCAGTAATAAGGTATGGACCAAACTTGACTGCAGCCGTCAATATGAGATCTCCAAGCGCCTTTAATACTCCTGGGAGAGCTTTTTTCATCGCCGCCAGAATAGGAGCAAAGATCTTGGAGGCAAACCCCCCAGCATTTGGCACATAGGTTGATGGATTGCTTAGGAAGCTTGCGATATCTTTAAGGCCTGTCTCTAACAATAATCCCATCTTTTCAATCAGGCCAGCAATGATTAAAGAGACAGTTTCAACAAACTCAACGAGACCATCCTTCATCATTGTGGCGCCGGCGCCACCCTTAAATGCCCCGGAAAGGTTATCGATAAGATCATTTACTGCTTTTCCTGGATTCGTTTTTAGATCAGCAAAGAATTGTTGAAAAGTTTTTCTGAGTTCCTTAACAATATTTCCTATGCCATCTTTTCCGGAAAGCACCTTGTGTAGGCCATCAAACATTTTTCCAACACCAGGAAATGCCTCGACAAATACCTTACCAACTTCTCTACCTAGCTGTCTCATGCCACGCAGGAGAGATGCAAGGTCATAAAGAACTGCTCTGCCTTTTTGAGAACGTGATAATCCCTCAGCAAAACCTGTAAAGAAGTTTGTTATAAAGCCTCCACTATAGTTGAGTGCTTCAACCATTTGCTTGATGGCGTTTCCTAAATCCTCAAACATCTCCTGCTGTGATTTTTGCTTTTTTGCTGATATTTCAGCATCTTTGGAAAGCTCCTGATATGACTTGCCAGCATTCTTGGCTGATAGGGCCTGCTCTACAATGGCCTCGTCAAGTCCGGCTGTCTGTGCCAGGAGCTGCTTCTCCTGACGGGTCATCATGTCTATAGATTTGCCGGTTGTAGCAAACGAAGTCCTCAGCATCTCAAGGCGCTTACCTGGGTCCTGTTCCTTCATCATTTGCAATGCATCAACATTCATTCCAAATGCCTGCGCAAGCTTTGATGCATTGGTCGCAGCAGTCTCAAAGTCATCGAATGCTGCGACAAGACCTTCAATCTGTTTTACTTCGAGCCCCAATTTCTTTACATAGACTACGGTTGCTGCAACCTGTGCGGCTGAAAGTTTTCCATACTTTGCCGTGCTTTGAAGCATGTAAGCCATGTCACGGGCAATCACCTTGGAACTCATTCCAAATTTTGCCGACATGTCTTTTGCAATCTTTTCCAAGTCGCTTACTAGCGATGTTGCAGACTTCCCAGCCAATCTTGATGCAATGACGAGGCCTTTCATGTCTTCGCCGGTAAGGCCCAAGCCCATTTGTGCAATGACTAGTGTGCCGGCAAGATTTTTGTAGTCATCATCAAGCATATTGACAGCATCACCCAATGCCACCGCCATTTCACGTGATGCATCGATTGCGGCAGCGACACCTCCTGGTCCTACACCAAAGAAACGTGAAAATGATTTTCCTGTTGCTGCTGCGGCTGTCTTAATTGAGCCTAAACCATCAACTACCTGTTTTCCAAATCCTTCACTGATATCACCAAACTGCTCTCTGACTCTTTCCATTGCGTCAAAGACTTCGGTATTTGCTGCAAGTTCTGCAGCCTTTTCTGTAAGAATATCGAATATTTTGAAAGGAATGCCTATTATTGCAATTGCAAGATTAGAGACAAATTTTCCTGCTGCAATGAGACCTTCATTAAATGCCGCTATACCGGCCAGGCCCTTTGAAAAGATACCTTTTATCCCACTTCCTAAAGACTTAAACGCCCTGTCTATGTCAATTGTAGCTTTTTTTGTTTTGTCAGCCTCTTTATTGGCATCTTTAAGACCGCCAAGCAAGGCATTAGTTGTTTCACCGGCAGTCTTGCCTACGGAGTCTAAAGACCTCCTCATCTCTTCAAGTCTTTCGACTGTTCTATCAACTTCCTCACACTTGAGGGCCTTACAAAGTTGTAAGGCCAACTCAACTTGGTCAGCGATCCTGGAGGCTTGTGTGTCCAACATCCTAGACCTTTCTACAAGGACTGTATTGATCTGTTGCTGTATTCTCAGGTTCTCAGCGTCAGTTGTCATACAAAACCCTCACAGGTCTATTTATAAAGTTGGGCAAGTACTTAAATGTCCCAGTCTTCGCCTGTAAGGTCTTTCCACCTTTTTGCTGCCACCTGGCGTCTCTCCATCGCCTCCCTGACTCTCTCGGGTTTCGATGACTGACGAAGAGTGTGAAGAAGTGACCGACAAGACTCAACGGCCTCCCAAAGCGTTGCAATGAGCCTGGGAGGGCCTGAGATCTCAAGGGTCTTTCTCTTACCGATAACATACTCGAGGATTGATTTTTTAAGTGTAGGTTCCATAGGAGATATCTATTCACTAACTTGACTAAGTGAAACGCCTCAGTCTAGAGGGAACTTGTTCTCTTCCCCTTCCCTGCATTGCCCTAACATCAGGCGTGTTATGATGAAGTGCCCTGGAGTTGGGGTCTCCTCTCTCATTGGTCTTCTTGATTTCCTCGTTGATTCTTCTGATAAACCAGATTCGATAACTCACCGGGATATTGTAAGTCTCCCAGTAAGAGAAACCCATATAGTACATCAGAAGGAAAGACTGCTCAAGAAAGATCTCTTTATCGCCCGGCGTCAGGCCAAAAGAATGTTGCTCCCAACGGGATGCGCACCTCCGACATCTCCGAGCAAGCGGGACAGTCCATATGCGACTTCATGTCAATTCCAGGTTCAGCCTGATCAATTGTTTGCCTGAGAAAGAGAGAGTCTCTAGCCGGAAGAGACCTGATAAATGACCCAATAAGGGCCTTGTCACTCTTTCCTTCAACCTCAACAATTGAGAACTGGAGGCGGGTTGTTACCAAGTTGTCAGCCATACCACCGGCTTTCTTCTTTCTTTCAGAGATGAGCATAATCTCCTCTTCATCGGCACCAGTGAGAAACTTAAACTTTACTCTCTTCTTGGTGATAGGTAGCGTCACCTCAAAGAGGTTGGCACCAAACTGCACAGGTTGCAACTCCAAAGGCTTGATTTCAAGCTCCGATAGGTTGAAAGTCTGCTTCGACTTTGTGCTACATGCAGGACATTCAACCTCTACATTATAGTCGGCCCCGTAACCGGTAATACGAAGTGCGACCATCAATGCATTACGGTCACCTGACAACATCTTTGTAACATCAATTCTCTTATCTACCAGACAGCTCTTGATGAGTTCGGTGATGACAGTGCCCTTCTTGATGAGTGCCTTTGAGGTAAGAATGTCCTCCTCACGAGCAGTCATTGCCCTAACATCAACTGTCTCACAGCCGTGCAATGGAGAGTCCGATGGATATGTCAAGCCCCTCGATGGAAGTGGCACAGCTTCCACTGGAATTTCGAAACCAAAATCATCCTTCATCACATCTCGAACAGGAACACCTGGGCCGGCCCCACCCGTAAATACACCGTTACGCTCATTTCTTTCAGACAAGATTGCCTCCGATAGCTTTGTAGATTATCGGAGGCAATCGATGAATGTTAAATGCTATCGTGAATCAGTATTGGAGGACACAGTTGTCCATCTGTAAGGTAAGGTTGATTTCGGCAGGAGCCTCGTCTTCGTAGGAGACATCACCAAAGGTGGCATTGGTGATCTGTGCTCCTTTGATGTCCCAAAGTTCTACCACAGTGCCAATTGGATCAAGCATTTTTAGCTGGAGATCGCGCTTGTAGAAGTCGGCATAGCCTGCACGACCGGAGACAGTCTCCATATGTGTGCGAATCCACTCCATCACCTGCTGAGCACCTGAGGGTGCAATGGGATCATAGAGTGTGACCGCCATTGTGCTGAACTTGGCTTTACCAGCAACATAGCGAACTGTGTTAATCCAGTGAATTTCCTGTTGTCCTACTTCGATAGTAGGACGGGCTGCCGTCTTCACGAGGAATGCGTCGATTCCCTCAATTGCCAGAACCCATCGAAACTTACGCTTGGGCTCAAAGCGATTAGGAAGCATATCGGTAACTGAAAGTGTCTCTGCCATTTTAACTCCTTGTCATTATCTATTCACAAGCTGGGCTCAAATCTCAACATTGGGATTGGAAACCACAAAGTCGAGTGAGATGAACTCGACAGACCGTGTGGGCTGGATGAAGATCTTGCCACGAATGGTGTTGTTCTCCACATCAGCTTGTGTCGTTGTGGTTGTGTCGATCTTCACACGGTACCGATCCACACCCTGCTGGGCCTGAATCTGCTTCAAGATTGGATCGACAAGGGCTGAGAACCGAGCAAGGGTAGCGGCACGGTTAGGCTCAAAGAGGATAGAGTTGGCAATGTTTCTCACCTTCCTACGAAGGTCGATGAGAAGACGACGAACATTGACCCTGTCAAGAGCTGATGCTCGAGCCAAGAGTGTCTTCTGTCCATAGACAACCGGACCAACTGAACCTGGCAATGTTGTAATAGGATTAATGTCATTGTCATATAGGACATCAAGGTTATCACGATTGAGCTTCGTCTGCACTTCCACGACTGTGGAGAGTGCTCCACGTGTAAATCCTGCAGGGGCAAACCAAGGATAAGCAAGTGCATCATTCATGGCGAAAGCACCCAGGACCGCAACCGAAGGTGGGCAGACAAGATTGGTTCTTGTTGCCGGATCAGTCATCACAACATCCGGAAAGTAGGCCGCGGCAAAGGAAGTGTCAAGTGTCCTGTTTCTTAGACCATTCGCAGTGAGTCCCACCGAGACGGTTTCAACGGAGGAGGTGATGACCGAATCACTGATATTTCTCTCCTCAATGTCCATGATGTAAATGGCATCGAAACGAGATGTAACGGCATCAATCGCATAGTCAGTAACACCTGGCTCACGAATACCTGGAATTGCAAGGATCTGGATGTCGGCGAAAGCCTTGTCGGCCAGAACATCAATTGCCTTCCTGTAGGCGGCAACTGTATTGCCTGCTGGACCACCCTGTGTTGCCGTGAAATCCATCTCACGAGCTGCGGCATTGTTGAGGAGATTTGCACGATCACCATTGAAGATGTTGGTGCCGTTGAAACCGCCTTGGACAAAGAAGGAGAACTTCAGGTACCTGCGAGTTGTGAAATCAGCAAAGTCTGAAACATTAATGAATCTTGCAGGTGCTGCAGCTCCTAATGTACCATCTCTACGATAGGATGCTGATGCCCAAAGGTTGGGATTAGGATACCCAGTAAGTGATGAGGTGTCTGCCACTCTCACCTTTGTCAATGAGAAGAGGTTATTGTTATATGTGTCAGCACCGGCACTAGTCCATGGAACAGCTGAAACTGTAAAGTAGTTGCTAAAATACTTGGTCATCGAAGATACGGTATTGTCAGCATATGTGTTCTTGTTAGGTTCACTAACAGAGTCATTTACCTCAAACTGAACACCCCAATGGAAGTAAGGTGTTGTTGTTGCTGCTGTGCCGGTTCCAAGGGCAATTGTTCTACGCATAGGAACAGGAAGCATCTTCACATTATTGATACGAGTTAGCTGATTTGCACCTGCAATATTAAGGTAGTTAACACCTCTAAATCCAAGTGGTAGAGCATCAGCTGGGATTTCCTGGTTCTCGACTTCAGCAGGAATTTCGAGCCTAATATAGGAGGAGAGATTAGGATAGTTTCCTTCTACAACAAGCTTCTGTGCCCCTGCTGCCCTATCAAAGTCATAGTAAGTCTTAGTATCACCAATGACTTTTCCAATATACCTCTCAGAAGCAGGATTCAATGTGAGACCAATAAAGCTCTCTAGCACCTGTGGTGTATCATCCGTGTCTTCAAACTCCCTCACAAAGAGTGAGAAAGAACCGTATTCTGATGTGGGATCGGTAGATGGTGTAATGTTACTGATAGAGATCTTAAACTTGGTGTTAGCATATGTGCCATCATCAAGTGAATGAACCCGGAAGAGATCGACAGGTGATCCACCAAAATCCTGTGAGATAACCATTGGTGAGAATGCAGCCTGGAAACGATCCTCAAATCCCTCGAAGTTAGGAACCGTAGTTGAGCCTGTGTTGAAGGCCTGTGACCCGGTGAGAATGAAGGCAATCTCTTCAGAGACACCTGCAATGTTTCCACCGTCACCATTCGTGATATTTCCTGTACCTGTCACAACAGTATATGCACGATATGCATCATATGATGTATAGAGATAGTGACCGGCCTGTTCGGTCTTTGTAGGATCTGTATTGAAGATCTCAGCAAAATAGTTTGGAGCTTGTGGATCGAAAGAAGCCGTTACAATATTGGGATATGTTGCAGTTGCCTTGTGTCCGCTAAGAAGCAGAACAAACTCTTGAATACCAGCTGCAGATAGTTTAACTGCTCCTGTCATAAATCCAAACACTGTGTTTGGAACAGCAGTTGCAGGAAGGTCATTACTAGTGACACCTGAAGATGAGAGGACAGGAAGAACACCTGATGGTGCAAAGATGACACCGCGAAGGACAGGAATTGAGTTTGCTGATGTCTGTGCGCCGGCCTCTGAGAAAATAGTGACCCCACTTGACTCTGACATATAGCAACCAAGGAAGAATGTACGGCCTGTGTAATTGCCAAGTGCGTATGGATTTGCACCAAGATCACCATTTGCCTGTACTTGTCTATCACCAACAACGAAGCCTGCGTTGGTCACCTTTCCTGCATTGTCACCAGCATTGGATGTTCTGATCTTTCCATCACCGGCGCCTAATATTCTAACATAAGTTCCTGCTCTGGCAGTTCTGAGCCACTCGTTCATTGCAAGTGGTCCAAACTTCTCACCATCTGTAGGGCCAAACTTGTTAACAAAGTCGGTAAAGTTTGCCACGGTGACCGGAACGAATGCTGGGCCCCTGAGTGAAGTTCCAATAACACCTGCAGGAACTCCCTGAGGTGCTGCGCTAGTAGGCCCTGAGAGATCGATCTCGCGGGTTCCAACGCCCGGGCTCTTGAATGTGAGTTCTGCCATGGATGCTCCTAATCTTTCTTATTTATCACTCAAACGAGACGCCTGAAGGCGTAATTACGAAGTCGATGGCAATGAACTCCACCGTCTTGGTCGGAACTATAACAATCTTACCATTAAGTCTATTCTGTTCAGCATCTTGAGGTGTGTTATTGGTGTCATCCATAATGACCCTGAACTTCTCGATACCGGCCTGTGCCTGGATCAGTGAGAGCTGAGGATTGACGGATGCAATAAACCGCGAGCGGACAGCCGGTGTATTCTGCTCAAAGAGGATACCACCGGCGGCCTGACTGACAACCCTCTTAACTTCCAACAAGAGTCTGCGAACATTAACCCTGTCAAGTGCTGATTTCTTCAATTGTAGTGTCTTCTGCCCAAAGATGACGAATCCACCAGATGGGAATGTTGCAATGGGATTGATCCTTGCATCGTACAAGGTGTCCCTGTCACCCTGGTTGAGTCGCACCTGGACGTTATTGACGAAGTCAAGTGCAGCCCTGTTAAAACCTGCAGGGGCAAACCATGGGTAAGCAACCCGGTCATTGAAAGCAATTGCGCCCATTGCGGCAACTGATGCAGGAACCTTCACACGACGAGCCAGCGCATTATCAGTGATATAGACATCCGGAAAGTATGTAGTGGCATAGTTGTTATCAACATTCAAGGAGACGAATGTCTCTGATGTCTGCCTAACTGATGGGCGCCGACCGGTGGTATCATCGAATATCCGGACACCGTTATCATCATATGAGGGGATATCCCTAACAAACATCGCCAGTGAGTAATCACGAGCAGCGTCCTGCGCATAAGTTGTGACCAGGGCTTCCCTGATGCCTGGGATTGCAAGCAGATTAATGTTTGACGAGATCTCATCAGTCATTATATCAGTTGCTGTCCTGTAGGCATTGACAATATTGTTAGAAACTCCGGCACCGGCTGCATTAGTAACTAGTCCATCCTCGACGGCTCCGGAAGCCTTACCACCAGTCTCTGTCGATGAGGCCTTGTCATTCATTAGACGATTGTCCCTGTCCAGAATGTTGAGACCATCAAATCCGCCATAGAAGACTGTAGTGAACTTGTTGAATGCAGCAAACCTGTTGAAGACAACTGATGAAGAGGCCACAAGGGTTGCCATTGTCACCCTATCGCCTGAGGCGTAATTGACTCTGTAGTCAATAGGTGAAGGCTGACCATTTCTAACATAGGCGGCCTCACGCATATGCACCTCGGCAGTGCCGGTGACTGCTGAGATTGTAGTGTTTGCCAGTGCAACACGTGAGAGACTGAACTTGTTAGCGTTGAAGGCATCAGCTGCAGATCCAGTAACCAGAACATCTTGCTTAAAGATACCCTGGAATTTCGTGTAGCTCTTCACCAGGTTGTTTTCTAGTGTTCCTGCGTTATAGTTGAGGACAGCATTCTTCACGGAAGAAGTCGTTGGCATTGACTGCACGACAACACCCCAGTAGAGACGTGAGTCGGCGCGCTCATTAGGACCAGGAGCACCAATGTTACCATCAGTTTCACTCATCGTTCCCTTTGTCACCTTGAACCGGAAGGGCAAGGGTGGAAGAACAGATGCAGTCAGCGGGAGAGCAGTTCCATCACCACCGAAGAGCCTGGGGCTACCAGTGAATGTTGTTCCACCAAATGTCAGTGAACCTGCGTAGTCAGTCAAAGAGTCAGTTGTCTTGAGAACGGGAATTCCTCTGAACCCGAAAGGTAGCGCGGCAGGTGGTACCTGCGCAGACTCAATAAGGGGATTCATCACAACCCTGAAATTGACGCTCCTGTTAGGGTACTTGCCTGAGATGATAAGGCGACGCTCGGACTGCTCATCGGCATCAAAGTTCCACTGGACTTTCTTGTCACCAATTGCGCGTGCAATGTAGTTTTCGGCTCGAGGATTCAAGCTAAGAGCAGGATAGTACTCGAGTCCTTGTGGATTAAAGTCATCATCTCCAAATTGTCTTAGAATAACATCGAAGGTACCATAAGGTTGATCAGGATCTGTGCTAGCCTGAATGTTCGCAATGGAGACCTTTAGTTTGTCATTGGCATACTCACCATCGGAGATTGCCTCAAAGTGGAAGAGGTCATACTCATATGCACCGAAGGGCTGTGAGATGAAGGATGGTGTCTGGGGGGTTGTGAAACGAGTATCGTACCTGCCAAAAGCCGTCCTGTATGCTGAAGTACTTCCTGAGAGGATTGCAACCGTAGGATCTGTCACGGCAGTGCCTGTCATTACAGGTGCTAGCTCTTTCTCGACAGGAAAATCCAGGTAAAGCAGGTGTTTCTTAGAGGCAAAGAGATCAGGGTCGGTGTTGAGTACTCGTGAGACATATGCGGAGTCACTTGGATCAAGTGATGCGGTAAGGATCCTGACACCAGCAAAGCCATCATCACTATCAAAGCTTGACCCGGCTGCCGAGGAGATGATGAGCTTGAACCTTCTGGCAAGACCTGCTGTGTTGTTATCTGGGCCTAATGAAGCAGTTGTTGCCGCAGGTGAGAATGTCTTGTCAAAGGGGGCCACCTGAATACGAGTACCGGATGCAGGAAAGATCACCGCCCTGACAAGATTGACATTGTCTCCGCCGGTTCCGTCAACACTGAATGTAGGATTGTCAGTAAAGATCGGAAAGCCCTCTGCCTCCGTGGGGCCGGCAGTTGAGGCTGAAATATAGTGGCGTGCCACAAGAAACTGTACAGTGGAGTCGGAGTAGGGTGTACTTGCTGCTGTTGAAGCTGCAGGGGTGATCTTGAATCCTGCGCTCTTCACGGTACCATTAGTGATGGTGTCACTAATGTCAGAAGCATTGGAATTTGCACCACCACCAAGCACTCTGAGGAATGTTAGTGACTGTTTGTGCTTCAAGAACTCATTAACAGCATAGGGTGCAAATCGCTGTGGATCCAGGTCACCAAACCTGGCTGTAAAGTCTGTTATCGTCGCAAGGGTGACTGGCACGAATGCGGGCCCCTTTTGTGATGTACCAATGACACCACCTGGAACGCCGACGGGCTGCTGAGCACCGGCAACGAGCTCGATCTCCTGCTCGTAAAAACCTGGGGATCTGAAAGTTTGCTCGGCCATTATTGGTCTCCTAAGAGTTTCGTAACTCAATAGTTATGTATTACTGTAGAGTGCTAACCAACACAAAAATCACAACTTTGCGAAGGTGTCAATCGAAATAGTTTGCTCACCCTTCTGTGGAGAGACATCAGTAACCTTAGCTGCGACCCTGCCAGGCTTTCCTGTCACTGGATCACTCTCCCAGACGACCCTTCGTGTACGCGATGGAATTTTTCCGACATTCCCCACAGCAGAATCATCAGGTCTAAGATCTCCTGTGAGAAGTGAGACATCGTTCCTGTCGGCTCCTCCATAGGCTTCGGCAGCCGACTTGCCACCCTCGGCAACTGACGCAGAGGGCCTGACGTTATCATCTGTTGCAACTTCTGAGAGGATGAATGGTTCCACCTTCCCACTAATGAGGGGTGTCTCCTGTACCCTCTCAGAGTCACCGATGTATGTTCCGAATGACACAGTAGGGGCTGATATGTAAGACCTGATTCCGGACGGAATGCCTTCAATCTCAGGCAAGATAAGATATCCCGGGACCTCTGCGCTGATGGTGGCTTTGACTAAGCGCTCCTCATCATTGAAGTTGTCAAAATTGTTTCCGGAGCTGAAAGTCTGATCAAAGTAAGCGACAAACCAGTATCCCTTCTTGGTGGTGATCTTTATGCTGCGATGGCCATTAACATAAGCTCCCAGGAGGACAGTCATCATCTCATTGAGCTGCCCAACATACTGAGCCCAGAAAGTAATCTCGTACTTTACAGTAAAGTACTTTGGCATTGGAATGACAATGGTCTCATAGAGGCCGCGCTGGAGATCAGGTTGCAGAAGCCGCCCGGTGGCCGTGTAGTAATTCTCATCAATGTTGGTGAGGATACCAGCTCCTGGACCCGATCCATTTCGAAGTCCTTGAGTATTCTGTATCGTCTGCCAGAGAGGATCTTCGGCCGAAACCCTCTTTCTGATGACCATCTCATTAAAGTACTCCGAGACACCCATTCCCTTTGCGGCATTTTGGTCTATGGCTGTTCTTGCAATAGAGATGATTGGCAGAATAAGTGATCCTGCCTTATCTCGAAGAGGTGATTTTTTCGATGCTAAGGCAAATCTCTCACCGGTAGCAAAGACGACAGGTATATTCCTTCTCTCCTCGGAGTCCTTCGATGCACGATATGTGAGAGGAAGCCCACTGTTAAAAAGCTCAAAGAAAGCCCTGTCAACGTCCTCAATTCCACAGGAAGGCAACGTAAAGTTGCGGGTGACATTGGATCCCTCATATCCGCTAGGAAGGATACCCGGAACCTCCCTTCTCTTGTCATACTTAGTCTGCATTATTCATCACCATAGAATGATGATCCTGTCGAATCCTCGACAACCTGCTTCGGGCCTGTGATAGGTGCATCAAGTACCCCTTTCTCTTGCAGAGCCCTAATATCATTGGTAGGACCTTCAACATTTGTGCTAGCACCACGCTGCTGGGAGAATGTTTCCTGTACTGCATTAGGACCGGTGAATTCCTCTCCAAGAGGTCCTATTGGTGTCTTTCCAATCTGACCCTCTCGAGCTTGCTTACCTAAAATCTTGAAACCTGTGACATGCTCAACCTGGCCAAAGATCTTACTAATGGGAATGAGAGAAGTCGCCTCATAGAATGCTGGTCCATAAGAGAAGTAATCTCCTTCTCTAAGGAGAATGTTTTTATCAAGCACGTCACGCTGGTGAATCATCACAGTGACAATGCCTCTTGTTTCAGATCCAAATTGTCCTGTATTAACTTCGGGTGAAGTCCATTCTACCAAGGCATCAAGTTCTACCGGTGGATCGAAGACTTTTTGCTGCGCCTCGGCATAGACATCATGTACCTGTGTTAGCTCCTCTCTCACCCGATAGTAATAGATCTTTTGTCCAATGACATCCTTAATGACTTCCTTTGTGAGATCACTAATAAGGTCCAACTCACGCGAGGTAATGAAGAGCCTTGCCATCTTAGCCTATCCTGATAGCTTTGCCCATTGGAATGGGAACTGCAAGGAGAGTTTTTCGAATATTATCAACTTGAGCTGCCTGAGTCTCGATGAGCTTGTCTATCGTCATAGTGTCAAGCATCTCTTTTAGCTGTGTAATGAGCTTATCTTTCTCATCCCTGCCGTTAGAAACAAGATCACTTCCATTAAGCTGCAGCTCGCCACCTGGGATTGGGACAGATCCAAACTTTGATCTCACCAACCCCAAGAGTTCCTTGCTGAGAGCTAGTGTGTACTGACGTGTCCACTGACGTCCAATAGAGTTGATGCGACTATAAACAAAGTTTCCAAAAGGTACGTTAGAAAGGTTGCTAATGCCGTAAAGAGAAGGATCATGAATGTCCGGATTAAATGGATCTTGAGGAAATCCAACATTTATCCAAAGTCTAGGTGGAATGTCGGAAACTGGTGTAGGGAATATCCGGATATTCTTGCCAACTATCTGATAACTATAGTTTGACCTTCTGACCTTGTTAGAGAGAGACATCTGTCCTCCACGGAGGATGTCCTCAAAGACCGGCAGAACATAGAAAACAGTCTCCGGCGTGAATGACTCGAAGGAGAACTCATTGTTGAGGTAATTGATAGCCGAGGTTGTGTCAAAGAAACGATAGGCTGCCTGAGGGTTAAAGTGCATCACTTCAAATATGCGAAGCTTTCCTTGAGATGGATTGAGCGATGATGAAACTATCGGAACTCCTGAGCCATCAACAAGGTCTGTGTAGAGATTGTAGTCTTGTCTTCCTTGCTGCAACTGAATCGATGCGGAGACAATGTTGTAAGAGCCACCAACACCCGCCGTAGACCCATATGGCTCTGCAAGTTTTAAAGCAAACTCTAATGTCTCACGAGGAAACTTTTGCTCCATCCCATCAAGTGTCCCAGTAGCGGCACCAAGCAAGTTATTGAGCTGTGATTTTGCCTGATACTGATTAACAATGGCACCATACTCGCAGAAAGCTTCCTCGAAACAGGCCCAAATTTGTTTCGAAGTGAGCTCCACTGAGAGAACATCATCACCAAGCTTTCTCTTGACAAATGTAACCATGGCATCGGCCTCTGCCTGAAACTGTGTATCAGAATCAAAGAAGCCAAATGGTGTCGGACTGAGGGTGTTTGCAAATGAGGCCATCTTACACTCCCAATGTAAATAGGTATTGAAAGTGAAATTTGCATAAAAAACGACAACAGGGACCGCAAAGTCCCTGCTGAAGACAATATGTGTTTAGGCGCTAATTACGGTAACCCATCCACGTGTTGCTCCGGTAAAGATAAAGACTGTTGTCTTTGAAGCAATTACAACAGTTGCATTACCCGATGTGTCAGGATCAGTTCCATTAATTTTGTCAGTTCCTGTAGTGTAAACTTTAGCAGCGTTTGCACTCAAATTGCTGACAATTCGTACATCACCTGCCACACCGGCCGGAAGCTTCAGGCCATCATTAGCATTTCCAACTGTCGCAATTGTAACAACATTTGTGATAGCAGTTGATCCAGCCTCGGTTTGTGTTGTACCTGCTGTCTTTGCACCAATATCTGTTAGGCCGAAAGTTGAAGCAAGTGAAACGGCTCCGGAGGCTGTCAGGCCTCCTGTAAGTGTCAAATCACTAGTGACTTCAAAACCTGAACCTGCTTCCTGAACGAGACCCTTTGCTGCTGTGTATACTACTTTTGGCATGTGATCCTCCTTTTGGCCGAATGCTTCCGATCCCCTGTCGGTGTCAGGTTGATCACAATGGATCGGGCTTATCGGTAGGTATGCAAGCCGGTGAATACTTTTCACAAAAGGTGAAAAATGCCGTAATCACACCGCGCCGTAGTTGATGACCTCGAAGGAGGCACCGTTATCGAGGCACCACTGGGCCGTCGCCTGCCACTTCTCGTGATCTACCGATGTCGTGTGACCCTTCACTTCGTAGAGTGTCTTACCATCAAGTGTGAGGAAGTCTGGGATGTAGGTGCGCTCGACTCCCTTCGGATCGATGTAGGAAATGCGAATGTCGTGCTGCTTCGTGATGGGTAAGCCGGCGCTGATGCAAGAGTCCAGGAATCGTGTCTCCCAGGAAGAGTGCATATACTCCTCCCTGCCCGTGAATGGGTTGAGCTTCCACTCGGCCCTGTAGGGAGCTTGAGGACCGATCTTTCCCTGTTCGAGGAGGTCAATGGCTCGATCTGTCTGGCGCTTTCTCTTCTCTGCCGACTCGGGCTTTTGCCAGTTTTCAGAGTTTGTCTTGGCTGATCGCTTTCTGACTTCGGGTGTTATATGTGATCGCATTAATGCAGCTTGTGCTATAGTTTTTTCTTTATTTTCATTGTAATAGCGCTCTAAATTTTGACGATTTTTAGCACCGATCTTGGCCTTAGATTCGGCAGTCAAACGACCTTTGATCCTTGCTGAGTGTCCGTGAATGTATCGAAGAAACCTCATACCTTGAGATTTAGAGAAAGGTGCATCTTGACCACACCCACACTCACATTTTGGAGGGACACCTCCGTAAAAATGTTTCAATAGATAGCTCTCGTAAGAGAGGCCATGGCATCTGGACACGTGTGAGGCTAAACGCTCAAATGACTTAAAACAAAGTTTGCATGTAGTTTCCATATTTAGATAATATTCAACTCTATTCCGACATAAACCTCCGCGCTAAAATAGAAGCGGTGCCACTACGAGAGTGGCACCGCCAATATTAGTTGCAACCTAACCCTTTCGAGTTAGATTACATTCAACTATATTATGTTCATGTCGAGGCAAGTGACCGTGCCATAGAAGTCGCTGCGAACCATCTTCTTGCCATAACGAGTCATGACACCCTTACGAGGGGTGAAATCCTCAGGAGCAAAGATGGTGGGAGTGACAATGAGTGGAACGTAGGGAGCATAGACATATCCGGTCTCCAGGTAGCTGCCGCCCTTGAAGCCGACGAGGATCTTGTTACGGGGGAAGTAAGGATCCTTGTAGACGGTGAAGCGGTTGCTAAGGGTTCCGATCTTCTCGGCACCAATTGTCATGGGGGTACCAACCTGGCCGCTGCCGTCGATGGAGTAGACGGGCTTGTAGAGCACCGAAGCCTCCAGGATGGTGGCGACGTCAGGGGAGACCACAATGAAGTTGGCGGAGCCGCGGAGGGTCTTGCGATGGATCTCGTTGGCAACATCGATAATGGTCTCGGAGAGGGTCTCGTACCACTCACGAACGGTGCCGGTGAAGGCAGGGCCAGGAGTGAGTGTAGATGCACGAGCAACTTCAGCACCAGTCTGCTTGTTAACAAACTTACCAGGAGCACGAGACCAGAAGAAGTTGGCACCGGTTCCGGTTGTCAACAGGTCATTGAGGATCTCACGGTCCAGCTCTAGAGCAATCTGCTCGGAGAGGATCTGGGTGAGCTCAACTTCTGCGTCAAGTGAGTGGTAGGCATTGAGGTCCTGGGCAAGCTCAGGTGACCAGCGAGCGCGAAGCTTACGAGTTGTGGCAACAACCGAGATGGACTCGATCTTGATGTCAATCTCAGGGATCGCAGGTGAAGGCGAAGTGCTGTTGAAATTGGACTCAAAGACTGGAATTGTCAGTGTTGAACCATCGTTGCCAACATCAAGTGTTGAAGCAATAGGATAGCTAACAAAGAAGTCACCAGGTGCTGTGCCTGCAAGCTTCGTTCCTGAAACAATCATTAGCACTGCGGCATTTGTTCCGCTAACAGGTGTAAATCCATTAGCTGTGAAGGTGTTGGTGCCAGAGTCCCAAGTACCAAGCTGGTTGAGGCGGCGAACGTTAAGAACACCGGTACCACCTTGCACGGCCTGACCTACAGGAGCAACATCGGTGTCAGCATTTGCAGCTCCTGTGAGGAAGAGACCAAACTCCTTCACCATGGTGGAATCAACATTGCTCTGGAATCCCTTACCGGTGCCGGCATTACCAGCAAACTTTAGAACAACAGCGGTAAACTTACCGGCAGACTGATCAATGAGGCTGCTGATTTGTGGGTCGAATTGGAGAAGACGACCATCGGAACCAGATGTTGAAAGAGTTCCTTGAACAAGAGTGGTTCCTGAGCCGTAGGATCCTGATGCAAGGAATGCGTCAGCGAGAACTGTTGAAATTGCAGATCCACTGTGCACCTTGGAGTAAGCAGTGCCAACGAGGTCGTACTGACCACCGACACCAAGAGATCCTGACTGAATTCCCTTGCCAGCGGGGTTGTTATAGATGGACTGCCCAACTGAGTACGTACCACGAGCGCCAACAGTTTCGCTACCATCAACACCGGTGTTAGCGCCACGGTTATTACCAAAAGTGTAATCCAGGTAGAAAAGGAGACCTGATGGGAGGCTCATAGGCTGAATGGAAACGAGATCGTTGGCAACAAGACCACCGAAGACCCTACGAACGATAGGGAATGCGATGTTGGTGAAGCCGCGGATGTCGCCAGAAGAGGAAGAGGTGCCGGCACCATTACCGATGGAGTTAGCCTCCTTCAGGATCTGGGCAGTCTGGTTCTCCAGGAGGCGAGCCATATTCTCCTTGCGGACACCGTCGAGACCCCTCAGGAGTCCAGTGCGGTTCCACTTCTCGAGGAGCCTACGTCCCTCGGTGCCAAGATGCCTCTCGCGAATGCCCTCGGCTAGTTGATCTAGTGTAAATGACTTCGACATATTCTATATCTCCGTTGTTTGTTGAGTTGACTTCTGAATGTCCCGGCCCTATCAGGCCTTTCCGTTCCCGATGCCGGCCAGAACAGCCCAGCGATCAGTCTCACCGACGGATTCATTAATCATGCCACCTGGCCTCGTCGATCTTGAGGAGCTGCCCACTGTCCTGTTCGTCCCCTCTGAAAGATTACCTGATGCCTTGGAAAGGGATTCATTCAGGCTCTTGTAGAGGAGGTTCGCCTCTCTAATAGTCTTTGCAGAGTCGAGAGCCTCGACAACAGCTTTCAGTTTGGACTGGGGTAGAGCTGTGTTCTGCATCAACTTGTTGACAAACAGAAGCTTGGCGTTGAACAGCTTCTGTTCTTTGAGCTCGCGGCTAAGCCCTTCTAATGCCGCAGTCGCCTCTTTAAGACGACCCATGAGAGCTCGATTCTTGCGAGCCTCCTTTACTGCCTCATCCTTGGCCTCATCTGCCTTCTTCTCGGCGTCCTTGGCCTTTTTCTTGGCTTCTTTGAGTTTTTCGTTCTCAGAGACATTTGCATTGAGTTCGACATCATCGTAAGCCTTAAACTTCTTCTCGGGGGTACCACCAAATGCATGACCAGGTTCAATCTCCTCACGGAGACGACGTGAACGAAGACGATGAAGTTCACGACGAAGCATGTTTTCATTGATGGTGTAGACTGTTCCGGAACGACGACGACGGGACTCCATGTGCATACCTTCATTATCCATCTCGTCCATATCGTCCATCTCGTCCATATCGTCCATCTCGTCCATCTCATCCATCTCGTCATAGAGACTGCCCTCTGGCATATCATCCATCTCCATGGACATCTCTTCGTCCATCTCTAGCTTAATCTCGTCATCACCACCTTCATCATCAGCGGCCATTTCCTCATCATCACCTGCAGGTGCAACCTGCATTCCAACTGCTGCGGCAAGTGACTCAATAGCCGACTTCACGGCATTGACATCGACTTCGGCTTCACCGTCATCACCATCATCAGCAGCCTCATCGCCTTCATCATCACCACCTTCATCATCGGCAGCCTCATCATCGGCAGCCTCATCATCGGCAGCCTCACGAAGACGGTTGGCTCTCTTTGCTTTCTCTTCACGCTCAAGAAGTGTACGTAGTAGTGACCTAGTTGACATTTGCTTAATCTCCTTTAGTAGCAGGTTCATTTCTCTTGCCGATGCCTCTTGCAACTCACCTCGAGGAAGGGTGTTTAATTCACCCTGAAAACCTAAAGACTTGCGCAAGATGTTATTGAAGCTCTCGACAATTCGAAGTGCAGCTTTACCTGTGCTCCTGCCTTCATTAAGGGCGCCGAGGGCCCTTCCAATTAGTTTTAGCTCCATTCGTGTTTCACGAATACGGTCACGCAGACCGCCCTTGCCATCGATTATCCCCAGAAGGGTATTTATCGATTCATTTGTAAGGACAACACCCTCATCAGTGAGCATTTTGCCACCTAAGGAGTCTCCTTCGAACTCTATGTTAATTTTCTTAACACCGTCAGATGGAAGTGTGATTGTACCACCCTTCGAGAAAGATCCTAGACCGAAGTCGCCAGTATCCTTGTCGGTGCCATCAAAATCATCCTCTTCCTCTTCTTCAAATTGATCTTCGCCCATCTCATCATCGTCAAGATCATCCATGTCACCTTGCATGGGCTCTTCAATATCTAGGTCGTCAGGATTTTCGAGTGAATTGACAATTGAATCAATATCCTCATCATCATCAGCTTCCCTAACAAGTTTCTTCTCGACAAGTTTTCTGATTCTTGGGGCGACAGCCTCAATGAGCTTATTGGTGGCATTTTCCTCAGCCATCCTCACAAGCTCCTTGGCGTCAGCTATTGCTTCATCGTATAATGATGACATCACCAATCTCCGTGTTTCTATGTATTACAGGCAATGTGATAAAATCAAACATTTCTATCATTCTCTCTAAAAATGTTGGAAATTATCTTGCGAAGCCTTGTTATTTCAGGCGCCTCCTCCTGATCCTCACTAGGATCCAGAATAACCGAGGCAAATTGGGTGCCTCGAGGAGTTGACTTAGTCCTGAGGATATTCTTCGTTACCTGCCAAGGATTCGAACCCACCATGCCACTATCCCTACCCTTATAAAGGTCAGGGATAGGAACCATTCCACCACGCGTGTTATTTCTTACAACGGATTCAAATCTCGTTGCTGAACCAAAGAAGTAGAACGGGTCACTTTTCTTGGTGGCAAGTGGATCTGATGGAATGTATGCTGAAAGTTTTTTGCTCACATTGGACTCGTCTTCAGGATCCATTTCCATATCATTTGCCTCTTCCTCATTGGGACTAACAGGTTCACGATATGGAAATGTACCTTGATACTGTCTTGGGGAATGATAGCCTGACTGGGTTCCATAACCTAGACCAGTTCTAGCATCATAATTGGGGAAGTTTGCAGGACCTCCACCAATAGCTTCCCAAAGAGTTTTACGATGCATTCTGAGTTGCTGGTGACTTGCCAAGATCAGGAATGTCAACGGTTGTCGACATGTTAGCTGATGCTACCGATGGGTTCTTGTCAGGTGCAATGACTGTTGTCGATGCTCCGGAATGTGAACCATTTGTAGGAACTGTGCCATATCCAGCAGGGGCCGCCGCCATGTCAGCGGGATTGACTGATCCAGCCCCGGGGCTCACGGGGTTTGGAACCCATGCGGAGGCAGGAAGTCCACCTGCACCAGTAGGAACATCAGCATAGTTTGGCGCACCATTTCCTGCAAAATCTCGGTTGTAGTTTCCAACCTGACCATTGTCAATAATCTCACCATCCAGGAGAAGCTCTAGAGCCGCCTTCTTGTAAGAAGAGGCATTGGATGTTGGTAAGTCACCGTCAGCAAGTCCAGGTGTTTGTGGAAACATTGACTGAAGGGTAGCAGTGTCAGAACTGCCTGGGGATCTGGTCCTTGTTCCAACGGTTTTAATCGTTGGGTATGTATATGTTCTACTCATTTTTCCCTCCAGTCAAATTATTTTCAGCGACGTGCAAGGCGGCGACGAAGATTTCTCTTGCTCTCACGAATCTTCTCCAGCTGTGCGGCGAGGCGGCGCTCCTGCAGGGTAAGATTGCGATAAGCATGTGACTCATTCTTAGGTGAGAAATCCTTATGTGCAGCTAGAGTATCAGCGTAACCATCAGCATCAACCTCGTCAGGTGCAGGTGCATCTAGCTCCTGCTGAATTTTCTTCTTCTCCTCAAGGACGATACGACGAAGGAGAGCTGGTGTAAGAGTAACAGTTTTTGACATTTTTATCTCCTGGAGCTTTTTTGCTCGATTACTATGTATTCACCTTCTTGGGCTAATTTTCGAATTCGAGAAGGCAATTGTTGCCCAATTATCTGCGCCTTCAAAAAGGGTAGGATCCACACCGGTATCAATGTATGGATTTGTATTCTCATTATTGGCAGCTGAACCGATTCTTTCAACTAATCCGCTAGACGCAGTATCTGCAAATATTTCAGCCATTATAGCGTTTCCACCGGTAAGTTCTCGATAACTCTCGGCTTTAACCCTAGTGGTCACAGGCTGTTGTGTCTTTGGAACCGAAGCCTTTCGTGAGACACCATTAGGATGAATCAAGTCCAGTGCCGGTCGAGAAATAGTATGCTGAGCCTCTACTGGTGCTCGGCTTCCAGATTTTCTTTCTCTAACACTTTCAACGACATTTTTTGGAGATCCCTCAATTATGATCTCAAGAAGACACTCTTTTACCAAGGATTTTAGATCATCTCTTGTCACTCTTCCTCCACGAAAGTACTTCGTTGAATACTCTATCAATTCTATCGCTTCGTGTGAAGGTCTTTTTTAGATCATTTTCAGAAACCCTCTTTCCCTCGGCCATCATAAATGCACCTGGTGTCGACGGCTCTGCGACAAAGTCCCAGCAGATCAGCTGAAAATCGTCCTGCACAACCTGTGAGTCTCCATCACGTTTTGTAGAACCAACTCCACGTGATGAGATTCCAAGTGTGACGCCGGACTCAACAAGGCTCTGAAGAATCTTGCCCATTGGGGTGTCCAAGATTTCCACAGTACCATAACAAACATTTCCTTCCAACCAGGCTTCACGAATAATGTGACTCACTTTTTTCAGTTCAACAACAGACGAGTCTGGGTGGTCACAGTTTCCTGTCCATACGACTCTTTCATTTTGCCTCATAAGCCATGTTCCGTTCTTGACATTAACGCAATACACAGGACCATCATATTCAATTTCATCAATTTTCATAAACCTTAGATCAGATGAAACTGCATTTGATGTATGCATATACACAATATGCATATCAGATTGGTTTTCAGCTAGAATCACTCGTCCAGGATCAGGTGAAATTCTTTCATAGGGCTTTCTAACTCTAATTGTTGAAGCATGCCCTAGTTTAAGCATGACCTCTTGAACATCATTTGCCAATCGTCTTGATGAGGTTGCATATTCAATTGCACCATTTTTCCTATGAAGACCATCACCATACAGCATCCATTCTAACAATATTGATAAAAGCCTTGGAGACCAATTTTTTGCATAATCAGGAATGAACTTTTCTCGAGATCCGCCTAACTGAACTAAATGTGAGTGAAGTTCTGAATTTCTAATACAGAAATCAAATCTCTTCTCTAAAGACTCCTTAGTTGTAAAATTCCATGGAAGCTGCTGCATAAGATTCATAATCTTGTTTGCAGTTTCACCTGAATTTTGTGTGATTACAACATTATGATATGCCTGCCTATATGACTTATACACACCACTTGAATGACCTTCAGCCAAGTATATTCCTAAAAAGGCTGCCCAAAGTTGTGAATCGATTTCCTTACCATCAATCAAAAATGTTTCAGGATCTTCACCCTTCCAGTTTGTGAATGCTCGCTTAAATGCACTATGACTTATCCATGATCTTTTAGTTTTATTTGTGCCTCTGGCAATATCAAGCAGTTCAGTAGATGAAATTTTGTATGGAATATTTTTTCTGTCCCAAAGAACATGATTGTGACTTGGTGTTACAACCATGTTATAGGTCGAGTGATTGTGAATTTTGTGTAACTTTCCTGAAAATTGAATTTCAATTTTTTGATCAATTGCCTGATATTCAGTTTCACCGGTACTCAAATTACAAGTTGCAATAATCTCATTATCATCGATGTTTTCTATCTTTTTCCATCCTGAAAGAGTAAGAATCTCTGTGCCAGGCGGAACACACTCTCCTAAGGCCCTATTTTCTCTAATGAACTTTTGATAGTTTCTAACTTCTCTCTCAAGAATACTAAGTGGATAGACACGACCATTCTGATTGAGAGTCTCAGCCTTCTGGAGGATTCCTTTCATGATAACTTTTCCACCGTTTCTATCACGGCTTTCCTTAACCATTTCAGGTGTATATGAAAATGCCGTCCATTCGGTAAGAAGCTTTTTGTCACTTGACATCTTTTTCCTCCACTTCAGCAATAAGTTTAATCAATGTAAGGTAACGGGAGAGGTCACCTTCTTGAATTTTTTCTTCTGGTAACTGTTCAATTTCACGCTTGACAGGATCAACCTTTTCAGTGATGACCTTGTCTCCTCTTTCACTTCGAAGAACCTGCATTGCCTTTACGGCCCGTTCCTTGATAGACTTGCATGACTCTACAAGCTGTCCTGTTTCACCTCGGGTAGCAGCCTTGACATATGTGTTTATCAATGAAATCTGTTCAGGATTCAGTGTGTTAGAATACTTTCTCTCAAGCTTCTCCTGCATTAGCTTCAATGAGAGCGAAGTGACCTCAGGTTTCTTGATAATAGGTGATGCCACTTCCTTGTGTGTCAAATACTCGACAACGCGGGACTCATGAAGGGCAGTCTCAGGTGTTGTGACACCTGTTGTTGATCTCCATGTGTTTAGAAGTGTTTGTACGGTAGCAAGTTTCCTGTAGTTAGGAATTCTCATATCGAAAAAACCTGGAAAATCCAGCTTCTTATTGATGCTTTTGATTAGCAGGCTCTTCTCGTTATCAAGCCGCCTTGCATCATGTCCTATTGCCGCTGTTTTAGCCTCATCGAGGATTCTAATTGCAAGTGGCTCACTTCCTACATGCGTCTGTACTAGTGCATTAAAGAGTCGAAACTCCTTATAAAGCTCTGTCCCAGGCTTGAAGTGATCATTCATGATTCCCATGGCGATCTCAGCCCTGTCCGATCTTCCCTCAAGAATACACTTAGAGGTATATCGGATAAGCTGCTCATAGATCAGACCGACATTCCTTTTCTTATTGTGACTACTCATCGTCGGACTCTCCATCAAGGTTTATATCGAGCTTCTCGCGAAGTATTGACTTTTCAGTCTTCACTGTATTTATGCTCTTGCTGAGAAGACTTAGGACAGATTTCATCTCAGGTGTATTTTTAGGTGTTGGTGACTCACCAAACATTGCTCTTGACAGAGAAAGATCATTTTCCCAGATCTCCCTGTTCATTCTTGACCTACCATATGGGTCATTAGAAGTCGATTGTTTATGACTGTCTGTTGTCATTACTAGAAAGTCAGGTACCTCTGCCTTCGCGTTTGAAGAACGTGATGGTTTCTTTCTCCTCTTGCCTCCAAAGACATTCTTTGACTCGGAAGAAGGCTTAATCGGGAAATCATCGACCTCACCAAGAATGGGGCCGGCCTTAAAGTCACCTGAGAAGAGATCTTCTTCACCGCCGGTATTGGATTCTCCTGCATCATCACCACCGGCCGGAGGTGTCGGCTCATCACCGGCGCCGCCGGCGCCTCCAAATAAGTCTTCACCGCCTCCTCCGCCTCCTCCAGCTCCGGCACCTCCGCCACCATCAGGTGATTCGGCGGTTGCAGCTGCCTCAACTTCAGCGTCCTCCTTCTTGTCTACCTTACGACCTTCCTTTATGGACTCAATCTCTTCATCGGTAAGACCAAGAATGTTCTTTCGAATCCACTTTCTATCGACAGCACCCTCAGGTGCAGAACCTGCAATGTCGAACTTTGTCTTGATGAGCTCAAGTTTTTGCAACTGTGCCACAGAAGATGGATTGTTTAAGCTAAGGTGAAAGTTGAGAAGATCATCGTCAGTAAAACCGTGCGAGTAAAGATGGATCATTGCCATCTTGTTAAGCTCTGAGATGATAACTTTCTGAATGCGGGTTATTGTTCTAGAGAACCTGATGTCCTCTTGTGCCAGAGTCGCCTTTGCCCCAATCTCCTCATCATATCCAAGATATGCTTTAGGAATCTTTAAGGCAGCAAAGAGCTTCTTTTGAATATACTGCACATCCTCTACAGCTGCAGCATTCTGTCCACCGGCAAGTGTCTCAATTTTTGTTCCTGATTCACCACCACGAACAGGAATAAAATAGTCATCATCAACAGCAAGAGGATTATACCTGAGATCGAGTCTCCCCGTATTCTGGTCAATGGCTTTGTTCCTCTTCAGGCTTGTCTGGGCTTGCTGCATGTAAGTTTCAATGTCCTCAGGCGGAACATTTCCAACATCGATATAGAAAATTCTACGCTCCGGTGCCCTAACGATACGATAGACAAGCATTGCATCTTCAATTAGGATAAGCTGACGCCAGATTCGCCTTGCTGACTCAAGAACAGAAGCACCGTATGGAAGGAATGCATCATTTCCAAGAAGTCGGAAATGAGTTACCTGCCAATTCTCAAGGACCGTGTTTCCTCTTGTGATCCAACGAAAGCGAACCGCCATTGGATCCTTAGGATCATATCCTTCTTCCCGCTCAATTTCTGCAATGGGAATAGGATAAGCATTTAGAACGCCATACTTTGGATCCACATCATTAAAAAGAAAGAAATCACCATACTTGCAGAGATTTCGAACCCACATTGGTAAGTTAAAATTAACATTGAGAATATCATCGAAGAGATTCGTCAATAGTTCCAAAATTGCTCTGTTCTCAGAATAGACATGCAAGACCCTTCCTGAGTCATCCTGTGATGCAGTTTCCTCAGCATAAATGTCAAGTGCAGATGCAATTTCTGGTGTTGCCTCCATCTCCGAGAAGTCAGAGTACCTTGACATTCTGTCATATGCACCGTATGCCGAAACTGTGCTTGCATAAACATCCGAGACATTTCTACGAAAAAGCTCATATGCAGAAGATGCAGTCGGTGTTGATTCGCCCTTTACTTTTCTCCTTACGACAGGACCACTCCTAAAGAGCTTCGTCAATCGTGAGAAAAGATTTCCCTGTGGTTTTGCCAAGCTTATTCTCCTTACAAAGATAAATATCTATTTAGGGAGCTACTTGTAAAGCCAGGCAATATTTGCCGGTACCGGTGAAGAACCTATTGGACCTTCATCCATTGTTTGAGGATCATATGGACGAGGTGAAAAGGGATTTCCTACAATAAGAGGTGGAGGCCTCTGGGTTGTTGGTCGATTAATGCCAAAACCTGCTAGCATTGCCTTATAAACACCTGAATTATTCTTTTTGCTTTCACTAAGTGTTGGATCATAGAGTGATGTTCCAATAGCCAGCGCAAGGACAAGGTCATCATTAAATCCCTTTTGTGCCCTAGGGCTATCACCAAACCAGACGAAAGTTTTAAGCTCATCCAAGAGTCTCGATGAATAGACCTTAATTGCTCCGGTCCTCAAGTGCTCCTCAAGCCTTGTGAGAATAGCTGATCGACTTGGTCCTGATGTTGCAAATCCAAACTTAGAAGAAGGTATCTCTGTGGAGTACTGAAACCTCCTGTCATTCATGTAGATGTTAGGATAACCAATGTCTCTCAGCTTAATGATGGTTGCGATTCCGTATGTGTTGTTTTCAGGGCAAATCATGGCCTTGTTATATCGATAGCCGGCCTCACTAAGGAGGACACCGAATTGATCAGGCGGTAATTTTCCTCGAAACTCACAGACTTGTTCAGAGTCATTAGTGTCTATAACATGGAATGTTGAGTAATCTTTTCCATCACCTCGTGAAACGTCACCAGATATGATGTATTTGTGATCAGGTAATGGGTATTTCCAGACCCAAACACCCGACTCAGGTCCCCATCTTTCTATTGGTGAACGTGTTGCAACCCTAATTCTCTCAAAATCCTCAGCATTGAGGAATGTATCACCTGAAGAGGCAAAGTCGCACATAAGCTCCTGTGCGACTTGCTTTCGAGTCATTTGCCTAGACTCTTTTTCGAACCAGGCCTGGTCCCTCTCTGGATGCACATCCCACATGAGTTTGATGGGATTAAAGTCAGAGATACCAGTCTCGGCATCAACCCAAAGTTTGTGGTACTGGTTTCCGACACCATTTGGTGTGCTGAGAATGATGGCTCCACCACCGGTAGATAGGGTAGGATAGAGACCCTTCCAGAGCTCCTCAAAGTTTCGAATGAATGCAGCCTCATCAATAATAAGAAGAGATAGTGCTTCAGATCGACCGGCATCCTCAGATGTTGGTACGGCCTTGATTATTGAGCCATTCGAAAATTCTATTGAAGTTCGAGTTTCAGATGTTACCTTTGGAATAAGCAGCCAAGGTGGCAAATTCGCTAGCATTGTTTTCACTTTGCGTACGAAGTTAGTTGCCGTTGCCATCTTGGTAGCAATGATTAGAATGTTCTTTTCTTTGTAGAATATCGCACGCCAAAGTGCAAATGCAGCTGTGACCGTGGAAAGCCCTAGCTGCCTGCTCTTAAGAACAATATTAAAGCGATGTTTTACAAATTCTTTAACACAATCATTCTGGAATGGGTAAGTCTTAAAACTGATAAGGCCTCTATTAGGATGCGTAATTTTTGCCCATTTGTTGATAAAATGGACAGGATCTTTACCGCACTTTATAACCTCTTCCGTTTGACTATTTTTAGATACCGGCATCAGGACACCGAAAGTAGGATCCTGTAACGATAGTACGCAATTCGACGAGGATTATGAGCGGTTGCTTGAATAATCTCTATCTGGTCATTCTCATTCGTTACTTTAGTACTAAGCTCATCGCCAGAAAGAGACTTGTATTCTTTTGCAATAGTTTTTGTTGCATCCCGTAACATTGCCTTAGCTCTTTCAGCTTCACGGGTTGTTTGTTGCCTAAATGATGCTTCGCTAGCATAGTGAACAACACAGGTATAGCAAAGTTCTAGTCCATTAGTGCCAATTATCTTGGATGTGATTGATGTTGTGCCATCCTTTGAACCCTTACAGGTTTCCAAGGCTTGGCCTAGCGCATTATAGTTCATATTATCTCCTTCTCCTTATGTATCTCTTACACCGATAAACTGTCTGGCAGCTGTAACAGTTTTCACGATGTCAGGTGAAGGCCTCCATCCTTCTGTGAGCCAAGCCTCTCGATTTGGATCAAAAAACTGTTGCTCACATTGACGACAACAGCCTGCTAGCTCAAATGCATCGACATCATAAGAGCCTACAAGCACACCATCACAGATGGGACAGAATGTAGGAACTTTAGGTGATGTGCAATTAACTGTTTGGAAGTGAATCGGTGGCGCTAACGTGCGCATCGGGCCCCCTTGTTGTGACTTCAATAAATCCATCGACTGCATCCTTTACTGCGTCGACATGTGAAATTACCAACACGGTCTTGAAGAATCTCTTAAGAGAGTGAAGGAGTTTATTACAAGACTCAACATTCTGTTCATCAAGAGCACCAAATCCTTCATCGATGATGAGGATATCAGACTTTGGCAAGCTTGAAATGTTGATCAAAGCCACCCTAATGGCAAGTGAAGATAGCATCTTTTCCATGCCAGACCCAAGCTCGATTGGACGTCGAGAATCACCGTAGTCAAGATAGATATCAAGATCAGAGCCTGACTCATCAGTCTCCAAGGATACTGTGAAACCGGTAACCCCCTGCAGAATTTTAGAGATCTCCTCATTGATTCTGGGGAGTTCGTCACGAACTATCAGCATTGGAATTCCATCTTTACCATATGCCGAAAGTAGCTTGTCATAGAAGTCACGCTTTGCAGTCACTTCATTGAACCTCTCTTCTTCCTCCTGCAGATTTCTAATCTTTTCTTGATACACAGCCTTTTGACTGGTAGCCTCAGTAATTGCCGCTCTCAATAGTCGTAGCTCTTTCTCGGCCTCAGCCAATCGACGACGATTTCCGGAAATTGCCTGAGCTTCTGGTGTATCTGACATATTTTGCTTTGCATTTTCAAGCTGCTGTCGAAGCTCGATTTCTTGCCTTAGCAATTTTTCAATGTTACTTACCGAAAGCTTCATTCCAGCATCAAATGCTTGTTTCTCTGATACAAGTGACTTCTCTCTATTTAGTGCATCATTGTACTTTTTTACCTTATCAATTGCATCGTCAATGTCATTTGCCCTAAGAGTTGATGTGATTTCCCTTAAAGACTCCTTCAATGAATCAAGCTTCCTGCGCTGATCATCAATAAGGCGCTTGTCCTTGATAGAGTCCTTGATAAACTTACAAGTAGGAAAGCTCTCTCCGCAAGGAACTTCACTTAGCTTTGCAACAGACTTTTCCTGACCACTTAAAATAAGCTTCTCACGATCTACCTGATGCTTGGTATCAAGCTCTTGCTTTTCAAGACGTGTATGCTCAGCAATCTTTGCATTCATTGCATCAATTGGAAATACAGCCTTGATTCTCTCGATGGCAGATAGCTTCTTAATTGTCTCTGCAATTTTCTCAGCATAAGAAGCTTGTGACTTTTTCTCCTGATCAATAGCGTTGCTCACTTGTGTAAGCTTTCTATTCATTTCTTGAATATCACTTTCTGTGTATCCAATCTTTTCAGGTGCACTTTGAAGCAATCGATTAATTTGACCGATCTCACTCTCAAGTTGCTTCAACTTGATATCACTCTCCTGCAGAATGGCATCAGTGGAGCTCAATGTTGTTAGATACTCTTGTCGAAGATTACGAAAGTTTCTCTGAGGCATTGACTTGAGAATACCCTTAAGAGTAACTGTCTCTTCCTTTACCTTACTATGAATGGCATCTAGTACCTGCAGATCAAGAAACCGAGAGAGCAAATTCTTTCGAAAAGTCGCCTTTTCACGAATAAAGTTGTTCATTTCACCTTGAGCAGCAAAGGAAGTGATAAGAAAGTCCTCAGGACCTCCAACTAATCTCCTCAAGATCTTTTCTGAATCCTTTCGTTGTTCACCTGACATATCAGTGCTTGAATCACCTTGTTCGTCAAGTTTTAGCAAGTTGAGATGTGTCGTAGAGAAGACATATCCCTTCTTGTTAGTATGCCTGACTGTCTGCCTCTCAGCTCGATAGGGAACTCCATTGACGCTAAAATTAACCGATGCAAGGCAATGACCTTTTCGTGTATTCACAATATGCTGTGCCTTGAGACTTCCTCTATCGGTCGTGTTGAAGAGGGAGTACATTAGTGTGCCTGGGATTGAAGACTTTCCAATCCTGTTCTTTCCAAAGAGTCCCACAACACCGGTAAGACTGCTAAAATCGATGACGTTATCCTTGCCATAGGAAAAGGTATTTTCCCACTCCATTTTCTCTAGAGACCACTTCTGATTACGAACAACATCATCCTCAGCATCAATCTTGCCAAGAACATTCTCAATGACATCACCACACTTCTCTACATCTGGATCATCCTTCAGGAATGATCGAAGCAAAGATCGATGTGTCTCGGGTTCACGAAGGCTCTTTCGTGTTGTCTCTAGCTTCTCAGTAAATCGCTTACTATCTGACTCGGTGTCCCATTTCCAAACAATTTCGTGGGCATCATACTTCTCTTTCAAGTATGATGATAGTTGTTTAATCTCTTCCTGTAGAAGGGTCTTGCTGGATGAGATCCTAAAACGCGATCCATTTTTAATGCCGCTAATTGAGTCGATGGTCTCATCTAAATCTCCCATCCAGGGAATTGTGACAAAAGGATGAGGTGATTGCAGAAGACGACGCTCAACTGTAAATTTTTCAGGACTGGAAATGCTCCAGAGAAGGTAACCCTTGTCTTGGGTCTCACCAAAGTTTTGCTGAATGGTGGATCCCGGGTAAGCAAATCTCTTTTGTTGATCTAGAAACTGGAACTTGTGAATATCACCAAACATTCCAAAATGGCAGCCTGTGAAGAGAGATAAATCATCTTCACCATCGGTAGGAAAATCAGAGTCTGTGAGTGATCCTCGAATCGCACCGTGATACAATGCAATAACAATATCACCCTCACGGCCAACGCTTTCCCATCCTTCTTCATCAAAGCAGGAGAAATTTGCGAAATTGATTCCTGGCATATGGGTAGGATAGTTTCCTGACTTCTTCATCAGGATAATCCTGTCATCCCTCATTGCATCGATGAGGGGACTAATAGCATCCTGCCTATCTGGATTGTGAATTAGCCCATCGTGATTTCCAAGACAGATGTAAGTTGGCGCAATCTTAGAGAATGACTTTAGCCACCAAGTGAGGCACTCAATAATTTCTGGTGAGATACCTTGTGTTTTGGTATGGACAATGTCACCAGCAATGACAATTGCATCAACCTTCTCCTTTCGAAGCTGCTTGAATGCATCCTGAAATACAGTTCGATATTCCTGGTGACGAGTTAGACCACGCCAGTGAATGTCGGCAAAGTGTGCAATTTTATATGTCTTCAAAGCATAGACCCCGAGCTAATGTTTCTGATGAGATGAAAAAGTCTGTCATTGGGCTTCCAGTTAGGAGCCAGTTCTATTGCGTTCTGTAACACCTCAGGTGACATTTCTCCAACATCTTTTTTGTCACCTGTTTCAAGCATTCTAACACTCACACCATGAGAGAATAGGAGTTTTGCAATATCGTGCGCCTTTTTTCGAACATCCTTATCTAGCGCCAAGAGAACAGGTGTCTCATTTTCAACAATTCTGTGAAAGAGAGCATGGCCTGATGTTAGCGTGGAACCTAAGAGGCAAGTTGAATTTCCTCCTACAGATATCAGGTCAAATGGGCCTTCAACCAGGGTCAGTTCCTTAGACCAGTCAATGTCAAGTTCATTGAAAATAACATCACGCCTTTCGACCTTTGGATTGAGGTACCTCACCTGTGCATCACTATCAATTGCACGACCTGTCCAGTAATTGAGAACACCTTCATGATCATATGATGTGATTATGGCTCGGCGTCGACAGCTTCCTTTGGTTGCCGTGCCAATTCGATACCGCCAGATCTCCTGATCACCAATACCTCTGCTTGCGAGGTACTTTCTTGTAGAATTGAAATCCGGATCAATACTTGTACCTACTAGAGGAACAAATCCAACAGGTAGCTCGAGTTTCTTTTCCTCCTCGACATGCTCATCAAGAAATTTCTTCTGCTGAGCTGTGCCAAATCTCTGGATCCAACCCGGTCGATGTGACCTAGCGAACTTACCAAGAAGTGCAGCGATAGACCTACCTTTCGATCCGCATACCCAGCAGTGCCACCTTTCATCATCAAGCCTCACAATGAGTTTCAGCTTTTCCTTGTGCTGACACTTTGGGCACTTGAAGCTAGCATTGACACCATCCTTACCTAGAATACCAGGACCAATGGCGCTAGAAAGGTATTTTAATCTTTCAATAGTGTCAATCATAAAGTACTATAAGCTATTGGCGTATTGTTTTCAACCCTGCTGTCGCCAAGAGAAAAGCATCAGCTGCATCAACACTGCCATGAACCAGCACTTCTTCGCCCTTTCGCTTTCCTGACTTCATTTTCCTTGTTTGCCAAAGTTCCAAAGGCGACCTCTCCATTGCCCACTTGACGACATGTTCCTTTGCATTTTGCCCCTTAGGAACTTTAAGACCTACTAGTGATCTTGCACGAATCGCTGGTATTGAAACAGGAGCTATATTCCAAACTTTCCAACACGTATGCGAGACAACTGCATTGAACTTTGCCAATGTAACAATTGTATGCGCCGTTGAACTTCCAGTCCTAAACCCTAGAACGTTCTCCTCAACAAAGATGTGCGTCGGTGTAGGAAGTCCTCTGAGCCCAGACTCAATAAAGTCTGCCTTCTCATGAGGACCATTAAGGCCAGCAATGTTAAACCATCCAATATCTAATAGCTTGCCATCGGTATCTACCAATGCCCAGCCTGTACAAGATGTTGAAATATCGAGACCTAGAATAACATTAGAAGTCAAACTTGACTTTGATAAGGAACTTATCTGAGAGTCGCTTTGCAACAGGTTGGGCAAGCTCTGCCCTACCGACGACGTTGAGGTCAGCATCATGGAAGTTAACTCTGGTGATATAGACAATTGGGTCTCCGCTTTCATTGGCATAGTCAGATGCTGTAAGAGGAAGGTATGAAGGTGATGAACTCGAGTTAATTTTCCAGGCAGGAACTTGAACATTTGCTGTTAGCAATGGAACAGGTTGTTCACCACGAAATGACACTTCATAACCATCCTTGCCAAAAAGGTCACCCAAATAGGGTGATGTGATGCATGCTATTCCTTCTTCATAGAGCAGCGTTCCTACTGTATTCCACTTTGCATGAGGCGTTGTACAGTCTGCCCTATAAAGTCCTCCCATTCCATTGTCATGTAACTTGAAAGACAGAAGACCTTGACTTCCTGTAAAAGATGGATCTGTTATGCTAAATGAGCCTGGATGAATCTTACTGCCGTAAAGAAGGTTTGAAATATTGAAGATAGAGACAAGATTTGAGGAATCGTCTGTGTTGGTGATATCTTCACCTGGCTCACGAACTGAACCTGTTGGGAATAAGATGCAGGGGCTCACTGAGCCGCTGGACCAATTTGGAATAACTCCCTCACGTAATGCAAGCCTATAAAAGCTGCTTGAAACACCTGAACTTATAAGACCTTCAAGACTTACTGTTCCAGGTGATTCAGCAAAGAAAGGTGTGAATGATGAAGTTTGCAAAAGTGTGAAGTTAGGTGTAAATTTACCATTATCACAGGGGAGTATTAGCAGATTTTTTCTTATGGCAGATTCAGTAACGAATAGGTAGCCATTGGTACCGGTAACATTTGGAAACACCGCAGGGATGCTATTGAAAGTTTGTGATGCCGTGAGATTAAGCAGTCTTGGAAAATACCCAGAGACATGATCACGCAGGTGGTTCTCGGCATTGATGAGATGACCGCCTAGACTAAATGCCATCTCAGCATCAAAGGGAGCATTGGTTGCTGTCACAAATGAAGCATATGGTGCAATTAAGACGCTTCTTTGCAGTGATTCGTGACCAAAGAATGGGCCTAAATAAAACTTAAGGGTCTCATCGGGCGATGAGATACCTCCAAATGATCCGGATCTAATGGATTCAAGGCTCCTAAAGTTTTGCCATATCCTGATCTCGTGAAGCTCCCCAGCTAGTTGATGATTCATTGGCCTTGATGGAAAGGTTCCTGTTGCACCATACGGATCGGTAAATCCTTCCTCGGTTCCCGTGACAAAGAGTTCCTTAATTCCGTTTCCGGAAACGTTTTGTCCCTCGTAAAAATTACCTATGAATAGGGCTCTAGAGTCCTCAGGGTATGAAGTTCGAGTGACAGACTCTGATGGAATGTAGAATGTTCCTGCCTGATTTCCATCTATAAAGAATGAGCCAGAGCCAAAGTCAGTACCTGAGCCTCCCCATCTGATTGCAATATGATGCCACCCATTGAATGTGATGGAGTCCTCACTGAGAAAGCACAGATCATCAGGAAATGTCCTAGCATTATTGGCTGTGGCAAGGCTCACTTGTGAGGGTGGCTTATCGGCACTATGTGACAATTGGAGAAGTACTCTGAACGAGTCAGGTTTCCCGTCAAAGCTAATTGCACTGCCACTTACGAGTGAGATTGCAAATGATGAGGAGACGTGAAGTACAGTGCCGGCATGATAAGTTCCTGACACCCTAGTTGTGGGCTTTACATAGAACTCAAATGTGAACGCTCCACTTGGTGTAAGCTTAGGCTGTCCGGCAGTTGTAGGATTTGCATACATCAAGGCTGATCCAGTACTGAATCCGGATCCGGAGACAAAATTGAGAGATAGGTAGTTCCTGTAACCCCAGTAACTTGAGGGATACGCAGTTTTATAGTAGGGGTATAGGTTGGATCTAATAATCCCCTTTCCCATAGATTCACTGGTGAAACCAGCGGATGGCTCTAGCCTATTAATGCCAACCATCCTTGATGCCAATGCAGGGGAAGGTCTTGTATTGACTACATCTAAGTAAGTCTCTGCAGATTCAATTGTAGTCGACTCAACAAGATTGCTTAAAGCATTGCTTATGTCACTGTCGTCATAAATGCCGTCTTCATCAATGTCTAGGCTTTTTCCAATAGAAGAAGCCTGTGGTAGTACTTTTACCGAACCAGTAATTCCCTGCGATGAAGAGACAAAGTCTCTTGTGGGACGAGCAATGAATGTGAAGTTCTCGAAAAAGCCTGGTGTCGTCCGAATGAGGGACATCTTCCCTCCTTAGAAGTCTAGCCTGACCCTAACTGTCAAGTCCTTCTCGTCATTCTTCTCAATGGGTCTTGAGAACTTGGCAACAGCAAGAAGGCGATTCTGCTCATCATAGAGACCCACAGTTGTCGGGAACGCAAAGGGCTTAGGGTCCGTACTTCCCTCCTGGGCATTCATTACGACAAGCTCACCAACGTCATTGAAGTATGTTGGATTGTTAGAGTAGTTAAACTCATCTGCCGTCGCCCTACAGAAGAAGAGCGTTGAATTGACATTAGTAACATTCTGGAATGTTATTCCAGTGAGAGATCCTGATGACATTCGAGTTGAGGTGAAGTAATTCACAAGATCGTCAATCGAAGACGAAACAAGAAGATCGGGAATCAATGTTGCATTTGGATTTGATGCTGGAAATGATGTTCTTCCAACAATTGTCTGATTCAACAGTGGAGGACTCACGGCTCCTGTGACTGCGCTAATAGTTCCGGAAACGTGTTGACCTCCGGAGCAGATCTTCTTAAGATCAAACACAGCAACCCCGGCATCATACCATAGGAGCCCTACAGTGCTGGAAGTATTTGCCGCGTTGACAATTGACCCAACTCGGCCACCGAAGAGGTTGGCAAGGTTTGATGCCTGTGTTGAGTCCGTGAACACAGCACTACCTGATGGTGAGGTAATGTTAAGGTTAGAGCCTGTGTAGCCATTGGCTATGCCAGTATCAAATCCGGCAGCTCCATCAAGAACACCGGTTGTGTAAAATCTCATTGCAAACGTGTTACGCTTGATAGCATCACGTGCAAAGAGGCGCTTGAAAGAGATGAAAAGGGCTTCATCAATTCTGTCATTAGCTGCCGTGGATGTTGTTGGAGCAAAGAATGCGCCTTCAGTATCACCTAGTAGCTTTCCAGCGAAAAGACCATAGACATCTGTCTTCTCACGCATCATAAGCGATGAAGAGGGATAGAGCCGCTTTCCTCTTGAATCAACACCTGATGAGGCACTGAGGTTTGTTGAACCGCTCCAGTAGAGTCCCACAGTCGTGTCAAACATTGCATTTGACACCTGCAAGGAGAAGTCTTGATCATAGACAGTCTGAAAGAGTGAGGATGTCACGGCATAAGTTTGCGATCCATCCGATGATGCGGTAACGAAGATCGCATACTGCTTGCGAGTTGCAGATCCTGAAATATCCTGCTGAACAATGTCAACAAGCTGTGAGAGTTGTGACTTTACTGTCTTGACATCACTTGCAATGTCAAGATCCTTGTATGTAGTTGCCATTTATTCTTCCATCAGGTCTTAGTGATTCGAACTATGAGTTCGGTGGTGATACCGGATCTTGCACCGATTATTCTGACAGGTGTAGTGATAGTAGATCCATCACCGTATGTTGTGAAATCTGTGCTGGTGTTTGCAAGAACGGTTCTCAGTGAGAAGGATGCAGTTGGTGTTGCACCCAGTGCCGTTACAACTTCATAGACATCAACACCGTTAGGCTGCGATGTCGTCACAACAGAACTCACGGCAAGGAATCGACGATTGACCTTTACAAAGAAGAGATCCTCTGCTAGCTCGGCAGTAACAGATGCCTGTCCACTTGCAGGACGCTGTGTGACTAGAACTTGTGTTGATGCATTTGCAACGCTGGAGGCGATGAGATTGACAGTATTTCCGGAGACAGTGGCTCCGCCAGTAGATCCAAGTGTCAAAGTTGGGTAAGCTGTAAGGGCTGTTGCACTAATACTGACACAATTGTACTTTAAGGCAAGATCAGTATTTGTTTGAGCCTCAAAGATAGGTGTGTTCTTCTCAATTTTTTCCTTTCCTACGACAAGGCCAAATCTCGTGACGACGCCATAGTCGACTTCATCATCCGCAAGTGAGAACCTTCGAATGGAAAAACTGCCATCATTTGCCGCAAGGAGCTGGCGACCAAGATCGGTCAGCACCGCATCGACAATAATGTTTGCTGTCGAGTTATCAAGAAAGCCCATGTTGCTCCTACTACTCCCTATTTTTTACATTTTTTGTGAGAGTTAAATTGAACCGCTAATAATACTGATTGGTACCGATACCTGCTCAGCCCTGTCAGTATCTATGACATTCACAAAGTACTTTGCGTCGTTCTCTATGAATTTTAGAAGCTCAAGATTAAAACCACTAGCGGTGACATCGTGGTACTCAGGATCGAAAACAATCCTCATTCTTGTCGGTCCTCTTCCTGAGATACTATCCAGTGTCAGTGAGTCAGGATTATTGAGATACAGGTTTGGGTAAGATCTAGGTGCGCCCGATGATGATATCGATTTCACGATGATGGTGTTAAGCCGTCGATTGAATGTCACCCTAAATTGTGTAGAGTAGTTCGAGACAAGACCATGAGCATCAACAGAGCATAGGGCATAGATGTAGTCAGAGCTTCGGCCAAAGTCGTGATCAATAAACCTCCGAACAGGAAAGTTTGACTTTATGACATTGATTGGAAGTGGAGCATCTGACCTGATGACAGGTGATGATGACTGGTCAAAATCAAACTCCTTTAGCAAGACAAATGATTCTGCTATGGATCTTCTCCTGAAGAGCTGGAAACGGGTGACATCCTGCTGTGGATTAACAGGAAATTCCCACCTAATAACAAACTCACCGCGGGTGTGATCAAAGCTGAATGAGATATCTGTGGGTGGAGGAGGAGGAACTAACTCCTCTGCAACAACCGAAACAATATTTGACGGAGTCGATGATACGAGCACTGTGCTTACGATTGGATCTGCTTTGCCAGCAATAATCTGGGGCAGTGTTGCTTCGAAGACTGTCCTTACCGTGTAGGAGTACCTAGCGCCATATTTGATTTCATAATCGACAAAGGAAAGATTTGTTTGCGAAGACCTTCCTATGGTCCTTATTTCCCTTTTGCCACTTGAAAATTCTTCAACCCTGTCAATGAGATATCCTATGAGTTTGTACCCAAAGTCTGCTGATGCCAACCCCTCAGTTGCAATAGGCTCAAGAAACGATGTAAAATCACCTGCACTAATGTTTGGTGAGATGTTTCTCTCCTCTCGCTGCCTGTCTAACAGGTACTTTGCAATAAGACCAAGTTCTACAGGAGTTCTGTAAGGTGATTGCATCTCCGCATTCTGGCAGATATCACCAATGAACTTGTCATAAAAATTTCCCCTTGCCGGAACTCCTGTCACGTCATCATACTTAGAGATATCACTGACAACACTGCCATTTGTGAACTGTGTCAAACCTGATCGATCGGTATTTACAGCCAAGTCTTGTAAAATTTCTCTATTGACAGCAGGCAATAGTGTTCTTCCTAACTTTTCGGCCCTATCCGTGGAGTTTCCTGTGATCCCTCTCATTCTGCAGGAGCGCTGTATTGCATCGCTTGTTCTATTAAAGATGCCTGTGTTCTGTGAGGTTATGTAGGTGCATCTCATATTGACAATATCTTCGATAGTATGCACTTTAGTTATATCAATGTCGGCGATTTTGATATTTGATGCATCATAGCTTTCGCCTTGTGTGAAATTAACTTTCACATATCTTGCACTAACACCAGACACATTTTTTGTCTGTTCATTGACTGTTTCATCAGGTGTATAGAGCCTATATGTGAATTCCGCCGATACATCAACGGGTGGCCTAAGACCGCTATATGACAGGGTATTAGTAAGAAGAGATTTAACCATTGCCATTAGTACATAGCCCCTATGTCAAATGCAACCAATGTTCCATCTTGAACATCTGCACTCTCCCGGGCGGTGGCACCTTGAAATGTGAATTCATCAAAGTCTAGCGGTATGCAATACAATCTTTCAAGGCCACCGACGGCAAATAAGCTTTCTGATATCGTTGAGTTAGTAAAAGCACCTGACTTTAAGAAATCAATCAGCAAAGAATGATCGGCAGGCGTTGTCAAGGAAGATGCCTGATCACTTAATCTTGAGAATGGAATAGGTTCAAAGTTTCCGCCTGAATTTAGATTCAAGAACTGACTTGCCTGTAAGCCCCTGCTTGGGATTAGACCCGATCTTGTGGATTGCAATAAGGATAAAAGCTGCGCTGCTCTGCCTGATGAAATTTGAAGTCCAGTGTCGTTTTGTGAAAGACTTTTCAAGTCAATTCCCGTTATTGTACGAATGGCAGACTTACAAAGAGCATCAAGGTAATGAAACAACAAAATATTTTTCCTGTCATTTTCTCCGGAAATTCCTAAAGTTGCGAGGGCAACTAACAATTGTCTGTAACTCAAATTTTCCCAAGTCCCTTCATTTGTGTTAAAGAATGAGAAAACTACAGAATTTGATGCCATTCCTGATGTCGGTATTTCACCTACGATGTTGCAATCAATGTAAGGATGAAATAAAAATGTGGGTCCACTTACATCATTTAGATAAGGGTTAGTAAGTTTTCTTGCGTATGAATTGACTACGTAATACTTAGGAACCCTTGTTAGTCCTAAGTTTGTGGCATCAGCTTGTCTTAAATTTTGCATGAACCCTGTGGGTATGCCAACAATTGCAATAGCAGAATTGTCAATTAGGTTATCAAAACTTCCATTGCTGAATATGTCTTTTAGTTTTCTTGTTGCGCTAATATCAAAGATATTCTGCTGAGCCGAGCTTGTGAAATTTCCTAGCGAGACTAGCCTGTCATACAACAAAGATTTTTGACTTGCAATTTCTGGTGTCAATGACGAGAAAAGTACTTGTCGCTGCGATGGACTGATAATCGCGGATGTCGCCAATGCTCTTTCAAGCATCGCAATTAGACCTGATGATTCATTGTCGACTAGCTTTCCAATTGCATTCAGTGCTGACACTCTAGAGATTTTTAACCGTGTGTCTCTGTATGCATTTGTCAATGCACCACTTTCCGGAAGTGGCATTTCGAATGGCCTCTTAGTTTTATCCTCATTTGATCTTGCAATTGCATCCTTAATTGCGCCTGGCGTAGTTGCCATGGAAATCTTATCAGCCAATCTCAATCCCTTTTCAAATGATTTGCGAACTGACAATCTATAGAATTTGTATTGGACTGCTGATCCTGTGCCGGCATTAAGGCTTGCAAGCTCGTTGTTAATTTCATTTAGTCTAGTTCTAAGAGCTGGTAAAGCGGCCTCTGCTTCTTCACTGGCTCTTTTTAACGTAGTGCTGGTACCTCCTCCTCGAAGAACATTATTGTATCGATCAATTGCGTCCTGATATTCTTTAATTTGCCTCTTTACTTCAGCTTTTTCATCCTCAAGCTCAGCTATCCGTTCGGATGAAGCTTCACTTAAAGGCGTCGAAACTTCAGGCGAAGTGTATCCAGGCCCTACAAATAGGCTAACTAAATTTGCAATGCACTCAAAGATAATGCTATAGACCATTCTTTTTGACGCAGTTTCACCATTGGAGAATATAAGCCTACCAGAGACATCAAACCTTGATCCTAGCGTTTCGAAAATTCTTTCGGTTGATCTAGCCACCGTAATTGATTGGTTTCTTGCAAAGCTATCGATTGCACCGCATATGCGTGTGCCAATTAATGCCTGATTACCCGAAGAGCCTCTAGCAGATATTGCATCATAACCTCCAGGAATTTTATCTAGAAAACCGCTGGCTCTTAATTCTGCGTCTGAGATTATGTCTGATGTGTCTTGCGGTGCATTGTTATAATACACATCGGGTTTCAAAGATGGGTCAATGTATTCAGCAAACTCTCCTCGTGTAATGGTACGAACCTTTTCACGTGAAATATTGGGGTAATTTTTCAACCTTTCTTCAGTTAGGAACTCACTGCTAAACATTGCCCACTCAAGGAGAGCACCAATGGCAGCACCCTTAAAGGCATTATTGAGTTGTAGCTCATTGATTGTTTTGTCTAAAATCATTGTTAGCAATGTTCCTCTTATTAGGCCACACCAAACGGGATCATTGGTCGGTGACTTAAGAGACATTTGAATAACAGTAGCATCACCAATCTCTTTTGAAACTACAATTCCTGGATTTAGTTGTGGTTGAGATAGCGCAGGAAAGGAGCTCACTAGTTCCTTTAACACAGCTTGCAATACATCTACTGCATATCTGCCTCCACCTATCACAACACTAGATTTTCTGGTAATAGATGATACAGAATTTGTAAAACCGGTCACAAATTCTGTCTTGAATTTCTGCAATGGCGCGATACTGACTGTTGAAAGTGCCGGCCTAACTATGGAGTCATAGTTAGATGGAAGCCCTCCTACTTTTTTTGACTCAAAAACACGATTTCCACCAAATGTAAGTGGAAGTGATGTATATCTCACATCACCTGTCGAAGATGCACCATAGATCCTTGATAGAATTGTGCAGCATATGCTCGCCTTTCCCATTCTCGATAATGTTGAATAACCTTCAATCGTACCATCATCAAAGAAAAGACCTTCATTCCTTATACGTGATTCAAGCAAAGTAATAATGCTGTCCTGTGAGTCATTAACTATGCTTCTTTCCAGTCCTTCAATAAATGAAGTCGAAAGGCGTGCCGATGAATCTAATTCACTAAGACCTGTAATTGCAGGACTGTAGTCAAATCCATTTGCTATGTAGCCTTGATAGAATGACTCAATGTCATTTTTTAGTGTGTCCCAGTGTGAAATAACATCAAGTTGAGTTGAAAAATTTTCCGCAATAGATGCAAGCTTTGAAATGTTGGCAAGAGGTTCCTGAACTGATACAACATCACTGCTGGCCTGTGACTCTATTGCGGAAACAATAGGAGCTGTTGCACTTCCTGTTCTAAGTTCATTTACTAAGTATTTGTAGTCTTCTAGTGACAAATTAGCTTCAAACTCAGAAAATCTCATTGATTCATTAAATGAACTGCCTCCTGTAGGGGCTGTCAATGACGAACCAAAAATATCATATACACCAATAAGCGTAGGCCTCTCAGGACTAAGTCCGGCCTGCCGTGCTGATGGAGCGCTACCTGTCAATAGTTCATTGGTAGGATCTACGGTACTAATTTCAAAATTTCTTGTTTCAAATTTTGCTGAGCCGATCGAGTCCTGCGATAAAAAACTATTGCCCTGCGATACCACTTCAGGCGGAGAAATGTATGTTTGACGGGAAGTTGGAAGAGATCCTGGTGCTACCGCAGCAATGTCAGGGGTGACAGGCTGCGCTGCAATATTCGAATTCCATCTTGAAAACCTAACCGACATTAACTATATCCCCCGAGTGTTCTTATCAGTTGTTTGATTGGCAATTTCAACTTCACGTGCAATTGAATCTGCCAATCTAGATGTTAATTTTCTTGTTGAAATAGTTTTACCATAGGATTCTTCTCTTGAAATCGGTGGTGCTTTAATGATAGATGAATCAATTGGCAATGAGACACCAGCAGGTGCAGGCCTTTTTGATAATGTAATCTTGGAACCTGATGTAACTCTTGATGGAGCAGCTGCTGTGGATGATGCTGTGGCTGCATCTGTTGTGACTCCTGTTGTCTCTGAAGTCGATTTTGGAGATGTCCTAGTTGTCGTAGGTGTGGCCACTAGCGCAGTGGTCGATGCTGCAGGTGCATCAGAAACTCCTGATGAAGTTACTGCGCTTGTGGCTGCTGTATTAGCTATGACAAATGTCGAAACACCAAGCATAGATTGATTATTTTCAAAGTTAGGCATAAGCTCAGGAGGAATTGTTGTGCTATTCACAACAATTGGATCCGTTATAGCTGATTTTCCAATTGTAAAATCATTGTAAATCGGAACAACTCTATAAACTACAGGTCCAGGTAACTTAAAAAGATCGCTCTTGTCGATAAAATGCATTTTCTTGAATGAAGTGCCCAAGAGCTTCTCAATGCCTAAATAAGTTCCATAAATCTGATAGTGATCAACAGTTGCAGGATTTCCAAGTATGCTCCACTGTACAATGTTTGATCTGCCAGGCAATGTACTAATTCTAAGTGAAGTTATTGTTGCCAAGCTGATTTGTGAAATGTTTCCTTCGATAGCAATGTCAGCAATTGCAACGGGAGTTCTGGTAGAACCTGTAACTCTATTTAGAAAGAACTTATAGTGCCTACCATAAATTTCATCAGTAGGAACATCCCAAAATGAATCAGGTTGCCACTCAACAGAAATAGTAGAATTGCCCGAGCCTGATATTATGGATGTGGCAGAAACCTGCTCAGATGTTGAAAGTGAAATTGATTCGACATCAATTTCTATAACATCAGTAGGATTTTTCCCATTAAAATCTATCTGGAACTTGGGGACAGTACCCTTTGAAAGCTGTAAAATTTCAACATCAACTTTTGATGTTAACTGTGTAGGCCTAATATACTTCCAGACAATATAGTTTGATGAAACGAATTTTGCTCCATACAAAAATTCAAACTCTAGAGACACATTGTAAGTACTCCCATACATCAATAATCCTCTAGCATTTCTTGAAATTTCAATTCGAATGTCATTATCGCCTGATAATATACTTACTCTTTCTCCTGTTTGACTTCCTACGCCTGATATTAAGGCGAATTTAGCAACAACGCTCTTGGCATTATGTGGAATTGAATTCGACGGTACAATAATGACATTGTTGGCATCTATGTAGAAGGGAGCAATTAGCCCAGAAATAACAGTACCATTATTGAAAAAACCTATCTCATTAGTAATGTCACCTTCCTGTGATAAGCCAACTGTTCTTAAAAAGAAAGATGTTCCTGCTGACGATGGAAGCAAATCATTGATTGATCTTGGACTAGGCGTTGTAGGATCGATAGTGAATGAATTTTCAGGATATTGCAAAAATGAGTAATCATTGAAGCTCTTTCTGTATCTTGCATAGCTTGCTGATTTGCCATCAGAAAGGTTTAGCCCTGATAGCAAATTTTCAATTTTGTCTGCTATGTCAATTTCAAGAAATTCTATTCCATCTTTACTTTGATATTGAAGCTCATAAACTTCGCCAATCTCAAAGTTAGATCTGCTTATATCTACAGTGATTTCAATGATTCGATAGTCGGTTTCAATCTCAACAGTTTCAATTTCATATGATTCACCTGTACTAACATAGTGAATGCTATTTCTGTCTTGAGGAACACCATAATTCACGTCTATGAATGAAGCTTCACCAATTCCTAAACTTGCAGGATCTTTTTTAAGATAAAAAACCAAGTTTCTCATAAGTTCAGCTGTTATCTCAGTTCCACTTTTTGCACCATCATTAGCTGGATTTCTTATGATACTTTTTCCTATCACCTTTGCTTGACTATTCAGCGTAGATGATGAGATTGTTATTGGAACTACTATGCTTAATTTCTGTGAAACTAGAGCTCTCTCGGCGCCTGTTAAGGATTGAAACGTTATATCTGATATTGCAATTGGCAATTGTGAAATTGGAGGCCTAATTTGCAGGGTTACCTTTCCTCCCTCTTCAAGGTATCTTTTGCTATTGATGGCAAACCTGACAGTTACCTTAATATTCCCCGATGCCAGCATTTCCAATTTAGAAATAGGTGAGTTTGCAGCCCTGAACATTCCTCCATCGGCATTGGACTCGACAACATTAACTCTTGCTCTCATTCCATCACCAAGTCAAAAATATTAACAAACCTCGGATTGCCGGCCAAGTCCTCAAAGACCTTGCCCACGAAGTAGATATGTCGCTGCTTCCCACCTACATTTGAAGGTGGCAATGTCCCGTACCTGACAATGTCAAGCTTTGCAAGGCCTCCTGATGAGCTCTCAATCACTTGAATTCCAACTTCATGATCACCTGTGTATTTAGAGAAAGTCACTATTGCTGATTGCAAGTTGCCTTCGATGGTGGCAAGTATCTCATCATCCGTGAGTGGATCCTCCCCCAGGACTTCATATGTACCTAGTGGTATCTCATTTCCAATGGTTGTGATTGTTCTCTGAAGTGGTGGAAGATATTGGAAGTTGGGGTTTTTGCTAAATCTCCTGTCGGCAAAGAAAGCCTCAACATTATCGATATCGGAGACAAGAGGTGGGTCACCAACACCTGGTGGTGATTCAGGTTCTCTCAGTACAAACTCTACAGATGATGGACTAAATGACAAGCCAGGATCATCAAATATGAAACCTGTCGTAGAAATAATTCGCTGATTATCAAATGCTTCGATAGATCCAGAGTAAATGATATTCAAAACTGGTGGAAGGCTTCCGGAAATGGTACTACCGGTGACAACTGAACCGTCAGGTCTCAGGTAAGTGGATCCGCTAATGCTTCCTGCATAGAAACCCTGTAGACTACCAAAAGCATCTGTCGTTAAAGTTATCTCGTCGTTTGGTGTTCCAAAGGATTCCATGCCAATGGCCAATGGAACGATAGCAACTCCATCACCATCATTCTCGTACTTTGCACCAATATCAGAAAACGAGACATACCTGATTTCAAGCCCGCCATTGACAATGGAAGACCTCCCGCGTGATGTCAATTGGGCATCGATAATTCTTGATTTGCTGTCTAATAATCCTGCCATTCTGCTAAGTAGGCCCCTCCTAATGTAAGTTGCCAGTTAGTAAATGTGAATAGCCATTAGCTCAGAGGAGTGAAAGTTCCGTCAAAAAGGCTCTCATCATTCGCATCACTATCAAGAAACCTGCTAAATATTCGACTATGAATATCACGATTAATGCTGAGTTCGTAAGAAGACCCCGATGCTAGTGGCGTGTATATGGGTGGTGTTGATTTCCCATTGTCAGACCACAAGTATCTCTCAGGCGGTGTGCCAATGACATCACCAAAGAAACCGTGATGCACCGGTGAAAGAACTGTTTTGTCTTTAAGTACAATGCCAGCAGCAGTTATAGTTCCTGAAGTAGGGGACCATGTTACATTCGAACTCCATGTTCCTGTTGCAGGAGGCGCACTTTCAGGATAATTTAGAACTGTTTGATAAGCTCCGGATCCTGTCATTGTGTTTGGGCCAAAAACAAACTCATCATACCCAAATCTTTCAGAAAATGCTGTAAAGAAGAAGTTGCTAAAGTTTGAAGCCATCTTTATCTCCTCGCTCCGCCGTCTCTAACAAACTTACGTGTGCCGGCAATAACACCTTCTTGACCCTCTGATCCTGAGAAGATTCGCGTAAAAAGCGATCCTGAAAGAAGTTCAGCGTTGAACCCAAAAAGTCTGTCTACAATGGGCTCATCACCATAGACTGAAGAGATGTCACCACCAAGCTGAGTTCCTCTTGTTGGAGAAACTGGAACACCATCCTGCAGGAAGTCACCAATTAGTGTCAGCTCGGCCTCACCTGACATAATCTGCAGGTAAGAATCTGTCATGACAATCCTATAGTCGTGTTTTAAGAATGTGTCCTTGAATATTCTCTTGCCTGCCACTGTCGAAAGGGATCCATCAGGTATGGATCCTGAAAGAGGACCTAATGGATTATTGTCGCCAGGCAAGTCATCGACATCAACATCCGGAGGACCAAATGTTCCGGCATCCAATCCTAGAATGAGTTCATCCTCAGGATACAAGAGTGTCGGATTGTAAGTTTGTGTTGCCGTGAATTGTGATGGAACCTGGAATGATGATATAAACCTCCACCCATAATACTGCATATAGTTCTGGGCTTCGATTGTTAAGGTTCCGGAACCTGCCGGGGCTGCATTTGTGACTCTTCCGGCAAATGTTATTCCTTCTCCTGAACTTGCAGGAATAGGAGCATTGACAGATGCAGGATCTATAGGTTGCTGGAAAGTGAGCATAGACTCATTAAACTGTGGAACTGTTCCATCAATAGCTGCTAGCTCAGTGGGAAACAGACTTATTCCATGGTTTTGTAGGCATCCCGGGTTAGGAATGTATGTGAGTGAGCTTAATGCTCCGGATACTGACTGACTTGACTGGAGTACCACACGATTGACAAATGTTGGGCCATAGAGCGCCTGTACATCAACCATTCCTGGTGAAAACCCAATGTCAGCGGCTCCCTTTGGCCTGATAGTATTATATGGATCAGACTCTTGTGATGCTGCTATTTGGGGTGGCCTTGTTCCTCCTGTCCAGCGATTTGATATCAATGTGAGCCCAGGTGCAATAACATCCATGACAGGACTTGACCTAGAACCTGAGTTGATGTATGCCATAACCTTGTTGTTAGTGTTGTCATATTCTCTGAACGCATATTGCACCTTAGCACTTGCAGTCATTGGTATCAAGCTTGGTGCGACTTGAACAGGCGGAACTGACATTGGTAGCATTGTTAAATTGAGAAATGCCACATGTGTCTGTTCGTTTGAGTTAGGATTATCCTCGTTATTTGCAAAAAATCTTGTCTGGTTCCAGTCATAAGAGTATTCAGGTGTATGCAGTATTGCATTTGAACCTGATATCAGGGTTAGTTTCTCACCCCAATGATCATATGACATCGATGTATATGCCAATGATGCTGAAAGCGAACCAGAAAAGTATTGGCCTGTTCCACCTGGACTATTTTGCCACTTTGATGATGCTGAGGTAAAGAATCCGTCTTGCCAGGCGGAGCCAAATGAACCTGAGTTGTAAAAACATACGGAAGCACTTGCAATGAGATATCTCTTTGATGTAGCAAAATCCTCGGCCGTGTCTTTGTTCCTGGATACTCTGCGCTGTCGATAAAGGAAAAAGACATAGTTGTCCAAGTCCTTTTTGTTTGTTACTTGCTTGTTGTGTGTCTTGTTTAGAGCTTGGGCAGAAGCAGGAGAAGTTGGACCGGCTGCTCCATAAAGTGTTCCACCACTTACACCATAAGGATTCGAACTTGAATAGAAATAAGGATTAGTGCCAAATCTTCTGCGACCCTTCACAGGAATTTTTAGCTCAATTCTCTTTAGGAGAAATGGCCTATCAATAAAATCAGAGAGCTTTATTGTCTCGTGATCACATGCGTGATATTTTGGAGCATTAGGTGCTCCAAACATTGCTGTAGGCCAACCAATCCTACTGTATCCTGCCTGCTGAAGATGCTCAACGTGATTTACGAAATAACCAAACTGCGGTGACCAAGCAAACTGTGACATTATCCTATTCACATCTGCTGGATAGTCGTCTGTCTTGGCATTCGCTAGTATTCCACTTCCAAAGCTACAAGAGATGAAATTTGACATCGATGCAACTGATGCTGCGGATGTTATCCTTCCTAGATTATTTGAGAATGATGAGATTCCAATTGGTGACTTTTCAATCCACTTTTTCAACTTAGGGCTATAGTAAAGAAACCCGGTTCCAACACATTCTGATGTTGGCGGAAGGCCGGTGATTGCTTTAAATGACAAAGATGCACTTTCATCACCGACGTGAAATCGACCGGCGGCAACTCCGGAATCATTATTTGTGACAGGTATTCTGACCAGTGCGGAACCATCAGGTATCACAAACTCATCATCGACAATGGGCTGTGTTGGATCCTCTGTGTCACGAAAAGATGAAACTTGTGACCGATCAGGCTTTCTTGCACCATCAGTGAAAACTATCCCACTATAAATGCCGTCTGTGAGAATTTCATTATCCTGATAGATACCGGTTGATACATTCTCAGTCAAGGCTTCTCTGTCAGAAAATGCAACGGTAGATGGATACGAGGAAAAGTCAGAGAAACCTGCATTGTCTGGTGGTGCATCTGGCCTTGTGTCGATTCCAATAAGCCTCTTTGGAGCACCTGACCTGGAGGTGATGGACTCCACGAAGACACCGTTTCGACTGCCATCGTATATTGCCTTGATCTCATCAGGAGCCAGGGACCTTTGCCAAAGAGACATCTGGGCATATGCATCGGCTCCTGATGTCCCGGAAAGGTAAGTTGTAGCAGATGCGTGACGAATGACTCTATTTCCAACATTGTTGGAGCCCTGATAACGTGAAGCCGTGCTGCCGTTGAGACCGGCAAGTCCATCCTCATAGAAGTAGGGAGCAAATCCTTGTGGCCACTGTCTGTAAGCTGGTGACTCGTACCTGAGCTCTCCGTCTATCCACAGTTGGCAAAGTCCCTCTTCACCTGTTGCTGAGGATCCCGCAAGGGCAGAATCGGTGATTCCAAATGTTGGGATAAAACTTCCTGAGATGGGGTTTCTTGCCGCCCTTTGCACATAAGCAAGGTGATGCCACCCAGTATCTAGGCCAATGGGATCTTCTGATAGGCTGGAACTGAGGTAGTTTCTCACCTCATTGACTCTGCCCTCATACAGTGTGCCGGCACCTCCGGATGATCCACTGGTTCCTGCCTGCGATGCAAGGAGTCCAGCTGTCCTGTCAGATGTTGCAACAACATTCTTTAGGCCGGCTGTCGAGACAGTCTCGAGTATGAGCCTAAAATTCTTGTCGGAAGGTATCTGCCAGTATCTTCCCATCAAGAACTGGTAGCCGTATGTGCCTGTTGTTGCCAGCATAAAAGAAGATGTCAGTGACTGGACCGAGTATGATACCTTGTTGGATGCATTTGATCCTGAGAACCACATCGCCAGTGTCATCTCCGGAAATGCAAAGCTCAATGTGTCTGAGACACCTGGTACTTGAGCGATGCCAGTTGGCTGTCCAACACCAGCAACAGTAGTACTAAATGACAGCGCATTCATACTTGATGAGTAGGGACCTATTGCAAGCAGTGATGAGGTGAAATTCCCTTTCACATCAGTAAAATCACCTGCATTGCTGGAAGATGGATTAGTTAGTGATTGCTGAAAGACAAGACTGGCACTGAGGTTAAAAACTTTGCCACCTTCCTCCAGTGAGAAAGGTGTCCAAAGGTCAATAAGACCCTGCTTGGTTCCTCCGAGTTTTGCCATTCCTACATCCTATCGCTATAGACTATTGAATCAGTTCCATTGATAACGTTTACAAATGTCCAGCCTGCACCAGCTGATATTTCATTCCTGTCAATTAAGTATGCACCTGCTAATCCACTAGCCAGGATGGAAGATATCTCAGGATCAGCTGTGACAGCCTGCTGATTTGGTGTGTCCTCGGTACCCCAGGTTGATGCATCCTTGGTGTCACTGCTGTCTATAAATGGATGAACTTCTTCAGGAATCTGGTCTGTATATGACGGGAGGAGATCAATAAGGTCATCTGTGCTGACTTCAATGAAGGATGAGTAAGAGGGACAATAGCTTCCATTTCTAGGTTTTGCCTGCTGAATGAGATAGCTCCTATGGTCTGCAGCCTCGGCTGCAAAGCAGGCTGATCCCTTAATTCCTCTCTTGGCAAATGCCGGCAACCAAATGAGTCCAGCAGCCTCGGGCCTAGTCTCAAATGTTCCAATAGCACCGTCACTAACTGATGGATCAGCATATCCTGCGGCTGTGAGAATAACTGGGTACATTGCAAGACCGGCATCTAGCAGGTATGCAACAGCATCAAAATCTCCAATATCATCAAAGACGGGACGACCACTTGAGCCTAATCCAAGACTTCGCTGCTCGGCATAGGGACTTGGCGCACTGGTAATTGCACCAGAGACATCAGGATCCAAGAGATTATCATCAAAGAAATTGTCGCTGACTTCCTTGCCATTAAAGATAAGAATATCGCTGGAGTTAGGACGCAACCTAAAAATTCGAGGACTTATCTGCTGCTCTTTGGTTTGTAGGTTAATTCCTTCCCTTGTCGTAGCAGGAGATCCGCCTCCAATTGTGACTTCAAACTGGCTCATTTGTATCCTCACTCACCGGCTGATTGCTTGTAATCAGGCCTATCCCAGTTTCTTGCCCACCCATATCTAAGTTTATTTCTCTCAAGAATGTGACTCTCAATCACAAGATTGACACCTTGGAAATCGGTATTGTATGGCAAGAACTGTGCAACAAGCCTCTCAATATTAGACTCAAACCACTTGGCAAACAGAAAGACTTCCTTGAAAGATATGGGTGACTGTAATCGATTGAAATAAACATCCCTAAGATGCCTTTCACCGGAATATTCTACAGCAAAGACATCAGTTGGATTGCCATAAACATTATCCAGTGGCTCGTGACCACCAAACATCAGGACAATGTCCTCATTCAGGGCACGGGCAACCGATATCTCAATACCAAACCGGTTGTCATCGGTGATAATTTCGGCAGGGTCGACCTGATACACAGGCTGTGTATTACCTCCATACTTTGAGGCATTCTCCTCCAGCACCCATGATCTTACCCTCACCTTTGAGTCAGTAGAAGACTCATCAAAGTGAGGATCAATTGCATCAAATATCATCTCCTGGCCAAAGATAACATTAGCACTAGCCGGAAATCCACTTCCGGATAGGTTTAGACCATTTTGTGTGAAGTCCAAGATGCTTATATTGCCTGATGGATTTGAAGCAGTAATAGGCTGATCAAATCCGGCATCGATCCTGAGCCTACCAAATGATCCGCTTTCATTTGTGACAAAGTTAAAATTGATGGAAGGATCTAGAACACCAACACTGAGCGGGTTTCTAACATGCTCCTGCCACTCACTTCCGCTAAGAAACTTCGACCAGAATCTCAACTGTGATACAGCACCAGTCTGTGATGAAATCCTTGAAATAGCAGGCAAAGCAGAATCATTGAGGAATAGCTGACTTGACCCATTTGTGATTGTTGATGTTCCTACCTGAAAGAATGATCCACTTGCATTGTAAGTTGGGCTTACAACCGAGAAAATATCATCACCTTCAGGAACAACAACTCTAAAATTACTTTCGGTGACAAAAAGATTTTGCCCAATACTCTTGCCAAATCTCAGATACCAGTTACTGGTGTCTGCCGATTCCTTATTTCTTCCAACAGAGAGATAAAATGGCTTACCATCATATACAGGAAGATTAATCAGTGACAAACTAAAGCGTTGTGGATTTGACACATTGGAGGAGTAAGATCCACTAAGTGTGATAGACCCCATTGAGCCACCGTATGTTCCTGATGCTTGCATAATCACATTAAGTGAAAGTGCAGGACCATAAGATCCTGTGCTCAATAGTCTCAGTAGAGATGCATCATTATTCTTTTGGCTTTCTAGAAACTTATAGTGACCCTCAATGAAAAAACTGCTGGTCGTAAAGAGGCCGTCGCTAACCCCTCCAGTTACTAGTGGATATCCTGGCTCAGTTCGAGTTCCACTAAGAAATGGTGAGGTAAGAAGGAAACTGCCTGTACTAGTAAATTTGACATCCCTTTTTGTCGAACTTCTGCCTGTAATGTAGCCAGATCTTGTTCCACCATACTCCTTAAATCTCAGTGTGATGTCAGGATCAATACCCATTGACCTGATGATGTTCTTTAAGGAAAATACTGTTCCCTTTGACTTTAGAATAACTGGCAAATCGGCCAACATCCTTCGCCATATCTCAGACTCAATTTTATAGAGTGGATTTGTTCCGATCTCATTGTCAGATGTGAGATTATCACCGTGAATATACTGCAGATATGTTGGATCGCTAAAGAGTCGTGGCAGTTCTATTCCGTACTCTTTAGCAAGGAATGGCAAGAATGTATCGGCAATTCCACCATTTGATGTGTAATCAGCCCTGTTAAGCCTTGAAAGTTGGGCGATATGCATCTTTAGTTCATCAAACTGCTTTGCCCAAATAAGCAGAAGCATTGTGATTATTTGCACGGATCCTAGGGATGTTTTTCTCGGTAGATTTCCTCCATCAGAAAATTCTTGCCCAATATTTCCATCGACTGACTCTAGTCCTAGAAAAGCCTGCTCCTGTTCCAGGTAGTGAGGAGGTATTAGCTTCACAATATAGTTAGGATTATTTGCATCATAGTCAGAAGCGCTTGTCAGAAGTGTTGTGTTTATTGTCACAAGTTCAGGAAAGTCTGGGAATAGTACAGGTGAGTGTGAGGCGCGCTCTTCAAAGCTAGCAGGACCACCGGTATTTAGCGATGAGTCTCTAAGGCTTTCAATAAATCCCGTGATGGTAGAGTGAAGACCATTTCCTGATGAATCGATTACAATTGAATTTCTTGCATATGAACCTGATGGCTCATTGAACTTGTACATTAGCCTGAGATTTGGGTTAGGCTCGATTGGATTTTTCGATGCATACTGGATCTCGGTTAGCGTCCTATTGCCAACGAATATCTTCAAGTCATCAAGTGAAGCACTCAAATTCTGTGCCGGTAAGAAAGTAAATGGACCTGAACTGTGAAGACTTCCTGTTCCAATATAAAGCGGTGATGAAAGTACTGTATTGACACTAAATTCACTAACATTGCTTGATGATGCAGCAAGAGTGCCTGTGACATATAGTTGAAGCCGATTAATACCAGGCCTTCTATTGAACATTGCTGTAACATCAACCCACTCACCCTTGTTGATGGACACACTAGAGCTTAGGCAGGATGATCCGGATGAGTATGCAAAGAGAATATTTGCAACAGAAGTTGATAGAGACTCTGAAACTGCCAGGGTGTAGCCTGAATTTCCGCTAAGTCTCTGCAAGATCACTTGGTTGTCACTTTGCTCAGGTGGAACAAAGATCTTCATCTGAAACGAGATGCTACTTGCACCAGGATCCAAGACAGATGCACCTGTCTTATTTCTAGATAGTTCAGGAAACTTTGATCCGGCCGCATCAATTACCTCAATCCAAGACCCTCCATCGAATGTGAGACTATTGATAGACTTTGGAAATTGATTAAAGACATAAGCTTCGAAGCCTGTAAGACTATCAAAGAAGTCCTCTATCTCCCTAAAAGTGCCGTCGAATGGAAAATTATTGATGATTGTATCAAAAGCAACATTGACATTAGCAGTAGCTGAACTGAAGAATGTGTGATTTGCAAAATTTGACCAATCAACAGGAAGTTGCTGTGTTGACTTGAGAGGACTTCCTTGGGCAAGATACCTGAATGAACTTGATGATGGTGCCTGTGGATCTTGAAAATCTACCTGTGATGATCCGCCTGCACTGATGCTCTGCCTTTGCAGGCCAATAAGAGTGTCAATGCTGGTATAGTCGGTTATTCCTAATCTTCGAGGCATTATTCACTCACAATCGTGACAAAGTTCTTGGATGTTAATTCAGTGTCTGTTCCATCGATCTTTATCCTGAACTCAAACTGCAAAGGTATTCCAATAGGCAATGCATCTGTGTAAAGCATCGCATATGGTGAAAGTGTGTCAATTGACATTCTTGATCCAGGAACATCAAAGTCAAAAAGAAGCTTACCTGACGACGTGTCACGAATTCTATATCTGCAGTCGGTCACCTGTAGCGGTACTGGATCATAGGAGAATCTAGCTGATTTGTTCTGTTCCCAATCATCATAGACGGCAAGCCTAAATTTAGCCGATGATCCCCTCTGCAGCTGACTTGGAAGTGAAGGCATTGCAATTCGAATCTTTCTATTTTCACTTGAGACAGTACCGGCTTGCAAAGATGACATTGCAAGGGTGCCTGAGAAGAACGTCACTGTCCTGTCTAGAGACTGCCAGGTCTCGTTGAAAGTTATGGATCCACTTGCCTGAAGCGCTCTTGCAATTGTTAATGATCCTGATATGACACTAGTGTCAGAGGATGCTATTGCAAGTGATGCTGTGTAGAGACCTGTGATTCCTCCTCCTTGCATTACTTGTGAGCCTGTAATCCACTTTGTGTAAGAGCCTGTGCTTATATTCACAAGAAGACAGTTATGACCGGTTACTTCGGTAAGAGATGATCCTGACACAAGATTTCTATAAGCACCTCTCACTATGTTGCGAAGTGACAGTGTTCCTGTTGTGTCAAAGTAAGATGAACTGTGATTATCTATGATGCTATCATCACTTGAAATGATTAGCGAAGGACGAAGTGATTGTTCCCTCACATGTCTCGAGGCGAACCTCTTTACAAATCGAGTTACTTGATCACCTTCCTCGGAATCAATAAATGAGATACGGAAACCATTGTCAGGAAGTATTCCGGCAATGGTTGCCGAAACAACTCGTGTGACATCAACAATTAAGTCCTCAGTACCAATTTCAAAGTATTGTGTTGATCCTAGATTGACAGTTCCATTTCCATCCTGAAGATTTCCGCTGGCAAAGTAGTCAATGTTGGAATCACCCAGTGTGCCAGACTTGTAAGCACCTGTGACATTCCAAAGTGCACCGACTGACCTACTAAGAAAATTGGTTGCATCAACATCAGCAAATGAGATAACATCTCTTCCAAACCCTTCACTAAATTCAGCGGCAAGAGGAAAAACTTGCACCGTGAAATTATTTGGAACCGGTTGGCCGGCAGAGATATTTTGCAACTTCAAAGTTGCCCTGAATGTTGAATCTCCAATGTCCAGTGAACTGGAAGCTAGGGTCAATGCTTTTGACAAGTCAAATTTTATCAGAAGTCGTGATAGCTCTAGTGTACCTGTAACTTCTAGATTTTCATCATAGAGCTTAAAGAGATCAAGTGTTCCTGCTCTGCCTACATTTCCAGAGACGGCAGGAAGTGCATCAATAATCTTGTTAGTGATGTATGTGTCAGCAGATGCACTAGCAATAACTATCATTTGACCACCGCCTTAAACTGATACTACCACGACATCCTGCGTGGGATAAAGAATTTCGAATATTCCTCCAGGAGGAGGAACAATAATCCCCCTGGATGTTGCCAATGACATGTCATATGCAAAGCTCGAATATGATGTATCATCAACTGTGCCTGATCGACCAATAAATTCCAGCGAGACAAGTGAAAGAACACCAGGCGTGTTAATGATTGCACTAGTGACGTCAGCAATCACAATAGGCTGATCAGGCTGGAACGTGGAAATATCAAGCTCATTCCTGATTGCCTGCGCTGTGTTTTGTAAAACCTCCAGCGATATAAAATTAGGAGCAACAATAACAGAAGCCCTGACGGCATAATTGACAATTGGAGAATCCACAATATCAATTGCATCAGATATTAGCCTTAAGTCATTGAGATAGTTTCTTAAGTTAATCTTAAGAGTGTCGGATGCCCTGGCAAGGTTTCCGCTAGCATTATATCCTAGAATGTAAAGCTGCTTTGCAAGAGGATTTGCAGGATTTGATCGACATCCGGCTTTTGCAACTTTCCCAAATTTCGTTGGAAGTGAGTACACCCGAGCAATAAGGTCTTCCTTAGTGACAACCCTTAGCTGTGAATTTTTTGCTGCTGGAATTTGTAGTCTGAGATCCTGAATTGTTGGTTGATTTGTACCACCACTTGAACTCTCCCTGTTAATAACATCGGTTGATGCCCTAACGGATGCTGCAACGCCATTTGATGGAAGCCCAGGAAATATCATTGACAATGATGTGATGCTTCGGATGGAGTTAGCTGCGACATTATGATTAAGACCACCACCGTACTCATAGATGACTGTGAGTGTGGTATTCGAAGGTGCAACTCCAAGTGTTTTCGACCTTAGCAAGGCATTAGGATCCAGTGAAAATCTTGGAATAGCACCCTTGCCATAAAGTGGCAGGGCTAACCTGGAAGGATCCACAACAGTTCTCTCATCGATGGCATTCTCACCACCACCAAATGTCAGTGTCATTGTCCTGGATGTTAGATCGGTTGACGTGGTAAATCTTCGTGGAGCAGGAATAACTTCCATACTGTCAGTAACAGTGCCATTATCATATGAGATGTTTGAGACTGGTAGGAAGACCGTGTCCTGTGTCAGTGAATCCACCTCGTAGTACTGGTTTCCCTCTGTATCAACAATGCTGACAATTCTGGAGACATTGGTATTGGCAAGTGTTATGGCGTAGAAAGGATTAAAGCCATTTGGAACACTGAAAGTTTCTGAGACACGGGCAGATGATGTTGCTGTCACATTTCTAGTAAGAATGAAAGTTAGAGGATTACCGTCATCATCGGTCTCACCCACGGTGACAGTGGCCCTAAGAAAACCATCCCTATCTCTCTCGTTAAAGTTAATGTCCTCAACGGTGGTGAAAGTTATTCTACCGGCCGAAGCTGTCGTGGTGCCAGCAAGAATTGTCGGAATTGAGTTTTCTTGTGGGACATAGCCATTCGATGTCAGTGATGCCGGCACCTCAATCAGGAATGTGAGAGAAACGGTGGCAGGGGATGCCCCTGTAATTTTAACACCTGCATTCCTTAGATGTCGCTGGATATTGTCAAGTTCTACCGAGTCTGACCAGGAGAGCTCATTAAACTGATGATCAAGATAGTATGTCATCGTATCACCGACTGATGCGGCGAGGTCAATTAGCATACCGCCTAAACCAGCCTCACTGAAGTCCTTGATCTTGTCTGGGAAGAATGTCTGTGCATACCTAACAAGATCAGACCTGAGGTCGATAAAGTCCTTTGATAGGTAATTTCTTTGAAGTTGCGCTGCCGTAGGATTTCCTGCCATTAGCTCACCGTTGAAAGTACGACTTCTATGAGTCTTGTCTTGTTGTTAAGTCCTGGCACCGTGTAAGTTACCTTGACAATCACACGAGAAGGATCGGTATAGGTCTGTGGAGTCTGTGCTGTTTCGAATGTCTGCAAATTCACAAAAGGTAGGTATTTCCTAACGGCAGTTCTAATCCTGTTAATAGCCTCGAGGTCACCATTCTCGGTGCCAAGTTCGAATACAAGCTCTCGAAGATTTGCACCATAATCATATCGAAAAAGTCTTTCACCGTAATTTGTTAGCAAAAGATTTCTCAAATTGTCGCTAATTGTGTCCTCAATGTTATGATGCATCCTGAGAAGTCCGTCTCTTTCTAGTCCCGTCTCCAGAGGCGTCTTGATGCCAATTGGATCGGCACGAACTTCCGATGCAGCAGTCGTAACTCTTCTCTGATATGATGTCGCAGACTCACCTACTGAGCTGAAATCATACTTTTTACTAGTCGACATCAATCCTCCAGTGGATATGTATTCAACAAGTCAAGCTCATGATGAACCTTCTCCTGTTGTTGATCCAGCACCTGTTACAGGATCAGTCGTCACAACTATTCCAGGAAGAATTTTAACGGTCACTGTCGAAACATATGCCTCCACAGCAGCTGCAATGTCACTTGACAACTGTGAGATAACAGCATTTGAATCAGCACCGTCTGCTGATCCATCTTGTCTTGACCTCTCGAAAGCACTAGAGATTGCGCTTTGTAATGCCGCCGTGTCACCTGCTATTATTGGCATAAATCACTCTCCAAAAATTCTCTTTGACCTGATACTAGGTATCTGAGCTTCCCTGGCATCCATTGCAGCCTTTAGTGCATTTGCCGCAGCATTAAGTTGTGGTGATGGGGCCCCATAGCCAGGTGTTGTGTGAGTTAGCACCGTGTCACAGAATGTTCTAATATCAGCCATGGTTGTCCTAAGAAGTGATTCTAGTTGTGCATATAGAATGTAAGGCTGGGTTGATCCTGGGGCTTCTGGGTCGCCATCACCGGCACCACCATCTAAAGAGTGACGACCAATATGAACTTGCCTTCCCGATATCTGAATGGTACCATCAGGAAGGATGATGATTGCTGCGAGGTCGTCACTTTTATTTCCTTCCTTGATAATTCGAATGGTTCCATTGATTCCGTGGATCTCATCTTTTCTTGCAATGAGCCGAAGCTGATCAGCCTTGACTCCTACAGCTGCACCTGAAGTATCAGTTAGAACTTGTCCCTCGAATGTTGTTGGGGTAAAATTACTTGTGCCAAAGTTGAAGTCTATTCCAGTCCGCTGTGAGACATAGATTCTAGCAGCATCATCGAGAAAGTCTGCATCACCCTCGACAGGAAGTGTGCCATCAAAGTCCTCAATTCTCTTTGAAACCTCAACAAACCTTCTGCGATTTGCCCTGAGAGGTGGAACTGTTCTATTCTCTATTTCGCCATTCTGTATCCACCGAGACCTGCCGGCAACTATATCAACTGTTCCTGAGAATTCGCCTGGTATCCTTGAGGAGACTGATGTCACACTTTCTTCAGGTTTGTCAGTGGGTGCCCATCCCCTATCGGTTGTTAATGCAATGGCAGCATTGTTTGAACCGTGAATTACGAAATCACCAGGCCTCTTTATGTACCTTGGAACAGGTTCAAATCGTGTTAGCGGAAGTGAGCTAATGGTTCCTGTTAAAATAAGGTCATAACTGTTGCTACCTGATATTTTTGCCAAGGAGATATTGGGGAAATCATCCGGCTGCTCAGGTGGTGGTGCAACTCCTAGCCTATCTGTCAACTTCTCCTCTTGCCTGGTGCCAACAGTTCCTCTATCAAAGTGCGAGAAGTTTAAGTCCTCTGCTGTCTCGTCACCATGCACACGAGAGAGCCAATATCCTACATTGGATCCATCACTGTCAAAGATGACCCAAACCATCTCGGTTGGTTTTACAGGTAACTGTAGGTGTGACGAGAAAAATGGAAAACAGAGGGTGTATGAACTTCCGGCAATGTCAGCACCTCGGGTAACCCTTCTCACAACAAGGCTTCCACGAGGAATCCTCTCTGGTATTAGAGCTATTTTCGCAGTCTCAAGCTGAGAGAGTATTTCAGGGAGATTGTCAGGACCATTGTAAATGGCAGTAACAACTCCCTTTTCAAATGGTATTTTAGGAAAATCTTTCAATTCTAGTTCCCAATTGCGTCAAACACATCCTCAGGTGACATACCAACTTCCTTTTCTGAATCGGATATCATTTCAGCTAGTTTAATTAGCTGATCATTGCATTTCCCCATTCTTTCGAGATACTTCATCAACAATGGGCCAAGATTACTGTGCTCCTGTGCACTAGTTGTTGACATGGTCATAAAGAGCTGGGTGTAGAGTACGCTAGCATATTCTCTATCAGATGTTGCATTGCTATAGATTTCCTTCCATAGCATTTTCTTTTTCTCATCTGTCGTTGCTAGTGAATCAAGTAGGTCACCAAAATCCTTGATCTTTTCGTTACCGGCATCAATTCTTTTAATTGCATCTTTGATATTCAAGTAAGCCCTCCTATTTCCTTCACAATGTCCTTATAGTGTCTTCTAATAACAGACATTGCCGATGTTAACTTTTTCTGATCTACACCTGATATCTCACGAATATAGAGGAAGACTGCACGTTTACTAAGAAGATCTATGTCATTGACATTCTGAAAAACAAGCTTCAAAGATGTCATGATTTCTTTCTCATGATCCTCCGTAAGCCTCTTCTCTATTGTGTTAAGTACTTCAGTGATTCTATCGCTTTTACCCTCAGCAAGGAGAATATCATCAGGTGAATGAGCAATGCTGTGATTTGCTATTACTCTTTTATCTGACATCGACAATCTGCTGGTATCATCAATTGAGATACTTCTGTTTCCATCTTTCGATCTTTTCTTTGCATTGATGATAAGCCAATTTCTTGCAACAACATTGAAGTATGAAAATGCCTTGGTTCCTCTGGCACCGTCAAACTTGTGCATATTCTCGTAAAGAAAGCAGACACAATCTGACTTAAGTTCATTGAATGATGCACCTTTACCAAACCCATAAATGTAAATGAGATTTTCTACCAGCTTATTGAAAGCAGGAAAAATTTCCTTCACATAGATGTCTTCCCTTTTCTTGTCACATGTTTGCATGTGATATCTGTCCATGGAATCCTGGACTTCTGGACCGAAGTAAAGGGTTTTTGTTGCACCTTTTGAAGGCGCTATTTTTTTCTTACCTCTCATCGGTCTCCTCCTCAACTTTTGCTATGCTTCTTGCAACACTAAGTATGACATCCCTGCTTCCCTTGACATCATCAACAACCTTTTTAATTTCAGGTGAATCATAAAAAAGTGGAATTTGCAAAACTTTAGAAATTGACTGATATCGCTCATCAAGTGCGTCTAAGGCAATCTCTAGTTGGTCCTCAATCCTGAGGACGATGTTGGAAAATTTCCAAAGATAGTAACATGCAACACCAAGTGCTGCAGTCTCCAAGGCTATCACAGCCAGCAAAAGGTAGTTCATACTAAGTCACCTAGCTCTCTATCATACTGGGCGGCAATGGCATCAAATGAGAACTTTTCTCTCACTGTTTTGCCAAGATCGATGGCCCACTTGCGAGGTGTTTCATATGAGGCATAAAATTTTCGGACCTTTTTCTTGAAATCAGCTTCGTTTGCCTGTGCCCATTTTGAACCCTTAATGAAGATTGATCCATCAGCTCTTTCCTGAGGGATTTCCACAAGGCTGTGCTGGATGCTGATGTGTTTTCCAAGACCCATAAAGTCCATATGGCCTGACCAGTCTACACAAATGACAGGAAGGTCTGAGGCTGCCGCTTCGAGAATTGGCAGGCCAAATCCTTCACCACGAGTCAGGGTAATTAAAGCCTTGATCTTTTTCGAACGATAAAGTTGAGCCATCTCCTGTGTGGTCATCTCACCATTTACTAGATGAACAAGAGGAAATTGATTTTCCTTACGAACTTCCTTAAGAACTGCTCCAAAGATGGAATTGAGCTGATTTCTGTGATATGAACTATTTGTTCCAAGATTTGTCTTAATGATTAGTGAGACATCATTTCTACCAGAAAACTCTTCACAAAACCACTTTACGGCATAAAAGAGATTCTTACGATCTAGATCAGGCTTCATTCCTGTCACTTGTCCGACCATTAGGAAATTGACAGGAGTTTTCACTTCAGGTAGTTCAAGACCTGTATCAATTTTCAGGATCTCATCTGGGAATGATTCATGGACAACACGAGTATCAACAGTCAGTTTTCCACTTGCACGAAGAACACTTTCACTAAATCGTGATGGAACAATCACACGATCCATCCTGTTGCATGCATCCACCCAAGCAGGTAGACACCTATCTGTCTCAACAATGGCAGACATTCCAACATTAATGGCACCGGAAACCGGTTGCCACTCATTAGGTAGTTGAAGTGAGATAGTAACATCAGGTGTTTTCTTTGGATTTCCTGTTCTCTTCATTATCTCACCGATGAGTCCACCCTCAGCATCGGGATTTACATGCCAACTTGTGATGCCCCAAGGTGTCAAATCCACTGTGAGATCAATGTCTCGATCTTTAAGCCACCTGAAGATTTGTCTTGCGTGGGTACCATATCCTGAAAGTGAGAGGGCTGGAGCCCTAAAGAGGACCGTCTTTCTCATAGAGTTACCACCTTCCAATTTCCTGCTTTCTTTTCCTTCCAGTCGTCGATGAGCTTATTGAGTGTATTGTGCCATGCATCAATGGTTGCCTCACTTGAGAATTCTGAGAGGGCATAGTTTCTTGCCTTTTCACCAAGTGCCTTTCTTCCTTCGGGACCCATCTCATAGAGTTTGAGAATTGCCTCGGAGACTGTCTCACTAGTGACATAATCCTCATAAATGTAAGGAACCTGTTGACTACCTACTAGTGCTCGAAGTTCTACTGGAAGAGCGACACCATTTTCAGAACCATCGCGATGATCGACGACCTGCCGTGTAAGTCCTCCGGTTTTCAAGGCAATAATAGGTTTTCCAACTGTCATTGCCTCTAGTGTTGATAGGCCAAAACCTTCGGCGAATGAGATGTTTAGTGTGAAGTCAGTGATGTTGTAGAGCACATTCATCTGATTAAAGTCAATCCTCTCCTTCGAGAAGGTAACGTTTCCTTCAACACCCATCACTCTTGCAACTTCCTGCAGGTTTGGTCCCTCCTGATCAAATGGATCCGTATGCATTAGAAGCACGGCATTTTTGTGACCATGCTTCTCCTGAAGCTTGTCAATAAAAAGCTTCCAGGCCTCAATAACATCACCTGGCCTCTTTCGGCGGGCATTCCTATTATTCCAGAATGCAACAAAGTGATCAGCTCGCTTAGGGCCTAATAGCTTTGCCTTCCAAGATTTAATCTCTTCATCCGGAAGTGGCCGAAAGATATCTGTAGGCACTGCATGTGGAACGAAGTTTGTCTTCTCAGGAAACATTGACTTGCAAATTTCGTAAGTCAAGTAAGAATGGCAATTAATGAGATCCGTGGCCTCATACATAAACCGATTAAACTCAGGCGCTGGATAGTTGTCCCAAACATGCCACCAAGCAATAGGGCACATCTGATGAACTTCATCCTCCATCTCAAAGAGCCATGTGAAGAATCTGGGGTCTGTAAAAATCAAAATAGCATCGGGTTTCTCTGTTGCCAGAAGAACACGAAGCATATTTCTATCACCAAAGCCATCAATAGGCTTGATAATGAAGTCTGGGTTGACAACTACCGTTTCATAGTTAGCATGTTTTAGGGCGGCACCAAGTTGTCGAAATGTCCATCCTCCCTTTTGGAGAAGACCATTAATCAGATGCCTTGTCTGTGTTCCAACGCCACTAGTCGAAAGGGCGTGATCAGAAAGTACTAAAACTTTTCTCTTTTGCAATTGCGCCTCACGTAGATATCTTCTACTTGTGAGGCGCAATTGTTAAACGATAATTATCACGGCTTGCAGATTCCTGCCTTCCGATAGTCACAAAAATCACAAGAATACTTATTTTTGAGAAACTTTCCTGCCCTTACACCATTGACCATGCTCTTCACCATTTTCTCACCACGCTCCATTGGCTTTGGACCAATTGAGATCTCGTACTTTGAGATAGTAGAACCTGGTTTTGCACCCTTCTTCAGGACAACAAATGCACATCCGACATCGCGACTTTGAAGATTTAGTTTTCGCAGAAGATAAGATTTGTAGAGCCATAGCTGTGCAAGAACTAGATCGTTTTCAAGCTTGTCCCTTTTCCAACCATAGGCCGGACCTGTTTTCCAGTCAAGAATCCAGATCTTCCACTTTGTCTTCTCTTCGTTCAGAGGAATACGAACAACCGAGTCGACAAATCCTTTGAACTTTAGGATATCTTCACCTGGGATATCCTCGTATAATGGAAGCTCAGCTCCAAGCAGTTCCCAACCCGGGCACTCTGTGTCTAGCCAGAGTGGAAAATCATTCAAAATATTTGTGGCCCATGTTGACCATTTTTCCACATCAGGCCTGTTGTTCTTTTGCCAGTCATCCTGGATAAGCTGAATAACTGCAGGAATATCCATGACACGAGTCTTCAGATAGTTCTCTACACCAGTATGCACATGCTTTCCAAAGTCAGCATGAATCCAATCCTGATCCGGGAGAGGAACCTTATCAACATAAGCTAGCTTATGTTTCCAGCCACACGAATGCCATGTGCTAACTTCGGAGTATGATACGTGTGGCTTACCAGTTGGAAATTCGTTGCTCATGTTGTCCTCAGTTGAATCTTATCATTAACTGAGGACATTTTTATCTGTTTAGAATTTAATCTGCAATTAGGTTAACCTTGTAATTGACTCGCTCACAGTCTTCAGGTCGGCTTCATACATCAATCTGGCAAGTCCCTTAAATGTTGTCTTTGGAGTCCATCCAAGTTTCTCCTTTGCCTTTGTGCAATTGCCTTCAAGCCATGGAACCTCATGGGGACGTTTTAAGCGTTCATCAATGACAAGGTGTTTATCGACATCAAGTCCAGCAATTTGGAACACTTCATCGAGAAATTCTCTAACGGTGTGAGTCTCACCTGTGGCAATTACATAATCATCAGGAATGTCCTGCTGAAGCATAAGCCACATTGCTTCGACGTAATCCTTTGCATAACCCCAGTCACGAAGTGCATGAAGATTTCCTAGAGCAATCTTGTCCTGTAAACCGAGCTTAATTCGAGCCGCTGCAAGTGTAATCTTGCGAGTGACAAATGTCTCGCCACGGCGAGGTGATTCATGATTAAAGAGAATTCCTGATGATGCATGAATCCCATAGCCTTCGCGGTAATTTCGTGTAAGACCATGTGCAAAAACCTTGGCACATGCATAGGGCGAGGCGGGCATAAGACGAGTCTCCTCATTTTGAGGATGCTCAGGGTTATCTCCATACATTTCAGATGATGATGCCTGATAGAATCGACAATCAGGTTGCATAGTTCGAATACATTCTAAAAGCCTGAGTGGGCCCATTGCTACCGCATCAACAGTCTCCTCAGGAACATCAAAAGATACCCTTACATGTGATTGTGCTGCAAGATTGTAGACTTCATCGAATTTTTGAGCAGAAAACAATCGATAGAATGAACCAACATCACTCATTGATCCGTAGACAAGTTGAAAGTTTGGATGATTTAGTAGATGATCAATACGATCCGTGGCAAGAAGCGAAGTTCTTCGCTTCATGCCAATAACATGATATCCTTTTTCAAGCAATAACTCAGCAAGGTAAGAACCATCTTGTCCAGTCACGCCTGTGATTAGTGCAGTTTTCATGTTATACTATAACACCACGAACATTTGGGTATCTAGCTTGAAACGACTTTATTGTCTCACGAAGACCATCATGAAGTGATGTGTATTCACCTTTCCAACCAAGAGAAATAAGCTTCTTGTTGGAAGATGGTTTCTGAAATTGACCATCAGGTTTACTAGTATCAAAAACAATTGATCCAGTAAATCCTACTTCCTCAGCTATCATGGAAGCTAAATGACCGATAGAAACATGACTAGGATTGCCTATGTTAACAGGATCTTCACCATCGTAATTTTCAGATAACCAAAGAATTATCTTTGCAACATCTCTAGCAAACGTGAATTCACGAAGAGGTCGCCCACTTCCCCAAATTTCTACATGATTACGATTATGAAGCTTAGCTTCATGAAATTTACGAACAAGTGACGGAATGACATGTCCGCTATTCAAATCATAGTTGTCATTAGGTCCATAAAGATTGTTTGGTACCACAGTAATGAAGTTGCAACCGTGTTGCTGACGATATGCTCTACTCTGAACTTCAAGCATTCTTTTTGCATATGCATATCCAAAATTTGATGGATGTGGAGGACCAAGATGAAGCTGCTCTTCAGTAAGTGGATACTTCACATAACAGGCATCTGGGTATATGCATGTAGAGAGGACTGATACAAGTTTGACACCTTTCTCTTTACATGCATTAAGTACATTCATGTTCATTCGAATGTTGTCATCATAGAAATCAGCAACATTTTCTGTATTAGCTTTTACACCACCAACTCTAGCAGCACAGTGAATAACTGTATCAATAATTACATCTTGTTCCTTCAATCTTGATATTTCGTACTTGAAAGAATCAGCCGGGTGCGGTGAAAGAAGGTTGCAGTCTTTTGATGAAAGACCAATCGAATCGGAAGACAACTCTAGAATCTCTCTTCCAAGAAGACCAGATGATCCTGTCACCAAAATCATCTCTTCGTTCCCGTGACTATGATCTCGTTGTTTCTATTGACAAGCTGCACTTTTTCAATCTTCCACTCAGTGCAGGACTCGATTAAATTACAGATTGTGTAGGGAGAGAACCAGTATTTGTGATCTGGGTGAACCATCTCGATAAAGCTGTTATCCTCAAGTCTATATTCTGCTACATTTTGCAGAGCGTTAGGAACTGATACAAGAAATCTCTCAAACTCGATTCTGTCAATTCCTCTAAAGAAATCGAGAGGAGAAAAAACGTGCTCAACTACATCGGGCATTAGGACAACCGAGTATCTGTTGTTAATCTCTGTTACATTATCAAAGAACTTGTACGATGGCAGAAGTTCTCTGAGTTTCTGGATCCCAGCACTGTCTATGTCATATCCATCGACATCATGACCTTGGCCCACTAGAATGTTGTGAAGTCTACCAACCTCAGAAAGCGGATAGTCAGTGCAACCGACATGAAGAATTTTTCCATTGCTATATGAACATATAAGACTGTCTCTCGTAGTGTTTGCTACTTCGCAATCTACTCTTTGGGTCCAATAGCCGTCGGAACTTCTTTTTACTACGCTCATCTATCGCTCCCTGTAATAATCATTATCTGCTAACAATCTCTCTAGTTCATCTTTCGAGACGCAAACATCTTTTGATGAATAAACGTCACCAGGGAATGCGAGCTGCTTGTACTCGACTTTCTGGTCCATGATGTAAAAGCCGAGATCTTCTACGAACTTCATTCTTCTGGTCTCTTCTTCTGATGCCATCACTTCATGTATCTTCTCACCGACTCTTGGTGAGTGAATGTCATACTTGAGACCGAACTTGCTAGAGAAGATCTCAAAGAGATCGATGATTCTAGCACTCGACGCCTTTGGAATAACATTCACTCCTGTGATGTCCGATTCAAGACTCTTGAGAACAAGGCTAACTGCATCTTCAACTGTAAGAAGGAATCTTGTCATCTCTGTCGAGTACAGACTGAGTCTCTGTTTCTTCTTGACAGCATTCCACATGAGAGGAATGACACTACCGGTAGAATTTAACACGTTTCCATAGATTGCAGTTGTGAGACGAGGACCATCTTTCTTTGTGTGAAGAATAAAAGACTCACCTGCGACATACTTCATTGCCCCATAGACGGTGGTTGCTGCCCTGCTCTTGTCTGAACTTATGAAGCAGGCTGCTTTCATACCGCAATCCTCTGCGGCTTTTCTACTATTGAAGGATCCATCGATGATGGTCCTTGAAGCTTCCTGTGGATTCTCATCGCAAGCCTCTATTTGCTTAAGACTTGCGGCAAAGATTGCCATCGTGTGACCCCTACAGGATCTTTGCAGTCGCTCAGAGTCTCTTACATCTCCTACAATGAAATTGATTCTAGGGTAAAACTTTTTGAGATAGTAGTGCTTCGCCTCATCTCTCGAGAATACAGTGATCTCATTGTCGTTATAGGTTCTCGAGATGATCTCTCTGCCGAGGAATCCGGCGCCGCCTGTTATCAGAATTTTTTCGTTAGTCACTTCAGTTCCGCCTTCATTAAGATATGACAGGACAGCAATCTTTATAATCAATCTACTCTGTGTCTAACCAACGCACTTTCAGGCCACCCACTCCACTCATTATCAGGAATCTGATACTTCACATCTATCTCAGCTTCTCTCTGCGAGAAATCAATCATATCAATGAGCAACCTTGTCTTGTTTGTGTGATATGCGTCAGTCTTGTGATCCCAGTTGCTGCTTCTGCAATAGTGAAGAAACTTTGAGTCGTAGAATTCGAAAGCGAAATCTTCGGTGTATCTCTCTCTAAATTTTTCAGGAAGAACATGAGAGTTTGATGACTTCAGGTGAGAGCTCGAGAAAGCTTTCTTCACCTTGACTTCTGGATGAGACTTGAGATACATGTACAAATTGCCGCCTGTGTCAAGTGGTATGTGAAATTCTGGGTCGTTGTTTACCAGACCATTGCACACGGGACAATCGAACATGTAAGAGCCATTTATCAACCGTGGGTAGTGGCTCGAATCTTTCATTATATCGTCGGGAGAAGTGTTGTAAATGTGTGAACCTATCAGGTTCACATCATCAAAATCGCGCAGCAAATGAGGCTTCATGGCAATTACAACCGGGGTGAGCCAGTATCTTCCCTTGCGGTGCTGTAGAGCACCTAACATTTGACAATCTTTCATTCTCTCAGAGAAAGAATATTCTCCCATCAGAAAGACGTCTCCATCGAGAATAACGCAGATGTCTTCTTGCTTAGAAATTTCTTTCTCGAGAACGTCATTCATCGCAATTGAGTGATGATATCCAGGGTAAGCTTGCGCTGCCTGTCTGCTAATGTTGGATGATACAACAAACTCTCTCAGTCTCTCATCGCTACAAGATTTTGAGATCCTCTCAAAAATATTCTGATCATTAGAGTTGTTAACTATGATTAGTTCGTAATCGTCCTTCAAGAATCTCTTGAGAGTTTTTGCTTGAAGATGCACAAAATCAGGTCTGTTGAAGTGTATGCTGTAGATCTTGATCAAATTCTCACTCTCTCGAAATCCTTAAGCTCCTTCAATTGTTGCAATATCTCACCATTAGTAAAGTTTCCTTGCAGGATGCTAGAAAGACTTCTATCAATGAAACCAGCACTGTACTCCTGTATGCTAGCTTCAACTTCAAAAATCTCTCTCGCAGACTTTAACAGCTCGAATTTTGAGACTCTGTCAGAGTAAATGTGAGTGACTCCAGCTCCTCCTGCATCCAATCTCTCAAGGATGCACTGCGAGAGACGAAGAGTTGTAACTCCTCCCCAGTAGTGATCGACATAGCCCTTGACACTCTTTCCACTGCAGCTCCTAAACCACTCCAACAGTCCAGAGCTGTCGTGAGGATGAGTTCCTATAATGCTGGTCCTAAATACTCTGCACCTGGGATCTTCACCTTTAGATTTAGACATGCCGTAATCATCTTCGCAATCTTTCTCGTCAGTCTCAACATATTGACCTCTTTTCCCAGAAAAGACGCAGTCAGTGCTTACGTGTATGAGTTTCTCTCCATACTTTTCAGCAAGACGCTGAGGGAATGTTGCATTGACAGCATACAGGTCATCTTTATTGCTTTGCTTCTGTTTTATCACTCCACAACAGTTCACGACAACATCGAAATTATCTTCACTCACATCGTAATTTTGAGCATCAAAGTTTCTGTGCTTGATTTTTGATCCAACAATAGGTATCTCTTTTCGAGAATAGGGAAAAACCTCGTGCTTTCCCTCGAGGAACGCCAACTTTGTGAGAATGCTACCAAGCATCCCAGAAGCTCCAAAGATTGCTACTCTCATTAGTACCAGCCAAAAGCCGTCTCTAGAGTCTTAATTCTATTGAGGTAAGTGTGTCTATCTCGTACTATTTCTGCAACATGTCGGCATGAGTTAGTGGAGATCTCAAGTTCATGACACTTCACGAAAGCATCACAATAGTTTTCACTCGCAAGAGGAGGTATTCCATCGAGCATTTCGATTATGGCAGATGAGTTAGTCACAGGAACTCTATTATAAGAGGCATTCTTAAAAGCTCTACAAGGCAGATATTCCACTCTTCTCTGCCAGTCTCCGACTATTGCAGGTGATATCCACGAAGTTTGTGCTGCAAATCTACTCTCCCAACCTTCAGTTACTCTAGCATAAGCAAAAGAGATTTGTAACTCTGCAAGAGAGCTGGCTGCTCTCTGTATCTCGTTAACATTCCCCATTTCACCTTCAGTTATTGAGCCTACCCAATAGACTGTGTTTGTTTTTCTTGAAGCAATAACACTACGTGGAAGTATCTCAATTTCTTCAGGCAGAAGATGAGTTGCCCATGGCATAACTAAAAGTTTCGAAACCAAACCACCTTCCTCAAAAGAGTCAGCAAATGTTTCCCACCTGGAGATAACATTCTGGTTCTTTGTCAGGGAAGAGTTAACCGTGCTATAAGCCTTCAAATTTAAGCACCTCTCACCAATGTGTGAGAACCTCTTGAAATCTACATGGTGCAGAACATACCAGCAATCATTTCTGATCGGCATTTTCTCATTCTTGAAGCCCTCAGTTATAAAAAGTGTGTTTGAGAAATCGACTCCATCCACATTGTCAGTGTCTGAGAGCCATATCACATTTTCGATAGTTCTTTGGTATGCCCTAAAGAACGCTGCATGCACGTATGCGTGAGTGTGGCTGCTGCCATTCACAAGCCTCTCACCCCAGATAACAACCTTACTGTATGGTCTCAAGATCTCACCTCAATATGATTCTTATCAAGAGCAACTATTCGTGGAACTACACCATGTTTTCCAGCACAGTGTCTCTCTGAGTAACAATAAGAAGGATTAAGAGTCTTCACTTTCTGTAGATTACTCGTGAGGTATCTGTTCAAATGAGACTCATCATGCCATACTGCTATATGGTTTCTAGAATCATCAATATCGATATTGTCCTTAATGGTCCTCGCAAGTTTGAGATACTCTTTTGTCTCTCCGCCGCTAAAGCCACCAGCCCAGTAACATGGTCGATACTCATTTGAATCAATATAAGCAGTGCTTACCTGATTAACTTCTGGGGTTCCAAGAGAAACAAAGTAGTAACCAGGATGCGCAGTTGCAACCAAAGGCTTAGTAGGAGAAGGCAAGATTTCTTCTCCTACTTTGTCGACACAAAGCATGTCGATATCTGAGTAGTAAAGAGCTTCGGTTTCATTGAGCAACGCTTCCTCGATTTTAAGAAAGTGGTGGAAACGATACAAAGTATCTCCTGGAAAACCACGTCTTTCTATCTTGATGTGAGTTACCCTATCATCAATGAAGTCCTTGTCAGTGAAAAGATAGTACTTTTTCTTCTTACTTATCAAGAAATTAATTTCCAGAGAATCAATTAACGGTTTCACAAACTGGTCGTACTTACCGGTACAAATGAGAAGTACTCCTATCATGAGTTTCTCCAAACGATTGGAATGTCCTCGTGACAAGCTCTTGGAAGAACCTTGTAGTAATGAACAGGATCAATTCTCTCTCCATTGAGATATCTTTCATTCAGATCTATGTGTGACACATTACCGCAACGATTCTTGTGCGTATCTTGCACTCTATTTATTGGCATGTTAATCATCTTCGAAACAACATTACAGATAGCAATTTGTGGAACAACAAAGTAATTCTTTATCTGCTGTATCGCATCCTCAAAATTGTTTGGTGCGCTAAAATGAAGCCCATTAACCCATGCTGCTAGTTCAGCTGTTCTGAAAACGTTTCCAGCCACCGAAAAAACATATTGCCAATCATGTATCGAGTTTCTCCAGTCCCAAATAAAATAACCATTGTGAACATTACCATTTGGAATAGGCTGCGGCATGTTCAAAGAATAACAATATGAAAGTTGGAGACCAAGTTTTGGAGAGTAGCAGATCACCTGTGGATTACTTTGCAGTAATTGGGAAATCTCCGAAAAGTTAATATGATCTCTAAATAAATCATCATCCACAGCAAACATAACCGTTGGTGACCTGCGCATATCATTCAGCCACCCCTTGACCTGTAATTGGAAGTCAGATTCCTCTATGAAATTGACTGTTGTATGTTGTGAAATACAAAGTTTATAGCCGGCAATGAAGTTTGCTGAGCTACATTTATAGAGAACTGATACGCTGCCAATATTTGTGATTCTCTCCTCAAGAGATGAAAGAAGAAGATCAAGTTGACAGGCTCGATCTTTTGAAAAGATTAGTACGTCGGTGCTCATTTCGAAACTCCATAAAGATTTGAATAGAATCTACTTAGAATAACAGGAACCATAGGATTATAGTTCACATTGTGCACATGATTATAGATATTCAGCGGTTCATTAAGATTAGCTAATCTAGCATATGGCAAAAGCCTCATCCACAGATCCATATCCTCTGCAAATGGAAATATCTCCCAGTATCCTCCAACTTTTTCTAGAATACTTGAACGAAAAATAACTGATGGATGACCTATAGGATTTCTACCTGTAAATAGCCAATTAATACACTCGTTATGTGTTAATGGGTATTTGGTAATTGTTCGATTATTATTTTCATTCACTATCATTTGAGATCCAAGAATATCAATATTCGTGTTCTCAAGTACTTCTATCTGCCTGACAAGTTTTTCAGGAAGCCACTCATCATCAGCATCTTGTCTTGCGATATACTTTCCTCTTGAAATCTTCAGGCAAGAATTCAGTGCAGAAACTATTCCTGGTTGCGTTTCAATGACTCTTACCCTAGAATCATTAAAAGATTTGGCTACTTCAAGAGTGTTATCACTGCTAGCATTAACAGCAATGATAACTTCAATATTAGTATAGCTCTGTTCTAGAACACTATTGACTGCTTGACTTAATGTCTTTTCAGAATTTCTAGCAGGAATTACTACCGAAACCAAGGGACTCAAGAATCGATCCTCAGATAAGGCATGGGCTTTGACCAATTGACCTTTGCATGAAACACATGTCCTCCAAGTTCAGTTGCAAGTCGTTTTGCTAGATTGGAGATTTCCTCGTCGGTGACTTCGCTCCATGGCTTGTCAAAGAACATGTTGTTTTCTGCGGTATCCTCTTGCTGAATATTGTAGAGGCTTTCCCAGTGACGTTGCCAAAAGTCACGATATGTTCTAATTTTTCTTTCAATGTCAAACCAGGAGAAATGCCTCACAGAGGGAAGATCGTTAACAATAAGCCTAAACCAGTTCTCATAAGCCTCGAGGGCATTTTCATTTCCTGCCATGGCAGCAACTCTGGCTTCATGTGCCGCATTATGATAGAAGCCAACAAATGGTATAATCTCACCTGTCTCGGCATGCACATAGTCACAACCATCAGTGCCAGGCCGTGAATATAGCTCACCATTTTCATCAATCATTCGTAGCTGAACAGGAATTCCATGAGTGATATGGGGCTTGTTGCGACTAAGCCTCCACTTCCATGGCGTGATATCAAGTCTCACCTTTTCCTTCGATCCCCAGTACTCAACTACCGGTAGACACACAAGATCATATGCTGGGTTAAGATTCTTGCAGAGCTCTGCAACCTTAGGCCAATCACTTTCCGGAAGAATCTCATCAGAGTCCATCTGCCAACAGAATTCTTTTGTGCAAAGTTTTCTAGCTTCTGCCTTTTGTGCACCGTCAAATACAGCAAACCTCTTTGCTGTCCAGTCTCTAATGAGTTGCCTTGCTACAATTCTACTGTCAGCAGCAGCTAGCTCCTGCAATCTCTCCCATGTTCCATCAGTCGAACCCCCATCTAGAACTACAACTTCTTGACAGAAGCCTAACATTGATCGAATAGTGTCTTCCCATGGATATTTCTGAGAAATGCAGTTTCTTACTGTGGTATATCCACTAATTGATGGTTGCCAATTCATTGAACTTTTAACTCCCTTCCAGAATGTTTCTCTGGATGCATAAAGATAAGATTCGGTTTCGACAATGTCAGAAGATTGGAACCACTCCTCGGTGGCATGTTCAACATTGCTGTTAAGGTGCAATTTGCACCCAAGAAGCTTAGCCTCGATCACTAGTCGAGGACATGTATCACCTCCTCGAGGAAGATAGACTAACCCCTCAGCCCTGGAGAGCTTCTCTAGAAAGGCTTCAGGTGCAAGTGACTGTACAACTTCATATGCATGCCCCTCTTGCTTACACCAAGCTATAGCATCCTCAGTACCTTTAATCCAAGATCCGGATCCAAGAACTATCCAGCCACTTCGGGAGTGAGACTTTTGAGATTCCTGAAGCTCCCTTAACTTTATCCAGAAGGATTCACTAAAAACTGATGAGAGTACTAACTGCTCTTTTTCTTTCAGAAATGGAAAACGTCTCAGATATCTTTCTTGCTGTTTTTCAGACATCCACCAAAGTGACTTGGCACCAAGATAGAATGCTGAGGTTAGCTTTCCAATTGGGTCATTTTCACAATCACATTCTGTGCCTGTAGCCGCAGTGTGTTTTTCTGGTGAACGATATTTGCAAAATTTATAGTCGTACTCCAGTACCGAGTACTTCATATTGGCAACGATAGTAGGAATTAGATTTTTGTCCAAACCTGCCCAGTTACCAAATATCCAGTATTTTCCATGCCCCTCTTCCAGGTTCTTCATGGAAACTTCTCTAGATCGAAGCTTAAAAACTCTAAAAGGTGAAGACTCAATTAGTGCTTCAGTAGTGAGTTCAGCTCCACCAATTAGATCTTCAGCAAAGAAGTCCGCTACAAAAACAACATCACAGGTGGAAGGAATAGAAGTATGTGGTTTTTCAAACTGATTGACGAACATAAAAAATAATACGCACTAGTGATGAAAGTGTTTAAGAAAATAAAAATTGCGCTATAGCGAATGAACACTATAGCGCAATTGAGCAATATAGCTACATGAGCTATATTCTAAATACTACTCATCAAGTTCGGGGACTGGTTCAAGCACAAACTTGTATCTTTTACCGGTTTTATTGAATCTGATAGAGAGGAAATCTTCTTCTTCGATCAAGGTATAGTCACCTCTATCATTTCTGAGATGTAAGTCTCCGGTGTAGATATTTGCCCAACGGAGTGCAGGAGAGCCAAGATTGTAAGTAACGTCAGCACCGGGAAGAACTGCTGTATTTGTTACTGTGCTAACTAGGGTTGAGTTAGCAACAAAGTGCACTTCTGCACCAGCGACAGCTGTATCGATGCTCTGCTCTGAGGAGTAGAATGCAACATTAGGGTTGGATCCAACTGAGCCTGAATAGATCGAAGCAAATCCTGCTGCTCCTGTCTTTCCAAAGATAGATTTGGCATCAGAGGCATCAGACTGTAGCGCTAGCACATTGCTCTGTCTAGCAGTAATATTTGCAATTCTTCCATATGGACCGGCTGAGGAAGAAGAGAACGTAACCATCTCAGTTCCACTTCTCTTCAGAGTAAAGTCTGTTGCGATCAGGGCGATATTCTGGCTTCCGCTAATCGCGACATCAGACCCGGCGCCACCTGAAAGGATCAGTGTTGTACCTGACCTACGAAGTGCATAGTTGGCATCATTCACTTCGAAGACAGCGGCTCTCATATTAGCCAGCGTCATGCTAGTAAGAGAAGTGACCGTTCCGTTGTTGGTTGCTAAAGCACCAACACCCCATGTGTCATTGGCAACACGGCCAAGAACCAAATCGGGTGCACCCGAGTAAGACCCAGCACCACTTGATCCTGAGAAAATTGCAATTCCACCGTTTGCATTAGGTCCAGTTGCCCCGGATGCCATTAGTACAATAGGATCTTTAACAAGAAGGTTTGTTGTATCAACTGTCGTTGTTGTTCCTTGAACTGTTAGATTACCAGGAACAACAACGTTTGAAGATGCAAAACCAACTGTGATAGCAGTAGCTGCTCCACCAACATTGAGTGTTGTTGCTGTATCATTGACAAGGTTAAATGTTGTCTGTGAGGTTGTTAGACTATTGCTAGTAAGATGAAGATTCGATCCGGTAATGTTTCCGTTTGTAGGAAGAATGACTTTGCCGGCACCTGTTCCATCTTTTACTGTGACTGAGCCGGAAGTAACTACAGATCCTGTAGTGAAAACCTCACCAGCTGTTACAGATGACCAGTAAGTATCACCACCACCGGCAACCAATGATGTGAGAGTTACACCACCAGTATTGTTTGAGTCGAAGAAAGTGAGACCACCGGATCCGGATGTGATCTTTGCGACACCACCCTGAAATCTGATCTCGTTAGAATCGATGATAATTGATCCAGTACCAACAGTCAAGGTACCTGAGATGACAGTGTCACCTCCAAACACCGAAACTCCAGAAGTGCCTTTTCCACCTCTAGATCCTGAAACGAAGAACTCAACATCTGTACCAGGCATTGCTGGGAATGAACCAGCACCTGGATTTGCAATTCTTACGGATCCTGTAATACCGATCCGCCAGGAGTCACTAGAAGACCCCGAAATATTATTGGTGATTAGAGCCATGAAAGTCCTCCTATCGGACTTTCATAATTATCACTCTTCTAGAGGAGCTAGCATCATTTTGTATTTTTTACCGGTAAGATTGTTGATAACACAAAGATAATCAGCTTCTTCCAGAATTGTCCAATTCCCTCTTTCATTTCGAAGATGCAAGTCACCGGTATAGACGTTTGCATATCTACTTGATGGTGAACCCAGATTTCTAGTTCTGTCACCATCAGGGATAAGATCTGACTTAAGTGTTGAAGTCACACTAATGCTTCCAACACTTAGCGTGTTTGTTCCTGAATTGTAGTTGAAGGCGGATTCAGCAGCAAAAGCTCCAGAACCATTATTGTATTGTACATCACCTCCTGCACCTGCAGCACCACCAGAACCTGCTCCAAAGAGTGTTCCTGAGATAAAAACGTCACCACCAAATGTTACCCTATCATTTCCTCCAACAGAGCCAGAGATAAAAAGCCAGGTATCAGATCCTGTGCCTGCCAGAATGAGAGAGCTTGTATCAACAGTGACACCATCATTACCGGCAGCACCTGAGCCGATTAGAAGGAGCCGAGGATTTGAAGTGCTTCCGGAAGCAATAATCCTTTCGGCGCGAATGCCTGATGTCTTAAAATCTGGTGGTCTAGATGGCATTAGTCAGAACTCGCAATAATGTAATCACATGTGACAGCAGCTGTGTCACTAGTTTCAAATGTTGCATTTCCTCCACTGACACCGGTGAAGAGTGAAACGTTGGATCGTGGTGTCGCTACAGGTGCAATTGTGCCACTAATTGCTGGGTCTATTGGAACTGTCGTTCCAACACCTGCAACAGGAGGTGTGACGACAACAGTTCCAAACTGTATAGTGATACTGTCAATGCCCAACTTAGTTCTCATTCAGACACCACAAGAATTGCAACTGATCCACTTGTCGCAACAGATGAACCTATAGTTACTGAGTTGGTGTTGATAGTTTTTACAAAGACATTGAAACTGTCATCCTGTGCTGTCGCAACAACAACAGGGGCACTAACATATGGATTAAGAAAAGAGTAAGTTACTTCACTATTGCCGGCAAATGAGATAACTGTGCTCTCCAAAACAACAGTCCCATCTGCCCGATAATCATACTTAGGCTCTCTTCGAATAAATGGGTAAGCCTTGGCATACCGATTAAGGTCCACTTTTCTAAATGTGGCAGATCCCAAGGCTCACCTCACAACCATATCTATGCAGGACTCAAAGCTGTTGACTGGCAAGAGTTGCTAGAGGTGATCTTTCCCCGCGATCCAGGCGAATATGACCAAAGAGATCAGAGCCCTTAAGTCTTTCAATCGCAATCGTTAAGCCATTAGAGAACTTGTCTAGATATGCGGTGTCCACCTGTTCAGTGTCACCCAGTAAGACCATCTTAGTACCTTCACCACATCTAGTTACCAGAGTCTTGATTTCATGAATTGTCAAATTTTGAGATTCATCGACAATGATAAAGCAGTTGTTAAAGCTTCGGCCTCGAATGTAGGAAATAGGTGAGATCTCAATAACACCACGTTGTCTCATCATTTCGAAATAAGATGTATCACGGTAGGCATTTCTGAAGTTATCAATGATAGGCATGAGCCAAGGAGCCATCTTTTCCTCAAGAGTGCCTGGAAGGAATCCAAGGTCACGACCCACCGGTTCAATGGATCTTGTGATGATGATTCTTTCATACTTCTTGCTATTGAGTCCGGCCATTGCAGCGATAAGAGCTAGGAATGTCTTACCGGATCCAGCTAGACCGGTCATGGCAACAAGGGGTACCCGTTCATCAGTTAAAAGGTGCAATGCAGCGCGCTGTTCCTTCGAACGTGGAGAAACACCAAGGCCATCAAACTTGTCTCGCATTTTGGTAATGACACCGTCACGGTACATACCGATAAGACTCTTCTTCGGATTACCTTCAGCCGTGGCTACCACCAAGGAGTTATTGTAGAGTTCCCAGGATGATTCAGGAGTTATCCGGCCATCCTGGTAATATGTTTCCATGTCATCGTCATCCAGAATAATCTGGGATACTCCTGAATAAACAGGATTACCGTCTCGTACGGTCTTAGGCACGTCCTTGTAGTAATCCTCAGCCTGAATCCCAATAGCATCCGCTTTTAGCCTGAGGTTAATGTCTTTTGTAATGATGACGACTTCCTCGGCACCATTTGCCTTGAGCCAAGCTGCAACCCATAGAATTCTGTGGTCACCCTTCTTAAGGTCAAACTCCTCAGGAATTGCGACACCAGGATCATCCTGGTGGTCTCTGACAACACTAAGGCGGATGTCTTGCATCTCAAGATAGACACCGTCCTGAAGGCTACCTTTCTTTCTAAGTGCGTCCAGGGATCGATTGACTTCACGAGCTGCATTGCCAATGAGTTCCTTCCTATCCTTAAATCTGTCAAGCTCCTCAAGGGCTATTAGTGGAATAACTACATCATTACCATTAAAGGAAAAGATGGAGGATGAATCGTACAGGAGTACGCTAGTGTCAAGGACGAAAGTCTTTCTGCTCAAGTGTTTGTTACCTCTATAAGATTTCTATACATGCTCAGCAAATTCGTAACATTTCTATATGAAGCCTACCATAGATTTTGTTAAGGGAACTACCTGCTTTGCAGAGCATGAGAAGCGTATGCTAACATGTCAGAAGAAGTCATGTCGACAATGGATCGATGATGAATGTTCCCTAAATTGCACTATCTTGAAAGCAAAAGAACCTCACACTTTGCAAGAAATTGGTGACATGTTTGGCGTCACAAGAATGCGTATTTGCCAACTTGAGAAATCAATTCTTGCAAAAGTGGAGGAACTAGACGAGATTATTGGTCTCAACCCTTCTTCTTAGAGCCGCCGGCCCTTGTCTGTGAAGTAACAACAGGTTCAGGTTCAGCCTGAACCTGTTCCACAATTGTATCCTGGGCTACCAGAGCAGGTTCAGGTTCAGCCTGGGCCTGTTCCACAATTGTATCCTGGGCTACCAGAGCAGGTTCAGGTTCAGCAACCTTCAAGGTATCAGCAACAATTTCACTTTCCTCCTGTACAGGAGGAGGAAATGATTCCTGAGGAGTCTCCGGTTTTGCGGACCTTCTTGGGAGTGGTGCTGGCAAAGGAGACGCCGGTGCCGCTCGACGAGGAAGTGGCGCTTCCGGTGGAACAGCAGGTGCGACACCTCTTGGCAAAGAGGTCATTCAGCAGTCTCCTTTTCTTTCTTCCTTTCCTTTTCGGTATTAACTGTGACCTTCACTAGCGATGCAAGTTTACCGCGAAGGGCACGAAGACCCTTGCGAGCTCTTACACCTGCACTGGCATTGCCTGATGCATTCTTGCGAATATCTAGATCTACAGCTTCAACAGCTGCTCTTACTTCATTCCAAAGTTCCAGGATCGAATTCTCCACTTGCCTTTTCTCCTTCGGGAGCAATGAGCTCCTCTTTGTTGATGATATGAGGCTTTACTGCCTCTAATACCGCTAGCATTGCATCGCGGCTCTCCAGTTCAAGACTTAAAAACTCAATGAGTTTAAGTCGCTGGTAGTCTGACACTCCAAATTCATTTAGTCTCTGATTAATTTCTCTAGCTTCTTGAATCTGCCTAAGCCAGTTATTCTCAAGTGACATCAAAATGTCTCCGACATATCGTAAGATTCTATCTTAAACTTTTGCGGACCTTCAAGAGTTAACACTTTTCCTTTTGTTAAGCCGTCTGATTTTTCACGTGTAAGTACAATTTTCTCGCCCCACTTGCCTTCGCTATAGATGAAGTGAGCAAATTCCCAAGTTGCAATATCACAATCATAGCCCTTAAGTAAGTTACCTAGTTCTGTAGGTATCATCAACTGAATGTCATCAATTGAAATAATGGCACTTGAGCTTTCCTTTGTGGTAATCTCGGACTTACAGATATCTACAATTCGATGAATAATTCCGCAATTGTTGCATGTAGCATCCTTAGGAATAACATTACCACCATCTTCCAATACCGAGAACACTACGAATGAGTGAAACACAGGATTTGGCGACCTCTTTAAAGTAGGAAGGACGCAATGGCACTGGATGAGATGTTTTACTCCTTGCATGCTGATTAGTTCCGAAAAAAGTTCTTCACGACATTCCAAAGTGATGTGTATGCATTGTTGGCAACCTGATCAATACTAGTCTGAGCAGTTGCAACAATCTTCTGTGTTACTTTCATATCAAGCCCTTCACGACGACAAGTCTCAATTAGGTTTGTCGATGTAACATCCTTGACACTTCCAAAGACACTATAGTACTGTTTTCCAAATTCTGATTCGTTCATGCCACCTCCTATTTGAAATAGAAATACAGATTTTTCTGATGTAAAACTACCTTGCACTGCGATCTGCGATAGAGGAAGAGACCCATGCCCGCGGCTTTATCTGAACTTTAAACCCACAAGAGCTAACCATTGTTGTTAGCTGCTTCACAAATTTTGATGATTTATGCTTCTCGCTGGAGAGATCAAGATGAACCTCAGCATCTCTTCCAAGTTCATTTTTGATTTCACTGGCAACAATAAGTGATCTCATTGCTTCCTCAGAAAGCCGCTGTCCTAAATGTTTAATATCACCTAGACTCATTTCATCACGATGATACATAAATCGACCACCAAGACCGGGCCTGTGTGTAGCAATAACTGTTGCAAAGATCCATCTTCCACCAATGAGATGTGAGTCAGTTCCTACAAAGATCTCGATGCTAGGGTCTAGCAGGAGGTTTCTAGCTTCATTGTGATCAGCCTCTTCTCCGCTTGGCCACAGCCATTTTCTTGTCAAGAGCAAGGACACCTCCTGTATTTTGAGCTAATTTTAAGTAAGCATCATGTGTCATTTTTGCAACGTGAATTGAATCACCTGGCAAAGTCTTTTCATTTGCAACTGTAACACCTTTTAACCTTGCCGACATGAAGCATCTCATTCCATAATCAAATCTCTCTTTGCATACCTGGCTCAGATCTCCGAATTCCTCACCAATGCATACGGTAATTCGACGACCGGAGATCCTTGCAATTCTTCTAGAAATAAGCCCTTTAACATGCTCATCCTTGAATAAACTCAGTTCATGCCGCAATCGCTTGAGATGTTCATTTCTCCAAAAGTCATTTCGAATATTCACCTTAAGCATTCCCTTTTCGATTATGACATCTGATTCTTTTGATGAATTTTCAAGTGACAAGATAGGTGATAAAACTGCTCCGGTAACACCGGCTATATCATGCACGGTATATTCATCATCTATACTAACACCAGGTGTTACAGGAATAATATCGAATATCCCTCTAGAGTTGTTTGTATGGATTGTACTGGCAACTTCAGATGAAAACGCTCTAGCAAGCAGAATAGCAGAGACACCATTCTTTGCACAGTCATCTAGTAATCTGTGTACCTGGCCTACGGACTCAATAACACCATCAAAGACAATAAAGACTCTTGATGTGAGCCTGCCGGCGGAAGCAAAGCTAGGAGAAACAATCACAGGAAATGAGGATGACTCATCCACAGAGATGTGACTCAGCCCACCCAGTGTGACAGTTAGGTTTCCAGTTGGCCCTAACATACGTATTGCCACTGCTAACATTTCCTCTACTGTCTTGTCATTGACAGTAGAGATGAGCTTTTCAATATCACTAGAGACAAGTTTTCTTGGCGATGAATTAGAGAGAGTTTTTCCTGCCAAGAGCCTTAGAAATAGTGCAGCAGAGCCAGGTGATGATTGTTCTGCCCTGTATGCACTTATAAGCATGAGAGATCTTGTGACTCTCTCGTTATCATTGACAGGAGCATAAGACGACAGTATCCTAAGTGCATCAGAATCTGAGCCACCAAGGATTCTATTGTTAAAGACTTCGGCAACTGGGGCCTCGAGGGTAGAAATTGCCCAATTGGCAATTTTTCTCGAGGCCCGCAGTATATCACTACCGTCACCGGTAAGTTTTCTAGCTGTCTCGCCAGAGGTTATTTGATGCAAAGGTGATAATCTCCTCTGCTGATTCTGGTGTGTATCCATAGTCATTTACAAGCGTATTAACCATATCTGAATATTTCTTTTGCTGCTCATTGTCACGACTCTTTGACTTGGTGACAATGCGTGCCATGTCCTTCACCGAGGAGATAAGATATCCTTCAATTGCCTCACGAAGGGGCTCATATGAACGATAATCAACCTTAGTGCCTCTGCGGAACTTGGCAAACATGTAAGCAGTGACATCAGATCTGAATCCATCACGCATTGAGCCGGTAACACCAATCTGTTCCTCAATGGCTCTCATGAACTTCTCATCAGGTTCCCTCTCTTCTGAGGTGACACGATCCTTCATCTTCTGACGTGTTGTGAAAGCCTCAGCATTATCAAGGTAGTTGTCAAAGAGTGATTGTGCCTGTTCTTCATATGCCGTAACAAAAGCCTTGGCAATTTCTCCTTCAAGGATCTTGAGATACTCTTCACGAATAATTTTTTGTAGAATTTCAAGGTATCTCTTCTTGTCTTCCTCGTTGATAATCTGCTCCTTTACTTGCTTGATAAGTGATTCAATCACACGTGTAGGAGTGATGAATCCCTTATCTGAGTCGGTTAGAGCAGAATCAAGGGCCTTGGTGATGAAACGTGTAGAGATGCCATCCATTCCTTCATGTTTCGCCTCCTCACGAAGGTCACTGATATCAACCTTTCTGGTCTTGCCTTTTTCAACAATTTCTTGACCATCATAAATCTTCATCTTCGTGAGAAGATCACACTTTGCCGAAGGCTTAAGTCGGCTCATTACGGAGAACATTGCGGCAACCTTAATGGTATGAGGTGCAATGTGCGCCCTGAAATCAGACCTCCGAATCATCTTCTCGTAGATCTTCATCTCCTGAGCTAGTTCAAGGACGTAGGGAACCTCGATCTTCACAACACGGTCAAGAATTGCCTCATTCGTGTGTTCTGACTTGAATCGATTCCACTCAGCCTCGTTGCAGTGTGAAATGATAACACCGTCAAAGTAGAGCATTGAATTCTTGCCAGGCGTTGGTACATTCTTCTCCTGAGTGGCTGTGAGAATTGTGTGGAGGAACTCGATCTCATTCTTGAAGATTTCAACAAACTCCACAACACCGCGGTTGCCAACGTTGAATGCACCGTTAAGATTGAGGACACGAGGATCATCTTCGGAGTACTTATCCAGCTTAGAGATGTCTTCAGAACCGATAAGTGCCGAGACATCCTGGCTATTGGCATCCATTGGAGGAACTACTGCAATGCCACGCCGAGCACGCTGTGAGAATGAGGATCGCACGACAGGGAATCTCTCGTACTCACCATTGAACTCCTCCATTAACCGATAGCGGCAAACAGGACAGAGATCACCCTCAATATGGACATTTAGAAGTTTTTCGAATTCTCCACGAAGACTTCTAGGAAGAAGGTGAAGGGGCTCTTCACGAACAGGACATCCCTCAAGGTGATAAACAGGTTCGGCTGCCTTCTCTAGAGCTTTCTTTACAGCATCTGCAAGTGCCGACTTGCCAGAACCAACAGGTCCCATAAGTAGGAGAACCTGTCGGCTCTCTTCACCCTTCAACGATGCTGACTTCAAGAATCTCATGATCTTTGCGATGACACGCTCGTGACCGTAAAATTCATCCTTGAAGTAAGAATAAGTCCGAAGTTTGTCACCACCAAATAGCTTCTTGCAACGAGGATCAGCCTCATCAAGAGTTCCGGAACCATAAGACTCGATTGCATCAACCAGCCGCTTTGCGGCAAGCTTTGTAACTGCCGGTTCCTGCCTTACTAGTTCAAGATAATCTACGAAACTACCACTCCAAGATTCTTTTTGTGAATCCTGCCTCTGCTTCTTAATGATGCTTAGAAAATCCACGATATCCTCCTATGAAATCTCAAACTCTTCATCTTCAACAATGGTCATCAGCTTGACAGGACCATTCCACAACTCTTTCATAAGCCTGACACAATTGTCAGCATAATCGAGTTCCAGATCACGACCATCATGTTCATGCCTTAGCACTAATGTATTTTGGCCATCAACGTTATCTACGTATATCACAGGAATCATATTTCCTGACACTGTTTTTAGTAGCGCAGCCCTAACATTATGCCAACTGTCTTCATCTTCTACAATGTCATCAATTGTCCAGTCAGGATTTTTACCTGACTTAGGGCTAAATGTAAAGAGATTTAGTTCCCGCGCTTTCTCCTCAGTGAGGTACTGCATAATGAAACTCTCATCATTGCAAACTTCTCTTGCAAGGAAGCATTCCTCAATGCCAAACCTCTTCTCAATGTCATTGAATATCTCAAAACCAAGATGATAAGGATTGATTTTTAGACCCCAAGGACGAAGTACGGCATTGTGTGTTTTAAGAAAAGGAATGTGATACTCATCTGGAAGCTCTAGGTCATGAAGGATTCTATAGTGCCAGAATGATGCCCAACCTTCATTCATTACTTTTGTTCTGATTTGTGGCCAGAAGTAAAGTGATTCATCATGAATAATTTCAATGATATCCTTTTGCCAGTCAGTTAACTTGTGATTATTTTCCAGAACAAAGCCAAGAATGTCATATTCTGGTTCTAGAGGAACACTCTCAAGATTAAAGTACTTCCAGATACCAATTTTGTCATTCTTCACCATTTCGGCATACTTCTTCTTGAGCTCTTTTTCTGGGAGTCTAGTCCTGCCGCGGCGATCTGTCTGGTAAGTGAATGCATGACAGGCGTCAATTATTCTCTCGACTGCCTCTATGCCAATTGATGGATCCTCAATGTATCCTTTAATTCTCTTTGCAGCGTTTCGAAACCTCATAGTAACTGTTGCAGCATCAGTGTCCTTGAATGTCCGATTCTTCTTGAAAAAATCAGAGTGACCGACACAATGTGCCATAATGAGTATCTGCAGGTAGAGAGGATTCTCCAACATGAGATAAGCAATTGAAGGATCTGAGTTGATGATTAGTTCATAGGGAAGCCCTTCGGCACCTGCATTGTACATAAAGTGCGTTCTTTCAAACGCTTTTCCATAAGACCAGTTTGCATAGTGTGAGGGCATACCATGGTATGACATGTGACCGATCATCTCACGATAGTCACATGTCTCGTATGCAATGGGGTACCAGTCCAACCCGTGACCACGTGCAATTTCACAGATCTTATTGTCCCACTCTTCAAGTTCTGCAATGCTATAGTCTCCCACTAGACACCTCCAAAGAACATTTTGAATGTAGGCCAGATGTCTGACTTGCTCTTCATCAATGAATGACGAAGCTTAGGAGCCAGTGATGGAAGGTTCTTGAAAAGCCACCCCTCACGATCCCAAGCAGGAGTGACATCAGTGGGCTTAATCTCACAGTACCCCACCATTTGACTCATGTCACAAAGCTCCCTATAAGCTTCAAACGCTTTTTGATTATCTTCACCCCAATTATCACCATCAGTGCAGTGAAATGCATAGATGTTCCAGGCAGAAGGATGATACCGATCACGAATAATGTCAATTGCTAGCTTAGGTGCTGAAGAGACATAAGTTCCACCGGCAGATCCTCGCTTAAAGAATGAGTCCTCATCGGTTTCATGTGCTTCTGTTGTGTGTGCAATGAAGACAATATCAACTTTATCGTACTTGTGACGAATGAATTGATAGAGCAAGAAGTAAAAAGACCTAGCGATAAACTTGATCTCTTGTGTCATAGAGCCAGAGACATCCATCATGAAAAAGATGGCAGCATTTGTTGCCTCTTTGGGCTTTGACTTGATGTGATGGTATCTGAGGTCATTATCGTGGAATGGAAAGACTTCATTTCCATCCTCATCCAGCTCAACTGTTCCTGCCCGTCGAGCAGCAGCCAATCGCTTTATGCGATTAATTACAGACTCTTTCTTGTCAAGCCGAGGAGGAATTCCAGTAGACCTAGTACCATGCCGCCGCGGCTTCTCTTGAAGAAGTGTCTGTAGCTTCTTTTTCTCAAGTTCAGGCAAATTTAGTGACGAGAAAAGGTATTCAGCAAGTTCTTCAAGTGTGATTTCAACATCATAGAATTCCTCACCCTTGTCATTACCAGGTTTTCCAGCTCCACCTTGCCCCTGCTGCTGTTGACCCTTCTTGACAACCTGTCCCTTTTGAATATCGGTGCCAGGTGCAGAACCAACATGTTTTTTATCACTGTTGTCACCAAAGATGAATTGCCACTCCTTGATGCCTCTGACAGGAATTCTGATCTTCTTTTTCCCATCTTGGCCAATGATAGACTCCTCAGCGACAATATCACTGATTCCATCCTTGATGGCTTTCTCAATCTTCTGCTTGTGTCTTGATCGATCAGCAGCTGATCGGTCGGCGTTTGTTTTGTGTTCTCTGAAAATTGACATCTTGATTATAGGTATCAACTTTTTCTGCTCAGTAACCTATGAATAGAAAATTTCTTTAGCTTTTTGCAAAGGATTTAGGAGAAATTCCTCGCAAGATTCTTCTACAAATCGCCAGGGAACATATGAGCTCGCCCACTCACCTGTAGGTTTTTTACTGCTCATAGCAACAACAAACACACTAGTTCCCAACTCAATAGGTTCGTGTGTCATAAAATCATTCTCTGCGAGGCGAATTCCGCACATTTCTAGTAGGCACCTGTTTGCGGCATGCTGTATAGTTTCACCTCTCTTTATCTCACCGTTTGGTACGGTAAAAATATCATCACCACAATCAACTGCAAGAAGCTTATCCAGTGTTGGTGAGATAACAATTACTCCAACATGTGTAAAGATTTTTGCCTTAGACATTAGATGAGGAACCGCCTTCCTTTCGTGAGTAGTCATCTTCAAGTCTTACAACATCATCTAATTCAGGCGTTGATACTTCTACAAGAAGGACACTGGATCCTTCGGCGCAGAAACGATGAACAGTACCAGGTTTCACGTGAAATGTATCACCTGGAATCATTCTCATCTTTGTGAATGGCACCATGTCACCAATCTCTAACAGCAAAGTTCCATTCAAGACCCTAATTGTTTCATCCTTGACATTATGATACTGACGTGATAGCCTATGACCAGAGTTGATGTACAGATATTTTGCAACATACCTGTCTGTCTCTGCCCAAATCTCTTCATAGCCCCATGGCTTCTCAACAAACCTAACACTCACTGGCGACTCCTAATTGCCTTTACTAAATCTGAAGATGACTGGATTTTCCCGCCTCCTACACCAAAAACAACTTGACAGTTTATTGCCTGACAGACATCAAATTCTGGCACGTTCGCTGCAGCATCCCTATCACCACCTTTTGTGAAGACAATAGGTTTAAGTATCTCAAGTGCGCCAACAACTGTCTGACCACCGTCATCCCATGGGACAACATAATCAACACCTCTAATGCCGGCTATTATTTCCATTCTCTCATTGAGAGGCATGAATGAATAGCCCTTTTTTCTTGCTAGAAATCCATCACCATTCACAATAACCGCTAATCGCGTTCTGACTCCAAGTTCCCTAGCAAGGTTACCAGACTCCAGAATGCATCGAAGGTGACCAACATGCATCGGGTCAAATCCACCAGAAGTGACAATTAGTCTCTCGCTCCTAATGTCAGCCTGTGTTCTTAAGTCCTGTGTGTTACTAAAAATTTCGCTCATGTTAAAAAATATGCTGCCCACGAAGTCAGTAAACTTCGTGGGCAAATAGTGTTAGGTTTTATTCCTTTAGAGAATTCCGGAAACCTTCAGGAAAGATATTAGAGTTCTTGTCGTAGAATCGATTCCAGTCGGCATCAAGAATGTAACTAACAGCGTGATCGTTAAATGATCTAACTGAGCGACCAACAGACTGAACAATTGTCTTTGCAGTCTGTAGTGGATACCACCAAGGCCATCGATGCATCCGCTTCTTCACAATCTTGTCACCCAGGTAAGGATACGGAACTTTACAGATAATCTGGAAACGTGAGAGATCATCCTTCAAATCGACTCCTTCTTGCATTGAAGGAGACAATAGAACTGTAGGACGTGTGCTGGAGATGTGCTCCTGTAATTTTTGAACTCGATCTTCACTCCCATGAATCAGCAATCGATTAGACTTTACATTGTCCTTAAGAAACTTTGCAATGCGATATGTGTGACAATGAATAACACCCTTATCATTCGGATGCTGCTTCAAGATCTCGCTAACAGCATGCGCTAGTTTTGGAAGATCCTGATCAATACTGCCGGCTGTCATCTTTGCGATAGGATATGCAAAGATAGGATGATTCTCGGAAGGAAAAGGTGACGGAATAGAGATGAATGCACAGTCATCCTTTGGAATTCCAAGCATCTGGCAAAATCCTTCTTGATTGAGGATAGTTGCAGACATTAGGAGAACTTTCTTTCCACTCTTGAAGAGCATCTGTTCAGCATACGCCGAGACATCAATAGGCTTAAATTCAAGCTTTCGCATTGATTTGCCTTCACTCTCGACCATATTAAAAATCCAGTTCTCTTCATCATAGAGCTGAATAAACTTCTCTACCTTGGCCGTGTGACCTTCAAGCATCTCATGCTGTTTTGCCAATGCAACAAACTCAGACTTCATTCGCTCACCAAGATTAAATTTCTCGATGAGAAGCTCGTATTGCTTCAAATGAGACCGAAGCTTTGGTGCATAAGATTCAGTCACCCACTTCCATGCCTGTTTTTGTGTCGTGATATCAGGCATCTCAAGCTTTAGCACCTGTTTTGAGAACTTCTCGGACATCGTGATTTCAATAAATCCGCTAAGTTCAATGTCTGCATTGTGTGCCTCATCGATTACCAGCAATTCACGAGGAACAAGCTTCCCAGAATATGCTGTCTCAGCAAGAAAGTAGCTAAAATTTGTGACTGACTCAGTCGATGAGATAAACTTTCGCTTCTCTTCCTTGTATGTACAGTTAAAGGAGCAGGTGCGAGCAAACTTTGATGTATGATCTTTCTCTGCTTTCAGCTGTCGAAGTGACTCACTACAATTTTGCTTTTTGTGAAATTTACACTGATAATTTGCAGATGACATCACCTGTCGCATGGTGTTGCCAAAGTCCTTCACATACTGTTCCTGCAAAAGCTTCTGCGTCGTTAGAAAATAAGCACCTGGGCTGTATTCTTCCGATTTTGAGCTATTTGCAGTCACCCATCGTGCAATAGTCAATCCAATAGCTGACTTTCCAACACCGGTACCGGCTTCACATACAACAAACCTTTTTCCTGAAGCATATGCTTCAATTGCAAACTCAATTGCCCGCCGCTGTGGCTCACGAATATCATCAAAAGGAAAGTGACCTGTGTAATTGTGTTCCATTTTATTTCTCACGATTCAGGTGAATGAGTGTTCCACGAAGTGCCGGCACATCAGGATCTTGACAGTATTTTACAAACTCGGCTCTCTGAGTGCTGTAAATGCTTTCACCACAAAGATATGAAACAGTTTCATCGGTTGCCCCAACAATGAGGACATCACCTATCATTGGCAGAAACCATACTTGCCCCGGAAAGATAGGTGTCCTTAATGCAACCTGTCGTAGGTAAGACCTGACAAACGGTGAAGCCACAACATCAAATATTGCCCTAAGAATGTTAAGCATCACTTTTGTTTCTCCGCTTTCTGGTAGGCTTCTCATGAAAGAGCTGCTCAGGTCGAAATGCCCTGATCATTCCCTTAACCTCATCCCAGACTGTAATTGACACATTTCCGCTAGTGTGTCGGTGAATTTCCTTGACAGTTCCCCAAGAGAACTTGTCACCAATAACACTAGTGGGAAACCACACAATACCGCCAATCTTAATTTCATCAAATGAGCCTAATCTTTCACCATGATCGATTGGAGGAAGTACAAAAGAAGTATTTTGAATTCTTTTTACTTTCTTAGTCTTTTTCATATCTAAATACTATTACACAAACCCTTAGTGTTCAAGGCCTCTTCTTCCACGTGTAGGATTTCTTGCCATTCTCTTTCTTTGAATTTTCTCTACTTGATCGCGAGCCCAGAACTTTGCACTAGTCTCATCAGAAAAGAACCTCATAGGTAGACTGGCAGAGCCATCAGCGGTAGATATCTTTACATTCCATCCTCCTTGTGATGGATTTGGTGAAACTTCTGCATTAATACCATCAATGTGACGCCAGTCTTGCATGGTGTCTTCTGCAGGTAAACTCTTGAAGTTTCTACCAATTTCTTCCCTGATGAGAAGTCGTAGTAATCGAATTACGGTGTTCATAGTTATAACTATGCCAAAAGCAAAAATAAAGCATGCCGAGCATTGCTCGGCATGCAATCAATTTATATTGATCACTCGATATCGATGTTTCGCCTCACAGGCTTTCGAGAGTTGACAGAAAGATAAAGAATACCGCTATCATAGCGTGCTGAAATGTTCGAACTGTCAACAGTCTCAGAAAGAGACCAGCTACGAGAATATTGCTGATTGCCATTTTGGGTCTTTCGATTACCGGAAACTCGAAGTGTACGATCTTCGGTATAGACCTGAATGTCACTTCGGCTGACACCTGGCATATAAACCTCGATGTCATAGCCGTCATCACGATGATTTACCCGAGCCTCAGCTCGTACGATGAAGTTTTGTGAATCATTATCTGACTGATTAACTCGACGTCCTCGGCCGAAAGAATCCATGTCAAACATTGCGTCAAGTGCTGTGTAGTAGTTAGGAATCATTGTGAGCATTCTTCTTTCTCCTGCGGGCTTCATTGCCCGACTTAGTAATGTAATCACTATTCTTAGACTGAACACCCTTTTGGGTAGATTTTTTTGCTTCCTTTATTGACCATACTAAAGGATTGTCTCGAAAATACTCCTCAGCTGTTACAACCTGATGATCACCAAATGACATTTCGAAATCTGAGCTTGATTCAGGAACACCTGCAAGAACCAACTTTGAAATATCCGAGTTGCCAATACAGCCTAGAAATCCTCCTGCCGTAATACCGGTAACTGTTACTTCAACAATCGGCCCGGCCGGTGTCTTGGCATAGACTTTGGTGCCCTGCGAATATTTTCTTGCTGCTTCTACAGGAGGCTGATCAACATATTTCGTACGTCGACGATTGTCTAAAGGCTCTTTCTTCATTACATATCCCAAATATTGTCTGTAAAAGTTCCAAAATCACGCTTCACATGAACTTTCCAGATGTATCGATAAACCATAGACTGCTTGCTATGGAATTTCAAATTATGAACCTTATCGACAGGAACTTCCAGAAACTTTGAAGCCTGACGAAGCTTCTTTCGAAACTTTCTCTTTGCCTGCCGTTGATCTTCTGGAGTCAGGGTTGATAGGCAACGATCTAGCGACTTTAAATTAGAAGTAGCATTCGCACTCCAGGTAGGCATGTAGCTACCATATGAAACAAGACCGATATTGAGATATGCAATATCAATGAATTGTGAAACAGACATGCTTTGTCTCCTAATATGGTTACTTGGACATCGAGGATTGCTAGTCCTTTCACCTGTAATGCTACTCATCCCCGGGGATAATCCATGAGCAAACGTTTGGCCTGTGAAAGGCAAGGATGTTTCTTCCCGGTCAACATTCCTTTTTACGTATAAGACAAGAGAACACAATAAGCATTCTTTGCTTTATACATGCAATTTGGATTGCATTCACAGTTCATTTTATTACAATTGGCATCATGTATAAAGTCTTTGTCATGCATATTTAGATGTGAGGTTAAAATGTCGTCAAACTGGCCCCGACCCGCTCATAATTTTGTTCCTGAATATCAACAATCAGGAATTCCTTTTGTTACCAGCTCAGCTGCAAATGAAATAACCACGACACCTGTTAGTATAAGCTTTCCATATGTTACACGTTGGGTACAGATCTTTAACACAGATGGTACATCAGGGGACACAATGCGTGTAGGTTTTACTGAGAATGGTGTGAAAGCAACTGAGACAGCAAATTACATCGTTCTCTCAGGAGGTCAGTCTACCGAGAGACTTGAACTCAAATGCACAAGACTTTGGTTTAGACAACAAGGTGGGGCATGCTCCTTTAGCGTCATTGCAGGACTCACAAATGTTCCGGCAAGTGATTTTCCTATCTTGACAGGATCAAACCAAGTTGCAGGTGTAGGATAAAACTAACAAAGCCAGGCACTGCCTGGCTTTGCAACTAACCTTGACTATAGTCAGGGCTGTTGAGATGTTTCTGTCACGGTCGTTACAGGAGTAGTTACCGTGCTAGACTCCGGAGTAGCCGTAACATCAGTTGAGACGTCAGATGTTGGCAGTTCAGTAACTGAAGTTTCCGGTACAGTATCAACTGGAGACTCAGGTGCAGGTGGTGTCACCTCTGCTGAAGCTCCAGTGCCCCAGAACTGGGCGGTAAAGGCTGTCAGTGCGGCAGCAAGCGCAAGAAGAAGTGCGGAAAGTAGCTTGTTATTTCGAAGAGTTTCGAGCATCATTCACCTCAGTTTTCAGTAGAAGGCGTTACGCCAGTGTCATCAGAAGTACCAGTGTCATTCTCCTTATCACCGCATGCGGTAAGGAGTGCCAGAACAATTAATGCAATTGTCTTCATTTTTTCCTTTGCCTTTTCCTTTAGGCGTTATTACTATAACATATTGATGTTGATTGTACAAGACTGAATTATCATCGAAAATCGAATCAGTCACATATGGTGGACCTGGTGGGTTCTGCCCCCACGTCCAAAGCATCTCGAGATATGCAAGTTACGTAACCTTCCTTGAAACCGCAAGGCCGGTGTCATCACCTTTGGTGATCGTCACGATCCCCTGTTTCTCTTCGCTTCTATGCCGGTGATCGATCCGCCAAGTCGCTGCACATCATTTACACACCTGACAGTCTTGATGACTTACTGCCAAATGCCACGGGATCTTTGTCCCGGGACTTCAATCAGGCCGCGAGACGCTCACTGAAGTGGGAAGTGTTGTTGGCACTTTGAAAAGGCCTTGATGTAGGCCACACATGTCACGCTTGCACAAATTTTGATACCCTGTCGAATCTATATCAGGCCCTCATTAATATCATTGATGATTATGCAAATATGTTTATGTTTGTTCGAATTCTTTTCGAAAAAATTTGAATCTTCTCTCGGTCATAGCATACCCAGTAATAGGGGGTGAAGAATGAGAAATTTTCTTTTTGCTCTAATGTTTATGTGTTGCGGCAGTAATGGCAATGCATCTACTGAATCAGCTGGCCTAGTAACGGTTAGGGAAATTATTGCCAAGTGTGATGCAGATGGAAGCTGTGAAACAGCTCTAGTTGGTGCTGGTGGAAGTGCTGTGAGGATTATATGGGAAGGTGAATTTTATTGGCTTACAGCAGGTCATGTTTGTGCCCCATTAGGTGAAAAAGATACTATCACAATGGTCAGGTCAATGACTGTGACGCCAGTAGGATTGGATCCCGCTAAGAGCACTCCAATTGATGGTGCTGTTTATCGAAATGACATTGATCTTTGTCTCATGCCCGCACAGCCTGGCATGGCAAGATTACTTTCAGGCAGAGCATTACGTCCTGGGGAGAGACTTCATACATTTGCTTTCCCAGGAAATGGTTACTCAACCGAACTCTATCCGCTCTATGAAGGAACTTTCAATGGTAAAATTTCCACTACCACATGTGTTACATCAATTCCTGTTGCACCTGGATCTTCAGGCGCCGGAATTATTGATAAACGTGGCCGAGTAGTAGGAGTAGTTACTTCAGTAATGGCGACGTTCAATCACTTCTCAATGTTTTCTTGTCCAGATGCAACGGTGTGGTTTGTGAGTGAAGCGGCCGCACTCCTTCGTGCAAGGAAAGTGGTCGAATAAAACCCATTCCATCAAGGAGCGCTCCTTCTTGTGGTTGCAATGAGTGATCAAATACCTCCTCTAGAGCATTCTGAAAATCACTGTGTGTCTTAATTGGTGTAACCGTAAAGAAAACTGCCAAAACAAAATTCATATTGCAAATCTCCCGAGGTATTATCTATACCTTAGGAGATAATTTTTCTATCGCCAGAGAAGTTCTACGATATTTCCGGATGGATCTTTGATGTATTTTGAACGTGTACCGTCACGATGAGTCTTAGCATCAGAAGGTGCATCCCCTTCGGCAAGGAATGCAAAGTGTGCAGGATGCTGATTTGGTGTTACAAGGGCAAGAAAACATGTGCCTGACTCAAGAAGAGCCCAGGTTGAATCCTGATATGCAATCTTAAGACCAAACTCCTGGGAATACCAGGCTGAGTCTCGTGCAATATCAAGTGACTTAATGGCAATGTGATCGATTTTTGATGTCAAAGCTTCATTTCCTCCCACTGCCCATCCCAGTTAGTGTATCGAACACGCCGCACACCTGCATGTCGAAGAAAATTCTGGCAGTGAATGCAGGGACGCGCCATTGTTAGGGTTCCATCCTTTAGAAATCGAACAACATGAATTTTTTCAGGAGGCGGACCATGCCTAAGATTGAGAACAAGATCCACCTCAGCATGAATTTCATGGTGAGTGACTTTGGAGTTGGGGTATCGCTTCCGAAACTTTGCTGTAAGCTTCGGACGATTGATACCGATTACACCACGATTTGTCCACGCCGCAAGATGAAACTCATTTCCATTGCTGAGTGCCATCTCACGGGCATCGTAGTACACTTGACACGTTATTTCTCCTATCGTAAGCTATGATGAATCATAGCCAATTAAGTGCAGATTTACACTTAAGAATTTCTAAAATGCCTACTCGAATAACAAGATTCGCATGAATGTGCCTCAAGTGTACATTTTCGAAATTATGTTTCCCAATTCTTGATAGTATGCAAAGCCCAATCTTCAATGGTAGTCATACCATAGTCATTGTATTGAGAATTGGTTGCAGCAATGTTCCATTTGCCGATAAAGAGTAGCGCATCATCCTTATCAAGGAACCCCAGAACTCTCTGGTTAAAAAGAGAGCCAATACTGACTTTTACATATGTGTCTAGATTCTTGTCATCATTAAGATGACTGTCATAGTTCTTTGCGGTCGAAGCTACCAACCAATCTTTCAGCTTTTCAATCGAATTCGGATGAATTCCTTTAAGGCCTCGCAAATTAAGATATTTCGAAATTCTGGAACCAAGAAAAGGAGAATTTGATCGATTGATGAAAATAAGCTTTGACTCCTCAACTTCCTGCCAATTGGAAGGAATATGAAAATGTTTTCCATCCCATCCCACAGCAGAATTTAGAAGATCAAACCTCTCTAGGGTCTCATGGAGAGTAGGATGGCAAAGTTTTTCATGATTGACAAATTGCAGATTTGTGCCAATTTCACAGTTAAGGACTGCAATGCGTTTTTCCATTGCATTGCCGGCAGGTGACAAAATCCAATCCTGCTTCTGAGGCTGGGACTGTGCCTTAATGTAATTATTTGGAATTTTGGGATCTGGAAAGAAAACATCAATATCACCTCTTTCATAGAAGTATGAATTGATGTCACGTCCTAGAATGACATTTCGAACAAATCCACCTGCAAGCCAACCGCCTGATTCGATTGCGGCACGAACGTCACGATGTTCGTGACACCGGTGTAAAAAACTACCCATCACAGTTCCAAGACTGTTCGGGTAGTTTTTTACACCGTGTTGAAATCGATCAACAACCTGCTGAGGGGTAAGGGCAATAAAATCCATATCACCCACCAAAGAAGCTAATGAATGAGCAGACAAACAGCGTTACAACCGTGATGGCAACAAGACCGTAGATTGCACCATCCAGCCAAGCATTATGGCTATCATTATCACCTTGAAACATTGAACTCTCACGTAATCAGGAGTTATAGAATATCTTGCCGCAAACTTTACAGTGTCTGTCAAAATTCTTAGAGTGCCCACACTATCATGAATGAGCTCCGGCATCTTTTCCGATTATTTCCTTATTACATTTCCCGCAGTGCATTGAACCTTCAATCTCCAATTAAAGGCTCTTGATATTTCAAGAAAATGGTAGGGCGTACAGGAGTCGAACCTGTATGATCCAATTACGGTACCAGGAGGTAGAAGCTCCGGCCGATAACGCCCCAAAGTTTCCTGTCTTTCCAGGATGTCAGATCGGATTCAACTATCAATATGTGCAGAGGTTGTCTGTTTCTTTAGTGTCATACAGCTAGTTGAATCAGTCCTTACGATCATTGGTATTGGTAGGGCGGGTGGGGATTGAACCCACGACCTCCAGGATATAAGCCTGCTGCTCTGACCGCTGAGCTACCGCCCCATAATTTCCAGCGATTCAGTTTTTGTACAGCGTAACTTAGAGGCTAACACTGGAGGTTAGCAAGAAACTATAAACAAATCAGGAAGTTTGTTCAATCTTCTTTGCAAGAAGAACAACATCACCAAGGGAGCTTCCAACAACCTGAGCGACAGGGGACCCATTGGCAAAGCCAATAACGGTTGGCACCGCCATGATTCCCATCTCCTTTGCAAGGAGAGGAGAGTCATCAATATCGACATATGCAAAAGTCATGTTAGGGAAGGAAGTTGAGATCTCTTCAACACGAGGCTTCATGGTCCGACAAGGACCACACCATGGTGCTCCAAATTGGACTACAACTCGAGGAGTTTCGGCAATGAGCTGCTTTACGGCAGTGTCGTTTAGAGTTAGCATTTTTTCTCCTATTAGGTGGAGCAAGCGCCGAGATTTGAACTCGGTTCTCCGGCTTGGAAGGCCGGGGCACAACCCATATACCACGCTTGCAATTTATGTTCATCAGGACATACAGAATATAATCACTCTGTGGTAACTTGAACACTATTTTTGTTATCTTTTTTGCCTTTTTGACCAAACAATTTGCACACGATCTTCAGAGAAACATGCCCATGCAACCCACTGAAGGCCATCACCAGAAATCCAGTTCAGCTCTTGAATGTGAGTTCCTTCCGGAATAACAACATCATCAGCGTCATAATTTGGATACTGAAAGCCGTGATGTCCTACAATGCTAGGTTTACCTGTAAACTCTCTCTTTGCAATCATTTCGACACCTCGGTCAATGGTAAAGGTACAACAAATTGAGATTCAAACCAATAGAGCGATCCATCAATCATTACCTGCGTCAACTTGATATTTCGAGACTCCTTTATTGTTTCATATGTTGAAACAACGAAGCCAATTGAATCTGCCTTGGGAATGATGTATTTTCCTTTAGTCCGATGATTTTTCCACATATAGATGGCATCGAGTTTAAACACATGCCCAGTCGGAACTTCAATTTCGACACCATAATCAATAGGTGAAAATGTAACTAGTGAACCTGGTGTCATTCCCAATAGACCTCTTCACCACGTCGATAATACTTCAAATTCTGTCGTGCAGATTCTTTTGAGAAATGACCGTCGCGATATGTTGCATAGTTGTTCGGAATAAGGGCAAATTGACCGGTTTTAAGAGCAATAAGATTAAGTGGTTTATGCTCTTCCGGATATCTGCTATAACCGTCAGTCCAATCAATCATGATACCGGTATGTCTACCAATTCCTTTGAAAGGTGCATGCACCTCACATGCAAGACCTTCAAGATACTTTGCATGAAATGTTTCAATATCATCACCCATTGCTGCCCATGGCATGAGCTGCTCTCGAGGTAAGGAAAAATCATTTGTTGTTGAGAGAGCATGAATAGGCATACCGCTCCAATGGGCGCCTGACTCAAGGAAAACATGGCACATGAGTGTTTGATATTCTCGAGAATAAACACCATGCCAAATCCCAGGAGTCATGCCTGGTGGCATGCTAGGACCAAGAAATTCGTTTTTCACGTTAACGTAAAGATGAAAAGGTAGGTTAGCGTGTTTTCCCATGTTTGATAATATCATTCCTACGTCATGATTTATATCTTCCTGTTGATACCCACCTATCCTTGTTTCTGACTTTGCTCCGGAGTGTTCGGACAAGTCCATCGATAGGCTCTTCGTCACCAGCTTTCACTCTTTGGAGCATTGACAGGAGTCGGCTAGCCTCACTTGGTTCCATAAAAGTCCTATAGCCAGGAGGAAAACCTGCTGAGGCCGCAGTGAGATATCTCTCAATGTCTCCTATCATTCTGTCCTTACCTGGATCAACCTCACCAGCAGCTAGTCTCTTGAGGCGATCATACACGTTTCCAATCGGAATGCTGGCCTTGTCTGAGAATGTCGCATAGATTGGTGCCATTAGTCGCTGCAAATCTGCATAAGTTTTCTCTGGTATCTTGAAAGGCTTCGAAGTGCCGGAGACAAAGATACCCTCGGGTGGTCCTCCAAGAATGCTCTCACCAAAGATCTCCATCAGCGCTCCTGACACAGTGAGCTCAAGGCTCTTCTTCTCTTCCTTGGAGAGGGCCCTCCCGGTGCCTATCTTGGTGAGATACTCCTCCAGCTGGAGGCGAGTTTCAGGACTCAGGGGTCGAGGTCTCTTCGTAATGTCTTGCTGTGTGAGGAACTTGAGCCGGGACTGCTGGTTATTGAGTTCACTAGCCATCTCACTAGTCATCTTACCTGTGAATTCAATGGCAATATTCTTGTCACCGATGACATAGTCGATGTAGTCCGGACGCCTGTCATTCTTGATTACTTCGAACTTGAATGAGATATTTGGAACATTTACAGGGATGGAGGAATTTTCAATGGTTGCCCGTACACCGGCAATATCTGCCCACGTATTTTCACTGCCAGAATCGTCATCCTTGAATTTCGCTAGAACCTCTCCTTTCCTGATCTCTACGGCCAGGTGCTGTCCTGCAAGTTTTTCAGTATAGCTTGCAAGTGGTTCCCGACCCAGGATGTCCTGAAGAACCATCGAGATGTCATCCGGTGTTAGATCAGCAAGTTTAGGAGTCGGTGCTTCCAGCATAAGTCTTACTAGCTGCCTGACGATTGCGAATTTTTGATTCATAGCATAAACCTCACAAGATTTCTAATAAGCCTCTCAGACACAGCCGACCATTCACTTCGAGGACAAAGTCTAATTGCACTAGTTGAAAGAGTATTGAAAACTTCCTCAGCAATTCTATCAGGGAGAGGGGGCAACATTGGCAAAAATCCCTCTTTGTCACCATCGCACAGCATCTTTCGCATATGCGTACCACTAATCTCAACTGTGCTTGACCTTGGAATTCCAAATTTCATAATGCTGGTACCAAAGCTTCCTGGATAAAGCTTGTTCATAAGACTCTCAGGATAATTTTGATTGATGTCATCGATGTCAGAATAAACAGTGATCACTGTATCATTCGGATTGACAGTAATGCCAACATATGGAAGCGTCACCGAATCATCACCTGCTTCGCTAGCCTTATGTAGAACTTCCAAGACCTTATGCACTGAGGTGATGGGAGAAGGAAGAATGCCATCGGCGGGTGTTAGCACCGTAACATTAGGTGGAAACTCCAGATTTGGAATCAACAAAGTTTCCCAGATGTACTTCATATCCTCACCAAATATTGGTGTCTCACCAGGGATAGGCCTCTCCTTACCTCCACTTTTCTTTATTCCAGGCTTTGTTCCTCTACTTGTGTATGAAACAAGCACAAAGACCTCATCATTTTCAGGTGATCCCTCAATAGCTACGCCAGATGCATCACCTAGTGCCGCTAGCTGAACTAGCATATGATGCCCCAGATGATAAGGTTTTGCTGACATTGGCACCAATCCAATTCTCATTTTGACCTCATAACTTTCAGATCATACATATGACTTTCAAAAACAAGAAATCAATCTTGTGTCACAGAATAACTCAGAATGTATCTTGTGTGGTGGTATATGTTACCCTTTATGGTCAGGAGGGTTAAATCCTGATTCATTCTGTGACACTGGTGAGCATCCTGAGGGTTGGCCATTGTCAATAAAATTAACAAAGGCCATATGGCCTTTGTCGACGAATTCATTGCTGCCTATGAAATTACAATGTCTCGCATTGTCAATTGCAAAGTGATGAACCAGGGTTCTCCCATTCCACCTGCAAGCTCATTGACAGCTAGTGCGCTTGGATGACCCAGCATACTCCATTTCTCAAGATTCACGCCTTCATGATCTTGAACAAGAAGATTGCAACGAAGAGGCGTAGACTTCTTGAGCCAAGCGAAAAGCTTACTTGTGAGACCCGGAATAACACGAATCTCAACCACCATTTCACCTGTTGTTGCCTCTCCTGGAGTGAAAACACTCCATTTAATGGAATCAACTTCAAGTTCAGGCATGCTTTCAATGCTTAAACTCCACTGAGGTGACTCATCAACCCCCTCAGGAGCTTCTGTCTCATCAGCAACCATCAGGCCTGCTGATGCCAAAACCTCAGGCATTGTTCGAAAATCAACAGGTGGAGATGCTACTTCACTAGGGGCATCAGCAGAATCGGAAATCTCAGCATTACGACGCTTTCTGGAAAATTTCAACTCTCACCCCATGACTTTACAGTCTCGGTAATTGCAGAAGCAAATTCTTTTTGAGCTCGAGTCTCATCCCAAACAGAGATGCCCCATGCCTTCATCAGTACTTGTTTTACATCATCATCAAACTCAATCTCAACTTCACTGCTTCCATTGAGACCTTGCTTAATGCCTTTTACACGAATTGGAACTTGTTTTCTCACGGTATCTCCTATTAGAATGTATTGACAGAATTAAAGTTGTTCACTCACCTTTTGATTTCCGAAAGAGAGCAATACTGCTCACAGGCACATCTTTCACCTTCTCATTATGAAGAATCTTGACAATAATTTCACCCCACATATTCATGTTTCGATCACCGAGAATGATTGCGTGTTCTCCATAATGACGCACAAGAGTGCCAGGAGGAAACTTTTTCGGAATCGATTCCCAAGTCGCAAAGACTCCTTTGAAGGAGTCACGAAGCACTTGCACATCATCAACCTCGAGAACATTGTTCTTGGAGAACCGACTGAAAATAGAATTAAGCCGGTAACGAAGATTGCCGCGTCGTTCCCAGTAGAGAGTACTCTGGTTTTGCATGCGACGCTCGAGACCCCTCACAAGGGTGACAAAGTCATCATCCATCTGTTGGAGCTCTAGAGGACGATCTGCTCCTTCAATAATTTTTCGAGCATAAGCAACCTGCCAGACATTGAGATCTTTGCCATCCTCAAGAATATGCAAGAAACGCTGCAATGCATCGGACTCATGCTTGCGAAGGCACTTAGGGATCGTTTGACGAATTTCAGTGATAAGTGGCCAGCTCTGCCAAGACTCAGGGATGCCCTTCTTGAGAAGTTCATCCAGAATTTGACTGCCACGTCCTCGAGGTTGTTTACCACCTGCAATGGTAGAAAGAAAGCTGCCGGACCAGGTTGAACCAAGACCGGCAGCGATATAGCCTTCAGCAAGGGATGCGACCTGAGCCTGATCGAAAATCATTTTCCCTCCATTCATAGTGAATATAATCCACTTTTGATCACAAGGGAAGGTCAGGAAGCAAATTTTTGCAAATTAATCTAGAGCTTCCTGGGCTACCTTCACGGCAAGTCTGAAAGTTAGATTCCTGATAGATCTAGCCTCAGCCTTGGTTACTCTAACCTTGCCATCAGCATCAGCCTTTAGGGCCTCAGTGATCTCCTTTACCAGCGCAATGGCCTCTGGCGCAATTGTTACAAGCTCATCCGTTGTTAGTTCTGCCATGTCAGGGTCCTCCTTTAGGTGCGGGGTTTCCGCAAACCTAAAATTACATAGGACTCTCATCGTGGTTATTTTGTCAATGGTTGTCTCCACCAAAGAACTTCCTCAACCTTTGGCTTTTTACCATCAGTTTGCCTCTTTCCTGTTGAGGCCCTCACTCTGGTTTCTCGGTTCCACCCATGGAGTGCTTTTTCATATCTCTCACTAGTATAGCCTGAGATGAAAACCCACGATGGAAGTTCACTAACAATCGAGAGAAACCTATCCTGATTTATGCCGGCATAATGCACACTTTGTTTTACATCATAAGGAGGATCCAGATAGACGACGTCATTTATTCCTGGTGCTATCTCTTTCAAAAATTCTTCCCAATCACGATTGGTAATCACTGCATGCTTTTCATTTAGAAGCTCTCGGGCGGCTTTCATTCTTTTAATGGTGTTTTCTCGTGAGTGACCATTTCTGTGACATGTTGTGTTAGGGCCCATCTTGAAGGTATCACCAAAACGGGCGACATAGGACTCGGCAAGATGCTTCTCTGGGCTCTCCGGGGCTTCCATCCATGCTTTCCATAGTGCCTTGTCAATAGGTGCATTATCAACAAAGTCAAAGTTACCAGCATGATCACGTAGTGCCATCAAGAAATGATGCGTTCCTATATCATTGAGACATGCAGACTCAAACATGAGGCCACTAGTGACTGTACGAAAGAAAACATTCCCCCTTCCAGTAAAGGGCTCTATCCATCTTTCAAATTTTTGTGGGAAAAAATTCACAAGCCAGGGTGCTGTCCTGGCTTTAGAACCATGCATCTTGAATGTCGGTGTCAAGTGTGCTCATTGCCTCGCTGCTATGTCTATATATAGGCTAGCAGCGAGGCAACAGCGAAGCTATTCGACCGGAGTGGCTTTCCAGGCATCGTATGCCGCAATCACCTTCGGATCGACATCGGAGGGATCACGAAATCGAGAAAATACAGGGAATCGCATCTTTCCATCCGGGGTGAATGGCGGTTGGTGCTCACACTCTACAATCCTACCCAGCCAGCCATCCGGATTCTGATTGATCTCGTTCTTCAGCTTGTCAGAGTATCCACCGCCCACACGAGTCACGACACCATTGGGAGTGAGGACCCGAAATCCTCCAAACTGACCAGCTCGCTTGGTGGCATTGCCGGCCTGATACCAGCCGATAACAACACCCTCCTCGGTGGCGACAGGCTTCAGCTTCAGGATTGCGTTGGAGCGCTTCCACTTGTAAGTTGCCTTCATGTCCTTCAGCATGACACCCTCGTATCCATTGTCGAGGCAGACTGTGTAGAAGTCACGAAGCTCCTTCTCATTCAGGCAAGTCTTTGCCTTGACATACCGAAAAGGACCGGTAGTCGTGAGATCACCATTGCCAAGGAGCGCCTTAAGTCCCTCAAGTCGATCAGCGTAAGTGAGATTGGTGGATTGAGCTTGCCAGTCGCTGAAAGGGATCCAGTCGAAGACATGATACAGCATCGAGCTATCGTCTTTCTTGGACTTTGCCGACATCACAACCGAGGCAGACTCATTCCAGTCCTGTCCCATAACTTCACCGTCGAGGACGAAGTCGTCACCAGGAAGTTCAGAAATCGCACGCTGAATACGAGGAAGGGTCTCGAGAGGAGTTCCGTTTCGGGTGTAGAGGGTGACTTCACCACCATGCTTCACGGCGATACAACGAAGACCGTCAAGCTTCGCTTCAACACGAACAGGATAGGCAACAGGCTCGGTAATCTCCCAGGTACCATTGATGCCTTGGGTTGAGAGGCCACCGGCAAGAGCCACCGCGAAGGGAACGATAGTGCCCGGCCAGACTTTATTGACTGTCGTGTGTGAGACACCACAGCGCAGGTTGCGCCAGAGGATCCGTTCCAACCACTTCCGAGCAAGCTCGTCACCGGATGCAATGAGGGTACTGACAGCACTCTTTGCCTCGTTCCCCCTCAACTCACGCTTGTCAAGACGAAGGAGAAGGTCCAGGAATTCGACCACCAGGTCATCGCCGTGACCACGGGATCCAACAGTTCGAGACTTGTCGTACTTAGAGACACCCCAGTTCTTCCAGGGATCGAAGGTCATTGAGAAAGTTCGATGCAGGAGACTATTGTTCTTTTCAGTTTCGAGAATTTCCTCCTTGAAAAGGCGGCTGCCATCGGACTCAAGCTTTTCGAGAATTTCAATGACACTCATTATTACCTCCGAACATAGGTAATATAATTACTTTGAGCATAGAAGAACACTTCTATTTGGACATTTCTTAAAAAATTTGCATATTTATTGGTTCAAGAGGCAATGCTGTGATGAAGAACACGATTCAAACGTTAAGGCACATTATATCAGAGACACTTCTTCAAGAAATTGCTCCAAGAGAATTCGATCCTCACAAGAAGGCTGTTATAGTTGCCGGACCCATGGGAGCAGGAAAAACAACAATATCAAAACTCATTCTTGGAGGTCTCGGTTTCATTAATCGAGATGTTGACGATATGTTAGTTAGACTTCTAAAACAAGAAAAAATGAAGCTTGACATGAAGGACTACACACCAAAAGAACTAGCCGTTGTCGATAGCCTTAGAAGCAAGACATTTGATTGGATCGAAAAGGTGCAGAAGAGAGACAGGGAAGCAGGCAGAGGTATCATTGTCAATATGACAGGCGCAAATTTTCCCTTTACAATGCAATTGACGCAGGAGTTTGAGGACGCAGGCTACAAAGTCAAAATGCTCTTTGTAGATGTCACGCTAAAAACATCACTTGCAAGAAATAGGACCCGCGAGAGATCGGTCAATGAGAAAGTTGTTGAGGAGAAGTACCATAGGACAAAAGAAAACATTCCTAAGTTCAAGGAAGCATTCGGAGATGACTTTCACTACTTTGACTCTGAGACTGGGAAGGCGTCACTAAGCGATCCACAGGTCATAAAGATTAGCAAAGACATCACAAACTGGAGACCTGCAAGATAACAAGCCTAAGGGGAAATTGCCTTAACTGTGATTCCCATGTTGGTGACCCTCTCCTCCAACCGCCAAGCTTCATTAGGTGAAAGCGGATAGTTAGAATTGAAGTCGGAGATGATAATAAGTCTCTGGCCGCGCTTCATTCTTTCCAGTAAGGCCCAATATGAGTACCAGATCTCAGTCCCACCTGCAGGATAAGTACCTCTCCAGTCACCTGGTGTACAACTGAGTGACCTAGAGAGGAAAACTTCTGAACCTCGAGGCCGGGCAGCGGCAATAAGTTTCATCCACTTCTTGTAGTAGCGCGCCGCCGATCCGGAAGCATCAACGAGATAGACATCGGCCTCGAGACGACTGAGGTCTGCTGGTGACTCTTGCTTCCATGACAAAACAAGATTGACTCGTCTTGAGGCAGGATCGTGACCGGAAACTCTTTCACCGGTGCTTTGAGATCGGATACGGAGACCCCTAACTGTAAGGGTGGTCACAACAGATGCGACACGTTCGGCGGCAAGGGCCTCGTTGTGCCCGGGCTCACCGCAGCCATCGGTCATCCCTGTTAGTGTCAGGGTGCTACCAGGAGGAACATCCCTTAGGAATGTCTCAAGGCGAGTACGCTGGAATGAGTCTATAATGCTGCTACCTTCGGAAAATTCAATATCGATGCTCCTGCGCAATTCCTGTACCTCCATAGGAGCAGGCTCCCAGGGAACATCGACCGGACAGAGACAGTGAGGTGCCTGACATCGATCAAGTCCTGAGAGTTTGTGCAGATCTGTGCTAATGTCGATTGATGTGAAGAGACTGGTTCCCAGAAAGATTGCGGATATCAGGTCACTAGTAGTCACTCAGGCATCATCCTGCTGCACAAGGATATTAACAGGGGTAAGGAGATTGACTTGTAGTATATTACCATTGGTTGCATCCTGGATCATTCCTGAATCATCCTGAGGTACATCCCACAGGTATTCCGGAAGAACATTGTTTGAGTGTAACCATAGCAATTTATTGTCAATGTAAAGCTTGTACCACTTGCCTACTGAGACAATAAAAACACCAATTTGCTTGACAGGAACATTCACCTTTCCTGTCACCCGAACGTTCCCTCTTTCAGCTATTTCTAGAAACTTCCATCCTGTCACTGTGCCTGAAAGGAGTTTTCTTGAACGAACTAGTGCTCCTGGTTCGATTGATTGGTCATTTGATTTCATTCGGGATTCAGATTTAAGGGTGATCATCTGTATCCTTCTGATTCTCTATTGATCTTAAACCTAGCAGTGATAAGGCACAAATGAGTGCAACCATTGCAAAACAACCAAAGGCTGCCCAATTGTACCTGGTGTCAAAAAGTACGATCAGCAATAGAAACACTATATCATTTAAGATTTCAGCCATATGCTGCTTAGCCTCTTGTAAAATTATACTACTAAACAAAGCATGTTACACATGCAGCTGAATTAATGAGACGTTATTCAATAGATGCAACTGCATCTACTATCTGGGATGCAATTGTCTGTGCAACTTCATTAGTAACTGGCTCACCAATTACGTGCGAATCCAGGATAAAGTTAACATCTTCCTCATAAAGCAAGACTGTTACTAGCACAGCATTAGGCTCATCACCATATGGTCCTTCTGTGCAAATTCTTTGTGCTAATACTTTCATTATGAAACACCTCTTTTCCAAAATCTAGCCTTAGTTAAGGTTGCTGAAAGAGTTCCTCCTCCAAATAGCAAGCTTAAATGACCTGGTGATAATCCCCATGTTGTTCCCATTGGGGTTCTTGTAAATCCATCTCGATACAACTGCGTATATGAAGAAAGACTGGCAGGCAGTGCAGTTGAAACAATTGAACCAATCATTTCACCAGGAAAAAATCCTGACAACATTGAAACATTTGCAAAGTCAGATGTTGATGTTATTATAGTTGGGCTTATTTCACTGTTACCAACTGAATACATTCTGCATGCACCGTTTCTATTGCCTGCCGTGTTGATAAGGCGTGCTCCACATCCACTTCCGGAACCATTTGGATTTTGAGCATTTCCAAGCATTGAAGTGAGAAATGCACTGCCTGCTAAAGTAGGTGAAAGTATTTCTAATTCTATTGCAAATCCATCTGGTGACAAGGCATCAATTCCTAATGTAGACCAATCAGGCAAAAGAGAAATAAATGGCCTTCCTGCCCCTGTATTGGAAAGCTGTATTCCTGTGCCATTGACTAGTGTGACAGAATAAGTTCCTGCGCTATCTTGGCCCAGTGTGATGTTTGGAAGGCCTCCGCCGGTTGTAATAGTTGTTGGTGAAGAATAAGGGCCTGATGATGTGCAATTTGCAAAGTCATAAGTTCCTGCAATTTGCCAATCAATCGAACCGATCACTTGCGAGGGTGATCTCACAGCAACGGCTAACATCGTTTTCGAAACTTGGCCATCTGTGCCGGTACCTGTAACAACAACAACATAAGTTACATTATCTGAAAGTCCTGATGCTATAGACACGCTATAAGGACCTTCACCACTTCCTGTTATAGAAACAGAAGGTGTTGATGCATCAGATCCAGTACATGTTGCACTTACAGTTACAGGATGTGACCATGTGCCTATTAGTGTTGTACCTAATGAAGTAGTTCCTGCCGATAAAGAAATTGGTGCCGGTGCCACCGGTGCAACCAGGGCATCAGGAACAGATGGCACCTGTGTTATGGTGCTTCCATTTCGAATAAAGACACTCAATTTGACCCCACAATATACCAGTTGTAAGATGAGCCGCTAATACCGGCGATAAGTGAGACTGAACCAGAAGCCGCATTAATTTTTAGTTCAGTCGCACCGTCTATCACGTTAGGTGACGATGCTGTGATGACAAACGCTGTAGTCCCGCAGAAACCACCAACATCTTTAATGACATACATTCTGCCAATGTATTCGCCTGAAATAACAGGAAGCGTTCCAGTGTAAGCACCCAGTGAAGTGTCGACACCAATGAATGACTGCGTTGTGAAATTAAAGTTTGCTGTTTGATTTCCAAATCTATAGCCAATGCTTCCTGAGTTGAAGACTGAACCACTAACAAAAACATGCGAGCTTGTCAAAGAGTGAATAGATCCTGTTGGGACTGTAAGGATCTTTGATGTGTCATTGAATGTAAAGGTTGCATCACCGCCAAATGCTGTGGCATCATTGTATTGCACATAGGAGTCAGAGCCACCAGGTGAAGATGCCGCGGCTGCAAGATTTGTTGAAACACCAGCACCAAGACCTGTGATGTCCCAATATCCGCCTCTATTTGTTCCACCGGTCTCAAATATTCTTACTCTGTTCTGATTCACATCAATTGTAACACCTGTCGTTAGTGTGGTGTTAGTGACAGCTTTACTAAGAAAGACTTCACCTCCTTCATCACCTGTCGAAAAGACAGATTTAAGCACTCCTGATGATGCAATGCTAGATGAGACAAACAGCTCAGTACTGTCAATCCTTGCCCATTCAGACACTGTTGTTCCGGCACCCGAAGCAACACCTCTTAGTGTGATAAACGTAGGAGTGTTTGTTGATGTCCAATTTTCCTTTGCATAAACATAGAATCCACCAACCGTATTTGACCATCCTGCATTTGTTCTACCTCGAGCACTGAACGAAGCTAACCCATCATTTGCCTGCACAGCTGTCGGTGATCCAACAGATCCTCTGGCTCGAGCACCAATAAACTTGAAAGATGAAAAAGCCGCCGTATTGTCATAATGAAGACCTGTAACTCCACGAACATCATTAGTGCCTTGAGATGCAATAGTCAGAGTCGCTTCAGGAACTGATGTGCCTATTCCAACTCTGCTGTTTGACTTATCCAAGAAAATAAGATCATTATCAACCGTGACATTTCCACCGATAAAAACGTTTGATCCTGAAAGTGTTAGATTGTTTAACATTCTGGTTGTACCAGAAGTTACCAGATCACCACCAATTACAGTCTTGGAATTGCCACCAATAGCACCCGATACAAAAAGCACAGCATCCGACGGCCTTTGTGGAAAGCCGGCGGTTGTATTGGCAATCACCAATGTACCGGTGACAGCTGTATTGGAAGTTCCATTACTTCCTGATATTGTTCCAACTAGGGCCATGCACCCTCCTCGGAATATCTATTCCTTAGGGAGGGAATGAAATCAGACAATTTCGAAATCTTCGAGCTTAAGCTTAAAGTCTCGAATGCTTTTGATGGATCCCTTGCTGATACGATCGACAGCCGGAATCCACTCAACACCACAGGCTCGAAAAAAGTCCTCTTCCTCGCGAACAATAAGTCGGCGACCATCCGGAAGTGAAGGATATCCTTCGATCATTCGTCCACCACCACTTACCTTCTTCCAACGTGCAAACATTCCTGGAACAAATCCCGTCATTGGATTGCCATTGGGTCCGACGCCAGAGCCGGTACGCATCATAAAGAGACCACCCCAATTCTGAGGCGAAGTAATGAAAAGGTCCAACTTGAGACCGTCGTTGAGCATCATGCGGAGGTAGCGTGCCCCGGGCTTTGGCGGCCACGGAATGATATCCGGAACACCGGGCTTGATGAACCCACCCCAGGCACTAAGAGAAGCAAAGAGCCCCTCCCAGTCACTCACTTGTGCAACGAGCTCGATGTCTTTTACCTGCGACTTTCGCCGGCGAATAGAGCCAGCAACCTCAGCCCGAGCACAGTGGGGAAGGATGGAGAGACGAATCGCCTCGGCGAGAGGAAGTGCCTGTTCAATGTCCATATGCATTCTCCATAATCATCTGTTATTATGGTTTTTGCAAATAGGACACCCTTCGGAGCCAAATACTTCAACTATTTTGTCGCCTTAGAGAGCCTCTTGTTCGCATGTAATCGCTAACACTCTTATGCGCAATGGCACTGGTGTCGTCACCTGATCTGATGGCTTTCCTAATGAGAGTGCTACTAAGTCCCTCTGTCCTGGGTAACCGTAGGAACCATGCCCCATCTCGCATTTCGAAACAGGGCATTGGTGAGCAGTCTCCATAGTCCTCGCCAATTAATCTGACAAACGTTGAGCCTGGATGTAGAGACTCAAAGTATCTCTTGTACTCCGCAGAATTCTGCCATGTGGGTTTACGAAGCTCCCAGTCGGAGACTACAATGCCTGTGCCGGCCGTAATTGACTGTAAGAGATTAAACCTGTCATCAGGAGGAAGTATCTCATTGCGGTCCTTAAATTTCCTCTCCAACCACCGGGGATGATTTGGGCACATGTAGAGACCGACAACGTCGTAACCCATCTTCTCTACGGTTCGCATAGCAGCAAGGGTGACATTGACATGCCCGCGGTGGGGTGGATTAAAAGAACCATCATTGACGAGAACGAGACTTCTATTACTAGGACGGCTATTTCTCTTAATTTCCTCTTGAATGAGGGACCGAAGTAATGTCTCGATTAAATTTCTCATAGATGGTGCCAAATGAATATTTGGTGCCGGCACATTCGTGAATCCACCTAACCCAGTCAATGTTACACAACTAGTTGGAAGGGATTGCGGTACTGCAATGTGCCGGCACCACTACTAAGTATACATAAAAGGACGAAGTTTTCTTGAGGCATGTACATCATCCCCAAATTTCTTTCCTGCCTGTGTGATTCTGTCACTTATTTCAGATCTTATTCTAAACTTTTCTGATCCCTGAAGTTCTGGGCATGCCTTAATTACACGACCAAGCTGAAGAGATACAACAGCAATTTCTGTACCAGCAGGACCTATCCCGGTCTTAAATTTTTCTATTTTGTCTTCTAGCATGCTAATAAGTTCATTCACTCTAGGATTATTGTGACAGCCTGCATTGCGCAAATCCTCAACAGCACCTTCTAAAGCTATCTCAAAATCACTAACTGCCCTATCATTGAGATCTTTACCGGCAAAGAGATCTTGTGACTCATTGATACCGGCTAGCCGACGCCAATTATGTAAGTCAAGTGTAGATTCGTTGATATTTCTTACAGCGGAAGAATCGTTAGAAAAAATGAAATCAGCCAATCGTTTCTTCATCATATCTCCATTTTGATATGTATGCCGATTGATTGGTTGATTTAAGAATTGCTTGTCTTTAGTATTCGTTGAATCTCTCTATCCAGATACCAGCGCGCTTTCTCGAGGTCTTCAATCCTTTTTGATGGATCCTTCAACCCATTTCTTGAGATGTATTTTATTGTGTTTCCAAGATTAAATCCAAGATCCCAAGCCTCAATAACATCAATTGCCTCATATCCACTGCTCTTTCGATAGTGTGATGGATGGTCTACATTACTCACTTGCATCTCCTGTTGCAAACTTTCTTAAAGTTGATGAAAGAAACCAGCCCATAAAGTTATCAGCTGTGAAATTTACGTAAACCTCCTGTGTGCCTGGCATTGTCGTCATCTCATTTGTCACTACACCAATATAATTGACGACACTCCCTTTCCTCCACTGCGTCCAAGTAACAAGGTCTCCAACTTTAAAGTGAGTATTATCATTATGCATATGACTTTTCAACCTTTTGGAGAAGTTCAAGAAGATCGCGCCTATAAAGATCTTGATGCGATGTTTTTTCTAGTTTAGACTTTTCCTTCATCTTCTGGCTCATTTTCTTCTGGATCTCTGCAAATCTCTCTTGTGTCAGCGACCAAAGAGGCATGCCAAGAAGATAATCATAAGAGTCATCTTGTTTCACAATACCTTCAGACTCAATTGACCTGATGATGTCAGACTTTTTCTGGTTTGCAATGATGATCTTCTTGTTAATCACGGCATCAATAAATTTTGCTCGAGCATCAAGTGCTGCAATTTCACTAGCAATATTAGACAGCATTAGCTCCTTACGCTTCTGATAGTAGGAAAGCCTAAATTGCACAAACCATCGAACAAGATCCTCAGCACGCTCGAAAACGCGAAGCTTACCATTCTCGTCAAGTGTTGTCAGGTTCTCACCTTCACCATCTCTCATCTTAAGAAGCTCACCTAGCTTGTCCTTCTTAAGGATCTCAGCAAGGTTGGCACGAGGAAACTTTAGGATGTATCTCACCCTATCCGTAGAATGATCCTCATATGAAGAAATGATACCTTTTTCCACCATGCTGTCAAGGTGTGCTTCATACTTTTCGTAAGTAAAGCTGGGTGGGATTTCGGTAATCTCAACAGTCGATGTGTTCTTTACTTCCCATTTTCCCCTAAAGACCCATGATCGCACAGATCCTTCAGCAAGCTCTACATCGCCCCAGAAACCGTTAATCCACGGTTTCAGAATGGAAATTTCACCGCCTTCAAGACAGGTTAGGCAAGCATTAATCAAGTCAATGGGGTGCCTGTTTAGAATATTGGTTGCAAATCCTACGGCAATGCCTGAGCCACCATTGAGCAACACAGTAGGAATGATAGGTAGGAAGAAATGAGGTTCAATCTCCTCGCCCTCTTCATACTTTGGGGTCGTAAGCTCAAAGTCTTTGTAGAGAAGTCGAAAATTCTCGTTAAACTTAACACCAATATAACGAGAGGCACCTGCAACAGGTGATCGAAGACTGCCAAACTGGCCAATTCCTTGAAAAATAGGCATAGAGTTCTTAAACTCCTGCGTCATTCCAACGATGGTGCCATCAAGTGAGCCATGATGAAAGAATGAAAGGGCCGCCGCCTGACCGCCAAGCTGGAAAACCTTCATTGGCTTCTCATTGCCAGTCTTCCAGAGACGATTTGCAGCATACGCAATCTTTCGTTGTGAGGGTTTGAAACCATCAACTGCTGATGGTATGGCACGCTGCTCAACAACGTAAACTGCGTAATTTCTGTATTCATGATCGAAGAATTCATCAACATTACGAACAGGCACTGATTGTGTTTCCAAAACTTCACCATGATGCTATGGTAGCATTATATCACAATATTCAAATTGGTCACTTGCTATGTGATGTTCTTATCATTGACATATGTGATTACGGGCATCTTTGCCTGCTTAAGCGTGAATTTAATGCCAAAATGAATTGGGTAACCGTCAAGCTTCTTCGACTCAAAGACCTCATTTGCAGAGAACCATCGAAACTCTAGGTTCTCATTATCACCTGAAAAGCATTCCCAGGCCAACTTCTGTTTTAGTGTGATATCGGCAACTAGTGTCAGATATGCAAATCCATTTCCTTGCCACAAAGTGCTGCTAACAATCTGCTCACTTGAGAAGTCAAGGGGTAAAGAGCCGCACTCTTCAATGGTTTCTCGAAAAGCAGTGCGAACCAGAAGTTCATCATTAATGACACCTGGAACTGTTGCATCCTTGCTGTCAATTCCTCCACCAGAAATGCTCCAGGTAAGACCATGATTTACCCAAGGAGCACGAAGCAAAAGAAGGATTGTATTGTCCTCAGAGCAGCAAAACATAATACCAGCCGCGGCGTGGTCTTCAAAATTTCTTTGCTTTTTTACTTTAATGATTTTTGACATATCGACAGTAGGTGCCTTATTGTGTAATAGGTCTTATGAATTATTAGACAATAATCGAGCTTGTTCTATTGGTTGCAGCTTAATTTTCATGTGAGTAACTATTTAATGAGACGTGTCATGCTCTTAGTTTATCCTTGAGATGTTCCGGAACATTTTTCCAGTACTTGTGATCAAGGCCGTAGATACTCAAACCCACCTGCAGGTCCTCTGGAAGGGTAATGATAGATGTGGATCCGAGAAAGAGATTGCCTTTTACCACAAGTCCATCAGGAAGGGATGTGATAGTTGTGCCTGCAAGATCAAGACTTCCTTTTACTATAAGGCCTTCTGGAAGGGATTTAATAGAAGCGCCGGCGAGATCAAGATTACCATTTATGACTCTTTGATCTTTTGGTAGTTTCTCAAAACGCTTAAAAACACTTAGTATCGATAAGCTAGTAGGTGCTTTGATTAAGACTTCATTAACCCGGATTGTACCGACAGCAATAACCTCCTTTTCATGCTGGAAGTCCTCAATGCGTGTTAATCTATAAAGCCCATCACAGTCAATCCATTTCCCAGGATTGTCTTCTACAGTAGCGCAGAGAATGATTCCAAATTGTTTGCCATCCCCGGTGGCAAAACCTTTGGCTTGATCAAGGCTTTTTGTCCAGGATGCTACATAATTTTCATTCCTATTCGTTAAATCAATTTGTACCTTGCCGGTACTAACGTAATCTAGATTGCCCTCTTTTAGGGCCTGTTGAACTATTTCATCAAATGTGGTGTCATTTGGCAGAAATTTCTCTACAGTGTCTCTGCTAGAAATTAGCAATCCTCGATAGAGAGTGCCAGGTGGTGGTGTTTTAAAGATATCTGTATAGAGGTCTTGATTGATATACTTCAAGATTCGATTAATAGCATTTTTGGCAAGAGGCATATTTCCACCGAAAAAATGATTGATCAAATACCTGTAAAGCTCATTCTCAATCTCGGTATCCTCCTCCGGAGGCGGTTTAGGTGAACCTGCACGAACATTTGCAAAGGCATACTTCCCCAGAGGAGCATCAGCTGGTGCCTCTGGCTTGTAGGCACCATCAGACTCCAGAAGAACTTGGCGAATGAGAGAGCGGGGGAGATGAGTCATAAAGACTATTTATTCTTCACATGTGAATGAATACTAGTCAGTATTGAAGTTTACCTTTGAGGTGTTTCGGAACACCGCCCCAGTACTTGCGATCGAGGCCGTAGATGCTGCCGCCCACATGGAGATCTGATGGGAGGGTGGTGATGGAAGTGCTGAGGATGAGAGCTCCTATCACATGGAGGTCTGATGGGAGGGAGGTGATGGAAGTGCCGGCGAGGTAGAGACTGCCGCCCACATGGAGTCCTTCTGGGAGGGAGGTGATGGAAGTGTCGGCGAGGTCGAGGTCTTCGCCCACATGGAGTCCTTCTGGGAGGGAGGTGACAGGAGTGCCGGTGAGGCGGAGACCGCCCACATGGAGTCCTTCTGGGAGGGTGGTGATGGAAGTGTCGGCGAGGTCGAGCCATCCGTCCACTTGGAGGCCTTCTGGGAGGGTGGTGATGCGAGTGCCGCGGAGGAAGAGAGCTCCCATCACATGGAGGTCTGACGGGAGGGAGGTGATGGACGTGCCACGGAGGTCGAGCCATCCGCCCACGTGGAGGCCTGACGGGAGGGTGGTGATGGGAGTGTTACGGAGGTCGAGATTGCCCTCCACAACCCTCTGATCTTCCGGGAGTTGCTCGAGACGTTTCAGCGCTTTCAATGCTGCCTGTGTAGGATCCCACTTCCCAGCTTCGAAGTCACCTGCTGCAGATCGACGAATGGCTGACTGCTGCACGGGTCGACCCTCTCTGTCGCTGACACCTGGTCGATCGAGGGGTGCAAGAAGTTTTGACCTGTCGATGGGTGTCCAGGGCTCAGAGACGGGGTCCCCATTATGAGCAACCTGCTTCCACGCCATTGGAACTGCCGTTGTCGGGTCGTAAACAACGACAACATGACCGTCATTTCTACCCGTGAAGACGAGACCCTTCACTTCATGCTGAAGAGGTTTGTGGACTTTGTAGGCCAAATCTGAAGTAAATTTACTGCCCTTCGGTCGCCTAACCCCCTCCAACGCCTTGATAACAGTCTCACTGTAGCCGACTTCCTCGGCCTGTTCAGCAGGTGTGAGCCGACGCTTATAGACCTTCAGAGCGATCTCAGGATCGAAGATGATGTACCCGTAGAGGTTTACCTTCAACTTGATGATGTGATCACCGTAGTCACCTCTTTCGGTCTTCGTGCCTTTAAGGTTGTAGACGGTGTAGAGACCCTTCCCGTACATTGCTCCGGCACCGGCACCCGGTGTGAACTTGTCACTCAGCAAGGCATCGATGAGTGCCTGAGGGTCTGCCCCTGTCCCGTGGTAGACGACAGCCTGAGCACCGTACACCTCCTCGAGAAGGAGGGTTTCGCGGATGAGAGAGCGGAGGAGCTGGGTCATCTTAGTTTATCCCTGAGATGTTTCGGAACATTTTTCCAGTACTCATGTTTAAGACCAAAAATACCGCCGCCTATCTGGAGTCCTGCTGGGAGGGAGGTGATGCCCGTGCCGGTGAGGTCGAGGTTCCCACCTACGCTGAGATCTGCTGGAAGGGAGGTAACAGATGTGTGCTGAAGATAGAGACTCTCATCCACTTTGAGACCATCTGGAAGAGAGGTGATATCACTCTGAGAAAGATCAAGTACTTTTCTCGCGTGGAGACCTTTCGGAAGTGAAGTAACTTTACTTGACCTAAGACTAAGTGATCCTTTTATCTGCATGTCATCAGGAAGAGATTTGATATTAGTCCCGGTCATAATAATGTCACCTATTACAACTAGACCTTTTGGAAGGAAAGTGATTTTTGTGAAGGCACAATTAAGATTACCGGTAATTTTAAGATCTTCTGGAAGTGACGTGATTGATGTCCCCCTAACATTTAGACTTCCCTTAATCTGGAGACCATTCGGAAGTGTGATATTGTTCGAATTAGATTCTAAGTCGGCAAGCCTAATATCACCATTCAATATTCTCTTGTTTTTTGGTAAGCTCTCGAAAGCTATTAGTTTTTGCAGTACTATAATTTCATGACTAAACCTGATCATAACTTTATCAACTCTAATAGTTCCAGTGGCAATGACTTCTCTCTCATCCGCATAGTCAGCAATTTCTATTAAGTCATAAAGACCTTCACAGTCAATCCATTTTCCAGGATTGTCTGCCACTGTGGCACAGAAAATGATAGCTAGATTTTTGTGATCAACTGAAGCAAATTCTTTGGCCTTGCTAAGACTCTTCGTCCAGGAAGCCGAGTGTTTCCCCGCCTTATTTGTTAAATCAATTTGCGCCTTAAAACTAAGAAAATTATTTGTTAGTTTTAAGGCGCTTTGCTGACGAAAAATGTCAGCAAAAGAAATCCCGGGTGGAAGAAATTTTTCTATAAGTTTAGCGTTTTCTTTGTTATAGGAAAGTGTTATTCCTCGATAAAGGGTCTTAACTTTTGGCACCTTAAAAACATCTGTGTAAAGACCCTGATTGATAAAGCCTATAACTTGATCAACCTCCTCTTTAGAAAGCGGAGTATTTCCACTGTCAAAATGACGTCTCAATGATTGAAATAGTTGATTCTCGATCTCCGTATTTTTTTCACGAGGAGGTTTACGCCTGCCTACCCTATTGAGTGCAAATGCATATTTCCCAAGAGGAGCATCGGCTGGTGCCTCTGGCTTGTAAGGCCTATTAGACTCTAGCTGGATTTGACGAACCAATGAACGGAGAAGATGAGTCATATTAGTTTATCCTTGAGATGTTCCGGAACATTTTTCCTGTACGTATCTTCAAACTCACTAATATAACCATCCACTTGTAGATCCTCTGGGAGAGCTGTGATAGGAACTTTGAAGAGATATAGATTGCCATTTACCACAAGCCCCTTAGGAAGTGATCTGATAAACGAATAGGAGAGAATGAGATTACCCTTCACGTGAAGCCCTTCTGGAAGAGAGATTAGAGGTGTATTTGTGAGGTTCAGATCACCTTCCACCACAAGCCCTTCAGGAAGGGAGGTAATAGATGCGTAGGAGATATCTAGATTGCCTTTCACGTGAAGCCCTTCCGGAAGAGAGACATTATCGATTCTGCTGAGATCGACATGTCCATTCATAACTCTCTGGTCTTTTGGTAGTTTTTTAAGCTGTTCAAGCTCATATAGTTTCATAACACTTAATGGCACCTTAACCTTAACTTCACTGACCCGAATTGTGCCGACAGCAATAACCTCACTTTCTTCTTCATATTCGTCAATATTTCGCAATCCATAAAACCCTTCGCAGTCGATCCATTTCCCAGGATTGTTTTCTACTGTGGCACAGAGGATGACTTGAAATCTAGCATCGCTTGCATATGCAAACTGTTTAGCTTGACCAAGGCTTTTTGTCCAAGATGCTGTGTATCTTTCATCCCTATTCGTCAGGTCAAGCTGTGTTTCGAAACTAGCAAAATCTGTAGTGCGCTTTGCAGTTTGCAAAATTGCACCATCAATTGCACCATTTTTTTGTAGAAGTTTTTCCACAATGCTTCTATCTTTGACACTTAATCCTCGATAGAGTGTACCAGCTGGTGGTGCCTTGAAGATGTCCGAGTAAAGCCCCTGATCGATGAAGTCTAAAATTTGATCAGTGGTCTTTTTCGAGAGTGGGACATTATCACGAAAATGCATGTGCAATTCTTCAAGAATTGCCTCCTCAGTCTTCGTATCTTCCTCCGGAGGCGGTCTAGGGGATCTTGCACGAATATTGGCAAAGGCATACTTCCCAAGAAGAGCATCCGCCGGGGCTTCTGGTTTGTAGGCGCCATCAGACTCAAGAAGAACTTGACGAATGAGAGAGCGAAGGAGCTGGGTCATCTTAGTTTATCCTTGAGATGTTCCGGAACATTTTCCCAGTACTCACGTTTAAGACCAAAAATACCGACGCCTACCTGCAGATCCTCTGGAAGGATGATGATAGATGTGGTTCCGAGGCTGAGAATGCCTTTTACCACAAGTCCTTCAGGAAGGGATGTGATAGGTGCATTTGAAAGATACAGATCACCCTTCACCACAAGTCCTTCAGGAAGGGATGTGATATCTGTACCTGAAAGGTCGAGTCCACCCTTCGTAATTCTTCGATTTTTTGGCAAATTCATGATTTGTGATATTTCAAACTCTGTCCCAATTACCACAGACGGCCTAATCATAACTTCATTAACCCGAATTGTGTCGACAGCAATAACTTCATTTTCATCGTTATAGTTCTTAAAATCATTCAACCTATAAAGACCTGAACAGTCAATCCATTTCCCTGGGCTATCATTCACTGTGGCACAGGCAATGATAGCAAAATCAGAAGAATTACCGCCAGCAAATTCCTTAGCCTTTTTAAGGCTCTTTGTCCAAGATGCTGTGTATCTTTCATTTATGTTTGTCAAGTCAAGCTGTGTTTTGAAACTAGCAAAATCTTCACCTGTCTCTATAATCTGCCTCCAGGCATCATTAAATGTGATTCCCTTTGGTAGAAATTTCTCAGCAACATATCTATCGCTAATGCTCAAACCTCGATAAAGGTTGATACTAGGGATTGGCGCCTTAAAGACATCTGAATAAAGATCTTTTTCGATAAAATCTAAGATTTGATCAGCATAAAATTTCGAAATAGGCTGATAGGAAGAAAAATGAGAGATCAAACTTCTATAGAGATATCTCTCAGTCTGAGTGTCTTCCTCCGGAGGCGGCTTGGGAGTGCCTAAACGAACATTTGCAAAGGCGTACTTCCCAAGAGGAGCATTGTGTGGGGCAACCGGGGTATAGGTCTCGTCAGACTCGAGAAGAACTTGGCGAATGAGAGAGCGGAGGAGCTGGGTCATCTTAGTTTATATCTTAGTTTATCCTTGAGATGTTCCGGAACATCCTCCCAGTATTTGCGATCGAGGCCGTAGATAGCACCGCGCACCTGGAGATCTATTGGAAGGGAGGTGATACCTGTGCTGTGAAGGACGAGATCGCCACCCACATGGAGGCCTGTCGGGAGGGAGGTGATAGGGGTGTTGTAGAGGTTGAGATGGCCACCCACGTGGAGGCCTGTCGGGAGGGAGGTGATACCTGTGTTACTGAGGTAGGTATCGCCCTTCATGATCCTCTGATCTTCCGGGAGTTGCTCGAGATGTTTCAGTGCTTTCAAGACTGCCCGTATAGGATCCCACTTCCCAGCTTCGAAGTCACCCATTGCCGAGCGACGAAGAGCCGACTGCTTCACGGGTCGACCCTCTCTGGCGCTGATATCGGGACGATCGAGAGGCGCAAGAAGAGCTGCCCTGTCAACGGGTGTCCAGGATTTAGAACCAACCTGCTTCCACGCCATTGGAACCGCGGTCGTTGGGTCGTAAACGACGGCGACCCTACCATCATTCCTGCCTGTGAAGACGATACCCTTTACTTCGTGCTGGAGAGACTCATAGACGTTGTGGGCCGAGCTTGAAGTAAATTTGTTGTCCTTCGGTGGTTTAACCTCCTCCAGCACCTTGATGACTGTCTCACTGTAGCCGACTTCCTGGGCTTGCCCAGCAGGTGTGAGCGGGCGCTTATAGACCTTTAGGGCGATCTCAGGATCAAAGATGATGTACCCGTAGAGGTTCACTTTGAGCTTGATGACGTGGTCACCGTAGTAACCTCTTTCAGTCTTCGTATCTTTAAGGTCATAGACAGTGTAGAGACCCTTCCCGTACATTGCACCGGCACCGGTACCTGGTGTGAACTTGTCCTGCAGCAGAGCGTCGATGAGAGCCTGTGGGTCAGCTCCTGTCCCATGATAGACGACGGTCTGGGCGCCATAAACTTCTTCCAGGAGGAGGGTTTCACGAATGAAAGAGCGAAGGAGATATGACATAAAGGCTATTTATTCATCATTTGAAGAAAGATTAGCCACTCCTAGAATTTTTGCCTTACGAGGTGCCGGATCTGCCGCAAACCAAGTTTCGAGTGTTGAGCGCAATTCTTCACCACCTGAGAGCGCAAACATTCTAGGATTTCGAATGATTTCGTTGTAGTCACTATCTTCAAGTGCAGCCAGTCCCTTTTTGTACCCAATGTCCCACTTTTTGACGTCCTTAGTCTTTTGAGACCAGGCCTCAAAATCCTCGTTTGTATAGAAAGCAATTCTTTCACTGCCTTTCTGTACAACAACAAGAGGTGTCATGACTCGACAAATGCGACCTTGTGTAAAGAGCTCAGGCCAATACTTGCCAAAGAAGTTTATCAAAAGACCAGCAATGGAATCACCATCAGGATCGGCATCGGAGTAGATAAGGACCTTGCCATAGCGGAGTTCCTTAGGTTCCTCACCCATTTTCAGGCCAATTGCAGTGAGGAGATCTTTCACTTCTTGATTTTGAATAACACGTGTATTTGCAAGCTCCATTACATTGATAAACTTGCCTCGAAGTGGAAATGCTCCTTGTGTATTGGAATCACGAAATTTTCTAAATGCTGAGGAAGCTGAGTCTCCCTCGAAGAGACTAAGGGTGCAGTTCTCTCGATCCTTTCCCTTAGCATCGATGAGTTTCAGAACTTTTCCTTTGCCTACCTGCTTGTTGAGCTCACGAAGCTGCTTCCTTTCATCAGCAAGGGCTTTCTGTTGTGCCCAGTCCAAAATTCGCTGAACGACTTCGGATGCGAGAATGGCCTTAAGAGTCTTTTCAGAGATCTCAAACTTCGAGCCGAATTCCTTCGAGTCGGTGATGAGTTTCTCTTTCGTCTGCGATGAGAACGCGGGATTGACGATGTCAGCCTGGACCATCACGAAGAAGTGATTCCGCAGCTCGGAGGGTCGGAGATCGATCTTGTGTTTCTTGCGAATCTTCTCGCGAATCCACTCGACGACCTGACTCGAGACGTAGTCGACGTGGGTGCCGCCATCGCGAGTCTCGACAGAGTTCACGAAGGAGACCTGGGAGAAGGACCCTTCCGAGGGAGCGATGGCGACTTTCCAGCGATCGACTTCCTCGTAGATGGCGCCCTCGGAGTAGAGGACGCAGTACTCCTTGAAAGAGGAGAACTTGTGAGTGACGCCGTTGAAAGTGACAGTCAGGCGCGGATTACAGGCCGCGAGGTCAACGCAGCGCTTCCGCATAACCTCGACAGTGTCGGCGTCGATAGTCGACATTCCGAATCGCTCGAGATCGGGCTCGAAGAGGATCTCGGTGAAACCCTCCTTGCATTTGACGATCTTCGCCTCGGTGCGCTCGCGCATATTGTTGTTGAAAGTCTGCTGAAACGCGTTCTTCCTGTCAGCGGTCCTGATGCGAAACCGCTTCGAGAAAATGTTCGTGAGGGTCGACCCCACGCCGTTCGTCCCGGCGACGAGTCGCTCCTCGTCATCGTTGAAATTCGATCCCGCCTTCAGAGAAGAGAAGATCATTTCCGGGATCCACTCGTCGTACTCTGCGTGTCGAACGACAGGGATGCCGCCGTTGTCCCACACGGTCACAGTCCCGGCGTCGGGTTCCACGGTGACGCGAATTTCGTTGAGTTTCGGGTTGCGGCGGTGTTCGTCGACGCTGTTGCTGACGATCTCATCGAAAATCTTCAGGAACGCGGGGTTCACGACCACCCGTCTCTTCTCGAGGCGACCAGTATCGGCAAGAAGATAAATTTCGTCCTCTCGAATCTTAGTAGAACCAACCCACATACCCGGTCGCGACAAAACATGGTCAATATCAGATAATTTCCGATATTTTTGCTCAATGTTAGTCGATTTCATAGTGCTTCCTCCACCAGGAATATAATTAGATCATAGGAGAATGAACAGGTGGAATTACAGCTATTCAAAAATATTTTGCTTGAAAAGCTTCAAATTTCAAGAAAAGAGCTCGCAATATTTCGCCGTTCGAAATGGGTGGTTCAAGAACTCGAATCACACACTTCATTTCTTCCAAAGAAAACAAGCGCGGGCATTAGATCCTGGCACATCATCCATGACGTCAAGGAGCAACCTCTTTGCAGCTATTGCAAAGAGAAAGTTCCGAAATTCAACGCCAACAAATGGGGATATCTTGATTTTTGCAGCGTAAAATGCGGCAGAAATTCTCCGCTGACTCAAGAAAAACTTGAGATGACTTATCGAAGTCTATATGGAGAGGGTGTCATCAATCCATATCAAGCAGCTATCGTTAAAGAGAAGATTCGTCAAACTTGCGAATCTCGATATGGAGTTGATTGTGTGTTCAAAGACACGCAAAAAATGAAATTAGCGATACTCAGAAAGTATGGCGTAGACAAATTCACAAAGACGCCAATGTTTATCGAAAAAGTCAGAAAAACTTCTTTAGAGCGAACTGGTTTCTTGCACCCTTCTCAATCACCAGCAATCCAAAAAAAGATGAGAGAAACGTGGATGAGAAATTTTGGAGTTGATCATCCGATGAGAGATCCCACAACTCTGCAGAAAGTTCTGGAGAAAGTCCACTCTTTTAGAGAAGTGGAACTTCCATCTGGAAGAAAAACCAAACTTCAGGGCTATGAACCTGAAGTTCTACTTCAATTGCTGAATGAATATCCGGAAAACGACATCCTGTTCGGGAAGTCGGAAATTGCGAAAAGACTCGGAAAAATCACATATGTCGACTTTCAAGGAAAAGAAAGGACGTACTTTCCTGATTTTTACATCATATCAGAGAACAAGGTAATCGAAGTAAAGTCATCGTGGACATATGACAAATGCGGAAAAGTTCCTGTCGATAGAAACATCAATCACTTGAAAAGAGATGCCTGTCTTTCTCTCGGTCTTAATTTTGAGTTTAGAATTCCAAGATAGCGAGAGCTTTCACTCGCGATCTCCCGCAAGGACAATCTCGTCGAGGATGATCCGCGTCTCCACTGACCCCCGGCGGTCCTATTGACAGTGTAGACAATAGTGACAAGATCCCCAGGACTGAAAGACTCCTCAGTGTTCGTCATCGCGATCCCCTCTTGGGACTCAGGATAGAGCCATTGCGATCGCGGTGGCAAAAGTCAGTGAGACACCTCGCCAAATCGAAGTCTCAAAATTCCTTTCAATGTAAGGATCTGGGGGTTTTGCTAGGCTGGCTAAACCTTGTGCAATCATAACACTGGCAATAATTGCATTACCAACTAAAAAAGGTAACCAAGCACCGGCATGAAGAAGACATCCACCAATGATGCATTGCAGGATTGCATAACCTGCAGATTCATACAGGATGCCTTGACGACGAATAACACTCTCAGCAAACCAGACGGTGTGCAAGGTAATCCAAAAACCGATAGCCAAAGTAACCTCCGGGCTATATTATAACCACTGAGTGCAAAATGACACACAATATTCGTTATTGTGCAAAAATTCTATATGGCTTCAATTTCGTGACCTTCAACCCATCGAGCAATATGAAAACCATTGGTCTCAAGATTTGGATTTGCTGTGTCGCCATCGTCGACCAACGCCTCAGTCACGTGCTTAATCTTGCCATATGCTCCTACAGCAACTTGCCTTATCTTTCTAACAGTGACAATGATGCCCGGGTCGATAAGTTTTACCTTCTCGCCGACATTGAATGGAATCCTGTACGTATCAAAATTATTCACAGTTTTCTCCTAACTAAAATTACCGGTAATAAGATCCCACGTGCCACTTCCATGGCCAATGCAATGACGGCCATCAATGGTATGATACTTAAGCTCACGCTGAGGTGAAGATTGCCTGTATGCCACCAGCTGAATAAGCTCTACATAGTTGATGATATCAAGGTATTCATTCATAATGATCCATTCCGGATCAATGGCCATGGCCATCCAGTCCATAAAATCATGAATGCCATGTTCAGGCATAACATGAAGAGAGAACCGCCATCCTCCGGAGCTCTTACCAATGTGAAGGACACCGGTGCCATGCACACGTGACATGGCTGTCCAATGGTCATAAGGCAGTGAATCACTTTTGGCAAGAATATTAGAAACCATCTCTTGCTTCACAAGATACCAATTCGTGCCCATCTTTTAGATCCTCTAGAGGTGAACCCACCGTTAGAAGGTTAAGATAGTTCTTAAGAACTAAGTTTGACTCATCTGACTCAATGCAATGAATAGAATCATTGCTATTCCAATGTAATCTGCCCTTAGAACGTTTTCCACGTTTAAGAGCAATTTCTGCCTTAAACGCGGAAGACCTTGACTCGTAAGGTCCGTAAACTTTTCCAAGTAACCAAGGACCTTTTCCACGTGTGCTCTTAGCACCACCACGAATCTCACCATTGTGCTGCTTAACTCTACGAAGTGGATCAGTTGTAGATCCTACATAGGTGAGATTTCTTGTGCTGGAAACAATAACATAAACCCACCATTTGCATGCAACATTACACAAGTTCGAAAACATTTCCGTTGCTTGTGATATTGCTCATTATGCCATCATCACAGCATGCACCATTGCTAAAATGGGTTCGAATTCCTGAAATGGTACGAATTCCTGCATTCCTGATGTCAGAAGAACCATGCACATGACCAAAAAGATGCCACTGAGGTTTGATTTTCATGATACGCTTTTGAAGCGCTCGGCATCCTACCACTTCAATATTGCCATTCCTGGCATAGGTTGAATCAAGAACACCAAATGGAGGCCCATGAGTTACGAGCATGTCGATATCCTCAGGAATATTCTCCCACTTTCGATTGATAGTTTCACGCTGAGTCATCCAAGCCCAGTCACCATATCGAGGTGTCCATGGAGAACCCCAAATGGTCTTCTGTTCGATTGTGATGAGACTGTCAATGAGAAGGGTGATTCCCATCGCAGTAACATCAGCCTTTCGAATAAGCCCTCTTTCAAGAGATGTATCATGATTACCAGGCACAAAAATCTTGTGCTTCATAGGTAAGGCTGAGAACCATTCAAGGAAACGATAAAGCTCTTTCTCATTGAGAATTGGATTGTGTGAGTTCGAGGCATCACCGCTATGAATGACAACATTAACATCATTTGGCACGATCAATTGTTCGTGTAATCCATGTGTATCCGAAATGTGCCAAATTTTCATTGGAAACCTCACCCAGCTGATTTGCGTTCCCGAAAGAGAGCTCTAAATTTTGTTTTCACAGGCCTATCAAAGGGCCAAAAATTTGCCTTGTAGATTTCCTCTACGGCTTCCATGAAATTGGCTTCATGGTAGTAAGTTGTCTCAAGGATCCGCTGCCCCTCCAGGGGCAACTTATCATTTCGAAAGTCCCAGACGGCACATGCAAACATTGACTTGACTGATTCCGGAATATTGAGTCCTGGCCTCTCCCAGCTAAATGGCATTCTTTCTCCTTAGTGAAAATCATTCTTTGCCATCATGCCGATGGCATGCCACCCTTCGTGAATAGAAACACTCAGATCGAGAGGAGGAACACCTTCACCCAGCTGAGAATAGTGGAATTCACTATTGACCATCTCATCGATGAGATTATTTACGACAAGGTCACCGGCAATACCGGTCGCCGAAGAAAGGGCCTTAAGGAAAGCGGTTTCGAGAGGAGTGCGCTGACTTTCGGTAACCATCATACCTCCATTTGGCATGGATAATATAATCACTTTTTAAGCAGCTGGACAGGCAAAGAGAGAATAATTTTGCAAATTATTCTTCAGGAATCTCATATGAGATTGCAACATTTGGAATATCCATCAGCTCGCCTTCAAAAAGCACTGTGCTATAACCAGGTGTATTGGATTTTTTAATCCAAAGCAGGAAAGTGTTTCCTGGAACCCACTTTCTATCCCTATACATCTCTCCTGGCGGGGAATAACCAGATGTTCCATGACATGTTACTCTTACGAGATGGCAAGTCATGGAACATTCACTGTGACAAAAGTCGAGCAATTCGAATCATGATATTACGAATCTCGGACTTAAGTTTTGCAATCTCAGGATCAACAGTTGATGATCTTCGAATGTCATCACTGGCAGATTTTATGCTACGCAGTGCTCGAGTTAGCCAGATTTTCTCATTCTCTTCCACGAATCTCCTCCTCGGCTTTAATCTTTCTTGTAGCTCTCAGCAATCCTATAGGATCTTCGGTGTCTGGTAAAAATTCCTCACCTGGATCTTCGTAAGGATTTCGAAAGTAAGTAGAGCGGAGTGAGTATGATGCCTCTGTTAACTCGCGAATTATCTCACGAACTGTGAGTCTTATGATCGACTCCTTAGGACCTTCGATGGCGGCAATCTGGCCTTGCGCCTTCTTCCTCGATGTATGACAATTCGAATGTCTTTTTCCCTTCTTGTCCGTGTAAGAGAGAACGTAGTTGCCACTGTCACCATCTGACTGCTTGCACTTTTGTTTTTTGATCTTGTAGGGCATGAATTTAAGTATGCCTTACGTGGAAGCTTATTGGTGACTCTTATAGACAAGGAATAGGAAGAAAAGAAGTCAAAACATCGCAGGAATAATTATGCATTTACATCCGCCCCTTGTGATTAGGATTTCCACCCCATTCGCCAACTTTCTGAGCACCATAAGTGTCCATAGAGATTGTGGTGGTATTACCAATTTGGCATGACTTGCCTTTATTATGTCCTGTGCTGTGTCGCCAAGCTTGCATGTATGCATCTGCTCGCTGTCGATCAGGAAATCGAAGGACTGTGACACCAGCCATCTTGCCTTCACCGGCAGTGACGCCAATGAGGACAGGAGCATGCTCAGTACCAAGTTCCTCTACGCAATCAGGGCACTCGTTAATGCGTCCTCCTACACGCCGCTTATGCGCAGAATCAAGAGAAAACTCAGAGCCGCAGTGCTTACATTCACGAAGCATAAATCACTCATCCCAGTCATAGAGTTCATCGTCAATTTCATTGCGACAGATGAGACGATTCGCCTCTTTTACTCTGTCCAATTGGACACTTCGAATTCCGCGCCAATCAGAAAGTGACCCACCGGTGGCAAAGTGAAGTTTACGATCATAGCCGCGTTGACGCTTGCTATGCTCAATTAGATCGGTAGCATGATTATTTTGATATCGTTTTGACATGTCTCACACCGGAAGTTCGAAGAAATCTTCATACCCGCCGGCAAGAAGACCCTGCTCGACCATTTCGGCAAGAAATTCCTGAGTTAGCGTATATGAGTTAGGACCACCAAAGAACGTGGGGAAAATCTCTGCTAGGCGGGACTCTGCATCTTCAACAGTGAATTCACCACCAAGCTCCTCGGCCATAAGGAGAATTTCATCTTGCATCTGGACATGAATATCAGACATTGACATGTTACACCTCTTTTTCAGTAGGAACTAGAATATCGACGTCGACCTGCAATCGACCTTCCTTAAATAGGACTGTCGCCTCTGTCCAATGATCCCTAAAGTCCTCGAAGGCGTCGATGAGGCCTACTACCTTTCCAAGGGATCCACTAAGTGGATGACCTGGTAATGAAATGGTGACAGTATCACCAATAGAGATTGCCATCAATTGCTCCGAAGATCAAGGCTTAACCAAGTGTCAATCACATTTTCTGAGGCTCGACCATTGATAGCGGCCTGGGCGATAGGAATGTGTTTACAGTTTCGACCAAAAGATCGAAATCCATCACACTCGCACTCCCACTCTCGCCGTTGACCACGCCAGTAGCCTACATGATAAACACCGGTGCTACCACGAACAATAACAAGTGCAGTAGGCTCAGATGGAAACATCGTATTCTCCTAATAGGAATATAATCCCTTCATAGGAATTTGAACAGGTCTATGATTAACAAAATTGCAAAATTATACTAGTGGCAGCAGATCACCATCTTTAATTTCTGCTGTTAGCAACATTCCGTCAATCAAAAGAACGACATAAATCGATTTTCCTGGACGGTACCATCCTGTTGTAGCAGAAACTTTAGGTCTATCAAAGATGTCAAACTGATTCGAATTAGTATCTATCAGTAGCACAGGATAACCAATTGGCCATTGACTGCTGCTATCCGTGGTGACCATAGGGCGATTTAGTGTCACCAATTTTCCTACTAATCGCTTAGTCAGGTGGTCATTATCGCCAAATAGTCTTTCCAAGCAGCTTTTTAGTAGCCCTATTAGTCTTCCCATTCGGAATGCTCATGCTGAGTGACAGGCGGCCACAGCACAATTCGATCTCCTTCCTGACGTGCAAGTGGCTCATAAAGCCAAGCCTGTTCTGCAACCGCAATAAGAATTTCAGGATCTAGGTGAGACATTTTTACCTCTTAGATGTCATCATCGTTTTTGCTTTCGTGCTGTTCTAGCATCTCCAACATGGAGATCGAGTGCTCAACAGTTTCAATTGCCCAAGTTTTTTTGGCAATGTTCGTACGATATGATTTTAGGAGTTTTTCAAATTTCTCCATATGCCGCTTATTGAACGCAATCGCCTTAGGCCATCCACCAACTCCAACACGAGCAAGATGAATCGTGTCATGTGCCCGAGAGCCTAACATTGTTTGTGCGAACATCGTTGCCGTTACAATGTTAGGTGCAGATACCCAACCAAGCGTCTCAAATAGAGAGACATTTTCAGTCGTATCTACTGGATACGAATTGCCGGCAATGTGCGGATACTTTTCGTTACGGGAAGCTACGTACATATCCCATGTAACCTTCCACACTGAATTAGGAATATAGTCATGGGGGTCAGGCTTAAGTGTATTACAAACCTGTTTCCAAATAACGTTAACCCGACGTGTAATGCCAGTTGGCTGCAATGTTGGCCAACATTTTTCAGCCTGAGCTTTTACAATATCTTTGCTGATTAGGTTATTCTCGTGCAACTCAGCATAGCTGACTGGTCGCTTCTTCAGGATTTTTTCAAGAATGTTTTCCATTATTACACCTATTTACTACCAAAGAAAGCTGTTATCGGCAAAACTAGAAACAATCCTACCATCCACCAAAAAATCATACTAGTTTCATTAACAGGGCTATTCAACATATCGATGATATGTTTCATCATCATGATGATCTCCATAATGATCTATTATTATGGTTTTTGACAGCTGAACACTAGTTTTTGTCAAATACTTACAAAATTTTTAGACCATCAGGTTTCATACGAAAGTTACGAACATATCCACCTGATAAAACTTCGAAACTTAGTAAGTCATCATGCGGGCTACATATTTGAGTCCCTGCCGCTAAACCACCAGCTCTCCAATCGCAGCATTTTAGAACTATGACAGTAGTTCCTGCAGAAATGACTATTTCTGCAGAGCCATATAGGTGTACATCATACAGAATACTAAATACTTCACCCCTCTTAGAGTTGAAGTATTGAATCCATTCCGTGTTTGTTCTCATAATTCATTATACATGAGAAACCAGAGATTGATAAGTGTTAGTGGCCCATTAAGTGACGCAAAAGTGTTTGCGTCTCTATGGCGAGATTTTTGCGAAGTTGTTTTGATTCATTAACGACTATAACTTTTGAAAAGTTCTTTCCTTTATGCCACTGAACATACTTGTTGTCTGTGAATCGAAGCTCGACCCTTAGCACGTCTTCAAAAAGACCATTAGAATTTTGCAGATCTACAAAATAAGCTATACCAAAATTTTTCCCTTCACGTAAAATGACTTTTGAAGAGTCATTTCCATCAGGAAGGGTTACATTTGGAATATTCTTTCTGTTAAATTGCACAATTGCATACGAAGCAGCACCATCGATAATTCCAAGCCATTCACGTGCCTCAAAAAGGAGTGAATTTTCCCAATCCGGATTTTGAGCCATCTTTTCATGCACGGTCACCAATGAAGGTTCAATAGGTGCTCTTCCTTTGATTGGGTTCTTGTCTCTTCTCCAAGTAATACCGGTATCAGGTTCACGTGAGACAGATTTGAAAATTTCACTCGAGGACTTCAGGCCATTGTTGATTTTCAATCGAGAACCACCCAATCTTTTTGTGTCACCCCACTTGACAGAAATGTCAACCTTTTCTCCATTTGAAAGAATTGCAATCATGTCAACAACACCACTTCCACCAGCAGGTGGATTTCCTGTGACATTTGCACCCTCAAGTGCACCTAAATTGCTGGTTAAATTACTTGTCATGACTCTAATTGCATTAATGAAAATTTCACGATCATTAATTCTAGAGTTTGCCCATGCATCGGAAATACGTGTATCTTTAACAAAAAGTTTCTCATCTTCCAAAGATGATGAAACAAATTCATCAAATCCTTCATTACGACCTGTGGGGGTTTGCTCACCACCTAAAGAAAACCAAACCGCCCACTCAGCGGCATATCCCATCATTTTGTCGCTGGTTAGTGTGCTTTTCCCACCTTTTCCTAAGATTGGAATAAATGGTACAACATACATTCCTGATGTCAAATCAGGATGTTGTGTGATCGTGATAAGAAGAGACTCATATTTTCCAGATCCTACACCAGATTTTGGCGCAGGATTAGTTCCATCCCATTTTTGAATCTCGATTCCTGGGTTTTTTGCAGCATCTTTAAGGCCGGAAAAAGTCTCTTCGAATGTATCCCATGCTGAGACTTTTCCTATTTGAACCGGTGATCCAGGACTAAGGTCTGTCTGTAGTCTTCCTCTATTTGCTGTAACAGGAACGACAATGCCACCTGAAAGTTCTGATAGTTTTAATACCACCTCTCTGTGTTGCTTGGTTCCTTCAGCATAAACTTTAAAGCCCTGACTATTGGGGTTTATTGAAGACTCATTAAGCTGCTTTAAAAGGATCCGGCAAAGCTCGATTTCTTTCATCTTGTTATCCTAACATATTTGCTAATTATGCATTACCGTAACATACAACAAGCGTGCACCTTAAAATGATCTTCCTGTTGTTCCTGATTAAATCATGTGATATCAGGAACAACAGGAAATAGGTATATCCATTGCTTTGCCACAATTCCCTGATAACAACGTTGTTATCAGGGAACCTTATCTGTCGTTTCGTCTTGCTGCCTTATATGCTTGACGTGCAGCAGTCTGCAATGATTCTGCATAACCATCATCAGATCCGCCATAAACATCGTCAATTAGAACCCACCCAAACTTCCATGGCTTGCTGGCAGAATCCATTCTTGCTTCATCTGCATATGCATTGTCACCATTAATGTCAAACACAACTGCAGTTGAGTCCAATCCAATTTGATTAAAATCTATTCTCCACACTTTGTCATCAGTGCTATCATATTCCAGGGTTACTTCACCGATGTTTGGAATATGAACCCTTGTATCTGCGCTCTCTAATACTAATCTCTTTATTTCATTACGCACAATTTCACGAATCTTTGACTCACTAATGAGAACAGACATTTTATGTCTCCTTTCATGCTATATAGACTTAACAAGCCTTAATTTCTTCACGAATAAGCAACCGAAGAAGATTCACGGCATTTCGACCCTCAGCAACAGGAGGCGGTTTTGAGCTTCCTTTACCGTACTTAAAGATCCCTAGGATCATGTTTGCTGCCGCAAAGCTTCCTGTGAATTTATAAGCATTTCCCTTATAAATAAAGACAACTCCCTCCACAGGTGTTGTCACGTTATCAACAGATCCTAACTTTTCAAGTTGAGACTGAAGAAAACTCATCGATCCAGCATCACCGGCTGCTCTAATATTTGCGATTGCATTACTGACTTCCTGCCGAAGACGAACAACCTCAGCGTCATTGTCATTGATAAGAGTAGACTTAAGTCCTCTTAGAAGTTCAACAGCAAATTCATTGATTGCTAATTCAATAGGCCTAACACAGGCCTTAAGAATCTTTGGTGACTCCTTGACAAAATTATTGACTCTTGTATAAACCTCAGGTGTCAAATTTTTCTTGATATCCGCCAAAGAAGGAGCACCTGGCATCTTTACACAACGTGCAATCACCATTTCTTCCATTCGTGGTTGCAGTGCCAATTGACCAATCTCGCGCTTAATGCAAGCAGCTAAATATTGTGCCATGGTTGCTGAGTCATCTAATCCTGTAGAAGACAGTGATTGATCAATTACCGATGTTACCCTATCTAGGATCCTACCATCAGAGATGGCACGAAGCCTGGCAATTGCAGGTCCCTTTACCTGCCAAGATTTATCAGATACTGTGTCCTGCATCTGATTTACATAGCCATCAAGAATATCAACACTTCCATCAGCATCCGGGCCTGCCTCTACTTCACCACCGGAAACATTAAAAACAGGCCAACCGTGAAAGACCAAGGTGTTCTTGTCATAGTTAATGACATTAGGATTTTTCGTGTAAATGACTTCCATAGAGAACCATCGATCTCCGGATGGGCCAAAAATTCTCGTCCGTTTCTCAGGTGGGATTACACGAAGTGCCTTGGAAAGAATGCTGAATGCTGAGTCGAAAGCATCCTTAATATTGCCACGACCTTCAAATTTTGCTGCCAATTCCTCAGCATTCATTCCGCCACGTTTAATGTCACCACCCGCTCGAGCAACTTTCACATTGCCTTGCTGCTCATCCCAGGTGAAAACAAGGTTCATGCCATCAAGCTTTTCTGTTGCAGATGTCAGTTTTCCTGACGCAGCGGCAGACAGAATGTCTTTCATCTCCCAAAAGTGAAGATCAGGATTATCATACAAATGCATCAAGTGACCAACTGCACCGCCCATTTACCTTTACCCTCCAAAATTATATCACGTGATTTACAAATTTCAATACTTAATTTTTCTGCTTAACCAACTGAGTTCCACCATAATTTTTCTTGAGCCAATTATTTAACTGCACATCAGCGTCAGGTAAAGTGGCATCATCAGGAAGTGATTCAATATCTTTGCCAAGGTCAATGAGAAACTTGTCCTCAACACCGTTGTCTAAGATATCAGAAACATCTGGATCAATTGTAAGAAAGTCCCAAAGCGGACTAGATTCTTTCTCTTTTGGTTTTAGATTTTTTACAATATCAAGGAGATCCTTAATTTCTGCACCGGCTTCAATTGCATCACTTACAAATGAGGCACCTGGGATAAGAGATAGGGCACCTTTAAGACCTAGAACACCTAACTTTTTTGCCGCATGGGCACCGGTATCTTTAAGTTTCTTACCTCTAGCGGCACGAAGCTGATTGCGAAGTTCTCCCACTTGGATGTCTTCCTGCATTATTCGCAAAGCTTCATCACGAATTACCTTACGTAGAGCTGCCTCTGTGATTCTCATAGTCATAACCCCTTTGGCATGTCGCTGCCGGCCTTAATCATTCCAAGATCCCTTAGCTTAATTATGACCGAGGGATTGTTTTTTAAGTATCGTTTGGAGAGAGGCGAATCTTCCCAGGCAACATCAGCATCGTATTCAGCTGAATCTTGCTGACAGTTATCTTCATCGGTATCAGGTGTCAGCTCATTTTGTAAGTTGTCAAGCTGACGCTTTTCGATATCACTCCTGCCGGCATATTTTTGCCAGACATGACGAGCTCTTTGTGACACTTCAGCCCGGTCTGACATGAGACCACCACCCTCAAGTGTCGCAATCTCCATTGCAATGTCGTAGAGGAGAGGACCAAGTTTAGGAATCTCCGAGAGTGACCAAGTGACTTCCCAGGCATCATTGCACACACCCTGCTTCTTAGTAGTTTTAGCAATGTTTATGATGGCTTGGCTGTATGTGCCATGAGTTTTCATGTTGGCTATGATTGACCATTGTGGACGGGAACTAGTGCCAGATGATTTCATTATTCTAAACTCGATACCCATTTCCTGAGCTAGCTCAGGTGTCACAGCGGTCTCTCGAAGGAGCTCACGTCTTACCATGCGGCGAAGTCTTGTCTCTGTGATTCTCATATGACGAAATCTTCCCCTGCAGCTTGTATGTATGCCAGGTGAGATAAAACGTGTAATGAAAATTGACAATGGGGGATTATAATCCCCCACGTCATAAATCAGAGACTTAGGCTTGTATGCTTTGTCCCGTTATGAGCTCTTGTGCCTCAAAGATATTCCGGGCCGGCGACATCATTGAGGTAACCCTCACACCATCCACGGACTTCATCCTGCATCATGGCACAAGCATCTTCAGGATCGATCCCTGCCATTGTCATCTGATCCATGTATTCTTCCATTGCATTGGACAGTGCCTCAGTCGCGGCTGCCTGGGATTCATTGAGCCGACGTCCTCTCCGGAACTTTCCTGCTTCTTCACGAACAATACGACGAAGTGTCGCCTCAGTAAGCTTAACGGCCATTGTATCTCCTTTGGGGGTCTATATGTTGCCCCAGTTTCTATCTATGCAGCACCCGTAGGAAAGGGCTCAAAAGACCCAAAACTATCCGAGCGCTTGTTGCAAGTGGTGCTTAACAGCTACAGCACCTACTCACGTCTGCTCGGATAGTTGATCCCTATCGTCAAATCCCGGGTGGCATATCACTGTCGGCAGTGAGCTGACCAGAATTTTTGAGCTGGATTAATGCAGAGGGACTCCTTATTATGTATCGGTACCGGTATATACTATCCTTCTCCCAAGGATTGTTCTTGAGCGTGATCTTTTGGGCACCACTTTCACCACTCATAAACAGACGCCAAAGATCCTCATCATAGACATCATCGGCATATAAGCCGTGTTCCGCAACGGCTCCTTTACCTACAAGCGATGCAATTTCGATTCCAAGCGTCCAGAGGAAGACCCTTAGAGAATGTGGTGCATCGTCATATCCCATGCTCCTAATCTCCCAGGCACCATCAAGGCCCGCAGTATCTGCACTACTGTTATCGATAATGATACCGGCTACCATATGAGCACCTAGATGATCGGCGCGCGGGGTCCCGTTGTATACCCTCACGTCATAGTATCCCGGCCACTTTGTAAAATATTTGATTCGGAATATGTAATTACCCGGCACACCCGCCCCGGTTGTGCTGCCACCTGGCAGCTGCTCGCCTGCCTCTCGAAGGATTTCGCTTCTTACCATACGACGAAGTACTGCCTCAGTAAGTTTAACTGTCATTTTGCCTCCCTTAAGGGCCCATATGTTGGCCTAGTCTTATATCTATGCAGTCACCGGCTGTGGTGATCCCAAAAGACCCAAAACTACATTGTCACCACGTGCCTTGCCTGGGCATCCACTGATCAATGAATCCGTGCTCGTCGATATCAAGACTAGGATGATTTTGTACGGCTTTGATTACGTCATGTGGAGAAACTTTCTTTCCGATTTTCGGAGTCAGAAAATCTGCCATACTTTCAGGAGTCCATGGACCAGGATCCCCTTCCATTAATTCGTCTAGAATCATTCCACCAATTTCACCGGTGAATGTGTCATATCCTTCATTACCATATGATGGATCAGCATATGCCTCCTTTAGAATTTCCTGCCTAACAATCTTTCTTAGATGTGACTCTGTGATTCTCGTCATGCCTCCTTTACTACTAGTGGATCAGCAGAAGTGCCCCAGCAAAAGAGCCCCTTATGGTAATAAGCTTCCCATTGTTCCCCATTCTCGCTGTCGCGGAACAATAGAACTGTCTGCTGGGCTGGAACGCCTATCCTGGCTTCCTCACCAGATTCAGTGAACCAGCCAACAAATTCGTTAACTCCCGTCATTCCTGAGACATGGTATTTGTTTCCAATCTCCAGGTGCACAAAATTCCGTGTGTTGACTTCTTCTTCCACTTCACCTGTTGATTCATGCAGCTTTCGAATCTCGTTGCGTACGATTCTACGAAGTTGTGACTCTGTGATTCTCATTTAGCTCTCCTATGCAAGCTTGCAATGTGTCCTAGTCTCTATCTATACTCTTCGCGTGATTCTGTCGGTATCATGGAGAAATATGACTAAAAAAGCCCGGGTTTTATTTTTCAGCATGACCCTCCCCACCCAGGCGCGCGCGGAGGAAAATTGGGTTGCGGCAAGGAGAGAGGGCACTTTCGGATTTGGAGTGTACACTGGTAACACGGGTAAACGGTTTTGGGTCGGCGGGAAGGTACTCGGGAAAAAATTTTACTTGCCTTAGGCCCAGAAGACCCACCCGGGAGCCACTGAATATAGCCCCCAGAGATAGCCCTCAGAAGGGCCCTCGGAAGGGCCCCCAAAATGGGCCCCTTAGACCGGCCCCGGGGAGAGCCCTGTCAGCCGGTCCTGCCAGAACCGCCGGCCCCATTTATCCTTCGGGCGACAGTATCCGTTGCAACGGCCATTGTGACGGCTAGCCAAACTAGCAATACAAATCCTAGCATCCCCAGCAAGGCACCCAACACCGGAAGAAACCCCTTCACCACCCCAGGCGAAATGAGATAAATGAGGGTCTCCCAAAACTGGGCAACAAAATCATTCCAAGAAGCAGCAAGAATCATCACTTTCCGTTCCTCCAACCGCTCACCAGATTCTTCAGTCCCTCTTGCAGGTCGGAGGCGTTCTCCATAACCTGAGACTTTGCTTTCAGGTCAAGAAGTTCGGTCTCCTGATCGGCACTCAGAACTTTGCACGCCTGCAAAAAGTTCTGCACGAGACGGAAGGCCTCCCGATTCTTCTTTTTGAGTGCGGAAAGCTCCTTGGAAACCCTCTCAGGGGGATATTCGTTATAATCGATTCCGTCGAAACCTTGCCAATCGTACGATTCGAAATCCGTCATCGTCACTCCATCTTGGTTCCCTAGGGAATGTCTCCCCAACATGAAGAACATAATCACTTTTGGGTCAACCGGACAGGTACCGGGAGCACATTTTGAACTTATTTTCTGATCAAGAACCAGATCGAATGTGACTCAGAAACCATGTCGACAAGGCTTCCTTGGCATCTAAATATTCTGGAAGGTACACTAAATTGTCGACCAATTGACTAGCTGTGATCTTGGCATTCTCCGGCTTCATTGTCCCAATGAGCAAATTGCGGATTTTCACCTGGAGCCTGGAGCCTGTAATAGAGCATGCTCCCCGTTCGGGCATGTCCAGGATCCACGCGGCAGAGATGCTCCCGGGATCTTCTACCCATTGATCGATGAGGGCCAAGTCGTTGCGAGCCTCAGCATCCAACGGAATGCCTGCGCAGCCGGTGTGGGTACATACACATTCAGTCATGATCTTATCAATGCACCAGCGTCCAATGAGCACAATGTCACGATGTGTGACGATGCCGACATGGGCTCCCTCGGGGTCGAAGAGCACATGACCCGGCCGAGCAAGTCCACCCAAGGCGAGCCTCGTCGATGGAAACTTATCGCCCGTTTCCAGGTTGATGAAATAGTAATCGGTGTGCATCTGTCCTCCGTATATGATCTGTTATTATGCCGGCAGTGCTTTGTACAGGTCACCGTTGCAAATAGTTGCTAATTTTTTGATGTGTCTCGTTCAATGAAAGTAACGTCTTCCTCAACGATGCATATCCACTGAGGAGTTCCGTTGATGAGAAGATGAGCGTAACGCCGCGACATCGTACGGATGTGGGCCATTCTGGTCCAGGCATTCCAGAAGATATCTCGGCCTCGGCCAGTATATGCGGCATCCAACAGAAGACAGATACGATCTGTCTCATTGTCCCAGCCTCGATCACGCCAATAAAGCATGCCCCTGAGCAGGATGAGCTCACCAATATGGTCGTTGAGGCGACTAATGAAAGTCATTCAGCGTCTCCATCGATGAGTTCTATGTTATCAAGCTTCAAGCATACCCACCGAGGGATTCCATCAATGAGAAGATGAGCGTAATAATTGTTGTCTCCACCCGGGGTACTCGCGTCAAAGTCGAAATCGTAACTCGTTTGATCCATATGAAGAACATCCAGCAGCACACAGATACGATCTGTCTCATCGTCCCAGCCTCGACCTCCCCACCAGTAAAGCTCGGTATTGAGACGGATGAGGCCGCCGGCGTGGGCCTTGAACCGGTCAAACCTGTGGGTCATTCAGCACCTTCATGGAGGAGCTCGATGTCATCCATGTCATGAATCTGGATCCACCGCGGTGCGTCATAGATGAAGATCTTTGCGTACGTAAAGGTACGACTGTTCCCGGCTGCGGTCACAGCCTCGACCAGGCCGGGCATGTTGGAGGTCTCCAACAGGAGACAGATCGTATCTGTCTCATTGTCCCAGCCTCGACCTCCCCACCAGAAGATCTTGACGTTGAGGCGAATAAGACCACCGGCGTGCGCCTTCAGATCTGAAAGGCAGACCGTATTCCGTGCCATGAAATCTCCGTGATGTGATCTGTTATGGCGCGGCGACGTTAACGTACATGTTCAAGCCTTCTCCTTCCCCTCCACAGTCTTGCCAGTGACGGGATTGACATAGGACACGTTGAAGTACACCGTGTCCTCATGGGACCATTCGGCGCCAATGATCGTGGCCCGAATGTTGTGACGGCTCCGGATTCCATTGATAGGGTCGATGAGGTTTCTTTCAATCATCATCGTCTTGCCCAGCAATGGGGCAATCTGCTTCCGAAGGATCTTGTTCCGGGCGTTCTCGAGGTCGACCAGCACCGCGTTGCTGAATTCGTCGATATCAGTATCAGTGATCAAACTGGACATGTTTCTCTCCGTGATGTGATCTGTTATTATAGTGCCGGCACTTTGTACAGGCACTTTGTGCAAAAAGTGCAAAATTTAGGTCACATCACGTGTCACCAGAATGATCCAGGATGTATCATGCCGGCAACCAATGGTAACATATGGATATCTAGCTATGATACATCCTGGATCATTCTGGTACAACAGTGTGATATTCGTGTATGCCATGAGACATGCGCCTTGAACCGGTCAAGACCGAAGGTCATCAGCACCTTCATGGAGGAGTTCAACATCGCAAAAACGGATCTGGACCCACTTAGGTGCACCATCGATGAGAAGGTGCAAGCAATGGCGTGCGTAGAAGTCACCATGCTGCGCCGCCCACAGGCAATATCGACCCTCGGCATCGACCAAGACGTCTTGGTCGATGCCGGCGGTGTTCAACAGAACACAGATACGACCGTGTTTTCGATCAAAGAAGGAGCCTCCTCGCCAGAAGAGATCGGTGCTGAGCCGGACGAGACCGCCGATATGGGACTTGAGCTGCTCACGATTAGGCGCATGATCAGTCATTCAAGGTCTCCTTGAATGAGTTCAGCATCATCTTCATGAAGACGCACCCTTCGAGGCTGCATGACGATCGACCACCAGGAAAGGCGCCTTGTTGCTCGATATCGAGTCGCTCCAAATACGGAGCTGGCCAGGTTCAATCCTCATTGAGGTTATACGATCTGCCAGCATCCGGATCGACCCATGGCACGTCACAACGCGCCTTGGAGGCGTCGCCGTCCATCTCGGGCGTCCAGTCCTGATGGAGCTGGTGCTGATGCTTCAGAGAGTAGATGATGCTATCCACAACAGCATCAAACTCCGGCGTGTTGAGCGGAACAGGGATCAGCCGCCGGTTGATGAGATCCCAAGCAATGCGGAGTGCAAGGGTTTCGAAGTGATCCACATGGACCACCAGGGTATCGATGTTCTGCATTTACCACCTCCGCCGAGCTGCACCGCCGGCACGTGCGATGTCGTCGAGAGTACAGGCGATCCCGCCCTCCGCGGAGGTGGTCCATTCCCGGATCTCTTTATTGAGATCACCCTCGTCGAGGATGATGTTGAGCCGCTCCTTGAGGTCAGTGAGGGCGGCATGGATAGCGGTGAGTTCGGCTTCGAGCTGGGAGTTCGTCATATTCCTCTCCGTGATGTTATCTGTTATTATGGTGACGTCACTTTGTACAGGCACTTTGTGCAAAAAGCACAAATTTTTGATCACATCACAGTTAACCAGAATGACCCAGGATAGGTTGCAAATTGCGGCCATGGTAACCTATGGATAGGTGCCTGCAATACATCCTGGGTCATTCAGGTGCAACAGCGTTGACTTACATGGCCGACTCAAAGCTTCGGATTATCTATCCCTTCTGGCCCCGGAACAGCACCTCCATGAGGGATCAGGTGATGTTCGAGTTCTCAGCAGCTCGAGCGGCAGAAAGAAAGCTGAGCAGCCCCAGCGGAATCCAGGCAACATGCCAAGGTGCCGGGGCACCAATGGCGAAAAGGATCGCTCCGGAGGCGAAGAAGGCGCACATCACAGCATTGATATTCATGAGATTCCACAGAGTGATGAATGTTGTTATCGAGATATGCACGTCATCAATCTGTGATGATTGCACGGGCCTCGGCGATCGCCCCGATGACGGGCCAGGGGATGGTGACGGCCGAAGTAGGCGGTCCTTCCCAACCCTTCACCCAGATTCCCGTCTCCCAGACTTCAACCTCCACACCGTAGTACGAGTACGGTGAGAAGACCTGGATCCGGTTCCACTTACACTCAGGGGACCGGATTCGGACTTCCCATCCCTCGTGGGTGAAGATCTGAGCGCCATACTCATTGGTGATCCAGTTGGTCATATTCCTCTCCGTGATGAGATCTGTTATTACGGTGCCGGTCATTTGTACAGGCACCGCGAGCAAATAGTCGAAAGTTTTTGTCTCACCACGGGACGAGGTATCAATTGCCAGGAAGGGGCTTCTTCATGTAGATGGCGGTCTCACGAGCATCCGGCTCACCCCAGGCAAGCTTCTGCCCAGGAACCAGAACCCAGGCCCGCCGGATCCGGGAGGCCGCCGGCTTCGAAGCGCCACCGTCGGTGAGGATGATGTACCCCTCACACTTCGTCTTGTGGGCGTGCTTCGTCGGTGCATCGAAGTCGGTGCCTCCACAGCGGGTACGGAGGGTCTTCGGCACCGTGCCACGCTTCCAGGCCAGGGCGTTCTTCTCGTCCACCTCGGTGTCGAAGTAGTAGAGCATGAAGTTCACCCGATGGGAGAGGTGGGCAAGCTCACCGAAGAGGAGGGCGATGTCATCGTCGGACATGGAACCCGACTGGTCCAGGTAGACGTTGATGGTCGGGACATAGTCCCGGGTGGTGCCCGGGTGAATGCCCGGGTACTTCTTGTTGAGGCGGAAGACCGACGTCATCCGGTCGGCCCGCTGGGTGCAACCGACGAACTGCCGGAGGACTGCACGCCAGTCGATCTCCCCGATGACCTTCTTCCGGATCTCCTCCCGCATGGAGACAGGCACCGACCCCCAGGAGTTCTTGGCATCGGCACGCTCGGTCGCCGACTTCACGATCTGGCGCATCTTCCCGGCGACGAACTCACGATCCTCGTCACTGAGCTCATCCCATCCCTCATGAGAGTCCATCTCGCCGAGGCCGCCTTCACTCTCGCCGGCGCCAGAAGCCTGAGTGTACTCCTTGAAGTCGGGGTCCTGCATGAGACGAGCGAAGTACTCCTCGCTGGAGAGGTCACGAGGGAGACTCTGCACCAGAGTGCTTACCCGCTTGAGGAGGTCCTGTCGCTCCTGGGGGAGGGAGGCCATGTCCTTGGGCATCTTCAGCGCACGACCCGGAAGAAGACCACAGGCCGGCATCTCGTCTGCCGAGAGGGTGCAGTTGATGGCGAGATCGGTGGCCCAGTTCCAGGCCAGGTGGGGCTGGTACCGGCGGGTCGTGGTGTGCTCGAGCGCGAGGTGCAACGCCTCGTGCTTCAGGATGCCTCGAACACCAGCCTCCGAGTAGGCCGCCAGGAAGAGCGGGTTCCACCAGAACCGCATGATGCCCTCCTTGAAGAGGACGCCGGCAGTGGGGATGCCTTCGGTCGCCTCCTTGTGGAGGCTCCGGACGATGTCGGCGTAGAAGGGCTCACGGAAGAGCAAGGCAACGAGATGGGCATCGATGTCGAACCCCGCCGCATCGGCCTTGAGGCGCTCGATGCTGCGCTCGGGGAAGTCAGGATGCTCAAAGTTGCCCTTGCGGACGAGGGTTTCAGCGGTGCCGGTGTCGTTGGCCATGTTGCTTTCCTCTCGGTGATGATATCTATTATTCACTTTTGAGCCCGGAGGACACCCCTCGGCACACCTTTTTTGCAACTATTTTTAGAGGATCAATCACCCAATTGATGGCCGGGCGGGACAATGCAGGTGTTGCCATTGGCGATGGCTGTGAGCTGCCCACTGTGGTAGAGGGCAATCCGACGGGCCGCGACCAGGTGCTTCCCGCTGAGCCGGCGGCCGGAACGGACCCACTCGGCATAGTAGGAACCAGACCGGCTGCTCCACCCAGCAAACCCACGACCATTGTGATGGCTGGCCGTCTGGGCAATCTGCTCATCGGCCGTTTGACGTTCCCAAAGAGCCACCATCGCACGCTCGACCCATCGATCCTGAGTTGAAAGCTTTTCTTCGATAGCTTCGCGGGTCCACTTCATGTGATGTCTCCTGTGAAGTTGGTTAGATGCGAAAGTCGACCAGGCTTGGTCCTTCATGGAGGCGTCATTAGTATCGGCACTTTGTACAGGCGCCGAGAGAAAATAGCTGAACTATTTTCCGGACTGGAGGTGTTCAACCAGCCACTTAGCTTGGACTTCGTACGAAGTAGCCTCGGCAGCCCGAGCAGCCCGAGCAGCAGCTCCAGCAGCACGAGCAGCCTCAGCAGCAGCCCAAGTAGCCCCAGCATCAGCAGCAGCAGCAGCCCAAGCAGCACGAGCAGCCCAAGCAGCAGCCCGAGCAACACGAGCAGCCCAAGCAGCAGCTTCCAGCTCCTCAGAAGTGATGCTCTTCTCATCCTCCAGCCACCGGTCCACCAAGGACAGGGCATGTGTCACACTCTGATCCGGCTCACGTCCTGATCGAGCCAGTGCCTCACCGGCACACCATCGGGAAAATGACACCAGGTCCCGATGGGTGATGATACCAATGTGCTCCCGGCCTTGCAGGAGGATGCAGTTGAGCTGGAGGTTTCGTGTCAGCTCTGCCTCAGACAGAGTCGTCTGCTCACCGGTGACGGGATCAACCAGGACGTACTGGGTCATGAGATATCTCCGTGATGAGATCTGTTATTACGGTGCCGGCACTTTGTACAGGCACCGAGAGAAAATAGCTGAACTATTTTCCGGACTGGAGGTGCTCCACAAGCCACTTGGCTTGGGTTTCATATGAAGCAGCCTCAACAGCCCAAGCAGCCCGAGCAGCAGACCGAGCAGCCCAAGCAGCATCAGCAGCCCAAGTAGCATCAGCTGCAGCCCAAGCAGCCCAAGCAACATCAGCAGCATCAGCAGCAGCAGCCTCAGCAGCCCCAGCAGCAGCTTCCAGCTCCTCAGGAGTAACACTCTGCTGGTCCTCCAGCCATCGATCGACCATGGTCAGAGCATGGATCGACCTCTGATCAGGCTCATCCACCAGCAGCGTCAGCATCTCACCGGCACACCACCGAGCAAATGCGACCAAGTCTCGGTGGGTGATGATGCCAATGTGCTCCCGGCCTTGCAGGAGCACGCAATTCTGTCTGAGGTTTCGTATCAGTTCGACCTCAGGCAGAATCGACTGCTCACCGGTGACGGGATCGATCAAAGTGTACTGGTGCATGTCGAGCTCCGTGATGAGATCTGTTATTATGGCTAAGCCACTTTGTACAGGTCCTGGGAGCAAATAGTTGAACTATTTTCCGGACTGGAGGTGTTCAACCAGCCACTGAGTTTGAACTTCATATGAAGTAGCCCTGGCAGCAGTCTGAGCAGTCCGAGCAGCCCAAACAGCAGCCTCAGCAGCCCGATCAGCAGCCATGGTAGTAGTCCAAGAAGCAGCCTCAGCAGCCCGATCAGCAGCCATGGTAGCAGTCCGAGCATCATAAGCAGCAGCTACCAGCTCCTCAGAAGTGACGCTCTTCTCGTTCTCCAGCCACCGGTCCACCAAGGACAGGGCATGTGTCACCTTCAGGTCAGGCTCATCCACCAGCAGCGTCAACGTCTCACCGGCACACCATCGAGCAAAGGCGACCAGGTCCCGGTGGGTGATGATGCCCAGATGCTCATTCCCTCGAAGAAGGATGCAGCTGAGCTGGAGGTTTCGGGTGAGCTCAAGCTCCGACAGAGTCGTCTGCTCACCGGTGACGGGATCGATCAAAGTGTACTGGTGCATGTCAAGCTCCGTGATGAGATCTGTTATTATGGCTGAGCCACTTTGTACAGGTCCTGGGAGCAAATAGTTGAACTATTTTCCGGACTGGAGGTGCTCCACAAGCCACTGAGCTTGAGACTCGTACAAAAGCCCACGACTCCCAGCATCCCAAGCAGCCCCGGCAGCAGCCCAAGCAGCAGCCCCAGCAGTCCGAGCAGCCTCAGCAGCCTCAGCAGCAGCCCGAGCAGCCCGAGCAGCCTGAGCAGCCCGAGCAGCAGCCCCAGCAGCAGCTTCCAGCTCCTCAGGTGTAACACTCTGCTGATCCTCAAGCCACTGGTCCACCAAGGACAGGGCATGTGTCACCTTCAGGTCAGGCTCATCCACCAGCAGCGTCAGCGTCTCACCGGCACACCATCGAGCAAAGGCGACCAGGTCCCGGTGGGTGATGATGCCCAGATGCTCATTCCCTCGAAGAAGGATGCAGCTGAGCTGGAGGTTTCGGGTGAGGTCGATCTCAGACAGAAAAGTTTGCTTACCGGTGACAGAATCAACCAAGGTGTACCGGGACATGAGAACTCCGTGATGAGATCTGTTATTTCGGCTGAGTCGCTTTGTACAGGCGCCGACGGAAAATAGCTGAACTATTTTCCGGACTGGAGGTGCTGCTCAAACCACTGAGCTTGGACTTCGTATGAAGTAGCTCCGGCAGCAGCTCCAGCAGCCCGAGCAGCCCAAACAGCAGCCTCAGCAGCCCGATCAGCAGCCATGGTAGCAGCCCAAGAAGCAGTCTGAGCAGCAGCATGAGCAGCCCAAGCAGCAGTCTGAGCAGCAATATGAGCAGCCCAAGAAGCCCGAGCAGCAGCCCAAGCAGCCTGAGCAGCTGCTTCAGCAGCGTCTTTCAGCTCCTCATTGCTGAGGCTCCTCTCATCCTCCAGCCACCGGTCCACCAAGGACAGGGCATGTGTCACCTTCAGGTCAGGCTCATCCACCAGCAGCTTCAGCATCTCACCGGCACACCATCGAATGAAGATGACCAGGTCCCGGTGGGTGATGATGCCCAGATGCTCATTCCCTCGAAGAAGGAGGTAGCCAATCTGGAGGTTTCGGGTGAGCTTAAGCTCCGACAGAGTCCACTGCCGGCCGGTGGCAGGATCAATCAAAGTGTATTTAGGCATTTCCGAAGCTCCGTGATGAGATCTGTTATTATGGCTGAGCCACTTTGTACAGGTCCCGGGAGCACTTTTCTAAAAATGTTTACTCCTTCGCTAGTACCGTACGAAGTTTCAACTGTGCATAAAAACCTCAGTGATGTCTGGATCGCGGTACGAGGTTAGCCTTACCGGTGGTTACCCTCACCGGTGAAAACATTTTCCAGTCAATGTTTTCAATTAAGGTGTCAATCGGAAACCCGATGACTGGTAACACGAAGCTCAGCTAGCTGATACTCCGGAGGCCTTGATCTTCAGAAGGAGGGCAGCGTTGGCTGCAATGATGCCACCAACAATCGGCAGCAGTACCGGTGCTGAAGGGAGAAGAAGTTGGATGAAACACCACCAACCAAAACCTGCGCCGGTGCCAATGAGGGTGCCAAGAATATGCGACTTCAGCGTTTCCATGCTCTCTCCTTTGAATGGTAGCCCCAGCCGGACTCGAACCGGCACGCTCAATGAACAAGAGATTTTGAGTCTCTCGCGTCTTCCGTTCCGCCATGGGGCCAATGAAGTGGTGGGTCATCCGAGACTCGAACTCGGAACTAACGGATTAAGAGTCCGCTACTCTACCATTGAGTTAATGACCCGAAGATGGTGGGTTGTCTGGGGCTTGAACCCAGGGCCTACGGATTAAAAGTCCGCTGCTCTACCGACTGAGCTAACAACCCATAATGGAGGAAGCGGTGGGATTCGAACCCACGATCCCTTTCAGGATGCCGGTTTTCAAGACCGGAGCCTTAAACCGCTCGGCCACGCTTCCAAGATGGTACTCCCAACGGGAATCGAACCCGTGTTACCGGAGTGAAAATCCGGTGTCCTGACCGTTAGACGATGGGAGCGAATGGTTGGGGTGGTAGGATTCGAACCCACATAGCCTGATCCAAAGTCAGGCGTCCTGCCGTTGGACGACACCCCAGTAATGAAAGAATGAAGTGGTGCTGAAGGTGGGAATCGAACCCACGGCCTGCGGTTTACAAGACCGCTGCTCTGGCCAACTGAGCTACTTCAGCATTTTCTCGGCCGTCGCCAGCGACTCATTCACATGAACCCAGCTGCCCTCCCGCAGGAGGATGACACAACCTCCGATAGGCCAATCCAACAGGGTCGGCGGCAACATGTTCCAGCTGCTCACCCCTGGAGGAAGAGGGTAAGGAATGCAGGTGAGGATCTCATCCCGAGTAAAGACCCGTTCGGGATAAGTCCACCCGCCGCCGGGGCCAGGGGTAACAATGCTGAAGGTGAGCTCTTCCACGTCGACGTCCTCAGGATTAGAATATAATCACTTTGGTGATTTTGAACAGGCGGTGCCTGCACTTTCTTCAACTTTTCTTGAGTGGCTCCGGCAACAGGACTCGAACCTGTGACCCGCGGATTAACAGTCCGCTGCTCTACCGACTGAGCTATGCCGGAATAAGTGGTCTCCTCGACAGGACTTGAACCTGTGACCCCCGCGTTAGGAATGCGGTGCTCTATCCAACTGAGCTACGAGGAGGGGTCGACCACCACCAGGCCCGGTGGTCATGGGCCACGACTCACTTCTTCTTGTCGTTGATGGCCTGGGCGGCCTGGATGACGCTCATGATCTGGTCCTTCACCAGACCGTGAAACATCTTGATGTTGTTGCTGTTGCCGCTGCTCATGACACCGCTGTGCAGCGCCATCTTGCACTCACCGGTGAGGATGTCGAAGAACTTCTTGAGGTTCCCCGCCTGGGCCAGGGTCCACTTGTTCTCCTTCGAGTGGTCCTTGATCTTTTCGATGATCGCCATCTTGCGCTCGGTGCTGAGCTCACCGATACGGGCCTCCACCTTGGACCACCGGTTGAGGACGTCCTCCGCCGTGATGACGCTGCTGTAGTTCTTGACAAAGTCGACCAGGGCCGCGGAGGCCTCGACACCAACGAACCCCAGGGAGAGGGGGTAGAGGATGGCAGGAGGATTGCCACCGCATTCGGTGAGCTCGATGGCGGCCGCCTTCAGAGCACGGTCGAGCATCGCCCAGGAGCGCTGGCTGGGAGCCACCTTGCCGGGCTCCACGGCCTTGGTGGGGCGGAGGTGAGCAGGCTGCAGCCGAATGAAGTCGATCAGCAGTTCATTGATGTCGCCCTCGGTCTTCGCCCAAACGAGCCAGTCCTCCACCGAGGGCTTGAACTCGACCACCCAGAACCGGCTCAGGAGGGCCGGGTCCATCTCGGAGACGGTGTAGTCACCGCCCCAGTTCACTGCCGCAACCACCTGGGTGCCCGGGTGCAGGCGCTTGGGCTTGCCGTCGGGACCGGACCCGAGCTCACGATCCAGGACGATCTGGAACATGCTGTTCAGCACGCCGGGCAGGCCGCGGTTGAGCTCATCGAGGAAGAGGACGCAGGGCTCGTTGCAGGCCCGAACGTACCACGACGGCAGCGCGAAGGAGGCGACACCGGTTTCCTTCGTACGCTCGAGGTCGGGGTAGCCGACGACATCACCTTCGGACATCGTGGAGGCACGCACGTCGATGAGCTCGAGGCCGCGGCGGTGGGCGAGCTGGTGAACGAGCTGGGACTTGCCAACACCGTGGTCGCCGCGGATGAGCACAGCCTGTGCGGCCGGGAGTGCATTGAGGCAGGTGACGAGGGTCTTCGCGTCCATGATGACGTCCTTTTCCTGAGGGTTTGTGGGGTTTCGGAACCATTCCGCCCCAACAAGATGAATATAATCACTTTCGGTCAAGTTGAACAGGTACCGGAGCACCTTTTTGCAACTATTTTCCGATCAACTTGAAATGCCTGATGTGCAACTCGAGGATCTCGCCCTCGTACATGACCTTCACATACACGTTGCGGAGGGCAAGGTTATCGGTGGCCACCATCCCCAGCCCGAAGATCCAGACCGTCGGCCCTTCGACAATGACGCCAATGGCGCCGCGACCCATGTGGGGAATCGAAACCAACGCGCCGGGAACCCAGGCTTTGTTGGTGATCGTCCGGTTCTGTCCAGGACCCTTCTGGTGAACCACCCGTTTCTTGGGCTGAATGGGCTTTTCACTCAGTGTGCGACGCTTCATCAGGGGCTCCTCGAATAGAAACGTATGCGATTTTTCGTCAGAGAGCAGGACATCTTGTGTCCACCGCGCGGATATTGTTCAGATGCTCCCTCGCGCCGACCAGGACATCCTGGGCAGTCTTCGTGCTCAGGCCAGTCCTTGCCATCCGCCTGCCGGGTGGCCTTGTTGTCGAAGTCATCTTCGTCGTTCATATTCCTCTCCGCGATGATATCTGTTATTATGGTCGGAGGGTTTTGTACAGGTCCGGGGACACCTTTTTTGAAGGAATTTTCCCCGGACCTGCACCGGTCAGGACTCCTCGGAAGCCGCCACCTCGAAGCCGTGACGGCCCAGGCTCAGCCAGCTGGTCCGACCGGTACCGCCGAAGCGGTTCTTGGTCACCTCGAACTTGCGATGACCGATGAGGGTCTTGTCCTTCTTCTCCCAGCCGAGGTGGATGTGGCAGTCGATCATGTGCTTCATCTTGTTGCTGCCGGCGAAGGTGCCGCCCTTCGTCACCTGGCCGATGGTGATGACGTTGGTGAAGTTCTCCTTCGCCCAGGTGGTGAGCTTCTCCAGGGAGCGCTCGGCGGTCCAGCAGGTGATCCGGCCGGTGTCGAACTTGCCATCATCCAGGCACTGGAGGGAGTCGACCATGAGGAAGAAGGGCTTGCCCTTGTTCTCGGGACGATTGCGGATGGCGTCCGCCGCCTCGATGAGCTTGTCGACGTGGGTCTCACCGCCGACGAGGAAGTTGGGGTCGATGCCGAGGCGGTCCACGGTGCGCTTCACCTGGAAGAGGCTCTCCTCCGCCGTGTTGAAGAGGACCACGCTGCCGTTCTCGGTGAGGCCGGAGGCCATCGTCAGGAGGGCCGTGGTCTTGCCGGCGCCGGGCTCGCCGGTGAACATCGTCACCATCGACGGGGTGAACCCCTCGCCACCGAGGCCCTCATCGATCCACTCGATGCCGGAGAGGTGACGCTTCAGGAGCTCCATCGGCACGCGAACGTCGTTGATGTTGGTACCAACCGCGAAGGTGTCGGAGAACGAGATACGCATGTGTATGATGTCCTTTTCCTGAGGGTTTGTGGGGTTCCGGAACCATTCCGCCCCAACAAGATGAATATAATCACTTTCGGGTCAGTGGGACAGGTCTCCGGAGCACCTTTTTGCACATTTTTGTGCAGTGCTCCGGAGATAGCGTGTCACCGCCGGCGCCCGACAGAACCGGCAGAGGCATTGAGAATGGACTCGTACTCCCGATCATCATCGTCCTGGAGCGCTCGAAGCGCGGAGATAATGCGATCGAGGTCCCCGCTTTCGAGGTGGCCATCAGTCGACAGACTGACATAGCCTTCCTTGTCACGATCGATGTACACAATCACAGAACCAATGGGCATGTTCTTCATGAGACGCTCCGGCGCAGGGAGGAACCATTCCGCCCCAACATGTACTGTTATTTCGGTGGGTGCACTTTGTACAGGTCTCCGGAGCACCTTTTTGCACATTTTTGTGCAATGCTCCGGAGATAGCATGTCACCGACGACGCCCTATGTTAGTAGAGCTGCTTGACCGTGCCGTCGTCATCGAGCTTGAGGAGGATCGACATGGTGCCATCCATGCACCAGTCCGATCCGAAGGCGAGACCCCGCCCGACGAGGAGGGCGGTCATGGGATGAACAGCCTCGTCCAGTTCGAACTTGAAGGTGCTCGCATTGTGGTGCTCCAGCGCGCCGGTCTGGAAGGCTTCGTAGAGGTCGTCATTATGATCGAGGCTGCCGTCGAGGGCGGCGATAACGAAGATGTACTTCTGCATTGCTGACTCCGTATGTGAGAGGAAACCATCAACCAACATGATCTGTTATTATGGTGTCGGCACTTTGTACAGGCACCGTGAGCAAATAGTTGAAACTATTTTCCGGACTGGAGATGCTCGACCCACCACTGGGCCTGGGCTTCATATGAAGTGTAATCCCGAGAAACCTGAGAAGTAGCCATGGCTGCATTTGAAGCCCCGTCACCATACACAGCTGCACGCTGCGCGGCAGCCTGGGCAGTCCAAGTGGCAGTTCGGGCAGCAACAAAAGCAACCAGTGGCGCAGCATCAGTAATAGCAGGAGCAGCAGCCCAAGCAGCAGCACGAGCAGCCGCTTCCAGCTCCTCAGAAGTGACGCTCTTCTCATCTTCAAGCCACCGGTCCACCAAGGACAATGCATGGGCCACCCTCTGATTAGGCTCGCCTTTCAATCGAGCCAGCGTCTCATTGGTGCACCATCGAGCGAAGAGAACTAAGTCTCGGTGAGTGACGATACCGAGGTGCTCCTGGTCTCGGAAGAGAATACAGTTGAGCCTGATATTTTGGGTAAGCTCAAGCTCCGACAGCGTGTGCTGCTCGCCGGTGACAGGATCGATCAGGGTGTACCGGGCCATGAGAACTCCGTGATGAGATCTGTTATTATGGTGCCCGCACTTTGTACAGGCTCCGGAGCACCTTTTTGCAAAAATTATTGAGCCGACCTCAGGTGCTCCACCAGCCATTGGGCTTGGGCTTCGAAGGAAACACCGGCAGAGTTATTAGCAGCCCATGCAGCAGACCCAGCAACATCAGCAGCGCCGGCAGCACTAGAAGCAGCCCAAGCAGCCCGCGCAGCAACAGCACCAGGGCAAGCAACATCAGCAGCGGCAGCAGCCTGTTTCAGCTCCTCACTGGAGGCAGAACCCGGGTCGATCAGCCACTTGTCGACCAGGCCCAGCGCAGTATAGACTTCAGGGGGAACCGTGTGACACTGAGCAAGAGTCTTCTCAACACACCACCGACAGAAGGAGACAACATCGCGATGTGTGATGACGCCGATGTGTTCATCCCCACGAAGGAGGATATGATTGACCCGCATATGATGTGTCAGTTCCGACGCAGCTACCGTCGACGTGCCACCGGTGAATGGATTCAGGAGGGTATACCGGGTCATGAGGGCTCCGTGATGAGATCTGTTATTACGGTGCCGGCACTTTGCACAGGTCCCTGTGCAACTTTTTTGTGAAAATAGTTGCAGGCCTCCCGTGCGCGCGTAATAGGAGATTGCCGTCCTAGGGCCCTGCCGGCTCATGGACTAGCTGGTCACGACGAATCCACATGTGAATGGGCCGGTCCCACATGAAGAGGCACACCCCGACGCTAGGGCCGGCCCATCCACCCAGACTGACGACATAGTTGTCAGCAACAACTACAGGCAGAGACTGTGTTTCAGGATGAAAGACCTCCAGAAGAATGCATGCGATCTGTGACTCCGGAGCTAGTAAGAGGCCGCCGGCGCCAGCAGAGGTCAGGGGCCCCTTAACGAATATGACATCACCCCTCTTTCTTATCAGCTCTGAATAAAATGATTCCCTCTTCTGAAGACTCACAGCTCGTCCCTTGCCCTGGACATGATGGGGCCCTTTATTTTGTTCCATTTTTGAGCTCCAAAATGTCGCGATGTGTGACCCTAGCTAGCATCACAGAGCCATCTAATACTATGTTAATGTAAAAGGAGCGTATCCACGCAGAGACACAGCTATTGCTCAAGACATGCACGTCTCCGACGTCTTTGAGATCACGATCATTTTGATGGTAAGACACAAGGATGACATGTGTATGCGCATCTCGATGACCAAGCCACTTTCTCTGCTTAACGAGATATAGGGGCCCTACCAATGTGATGACATTCCCCAACATTGACGTCAATGTCAGCAAATGTTTGTCTTTGTTATCCGTCCTATCCGTCATCGAATGCTTCCTATCGACTCTTTATGCCCCCGTGTGTACGCATGCACACGGGCCCCCTATGCATAGTGTCACATACACCCGGGCCCCCTGGTCATATGCACGGGCCCCCTGGTCATATGCACGGGCCCCCTGACTGTACGCGGGCCCCCTAGGGGCACACGGCCCCCTGTATATGCTTGGGCGCCCTAGGTGCATGTGAAGGTCAAAGAAGATGCATGGGGGCCCGGAAATAATCATCTTGCAAGGGTTAATCAAAGAATATGACGCTGCTAGCGTATACCTCAGCTGAATGAATCTTTCCGTCATGCATGAACTGGATTATGCATGCCTCTTCTGAGGACTTATCGATCGACAAGATGAAATCAATCGGTGAGCACTCATGGGCATGCTTAGCAACACCGGTGAGGACGCATGTAAAATCCGGTATACATTTCAAAGTATGCCAACTCACCAACTCACGAAGTGTGATCACGTTTCCAATATTCTCTCGGAGACGATCAGCAAATGGGCCGTCAAATTGAATATTCGGTACCGGGAATTTCGACATATGCCTTGCTCACAGGGGGCTCAGGTTACCGGATGATGTATAGAATCTGTATAGCCTATCACGCAAGAAGCCAATCAGCATAATATAGCGATCGCGTAGGTTTGCGTAAGAATTCTTAGTGTACAACAGGGGAATATGACGCTCCTCTTCACTGCTGCATAGGGGAGATATTCCAACCACGTGGGTGGAATTTCCACCCACACCTACGACAAGAATGATGTGCTGCTCTTCATTTGTGAATTCTTCAAAATTGGCAATGCTAGGCCTGTCGGCACAAAGACCACCGGTGTGCACAACCATGTCTCCAACCTTGATGTCATATGCATGCATGTGTGGATTAGACCTCTAGAGCGTTATGCGATATTTTCAGCACTTTCGATGTACGACTCGCGAGTGAAGATGCGATAGACACCAGACCCAATAAGCGCAGTCACAATGATCTCCCGGTCGGCTGGTTCATAAGGCTCATATGAGTCATAGGAATCGTCACTGTATGAATTCGTGCTTGAGACGAGTGAGTCATCGATAATGTAGGTAAAGGCGTCATAACATTCATTGATGTCGGTATGTTTAACAGCATCCAAGATGACAATGAGATGAGGGCTGAAATCCTCGGTGTCGACGATTGGGATGTTCCGGCGAGGGTTTCTAGTGCCAGGCTCAAGCCAGAGAAGGGCGCCCTTAAGGAAGAAAAGGCCACCGGGGTTCTGTTTAATGGCTTCAAGCATCATTTGGGTATCGCATCCTTTAAAGGATCTATCCAGAGCGGGGGTCGAAGTCAATGATTTTTCTATCCCGCCGAGTAGGTTATCATCAGTGATCACTGTGTCACATTGTGCCGGATCGAATGAAAGTATCTATCCAGAGCGGGGGTCGGAGTCAATGATTTTTCTATCCCGGGGGCCCTAGGATTCTGGTGGATCGCTGTGTCACATTGTGCCGGATCGAATGAAAGTATCTATCCGGAGCGGGGGTCGGAGTCAATCATCCTCTGAAGGGAGCTCCCGGATATCATTGGCATCGATAAGAAGGTATCGGGGCGCGCCATCAACCATTACCCATGCTTTAATTCCTGGCATGGGAGTACTCCCGGGTGGCATGCCCATTGCTGATGTGAATGTTTCTCCATGGGCCTGAGATCTCAATGGTGGATGATTCTGTCTTTCAGGTGTATCTTCACCTAGCCATATGGCATACCGGCTCACAGTATCATCAAATCCGCCATTGGGCCAGAACCAGAAGATCTGACCTCGAATCTCGAAAACGTCACCGGTCTTAAGATTTGCAAGGGGGCTCGGGCTCTTGTTCTTGTGCATGATCTTATCGGCCATTGTTCATCCTTGCACATCATTGAACATTTTTAGCGTTCCCTATAGCTATCCACAACCACCTTGTCAATTTGTCAGTTGTGTAATATCAAATTACACATTTGCTTTTAATACTGACATAATTTCGGACGTTGACAGAGTGCCAAAATAGGCGGTTCCCTATAGCTATCCACAACCACCTTGCTGGTTTGTCAGTTGTGTAATATCAAATTACACAGTTCCTGGAGAAACCCATGCACTTGGAAGATTCGTGATGATGAGCTCGGCATGAACCGGGATAACAGGCTCGAGCCATGAGATATCACGAACCTCACCGGAGGCGAGATCGAGCACTTCGAGATTATTGATCTTCATGCAAACGGCGCCTCCGAAGTCAGGCACCAGGAAAATGTCACCGATGACGAAGTCCTCGAACTTGTGGGTGTTGAAAACGGTACGATTTGTGATCTTCATGGGTCATTTCCTCCATTGTTGTCTGTAATATAATCACTCTGTGACAGGATGAACAGGTGACGGGAGCACTTTTGTGAAAGATTTTTAGGGGGCCCTAGGGGACTTGGGCGCCCGCCAACTATAGTCAACTTCCGCCAACTTTATTCTCACACACGCCGCGGCAAAATGTTCAAAAAGAAACCCCTAAATCTCCCATCCCATGGGAAAAATGTTTCACCTGATTCAACCAGTACCCATTTAAAAGTTCTCCGGAGAGACATGGTGGAATGCCGCCTGGACCCCGGGCATGCCCACAGAATGAGCGGCCCTATGCCTAAAGAGAGTCTCCTGAAGCCTCGTCACATGTACAAAGATACATGCAAGTGGCAAGAAAATGTGTCACAGGAGTCAACTAATGACGAGACATAGCAAGAATTTGCATGGCCAGGAAGGGTCTTTCCCGGGGGCCCTAGGGTCTTCCTCGGGGGCCCTATGCGCTGCCGGCGCCGGTGACAGGGTTCCTTTAAAGGGTGGAATCTATTGGGACAGATGGAGTCTTATTTAATCCACTCCAGTCCTGATGTATTTTCCGACAAACTCTTTTAAAGCTTCTTCCATTTCATCTTCATTAATGATATCATCCCATGGGACACCATCAGGACCAAGATAGCCATAGCGACTAGTGAATTCTTCTTCGCCCAGGTTTTGATTGATCAAGACTGAAGAGTGAGCACGGTTAATCACAATCTTAAGGCTATTAATTAGTTCTGCTGTAATCATAGACGGCCAATTAGATCGCACAATCTCATGGATTTCTGAAAGTGCATCAAAACCAAAGTAATGAAGAATCGCCAGATGGCCTACACCAATATTTTCGATTAGATTGGTCGTCTCTCCGTCTTCGTATATCGAAAAATAAACATTGCTTGTCACAGACACTTTGCCTCGCTTTTCCAAGCAGCATATTCTTCTTCATTCAGATAAATAGAGCTTTCTTCTTCTAGCATAAGACTCTTTATAAAGTCTGGCACTTCTGCATAAGTCCAGTTTTGTGCTTCGATTCTGCTCTGGAGCGGTGCATTTTCTAAGAAATAATGGAGTCTTGAGGAGTGGCTGAGACATTCAATGCATTCTTCATTTAGTTTTGCGCCACACTCATTGCAAGGACAAAAGCATTGACTGGATTATTCAGCATCAATCCTGCTCCGGAGAGTACATTTTGCATCTTTATTGACCGGACTGGAGGTGTTCAACCAGCCACTGAGCTTGGGCTTCATATGAAACAGCCCAAGTAGCACGAGCAGCCCAAGTAGCATGAACAGTAGCCCGAGCAACATCAGAAGCAGCCCAAGCAGCCCGAGCAGCAGCCCAAGCAGTAGCCCGAGCAGCAGCCCGAGCAGTAGCCCCAGCATCCCAAGCATCAAAAGCAGCAGCTACCAGCTCCTCAGAAGTGATGCTCTTCTCATTCTCCAGCCACCGGTCCACCAAGGACAGGGCATGTGTCACAGTGTGATCCGGTTCACATTTCAGTCGAGCCAAAATCTTACCAGCGCACCACCGAGTGAAGATGACTAGGTCCCGGTGGGTGATGATTCCCAAATGCTCCCGGCCTTGAAGAAGAACGCAATTGAGCTGAAGGTTTTGGGTGAGCTCTGCCTCAAACAGAGTCGTCTGCCGGCCGGTGACCGGATCAATCAATGTGTATTGGGCCACGTCAAATCTCCGTGATGAGATCTGTTATTTCAGCACCGGCACTTTGTACAAGCGCCGAGAGAAAATAGCTGAACTATTTTCCGGACTGAAGGTGTTCAACCAGCCACTGAGCCTGAGACTTGTAAGAAAGCCCACGATCCTCAGCAGACCGAGCAACATCAGCAGCAACCCAAATAGCCCGAGCAGCCCGAGCAGCAGCCCAAGCAGCATCAGCAGCAGCCCAAATAGCCCGAGCAGCGTCAGCAGCATCAACAGCAGCCCAAGCAACCTCAGCGACGGCTTCCAGCTCCTCAGGAGTAACTCTCTTTTCATCCTCCAGCCACCGATCGACCAGGGTCAAGGCATACTGTGCCTCAGGAGTCGATGTGCCCTTCGCTCGAGCAATTGCCTCCATGGCACACCACCGAGCAAAGGCGACCAAGTCTCGGTGGGTGATGATACCAATGTGCTCCCGGCCTTGCAGGAGGATGTAGTTAGGAGCGAGGTTTTGTGTCAGCTCGACCTCAGACAGAGTCGTCTGCTGGCCGGTAATAGGATCGATCAGTGTGTACAGGTGCATGTCGAGCTCCGTAATGAGATCTGTTATTACAGTGCCGGCACTTTGTACAGGCACCGCGAGCAAATAGTCGAAACTATTTTTCGGACCGCAGATGCTCCACCAGCCACTGAGCTTGGACTTCGTACGAAGCAGTCTGAGTAGCCCGAGTAACCCAAGCAGTCCGAGCAGCAGCCCGAGTAGCCCAAGCAACAGCCTCAGCAGCAGCCCAAGCAGCCCCAGCAACAGCCTCAGTAGTAGCTCCAGCAGCCCAAGCAACAGCCTCAGCAGCCTGAGCAGCCCCAGCAGCCCGAGCAGCAGCTTCCAGCTCCTCAGGAGTAACACTCTGCTGGTCCTCCAGCCACCGGTCCACCAAGGACAGGGCATGTGTCACCTTCAGGTCAGGCTCATCCACCAGTCGAGCCAGCATCTTACCAGCGCACCACCGAGCAAAGGCGACCAAGTCTCGGCGGGTGATGATGCCAATGTGCTTCCTATCTTGAAGAAGAATGCAATTGAGCTGAAGGTTTCGTGTCAGCTCTGCCTCAGACAGAGTCGTCTGCTGGCCGGTGGCAGGATCGATCAGTGTGTATTGGGCCATGTCAAATCTCCGTGATGAGACCTGTTATTTCAGTACCGGCACTTTGTACAGGTCCTGGGAGCAAATAGTCGAAACTATTTTCCGGACTGGAGGTGTTCAACCAGCCAACATGCTTGGGCTTCATATGAAGCAATCTCAGTAGCCTCAGCAGCCCAAGCAGCCCGAGCAGCAGCCCAAGCAGCCTGAGCAGCAAACCGAGCAGCCTCAGCAGCAGCCCAAGCAGCCTCAACAGCCCAAGCAGCCCGAGCAGCAGCCCAAGCAGCCCCAGCAACAGCCTGAGCGGCAGTCCAAGCAGCAGCCTCAGCAGTCCGAGCAGCCCAAGCAGCATCAGCAGCAGCTTTCAGCTCCTCAGGAGTAACACTCTGCTGATCCTCCAGCCACTGGTCGACCATGGTCAGAGTATGTGTCACCTTCAGGTCAGGCTCATCCACCAGTCGAGCCAGCATCTTACCAGCGCACCACCGAGCAAAGGCGACCAAGTCTCGATGGGTGATGATGCCAATGTGCTCCCCATCTCGAAGGAGGATGCAGCCAATCTGGAGGTTTCGGGTGAGCTCTACCTCAGACAGAGTCGTCTGCCGGCCGGTGGCAGGATCGATCAGTGTGTATTGGGCCATGTCAAATCTCCGTGATGAGACCTGTTATTTCAGTACCGGCACTTTGTACAGGTCCCGGGAGCAAATAGCTGAACTATTTTCCGGACTGGAGGTGCTCAACAAACGTTTGTGCTTGAGCTTCATAAGTGATGATAGCATGATAATCAAGTGACCAGGCTATTTCAGCAATAATCTCCAAGGCCCAATTAGCATTGGCAATAACCCGCACCGGAGAAGCAATAATCCAATCCGGTGACCATATAGAAGTCTCACCATTGGTGATCACATATCCTGCAATGAAGTCAAGTTGTTCACAGGACAGGCTATTTGGATCCTCTAACCATTGATCGGCTAGCTGTATAGCATACAAAGAATCTGGTTCCGGTAGTTCGATCATCCGATTCTTTATCACATCTGCACACCGTCGAGCGAAGACGACCAAGTCTCTATATGTAACGACACCAATATGGTTATTCCCTTGAAGAAGAATGCAATTAAGCATAAGATTTTGCAATAGCTCGGTTTTAGGTACAGTTTTGCTAAAGCCTGTGAAAGGATTGATTAGAGTGTAATGGATCATAGGAATTCCATGATGAGATCTGTTATTACAGTGCCGGCACTTTGTACAGGCACCGCGAGCAAATAGTCGAAACTATTTTTCGGACCGCAGATGCTCCACCAGCCACTGAGCTTGAGACTTGTTGTGCTCCTCATCTCGAAGGAGGATGCAATCCTGCCTGAGGTTTCGTGTCAGCTCGACCTTGGACAGGTCGCCCACCGGCCGGGTCAGGCCACCCTCTTCGATCCGCCCTTCTTGGGGGCAACCGGGCCGCGGAAGACCAGGGTGTTGACCACTCCCAAGTACCCGATCGGCTCCCCCTCAGCAGCCTTCTGCATCGCCTCGGAGGCTACCTCGTCGAGGCCTTCGGACCCTGGCACGGAGAATGCCACGTCCACGTCAGAGTCGTCACGGAACCTGTTCCTCTCAAGAACGGAGCCGATGATCCACACGGACACCTCCTCCGCTGGGAGGTCGAGGACCTCCGCGGCCAGTTCCTTGAGGGAGGGTGCGGCGCCGGCCACGGCGCGGATGGCATCCTTTCTGTACGCGTCGAGGTCGGGGTCTTGGGAGGCAAGGACCTCGTTGAGGGAATGTGTCACTTCTTCACGGATGATAGACTTGAGCTTGGATAACTTTATCTTCATGGGCAATAAGTATGTCTGCCGCCGAGAAACCCATTAAAGAATAAAAGCGGGTCAAGTCGTGCGGGCTGTTTGGAGCAACTTTTGTATCTTTATTGACCAGACTTCAGGTGTTCCACAAACCACTGTGCCTGAGACTTGTAAGAAAGCCCACGATCCTCAGCAGACCGAGCAACATCAGCAGCAGCCTCAGCAGCGTCAGCAGCATCAACAGCAGCCCAAATAGCCTCAGCAGCAGCCCAAGCAGCCCGAGCAGCAGCCTCAGCACCAGCCCGAGCAGCAGCCTTAGCAGCGTCTTTCAACTCCTCAGAAGTGATGCTTAGCTCATCATCCAGCCACTGGTCGACCATGGTCAGAGCATGCGTCACCTTCAGGTCAGGCTCATCCACCAGTCGAGCCAGCATCTTACCAGCGCACCACCTAGCAAAGGCGACCAAGTCTCGGTGGGTGATGATGCCAATGTGCTCCCCATCTCGAAGAAGGATGCAGTTGAGCTGGAGGTTTCGTGTCAGCTCGACCTCAGACAGAGTCGTCTGCCAGCCGGTGGCAGGATCAATCAAAACATAGTCAGGCATGTCCAGGACTCCGTGATGAGATCTGTTATTTCGGCTGAGTCGCTTTGTACAGGCACCGCGAGCAAATAGTCGAAACTATTTTTCGGACCGCAGATGCTCCACCAGCCAACGTGCTTGGGCTTCATATGAAGCAATCTCAGCAGCAATCTCGACAGCAGCCCAAGTAGCATGAGCAGCGGCCTGAGCAGCCGTGGTAGCAGCCCAAGCAGCCCGAGCAGCAGCCCAAGCAGTAGCCCGAGCAGCAGCCCGAGCAGCAGCCCCAGCATCCCAAGCATCAAAAGCAGCAGCTTCCAGCTCCTCATTGCTGACGCTCTGTTGGTCCTCCAACCACCGGTCGACCAGGATCAAGGCATACTGCGTCTCAGGAGCAGGTGTGCCCTTCACTCGAGCCAGTGTCTCAACTGCTAGCCATCGAACAAAGACAACCAGATCCCTATGGGTAACAATGCCAATATGCTCATTCTCTCGAGCAAGAATGTCATTGCTGGCTATTTTTCGTGTTAGATCATGCTCTTGTACAATTTTGTTCATTCCCGTAATGGGATTAATTAGTGTATACTCTGTCATGGCATTTTCCTTAAAGGATTATACCAATCAAGGTCTCACATTTACAAATTTGAACACCTAACGCTTTCACTCGAACTTAATCAATCCCAAACCGGTGAGAGCATCGATGGTTGGTGTTCCTTTCTTTCTATAAACTTTGGAAAGTGGTGATCCCTGCCACGTTTCGCCAGGCTGTAGTTTCGCATTAGATGACCTTTGAATACAGTCATCCTCTTCTATGTCAGGTGTGATTGTGCCTGGCTTTGAATCAAGCTGTTGATAATGAACATCCGAACGATTGTCATAGTAATACTGCCATACCCTTTTTGCATCAGGTGAAATAATTTTTCTGTCAGACATCAAGCCAGCAGGACCGGCCAGCTCCATAGCTATATCATAGAGGAGTGGACCCAGCCCGCGGATTCTTGTGTCAGAAGTGTTAACTTCGTATGCACCTAAGCAATTCCCGTAGTCTGGCATAGGACGAGCCATTGACAAGGTTCCAACTGAATTGTAGGCATCTTCGAATTTCTCAGCTATAATACGATACCCGCCTAGTCCAAATTTTGTTTTTGTTACTTTAAAATGTATTCCAAGTTCTGCAGCTTTCTTCGGGGTTAGTGCTGCCTCGACAAGAAGGGTCTCACGGATGAGCTGTCGAAGCCTATGCTCAGTGATTCTCATGATACACTCACAATTTCCATCCAGTCGGCCCAAATTGTTCCAAGACCGATGACTTCCTTTTCACTTGAGAAGTCTTCAAATTCATCAAGGTCCACACCGTAGAAACCCTCAGCATCGAGGAATTTACCAGGATTATTCGCTTTGCTGGCAGCAAAGACTACGGCATACAAATTCTTTCCTCTCCTATGCCTATTACGTAATGAGAATTCCTTGGCAATCTCATATGAGGATGACCATGAGGAGGAAAATCTGTCTTCAAGTGGCTTAATCTCGAATTTCCCCTTCATCTCCTGCGTCTTGATGCTTGAATCAATTTTCGTGATATCAATCCCCATTCTTTCAAGATCATCGATGTTGAGCAACATTCCTCGATAGTAGGTACCAGAAGGAGGTTCCATGAAGATGTCTGGGTAGAGGTTGTCCTTTATAAAGCTCATGGCAAGTTGTGATTGCTGGCGAGAAAGGGAACGTTTTCCTAAGAAGTGATTACGGATTGAACGAAGAAGGGCGTTCTCAATACTAGTGTTCTTCTCCATTGGAGGAGGACGGGCATTCATCATCTGTCTTTGCGGTGAGAATGCATACTTGCCAAGTGGGGATTCAGGTGGTGCCTTGGGCTCATATGCAGCCTCATACTCGGCAGCTCTACGACTCTCATCATCAGCTTCGCGACTTCTCTTCTCCTTTGTGATGGAGTCCGCATCCTTCCGGAGACGGTTTCCCACCCTCTTGATTCCCCTGGAAGCTCTCAGGTTCTTCCTATCATCGTTGTTGATGAACCTGACAAGCTGTCGGTAGATCCTAGCTAGGAATTTCCCGCCCGGTGTCTCTTTAAGAACGCTGTCGATGACATCATCAGGAGACTCATTGGCACCGTAGTCGAACCTGAAACCGGGTACAGACTCCTCGATGATACCAGCAAACTCACCATATGTCGGCCATCGACCGTTGATCACCTCGAAGCTGGATCGAATCGTGAACTTCCAATAGTCAAAGACGCCATGGATGGAGTCACCGTCAGAATAGTTGATCCTCGCCTCCGTTAGTAACGTCTCGCGGACGAGCTGTCGAAGCCTAGACTCAGTGATTCTCATGGCAGCTCTCCCTTGTAATAATGACTTCCTTTATCTTCCGGAAGTTCACTGAGATCTCGTCTCTCACCCTCTCGGAAGCCAGCAGCAATAAAGGCTCTTTGCGACTCTTTGTTTATATCTGCAATCCAAACCCTTGCTGGTAAATGCGAAGGATCGTTAAAGAACTCACTGATTGCCTTTCTTGCATAGCCTTTGCCTCTTGCCGATGGATCGACGTAAATTGCCCCAGCACGCCAATAGCCTCTATCAAATCTAGGAGTCATAAATCCTACAGGGTTACCGGAATCATCAAGTATTACGAAACGCGCTGCATCCTTTTCAGGCCCCTTTACGAGGTTCAATCCGGCAAACTCAGGATGCCTGTCTGCATCATTAAGGAGACTGTTGAGACGTTCTATGCCTTGATTACCAAGTGATGCTGGTTTAGTCAGTTCCTCCCTAATAAGCTGTCGAAGGAGCGTTTCTATGATGTGCATTCTAATCATTGTCCTTAAATGATAGACTCCTGGTAACACTTGGCATTGTACTTGTCGCTTTCCTGAAAGCATTCATGTATTCTTTTGATGTTACATTGTGCCGTCTATTTTTGTAATCAGGGAAGCCTTCATCTGCCATCACCCGTTCCATATGAGACTCATCCTCACCGGCCTCCAAGCGAACCTTGTTAAGATGCTCAATTGTTCCAGTGTATGGACTATATCGACTACTAAATCCAACAAGACTCTTTGTTAGTGTTTGTGCAGGTTCCTGAATCCACTCATCATCACGTTTAATGTATTGTTCATAAACTACCCGACCACCGTCATCAGCATTGTCATCCCGTTGCATCTCAATTACACGCGCAATCTGACCTGCATCACCCGAGAATATGAATAAGTCTGAAAAGTGCGGTGTGAGAGTCTTTCGAGAACGCTTTAACTTAAAGTCGACTGGAACAACATCACCTTCATGGATGAGCTCTTCCCTAACAATGCGTCTTAAGATTTTTTCTGAAATTATCATAGCTACCCTCCTCGAAAATTTATGTCACTATATCTATGCATAAACGATTAGATCAAGCTCGAGCAACGCATCAAGGGTAGATGTTTGTCCATCAGCACGTTTGTAAGCTTTAGACAAAGACGACTCAGGCCACATTTCTTCGGTACCATACATGTCATCTGACCATATTCTTGCGCTGGATTGCACACAGTCGTCTTCTGGGTCTTTTGTCCGAGGTGCCTCTATATCATCGAGTTGTTGTGACCTGATATCAGGCCTTTTGGCATGATAATAATCCCAGACACGATGTGCGTTATGAGATACATTTACACGGTCCGAGGTAAGTGGGTCAGGATTGACAAGGTCAATCATAAGGTCATACATAAGTGGACCAAGACCATCAATGTATACATAAGATCCATCAATTGACCAAGCACCTAAACATGGATCATTTTCCTTGTGACAAGATAAAAATCCGGCTGTGGTATTATCATTTCGATAATATGCTCGGATTTCAATATACTCTGCCTGACGTCTATCTTTGATCTTAAATTTTATGCCTTTTCTTTGTGCATCACTTGGACTTAAAGCAGCCTCGGTTAGAAGATAAAACTCACGAATGAGTTGACGCAGTTTACGCTCTGCTAGTTTGATGTTGCATCTCAAGTTAGGGATATTTCTCATGACTATTTTCCCTTGCCTGTAGTTTGAATAGCTTTTGTTTCTCAAACGTGGGATCTGTCGCATCTGAAGTGTACTGAAGCTCTTGTGTTCTTTTCGCAAATCCCGCAAAGTCCTCAAGTAGAATTTCATGAATCAGATTTCTAATAGTGTTCATGTGATTCTCACAATATACATGTGATCTAGCTTGATAGATCCAATGCTAATAACTTCTTGCTCACGTGTATAAATGCCTCCTATGCCACCAATGCCATACAATGACTTAGCATCTAAAAACTTATAACGGTTATCAGCAGGTGATGCACAAAGAATTACGTTATACAAATGCTTTGAACCTGCAGGCATAGACCAATATCCTCTATTTGCAAATTCGGTGGCAATTTTAGCGCTGATTGTCCATGAAGACACAGGGCGATTATCCTTATTTGTGATCACGGTATTGGTGTCATATCGTTCAGCAATTTTTCTCAAATCTTCTGTGGTCTCGATTTCAAATGAATCTTTTGCTTCAAGAGTCTCGACATCAGAAAACAGATTAGGTGGAAGCATTTTTCTTAATGTGTCGATTGATAGCAAAACACCTCTATAGACAACGTCTTCCTCAGGTTCCTTAAAAACGTCTGAGTATTTTCCTTTTTTCAAGAAATCAGAAACGATGTTGGCATATTCAGAATTTTTTGTAAATGATTGGCTGCTTTCCGGATCGGAGAAGTGCATATACAAAGACCAAAAGAGTTTTTGTTCGAAATCCGTATTTGGTTCTTGCGGAGGACGTGGTAGAGGTGCCGGGGGCCCTTGACGCTGTGGAGAAAAAGCGTACCTCCCTAGTGGCTCATCAGCTGTCATATTGGCAAGAGCCTTTTCGTCTGATTCACTCTCAGCCAATAGGATCTGACGTATAATATGACGAATGTTTTTCTCACTCATCATCATAAGACTCCTCCTTTATTCTGCAGGCCAAAACACTATTGACCTGAATTGTTCCTGTCCCAATGACTTCTTCTTCATAATCATAGGAACTAATCTCTCTAAGACGATAAAGTCCTTCACAGTCTATAAATTTTCCTGGATTGTTTTCGATTTTGGCACAGAAAACAATGCAAATATCATCTTCAACTGCATTCTTTAGGGAAAATTTGACTGCTGTAGAAAGCGCTTTAGTCCAAGATGTTGTATATTTCCCACCCCTGTTTGTGATATCAATTTTCATGTTAAGCTTTTTCATTCTCTTGCCAATGGCATCAAAATCACCATCGTAATTCATGCCACCAATTGTATTGGGTATGTTGACAAAAGGAATTTTTTCAATGTCAATATTTGGCAAAACGCTCTTTATGCTTGAAGAACCTTCGAAATGAATTCCACGGTAAATTGTAGCTGCAGGTGGCTCCGCAAAGATATCAGAATAGAGGCCGACTCTAATGAATTCCTTGATTTGATTAACAGTTTCCTGAGGTATTGGCAAATTATTTCGAAAATGAGAAACTAACTGTAAACGTAAGCCCTCTTCATCTGTCGTGTTTTGCTCATAGGGAGGTAATGGTGATCGTGCCCAATGACGATTCGATGCATCGGCAAATGCATACTTTCCAAGTGGGGCATCAATAGGTGCCTCTGGTTTGTAAGAGTCAACAGCTTCGGTCAAAAGAATATGACGTATAAGCTGTAGGATTGTGGAATCATTCATCGCATGTTTCCTTTTAATGGCTTGTTCATGAACTAATAATTTTCTTCGTGACAAATATCTTGTTCACTCGAATCGTATCTACGCCAATAATTTCCCGTTCATCCTTAAATGGTTCGAAATCTCGAAGCCAATACAGGGGTGACATGTCAATAAACTTTAAAGGGTTCTCTTCCACATCAGCACACAAAATAACCGCATAACCACTTTCACCTTGCGCCAAATTTAGTTTGTCTAAGTTTCGAATGGCAAATTTCTCAGCTATCTGCTTGCTTTTTGACCATGAGGACGAATATCTGGCTTCTGTATTTGTAATGTCAATATTGACATCAATTTCTATTTCTTTGTGAGGTGGCATGTTAAGTATTTGAGATGACTCTACATCAGCCGGCATCCATTTCATCAATGAATTGCTGCTCACGGCTATACCTCGATGTGCTATGACAAATATTGAAGGTTCCGCAAAAATATCAGAATAGAGCCCATTACGAATGAACTCCATAATTTGATTAGCGTATTGATAAGGAAGTGCATGTTTTCCAACTTCTGTGTGCAATTGCAATGCCCCCAATAGCTTCAATTCTGCGGCATTGTTTCTTTCCCATGGTGGTTTAGGTCTTTGCAGTCTTTGGTGTAATCCACTGGGCAGATGTGTACCAGCAAATGCATATTTCCCAAGAGGTGCATCAGCAGATTCCTCAGGATCATAAGGCGTAGCAGATTCAGCCAAAAGGATTTGATGCACAAGAGAACGGAGGTACGTCTTCATTTAGACGACCCTTCTTACCGTAACAGCACTTGCTCGAATAGGTCCCAGACCGATCACTTCACTCTCAGATCGAAATTCTTCTTCAAAGTCAGCATCGAAATTGAGAATATAAAGTGGTTCTGCATCAATAAATCTGCCAGGGTTATCTACCGATTGCGCCTCAAAAACGACTGAATACATAGGGCCCCATCGGGATTTATGCTTCTCGGAAAACACGGATGCATCAATGGATGAGAATCTATCAGTCACACTTCTTATCTGCGACCAAGACGATGCAAACCTATCCTTAAGCGGGGCAATGAGATAATTGCCGGTTCCTTTCCATGTCTCACCAACATCTAATGATGGCAGGTCAGGAACCATGCTCAATAGTTCGGGTGTGATTAGGCGCATTCCACGATAACAAGTTCCTTCAAAAGGATGAAAGACATCTTTGTAGATGCCTTTCTTAACAAAGTCAACGATTGCTTCACCATAAGCTTTCGTAAGAGGTCTCATTCCAAAAAAATGATCACGAATTGCACGTAAAAATGCACTTTCCTTAGGATTGTTTTTCTCTAAAGGAGGTGGTTTCTGAATGCCTTGTCTCTGGGGTGAGAATGCATATTTGTCAAGAAGGGATCCCGCAGGAGCAGCTTCAATGTCACTCTCTAGAGACTCACATAAGATCTCCTTTATCAAAAGCCTTAAATCTCTTTCATTCATTATTGAACTATGCATATGCAACAACCCTTAGGCTTTACTATTTAGGTGGTGGCATGCAAAGCATTTAAAGATTGTGCCGAATGTAAATTATCCGGAAATTCTACTACAAATGGCACATGAGTATTCGGTGGAACCAATCACAGGAATGATAGCATTCCACCCGCACTTATCACAATATTCCAAAGAACGCTGTTGCAAAAGAAGGTACTGCTTAAGCAATTGCTTGTACTTTTTCTTCCACTTCATTCAAGATCACCATCATTTGAGGTATATGTTTCCATGCTCCATGGACCATTCCAATCTGGACCCATTTCAAAAATGGAATTAAATCGTGCCTTTTCGTCAAGAAATGATGGAGACTTGTACTTGTCGTTCATAGTATTGCACCACCACAAGTCGATATCATAGAAACAATATCCATCGGCGGTATTAATGATCGGCAAAGACAAGTACCTTCCAATAAAACGACCTTTTCTACCAGAATTAATGTTTGTCCATCGGTGCTTGAATGAGGAAATTGTGGTCCACGTATCACGATAAACATTGTAGAATGGATCACCAATATTCAACATTCGAATATGCTTCATAAGCATATCATATGTCCTGTTGCTATAGGTGCATCCATCAACATGATGGAATTTTACATACTTGTTAAGTTTATGAAGAGGTTGATCAGACCACCAAGCTTTACTAGTAGGCATTTATTCGTCCTGCCATATGTTCGTGGTTTCTCCTTAATTGTGCGAGTTCCTAAATGTTCTTTAGCAATTTCCTTGCTTCAGCGGAAGTTTGAAAACTTCCAACTGGTGTATCGACATATCCATAAACTGCCAGGATTTCCCCTCGCTTAGCGTAATGTGTAAGAGTCTTATTCTTTACACGATAAATAACACCATCTATCGAGTAGATCCCATCAGCTTTGGTTTTTGCCTTTTCGGCAAGTTTATCACGAATTTTATCTTCCTTAAGAAGATTCTCAACTTCTTCCTTAACTAAAGTTCTTAGTACAGATTCATTCATGTGCTTACCTCTCTCTGCATTATACTTATCATCATCAGGATTTATAAGGGGCGAAGCTCGTGAAGTGGAATGTATAGGATCTTCCCGTCGACGAGAGTCGGGAATCGTGTGGTCGACCATGATGGGATGGGTCCCACGATCATGCCGATCTGTGGTGGTCCGGAAGAGTAGTATCCGCCGTGATCGATGATCTCGGCGAGGTCACCGGGCTTCACTGATCACCTCCAACCGGTCCTCAGGCATGCGCCAGTGGGGACTCCCATTGACCATCAACCAGAAGTACCTCACATTTAGGTCGTTGAAGTCGTACGGTTCACGCGCCTCTCTGAGGATCAGGCCCACAAGTCCATCATAGCGATCGGGCTCATCATCCTCATCGGGAATCAGGCGGACGAGATCACCCGGCTTCATCGATCACCTCCACATTAGCCTCGTCCACCCAGACCCAGCGAGGTAAACCGTCGATCAGGAGGAGGGCAGCGTCCACGGACGGCTCGTTGGCGGCGGGAAGGGCGGAGGCGGTGGCTCGTAGACGGGCACTGGGGAAGTCGGCGGCGGAGTCCAAGATGAGGCAGATCCGACCTGGGCTCTTGTCCCAGCCTCTGCCATCATACCAGAAGAGCTGGGATTTGATTTGAAGCAGGCCGCCCTTGTGGGCTTGAAGGGTCTCAAGAAGGGTCATGTCCCATCCCTGCGAGGCACCCCTTCAACCAAGAAAGCCATTCCGTTTCGCACCCGATGTGATCCGCTGGATTGATGATCGATGGGAATCCGGCCGACTGAAGGGTGGCCAGCATCTCCTCACGGACACCCTCGAGGCCTGTGGTGGAGGTGATGATGACAGGAGTCCCGGAATACCACTCTTCAGCGACCCAGCGTGCCCACATCCTTCCGTCCTGATGAGGCATATCGTGATCGAGAAGGATCCCATCGAACTGTGTGCGGCCTTCGAGGATGAATGTTTCAGCAAACTCCGGGTCGCAGGTGATGATCCACCGGTGCTTCTCCCGGTCCAGCATTTGGGTGAACTCGTCATAGCGGGATGGACAATCATCGATGATAAGAAAACGCATGTTAGGTCCTTTGTGTTTTACTATACCACATGGGCGGATGGGTTGCATAGGTTCACGAGATCACCTCCGAGAAATCCTCGAGCTCTGCGTCGGTTCGCTCATCAATCAACCCATCCCGAAGGATCGACCAGAGGCGAACATGTGATCCTCCATGAAGTCCCAACTGGATCGGCGTGACCATCCTGTGATCGAGGATGAGAAACACCTTTCCGTCCAACGATGAAAGACGCTTGTTCCATCGGCGAAGCTGGCCCTTCTCGATCACTTTCCCTCCATCATTACACACAACTTGGGCAGTAATGCCACTCGAGCTAATCAGCTCCGTGTTCGCAGTGCGTTCCTTTCTTTATCCATCCCGACTGGGAGATCTAGGGGTGGTTTGATGCGGGCATCGCAAGAGTTGCATTGGATCTCGACCAAGATTCGCTTTTTGTTGTCTTCACGAACCGCATAGATTTTCACTTTCCCTCCATCTCAGCCTTCCGCTCCAGGATCCTCTCCCGCTTCTTCTTGAGTGACCGGATGTTGGAGCGGCACTCCTTCACATTGAGGAGGGCGCACCTCAGTCGGGATTCCTCCTCCCTCAAGTCGGCCTCGCAGACCTTCAGCATCGTGTTGATCTGCCAGGCATCGAGCGGGACCTTCCTCGAGGGAATTGTGGAATCGGAGGCTTGTTCCTAACGCCAGTTCTCGATGGTCTCCTGGTCAAAGTTGGGCATTACTCCTCCAACCCGAGTACCCGCATTGCCCGGCGCTTTCCACGAAGCCAGAACTCATTCGTCTCCTCCCAGTCGCCGCCCTCGTTGGTGTCATCGTTCTCGACGTACCAGCGGAGGCACTCATTGATCTTCTTGAGCTCCTTGTCCCGCTCGTTCAGGAGGACATTGAGTCGACCGATCTCGGCGTAAAGTGAGGCCCATGCGGATTGTTCGGGCATCGGGATCGAATCGGGCAGGGGATTGATGCCCCAGTAAGTGTGATTCGGGCAGCTGACATTGTTTCCGGCGATTCCGCAACTGGGACAGGTGGTCATGGGTTCTCCTTAGTATCCAAAGATTCCAAAGATCAGATTCAATTGGCCAATCGAGCAGTCCTTATCGTGACCCTGATTGGTGTACCCCGAACAGCAGAAGTATGGATCGTAGATTCGACCGTAACCCCCATCACGATTGTACTCGATGAAGGAAGGCATGTCACCAACGAGGACCTCGATCCTCTTAAGGAGTTCACGACACTGGGAATCGGTGAGGTCATCAATCTTCACGTTGTAGAACTCGGTGGTCATTCTTCCTCCTTTCCGTTGTCCAGGATTTCCAGGTCCTTCTCCCATCCCCAGAACGTGAAGTGCTCAAGCTCACCAGGTTCGAGGTAGTACTTTTCTACAGTGAGAAGCTCAATCTCGATCGATCCATGATTTTCCGGTGAAAGTGGACCGTCATCCTCCCAGAGGCTGATGTCTCGAACGATGCCGGTCCAGCGGTCTCCCCTCTTGTAGAAGTAAGAACCCTTCTTCGGGGCGACAGTGTCTCCGACCTTGATCATTCCTCCTCCTTTACGACCTTGATCTCATTCTTGGGAACATTCAGGACCAGGCGCATGTACTTCTGTGCATCCTCGAGGTCGTAGAACATGGCGCGGGCGGTCGGTCCGTCCTCATCCTCGGTGATGATCCAGTAGACATCGGAGTCATCGCAGTTGTACACATCGACCGGGGCGCACTCGATGTAGGGATTCGTCATCCTCACTCCAATTTCAGGGAGGCGTTAGGAAGGTGATGGACAAGGGTGTCCTTGGGGAAATGATGTAGGTTGCCGGACTGGAGGTTCACGGCGGTGTCCTCGGCATCGACCTTCATGAATGGGCCACCAAAGTTGAACACCTCACCAACCTCCAGGTCCACGAAACGGGTCTCACCGGTTTCCTTGCGATTGATCTTCATTCATTCTCCTTTGTGTTATCATACCCACCGTCATCGGGATTTACAACCTGCAGGTTCTCCTTCGCCCAGGGCTGGAGTTCCCCGTCGATCAGGACCCACCAGTCGCACCAGGAGTTGATGGGATGGCCATCCTCAAGGGAAACAGGTTCCATGATAATGCCATAGAGGCCTAGAATGCCTGCGTCGATCTCATAGCCTTCCTTAGCATTTACCGTGACAACAAGATCACCTGGTTTCATCAAAGACATTGATCACATCAATTAAGGTTATTGGAAAATAGGGATGACTTAAGACATAATTCGGAAACTTGATTTTGATATCAAAGAATTCTATTGTGCCGCCGCGCTGATTACAAGAGATAACAATTCCAAATTGACCTTGAACATCATATGCTCTATCTGGACCGGGTACAAGACGAACAAGATCTCCAACATTTACCTTCATAGGGTTTCACCTTTAGCAAGGAGAGTAATAATCAGATACCGGTTTTCCTTGAACATCTAACAACCAATCTGTTGGTGTCCACATGAGTTTGTCATGCATAAAAATTTGGGACCATTTGACCATTTGAAGACCGGATCCAGTAAAATATCGCTGTACTTCAATGACCAGCATGGATTCTTGAGCATTACATGAATGCATCATTATTGAACCATCTTCAATGTCCAATTCATCATAGAGTGGTGTGCCCTTAACTAGAGTTACTAGGTCACATAGCTCCATCAATAATCTCCAAATGACGGTCATAAATGTCATATGACACACCATTAAACATTACAGTTGATCCCATTACATCTATGCCTGGCGATATAAATGACTTCCAGCCACCGATAACGATTCCAATGGTATCTCGTTCTGGACTATCTGTTAGTAGTCGAAACTTATGCGGTCTATACCAGAATTTGTAATCCTCATTGGGGGCTGGCCTGAACCTAACAAGAGTCCCAACGGGAAGATGGCCTTTGATGAACCTATAGAGCCAATAATAGATTTCATGAAAAATTTTCATTGATAGTCGCTAAGTATTCCTCATCAACCCAGCCAATTTGCCCATTATGCAGGACTTGCACCATTTCATTGACCGCGTCCCACCCTTTAAGTAGAATACCAATCTCGCCGCGCTCCCAGCTCTTCTTTTGCTTAGCATACAATCCTGTCGGGATTCGATCATAAATGTAGACAGAAGTGATAGGAACCCTATAGGTGATGTTCCACTTGCGGATTGTAACAAGATCGCCGGGTTTCATGTGATTGCCTTCGAATCTTTGCAAAAAGGCATAGACAAAATTCAATTTTCATTGGCACGCTATGAAAGCGTAAGGCTCCATTCACATTTTATGCAATCACTTCGAAATTTTCATAAACTAATAGCACACCTAAACAACCATTAACACTAAGCCTTCCATGTCTTGTTAACTCAGGCTTGGCTGGGAAATAGAAAAATCCACGACCTGTGATACGCATACCATTGGGCATCACAATTCCATCCGGATAATCATGATGATCCCAATCAATATCCATAAGAATTGCGAAATCATCTTTGACTATTCCCATATGTTCTAAATCATCAACAATAACTCTGACAAGATCGCCGGGTTTCATAGTGGTTCATGCTCGTCACTGTATACCCAATGAATAGCACCATTCACAAGAATTTGAGACCGGTCTCTCTTCGTAAATCCGCCAGATATTGAGCCCATGAAAACTGCGACAGTTCCGATTGGAACCCAATTCTTGTGAAAGGAAGGTTCGAATTGACCCAATAAAACCTTGTCTTGGTTTTTGTAGGATACTAATTTGATAAGATCACCAGGTTTCATGAAACCACTCTAGAGCTGATGGGCTGATATCAAAAATTTCTCCGTTAATAACACAAGAAATAAGACCAAGTTCGGAATTAAACATATCACTTGAACGGCCTAATACAAGACAGATTGTTCCTGATTTTGTGCCTCGCACACCTAATGGATAACGAAGTGTAACCAGGTCACCAGCTCTTACAGGCTGTGTGCAACCATATTGGGATTCAGTGGTCCAAAAGATAATCGGCGCATCGCTCATGTGATCACCTTAACACGACAATCAAATTTCCTAACTTTCCACCTGGGAATGCAATCAATCAAATTATTGTCAACTAGAACTGTGTAATAACGTCTTAACGACGAACCAGTGATTTTGATTATAAGTCCTGGAAACCAATCTTGTTCTTCTGTAACCCAAACCCAGCAAATATCACCAGGGCTGATGTCTGTTTCATGATTGATTACATTCAAACTAAATGTGCTCGAGATGGTATTCAGATACCCAGATAATCTCACCTGTAGTAAAATCAAAAATCTCTACAGCGGATGATGTGGAAAAACCATGAGGAGCACGAATTCGACCCTTCATAACACAATAGACACGGTCGCGGAACACTTCAACTGATTTTGTCCTGGGAGGTAGATGAGTCTCACCGGCATCATCATGTGGAAGGATTTTGCCTGTCAGAATGTCTTTGCGTAGTTTCTCGCGCCAATATTCAATCTCACTATCGGTAAGGGCTTTCCAACCAATAAATCCCGAATGAAAGTTTGGGATGGGCCTAACAAGATCATTCTTATGAAATTTGAACCGTTTCCCCATTGTATAAATCCTCAGGAGTTAATTCATATAGCGAAACTATAGTTCTTCAAGATTTTCAATCTTTGCAAGGAAGATCTTCCCATTGCAAATGACAGCAATTGGATCACTGCGTTCCCTTGACTTCCATGGAATGATCATGCAAATGTCATTTTCCCTTGGAAATGTTGCTGAGTCGATTGATTGCTGAATCTGCTCAATAAGAGTTCCGGAATAGAAGTACTTGACGAGTGTTCCAGGCGGATATGTTCCATACACAAGAAGGTATGCATGCCTCTGCACTTGGACAACAAGTCTATGAAAGAATTCTTTCATAACTGCCTCCTAAATAATATAATCACCTCAGAACAGGTTGAACACTATTTTGAAGCAATTAAGATACCACCCTCAGCATATCGGATGTCAGGTAGTGTTTTCCTAAGATATGGGTTTCGCGATAATAATGCAACAATGTGAATATGGCAACAAGATCATTCTTTTCATTGCAATATTGGTCTGGAGCTTGCTTGACATTCAACACCATGGAAAGGCAACTTCCAGAGGAAACAAACTTTCCTCCAATACTGATGCTGACCAATACCTCGCAAATTTGTCCCAAGAATTGTTCCCTGATTTCTTCAAATTTAAGCATGGTAATTACCATTTATACGCAAATGAAGTATCATCTAGATCATTCTGGTGTTCTGGCAGACTACACGGTGCCTTAGTCTAGGTCATCACTGTCAGATGTAGGAGTTGGATTTCGATTGGGACCTGACTTTACCTTTTGAATGCATTTTGCTGGTAGAAAATACCACTCGAGACCGTTCTTGCCAACAACATGAACCCAAAACCATGGTTGATTTGGGAATTTCGCGGCTGAAATTGGAAAGCTATCAGGCATTCTGGCTTCATGAGGTGGCATGGCTCCTTGAGCCTTAACGTCAATCAATATAACATGGCCTAACGTTGGGATCTTGACAAGCTCACCGATAAAATTAAGAAGCCGCTTTCTTGCAGCATCCCTCTCATTTTGAGTAGGCATAGCGCTTACCTGGGCATACTTCGAAGTTTTCCCATCGATGGCGGCTTCAGTGCAAAACTTTCCAAGTTTTCATTTGTGAGATACGGAAGATAAGCCTTTAGCATCATGTTGAAGCTTGATTCCGGAACTTGTCTATGTGAGAGACTATTGCTCTGTTGGTAAGATGCCAAGGCCTGATTAATCGTGTAAAGTCCATTCCCTTGCAACACCATTTTGTAAATGATGAGACGCTCGGCAGGAGACCAATTTCTTCCACGAGGTAGGCGTTTACTCATTGTTCTTCTTCCTCAGGTGGTCCTAAAACCAATTCAAGTCCTTGATAAACAGCATCGAGAATATCCTCCTCAGGAATTCCCTCGGCTGCAGCCTGAATAACTAGCTCATTGATCTTGTTAAGTAAGTCATTTGAGAATGTCATCAATTTGGCTCCTCCTGATTATAGGACACTGTGCACAGTGTACAACTATTTACCATCAACGTTGATATACTTCATCAAAGATACACGCCAACTGTTTTCCCATCAATCTAGGCATTCTATCAATAGGAAATCCCATTTTGCTTAATGCGACGCGGGCTTCATTGTGCCTTGCTTCAAGTTGGGACAAACCGTTAGGTTCAGTCTTAATTTTGTATTTGTAATTAAGCCATTGTCGATCTTGCAATTTGCAGTCATCTTCGATTGGAGGGGTTTGAGGATCCTCATAATTGTCAAACTCTAGTGCCTCTATTTCACCACTCTTTGCGCGATTATTATAGTTCTTCCAAATTTTGGCAGCTGAGTCACTCGTTTCGCTTCTATCTGATGTGAGTCCGCCATAGTACCACATTGCAGCTTCATATGCAGCAGGTCCCATTCCTGTTCCTGGCCACGCAGCTGAGAACTCAACATAGTAAGAACCTAAACACTCAGCATTCCAACTCAATTTATTCACTTTTCTAACAAAAACACCTGATTTGACAATGGGATTACCTAATTCTAAAGACTCCTCAATAGCAAAAGGTATTGCCTCTGTGGCCCTGGCATATCTCACACTTTCGATTAGCAGATTTGGATCATAGATTGCAACCCCCTCCAGCTCGTTTTTATGGCCGCGATGCATGATATCGCAAATTGCATATCCCATACTAACAGCACGTGAAATCGGCGATGTTGATTCAGTCAGCATCATGTGAAGTATTGTTTCTCGAATAAATTCCCTTAGGATCATGTGATTTTTACACCTCTAACTGTGATGGGAAGCACCAATGACCAATTGCCGCTAGCGGCTAGTTGCAGCATTGCATCAGGCCTATAGACCGTCTTTCGAACCAAGCTATTTTTGCTTCTTAAAAGCCAGTCTTTGCGAGCCCTAAGATAAGCAGTCACCCAGGCTTTTTCATCACCTCCATTTCTTGGGGAAGCTTCTGGAAACGCTGCTCGATGTGTTGCTACCCTACCAGGACCACTGTGAATGCAGGTATCGTAGATCGCTAAAACACCTAGCGCAGTCGATATACCAGCGCTCGCTGCATGATTAAGAGCCGGCTGGAAGTAGTCCTCATCAAAGACTTCATCCTGGGCACGCCACATAATGGGATCAGGCCCTGCTTCACGAAGAAGCCTGATCAACTGTATCACTTCATCTCCCCAAGGACCCTTAGGTGGGACACGCGTTGAGGTATTCGAGCCAAGAGCAGGAAGAAAAGCTGCCAGTTCATTTGAAAGTTTTCCACCCAATCGGATGTAAGTTCGAACCACTCTATCTAAAGATCCAGATCGATCTGTAGACTGATGCTTTCCATATGAGATACCGGCTCCATCTGCAAGTATTGTGCAAGTCGAATACGAGCTAGGGCTCGGGATTCTGCCTGTTTCGAAAATAGAAAGAACGGAGTCAATAACACGCTTTTGTTCTGTGGTAAGCACTGGTAATGTCATGCAGTCATTCCTGCAGCTTCTGCAAGAGCTATTACGTGATCTTCACGAACTTTAAACACAACCTGATGATTGACACGTTCAACCCATCCTACATTAAAAAATCTGGGAATTCCGTTCTCTTTTGTGATCCAATGCTCATTTGAAAGTTTCTGATCGGGAACACAATTTTCTATTGCGGTCCATCGATCGCTATCCGACCACCCAATTTCATCACCATATTCATCAAATTCTGTGTTGTGTTCCTCATATGCCTTCCAGCTGAAGTCTGGGCCGTAAGGATTGCGAGGGGAGTTTGGGCACCACCACCCAATTGGCTTGAATAATTTCGCATCCTTTGCGGCATAAACATAATGTCTCGAATACACATCTTCTTCATTTAACCCTTTAAGGCAACCTTGAATTGTTGGGGCGACAGACATTCTGGGAGTTGTTTCATCCTCAATCACATTTCCATGCATGTCCTCGTATGGAGAACTTGGCACTTGTAGTCGTGGCATAAATGAATCACCAAGCCATTTAGTGGTTAGGTGAAATGCATTAAACCTCTTCTCAAATTTTGCAATCTTCCTAGGTTGACGCATGCGTCTCTTTGTGTACAGAGGAATTTCAGTCTCTTCAAGATTGAGGGTTTCAACTAATGACAATATTCTTGAATTTCTCATGTATCCCCCGTCCATTTATGAACAAGTTGCTTCCATTCATTCTGCGCCATTGTTTGCATTGTGCTGTTGAAAACTGGTAATCCTGTTTTTTCAATTAATTCGATTATGTGCAGAGGGTCATGTCTATGCAAGCTTGTATCGCGTCTATTCCAATCTTCAATAATAATTCCTATAGGACTCCAGTTATCTACAATGAGTTCATTCGATCCATGCATGTTTTCATCGAACGTTTCCTTGCCAAGGATATAGTAATCGGCTGTCTCATCAAATCCTCCTGCAGGATCAGATAAAAAAATGTTTGGTCGTTTTGGCAAGCCAGATGAAGCATACTTTGCAAAGTTTAAAGGCTTGACATGCTTATGATACCCAGAAACAACTGCGTCCATATCATTGGCGGCCAGCGTTGTTCTTCCTTGAATGACAATTCCAATGGGACCCCACCCACTCATGCGGGTAAGAATCTTTTTTCCAGGAAGATAAGCCATAGTTGACACCTCGTTCTTCCTGCTCATGGAGAGAAATCTTCCTATATCAGCAGGCTTAACCCAGTGAACTTTAACAAGGGACTTCATAAATTCATGGTCAGCCTCAGCATTCCAAGCTCTCTTCACATCTTTGGCACCCTTTTTCAACCAAGAGGGACTTGTATCAAAAAAAGGATCATTTATCCAATAATCAGGTTCTGATTCCTGATCTATGAATGAGCTTGCATAGACTCTATTATAATTGATGTTACTAGTTCTAGATTTGAAGCCCTGACGATCTTCAGCTAAGAACTCACGTATAAGTGTAAGCACAGTCTTCATTCTTGGCAGCACCTTGCTATGTACTACATAGGCATTACATGTGTCAGTCTTCATCAAGCAAGGTGTATGTAAATGACTTGAAGCCGTTCACGGCAACTTGTCGCTTGCAAAGCTTCATGAACTCTTCGAAGTCCTTGTCCATTGCCCAAACCTGACATCCTGCGCTCCATTTATCGACATTTGTAGAGTTACGACCGGCACGATGCAAATTGATGCCGTAAAGACCCTCTGTAATAGTTTTAGGATCTAGATTAAGGACATCATCCTTGTTGTTGTCACGATAAGTCTTTACTGGCTTTACCTGCCTAAGGGCTTCCTTTCCGCTATGAAGACCAATTTCCCAGCCACCACGATACTGACCAGGAACCAACGCAGCGCACCCTTTGGAGTTCATGGTTGTCTTCATCCAATAAAGACCTGGGTCGGTAGTCGCTACCCAGCTCCAGAGCCTCATTGCACCGGTATCATCCTTGCATGCAACAAAGATGCGATCATCGAACTTGTTAACGGTGCCAGTTTTCCTTCGAACACCAACAATATTCAGGTCCCAACTCTTTGTTTCAAAGGTGACATAACCCTTTGACTTTACCCAATCAAGTAGCTGTTGTGGTGTTTTTATGTCTTCAATTTTCATCTTTATGAATCCTTAGTGCTATGTATCACTTTCGTAAGGAAATGGCATCAAATATTTCTCTGAAGCCCACGTGAAAGTATGATCTTCAATGCCGTACACAAGGTATTCGTTGGCAAGTTGATACTTTTCAATAAAGATAGAATTGTTATCCCTTGCACTGCAAATGTGTGATCCACCACAATGATCAAGCCTGACATTCAAAATCATAACTACTGGCGGATTACGAACAAGGTCAGAGATTGAATATCGACAAGAAAACACTGCCAGATCACCTTTAGAGAACCTGGACACTGCGTCCTCCCTATGATATGATCTGTTACTATAGCACTAGCATTTAGTACAGGACAAAGATAAACTTTTGCTAATTATTTATTTCCAGAAAGTTTTCTAATTCTTCTTATAGATTGCCCCTGTTTTCGAAGTTCACGAGCACGATTTACTCTATCCTTTGCATCTGATGACTCATCACCGGTGATGCTATTGATCACAGTAATTTTTGTGATAGGTGTTACGACTCGTTTCACTTCATCAAGATTTCTAATGTCATCATCATAGAAGTAAATTTCATCGTACACATGCGCTGGAATTCCGCCATTGATAAAGGCTTTTCCTTTGCTTCGATGTGTTGAATCACCCCAGCCTCCAACGCAAATAATTCTGGCAATTGGAACTTTGACACCGGCATGCTGAAGAATAAAACTGGCAATTCCACTTTCGTCCCCTGACTTTCTCCCTGTGAGAACCCAAATGTCACTGCCGGTCTGACTGGCATCCTGCAAGTGTCGAATACCATTAGCAATGGGCTTTGCAGACGTGTGATCAACATGCACGATGTCGCTGAAGTCTAGGGCAACAACATGTCCATCGATGAGATCACCGCCATGCTGGATTGATTTGACACCATGCGAGTCCATTGCCTGCGAGAGATCTGCAAACTCTCGGCTAGTGAGAGAATATCGAAGAGCATTTGGCAAATATTCCAGGCGAGAATGACGAGTTTTCTCAAGGCCTGGAATACGATGAATCTCTACGGGATCTCCCTGAAAGTAGGGGTGTGCATAAATCATCGCATCCGAGTGCGACAGGGTGTCATCAAAGTCAAAGACATGTGCAGTTTTCATTGCCGGCATCGCTCATTGCATTAAGTATTCACTCACATCGCATGGTCTCATCTGCCGGAACTTGAATTAGGGATCCATCCCTGTCAAGCCGAATGGTTGCCCACATTCTTTGCTGCGCTGCTCCACCAACGAGATGCATATCTGTCTGATGAAATGTGAGCTCCACAACTGTTCCAACTTGGTTCATGTTGAAAACTGGGTGAACCCTATCATTGATTTTTACCATCTTTCTTCTCCGAAACAATATTTTACTTTTGCTATTTAATAGGATATGGCGATTTTTAACAATGTTTAGCTTAAACTCTCACAAATGATACATAGACTTATAGGAGTTTTGTCATGTTGGACTACACCGAAGTCATTGTTGGTGCACTAACTACCGCAGGAACAGTTCTTGGAAGCTCAGCTGCCTGGAAGTTCTGGGAGAAGAGAGCTGGTGAGAAGGCAAAACAAGCTGAGATGGATCGAAAGGATGATAACCTCTTCAGAGATGATCTTCGTGAAAGGGTCGCAGCTCTAGAGGCAAAGCTTGAGAAGTCAGACAAAGAGAAGCAAAGTCTCCAGAAAGAAGTCATCAAGCTTGTGGAGAAAATCGCAATGCTATCTGTTGAAGTAGATTTCCTAAGAAAGGAAAACACAGAGTTGCGTGAAAAATTAGGCTATGCAGGAAATGATTAACCATTTCATTCCTTGCAAGATTAAGATCATTCACCTTGTTAGGTAACCGGTACCAACCAGCTTATAGCTAATTTTTTCGTTTAGCTGTAGGCCTGGAGAAATTTCAATTGGATAATCACCTCGAATTACAATTCCTTCCCTCACGTGATTTGCGCCTGGGATATGGGTGGATCCTTCACTAAGGCTAATAATTTCAGAAGGAATTCCCTTCTCGGTGTTCCATGTTGTTTCAGACAAAATCGGCACCATGGGAATGTCAAGTTCATTGCAAAAATTTACAAGCTCGGCAAAGGTTAGCCATGTTTTGCTATTTGAATTCCAGCAATCGAAAGCCCTAAATTCGGCGCCCTCTTCAACACCATATTTTAGGTCTTGCACTTGCCCATACACTTCACCATATAGAAGGTAGCCGGGCTTTGACTTAAGCTTTTCTTTAAGATTAAACTTTTCTGCCACATCCCACCACAAACCACCAGAGCTTCCTTCTTCAGGCTCCTTCTTAAACAAGGTTCGAGATCGGACCCAAAACTTCAAATCACCATGATGGCTAAGCCAGCCATATGATGAATTTGCTCCATGGATCTTCTCGGTTACCCATACCTGAGTTCCATTTGGAATGTTTTTCCAATTTTTGCTAAGAGAGTCAACATCATATTTTTCACAAGGCAATAGACCGACTGGACCGGAAACGGCTAGTCCTGGCTTAAATTTGCCACCTGCCTTGCCGGCATGCATGTTTAGTTCATGCTTTTTGATTTGGAGTGCATCTGAAATTTCTTTATTTGTTTTTCCGATGTACGCAGAATCAAACGGAACAATAAGCCCCCTGCTCATAATTCCACGAAGCTTCATTGCTTTAATTTTTGCATAACCATCGGACTTTGCATTTTTTGCAAGAAATGCAAATAGTGGATTAGAAACAGGCACCATAGGCTCGTTGACAGAATCCAGCCACAGTGCAATGTCACCCTTTTTGAAGGTACCACTCTTCACAATGGCAAAATTAACATTCGAACCATCAGGAGACACCAAATCCAGTGCATCAGCGTTTGGATGCTTAAAGACATCTTCAATTGAAATAATCTCTACCAAAGGATTTGCTTCAGAAAAGGAGGGGATTTCATCAACAGGTTCATCATTTACATGCGGATTCATTTTAACTTATCCTCTTGATTAATTGGTGTGTATTCTAATGATAACCTGGCAACTGCAAATTTAATACGAAATTCCTAACCAACATCTTCAAGCTGAAAATGCAATCATAATGAAGCCGGCTTCCACCATGATGGTTCAGGTCCGTGTCGCCACTTCGCAAATCTCACCTTAGATCCCAGGTAGTAATTACGATAACTTTGGACAGGATCACCTGGCACTTTGTATTCTTCAGGCATTGCCAAGGCAAATGATGTAAGACCACTACCTGTTGATGCCCATGCCGGTGGCTGTGTGTCAATCGCCCATTGAGTGACAGATTCAGATTTGATAATCTTTCCATATCGTGCAGTATATTCGTGACAAAGTCCTAATCCGTGCTTTGCTAACCAAGCATAATTCTCAGGTGTTTGTCGGGCCCAAACAGAGCAAGGATGATTTACATGTGTCATACTATAGGGTGGAACAAGATCAGGATCTGGAATATTGATAGCTAGCCACTCCTTTAGCTTCTTGCCGCGAAGCTCAACAGGCGGTGACAGCATCTTTTGCCAGCCTACCCAATGAACTGAGCATAAAACTTGGCAAGTTTCAAGTGACATTTTGCAAATATGCTTATCACATAGATCTTTTGCAGCTAGAATCGGATCCAGGTTGGTCACAAAGATATTCATTCATTCCTCTATGAGTATGTGATATCGAATTGTATTCATCCGATAGAATAATTTCAATCAAGTGGTAGGAACAAACTTCTTGATATAATCCATCACAGCAAGCTCCTTTGCCTTTGCCTCGATGACAACATCAATATCGGCATTAAGATGCCGATAAGGACTATGAATATAGTCACTGTGAGCCGAGGGGGCAACAGATTTACCCTCAGTATTTCGGGCTGAGTTGGAGAGGTGAAAGACGGGCCGAATACCGCTAGGCCAGGTACTCATTGCAAGGCGAAATGCTTCCTCGTATGAGGTGTCACCGTGATTGTTGGCCACCTCAAAGTGATGAGAGTCGAAGACGATGGGAACCCCAAGGCGCTGATGGACAATGGCAAGATCATTGACGCTGTAGAGGGAGCCCTTGTCATCGTTTTCAAGGGTGATTCGTGCTTTCACGGATTCGGGCAAGAGATCCCAGTTCTTGCACCATCGGTCAATTGCTGATGCTTTGTCACCGAACGAGCCACCCATATGAATGTTGATCTTGGATTCACGAGACCGAGGAAGGCCCATTGCATCCATGATCTCACCATGAATGCGAAGGTCGCGAACACAATTGAGAACAACTTTCTCACGAGGAGAGGTGAGGCAATTAAACTGCCCTGGATGAAAGGTGAGACGCTGGCCACCGCGCTTCGCAATGGCCGCGGCACGTTCCAGGTTGGAACGAATCGTTCGCCAATCAGGAAGATTCTCAAGCTCATATTCGGAAGCCCAAGGAAGGATCTCAGAACTCATTCGATAGAGCTTGATGCCATTCCGATTATTCCAGTCAATGATCTTGCAGAGGTTCTCGGTATTTTCCACCCCAAGGCGTGAGGCCCAGGAGATACCCTCACGTTCCCAGGTTCGCTTGATCATATGCCTGAAACCGCCCTGACGACCCAAGGTAAGATTGAGACAGGCGTAACCGAAGCGAATCATTTGAACCTCCTGAAAAATTATACCACAGGTGAGTGCCTATTTACAAATGAGGTGTAAATTGACGGCAAAAAGAAATCCTGCATATCATAAGGGACTCTCAAAATCGACACAGGACAAGCGTCAGCATCAATTCAACAAGCAAGCAAAAAAGCACTGGGATGATCCATCGGCTTACAAGAAGGCGCCAGGTGATTCTAAAAAGACAAAGCCCTCAAAGTGGAACGAGAAGTTCAAGAAGATGTATGGTGAATCGGATGGTATCGATGAGATGCTTGGAAATCCTCCAGGTGGAAATTTTACAGGAGAGAGTGAAATGAGAGAAGATGATTGCTACGAGTGTGGAATGTCAGAGGCGGAATTCGAAGAGTCTGACTTCACCTGGGCTGCCGCAAATGCTGCAGTGGCTGGAAAGAAAACGTTTACATTTGGCGGTGAGGAACATCCTGTCAAGATGTCTGTAGGAAGGGCGAAGGAGATCCTGGGTGAGCTTGATGAGCTACGTGAGGCCATCGCCCTGGTCTCTGAAATGCTGGATGAGGATGAGGCACTCGAAGAGGCACTGTCGGCAAAGACGAGAAAGGCTCTAAAGAACAAGGCTGAGAAGGCAAGGGCTCCAATGGGTGCCTTGACAACCGTCTATAATAAGGGCCTAGCCGCCTGGAGAACCGGACACAGGCCAGGAGCGAGTCAGCACGCCTGGGCAATGGCAAGAGTAAATAGTTTCCTTGCCGGCGGTCCAGCCCGAAAGGTGGATGCCACCCAGTGGAAGCAAGTTCAGAAGCACAGGAAAAAGAAGAAGTAGTTCCTTGCAATTTCTGTAAACAAATCTAGCTTAGATCATGTTAAAGTCACCAAATGTATACGAGCTTAGTTTAAACTTGCTATAGCGAACTAATCCAAAACTTTCAAGTTTATCGAGAGCAGGTGTGCCTCCTCCCTTTCTACGATAAGCTCTAGACAGTGAGCTTCCCCACCAATTTTCTTCATTATAGTCCATCGATGACTCTTGCCTGCAGTTATCGTCAAGTGCAGGTGTCTTTTCATTTTTCATATTATCAAGCAGCACAGATTCGACATCTGGGCGAGACCTCAGATAGAAGTCCCAGATTCGCAGGGCATCCGGCTTGACATCAAATCTGTCACATGTCAGCGGATCTGGCGACACAAGGTCCATCATCAAGTCGTACACAAGCGGTCCTAATCCTTTCAATTTTGGACTCATATTTGCCCATGTTACCGACCAAGCAGCTGAGCATGGACCGTCACTTTCTGAATCCCTTCTTGCCGAAAATTCACCAGCTATTTCTGGAGGCATGTCTTCACTAATAGACATAACTCGTATAGCAATTTGTCCTTCTTCTTTATTGTTAACAATAAATTGCACACCTTTTTCGTCGGCCATTTCAGGTGTCCAAGCGGCCTCTCGAAGGATCTCACTGCGAACAAGGGATCTTAATCTAGATTCAGTAATTCTCATTGCAGTGTCTCAAGAAAGATTGTTCATGAATTCTACGTTATTGACAATTGACTCATGCCTCTTACGAAGCTTTGATGCAATTGTCTGAAGTTCCACTGTCCACTGATTCAATAGTTTCCCCATTCTGCGATCATCTAGCTCACCAGATACCTCATCATCACACTGATTAATGAGAGCCTCAATTTTGTTCCATGGAACACTCATGAAATTTTTAGCAGCGACCTTAAGGTCAGAATGGATAAAAACATATCCTGCGTCAGTTCCTGGCGTGAGCATTGTTCTCATCTCGCTTGGTTCATCCGAGAATCGTGATCCTTTGCGACTTCCTTGAGCGCGAAATGTCAAGGCGCCACCAGGATCGATCCTCACAGGACGACCTGATGGATTAATGATAACATTCCCAGGACCAACAACATCCCAGTTGGCAAGAAAAATATCCACATAGACACCGGCAGACATCGCTCGAGCAAGTTCTGTAGGTTTTATTGTGAAAGATTTTCCTCCATCAACTCCTAAGGTGGCTAATCCAACTCTCTTCTTGGTCCTGTCATAGACAAGTTCAATCTTTCCTGGCAGATCAACGTCGGGGTAGAGCGAGTAAATCTTATATGCTAGCCACTCAACGAGGATCTGAAGTGATGGGTCAATGCCAGGATCGTAGAGTTCTGTATCCGAGAACTTGAGATAGAACTTGTCACCTCCAATATAGCAGGTGTTCATCACGTGTGTTGAGCCACGTGTCATACATACACCTTGAAGATCTTCATAATCGACTTCATTTAGAAGTGACTCATAAAGTAGCTCATTTATAACATGACGAAGAAAATCTGTGGCTTTCGTCATGGATCGATTCACCTGATATCAGGATGCATTTCAGCAAGTTCTGCCAGAGTTAGCCTAACAGCATGGTCAGGTGTATTGGTAGTTTCACGCTTTGCAAGGTAAAGCTCCAAAACTGTCTCAGCTCCAAGTGCTTCAATATACTTTGTGAGCTCGCCATCTTGCATGTATGATCCTGAACGATAGCCTAGTTGAGCTTCTTTAAGAACTTCTTTGCGAATCATGTTTCTCAAGTTGCGATTCGTGATTCTCATTTTACCTTTCTCCTCTGTGATTTCTATTTTAAGTTTACCATCACCACGAATGACCCTGTGCCATTTTCGTGCAGGTATATTGTATGTATGCCCTTCAACGAGTTCTAGTGGCAATCCCACATCCATTTGCAAACACCACCCACCAGATTCAATAACTCTTACTTTACGATATCTTAGATCTTGGTGCCAAACAAGTTCATCATTAGGAACAGTTGGTAAAAATTCCCTAATGAGTGTATTTCGATTAATTCTTATTTGTGTATAAGGTTTTGAACTTAACATAATCTATTGCTCACTGATAATATGTATGACAGTGATCAGCCACTGTGAGCTTTTCCAGAAGGAGTGTTTATGAACAAGAGATCGAAGAAGAGGTATCACATTAGTTTATACCTAAGATGCTTAGGTACTTTGTCCCAATATTTGTGATTGAAACCGTAGATCTCATATTCCACCTGTAAATCATCTGGAAGGGAGGTGATGCCTGTGCCGGTGAGGTAGAGACTGCCACCTACCTTGAGCCCTTTAGGAAGAGAGATGATAATAGGATTGTAGGAGAGAACGAGACTACCCTTCACGTGAAGCCCTTCAGGAAGGGAGGCAATAGAAGTCTTCTCAAGGTCTAGATCACAATCCGCTACTCTTTGGTCTTTTGGCAAATTCTTAAGTCGTTCTATTAATTCTGTGTTAAGTAAAGATGTAATATCTCTGGACAACCTAATCATAACTTCACTAACCCGAATTGTGCCGGCAGCAACAACTTCATTTTCATCCTTAAAATCATCAATGCCTTCCAATTCATAAAGTCCCTCACAGTCAATCCATTTTCCAGGACTGTCTTCTACTGCGGCACAGAGAATAATAGCAAAATCAGAAGAATCATCGCCAGCAAACCCCTTAGCCTTTTTAAGGCTCTTTGTCCAAGATGCTGTGTATCTTTCATTTATGTTTGTCAAGTCAAGCTGTGTTTTGAAACTAGCAAAATCTTCACCTGTCTCTATAATCTGTCTCCAGGCATCATTAAATGCGCTTCCCTTTGGTAGAAATTTCTTCGCAACGCTCTCAGAAGAGATGGCTAACCCCCGATAGAGGGTGCCTGGTGGCGGTGCCCTGAAGATATCGGCATAGAGCCCCTGATCGATAAAGTCTAAAACTTGATCAGTGATCTCTTTCGAGAGTGGCCTATTACCATTAAAATGAGAGAATAATGCTCTATACAGCGCATTCTCAACCTGAGTATCTTCCTCCGGAGGCGGTTTGGGTGAACCTAGCCGAACGTTAGCAAAGGCATACTTTCCCAAAGGGGCATCGGCCGGGGCTTCTGGCTTATAGGCACCATTAGACTCGAGAAGAACTTGATGAATGAGTGAGCGGAGAAGGTGAGTCATCTTAGTTTATCCTTGAGATGTTCTGGAACATCCTCCCAGTATTTGCGATCGAGGCCGTAGATAACACCGCGCACCTGGAGGTCTGTTGGAAGGGAGGTGATACCCGTGCTGCCGAGGACGAGATCGCCACCCACGTGGAGGCCTGTCGGGAGGGAGGTGATGGGAGTTCGAGTGAGGAAGAGATCACCGCCCACATGGAGTCCTGTTGGAAGGGAGGTGATGGGAGTGAAGGAGAGGTAGAGTCTGCCGCCCACTCGGAGGCCTGTCGGGAGGGAGGTGATGCGTGAGAAGCTGAGGTCGAGATATCCGCCCACTCGGAGGCCTGTCGGGAGGGAGGTGACAGGAGTGCTGTCGAGGTTGAGGTCTCCGTTCACCTGGAGTCCTTCTGGGAGTTTAATGAGTCTTTTGTTGCCGCCGAGCAAGAGAGATCCATTCACGTGGAGACCTGCTGGGAGGGAGGTGATGTCCGTGCCGGTGAGGTCGAGATCCCCCTTCACGACCCTCTGGTCTTTGGGCAGACGTTCGAGACTCTTCAGAATCTTCAGATTCACTGGATTCCACTTCCCAGCCTCGAAGTCACCCGCTGCCGATCGACGGAGGGCTGACTGCTGCATGGGTCGACCCTCTCTGTCGCTGACATCAGGACGCTCAAGAGGTGTGAGAAGCTTCGATCTGTCGACGGGTGTCCAGGGCTCAGTGACGGGGTCCCCGTTGCGAGCGACCCGCTTCCACGCCATCGGGACCGCTGTCGTCGGGTCGTAAACAACGGCTACATGGCCATCATTCCTGCCCGTGAAGACGATACCCTTCACTTCGCGCTGGAGAGACTCGTAGACGCTCAGCGCCGAATCTGAAGTGAACGCGTCTCCCCTCGGTGGTTTAACCCCCTCCAGCACCTTGATGACTGTCTCACTGTAGCCGACTTCCTGGGCTTGCCCAGCAGGTGTGAGCGGGTGCTTATAGACCTTCAGGGCGATCTCAGGATCAAAGATGATGTACCCGTAGAGGTTCACTTTGAGCTTGATGACGTGGTCACCGTAGTAACCTCTTTCAGTCTTCGTATCTTTAAGGTCGTAGACTGTGTAGAGGCCCTTTCCGTACATTGCACCGGCACCGGCACCTGGTGTGAACTTGTCCTGCAACAGAGCGTCGATGAGAGCTTGAGGGTTAGCTCCTGTTCCATGGTAGACGACAGCCTGAGCACCGTAGACTTCCTCCAGGAGCAGGTTTTCACGAATGAGAGAGCGAAGGAGATGTGTCATCTTAGTTTATCCTTGAGGTGCTGAGGGACACCTGCCCAGTACTTGCGATCGAAGCCGTAGATAGCACCGCGAACCTGGAGATCTGCTGGGAGGGAGGTGATGGGAGTGCCTGTGAGATTGAGATATCCACCCACGTGGAGTCCTGCCGGGAGGGAGGTGATGCCTGTGCGGTTGAGGTAGAGACTGCCACCTACCTTGAGATCTGTAGGAAGGGAGGTGATGCCTGTGTCGGAGAGGTCGAGACTGCCGTCCACCTTGAGACCTGACGGGAGTTCAATGAGGCTTTTGCTGCCATTGAGGAAGAGAGCGCCGGTCACGTGAAGACCTACTGGAAGGGAGGTGATACCTGTGTTACTGAGGTCGAGATTGCCCTTCACGATCCTCTGATCTTCAGGCAGGCGCTCTAGACGTTTGATGTTCATCAACAGGCTCCACTTCCCAGCTTCAAAGTCACCCATTGCCGAACGACGAAGAGCCGATTGCTTCACAGGTCGACCCTCTCTGTCACTGACATCAGGACGGTCAATGGGTGCGAGAAGAGCTGCTCTGTCAACGGGTGTCCAGGATTTAGAATCAACCCGCTTCCACGCCATTGGGACCGCGGTCGTTGGGTCATAAACGACGGCGACCCTGCCGTCGCGCCTACCGGTGAAGACAATGCCCTTTACTTCGTACTGAAGGGCCTTGCTGGCCCTCAAAGCGGTGTCAGAAGTGAATCTACCTGTCGGCACTCTCATAGAGCGCAACACCTTAATGGCATCTTCATTGTACCCAACTTCCTGGGCTTGCTCAGCAGGTGTGAGCGGTTTCTTGTAGACTTTTAGAGCAACATCAGGGTCAAAAATGATGTACCCGTAGAGATTCACTTTCAATTTGATGACGTGTTTGCCATAGTCACCCTTTTCCGTCTTCGTGCCCTTAAGATCGTAGACTGTGTAGAGGCCCTTTCCGTACATTGCGCCGGCACCGGAACCTGGTGTGAACTTGTCCTGCAGCAGAGCGTCGATGAGAGCCTGAGGGTTAGCTTCCGTTCCATGGTAGACGACAGCCTGGGCGCCGTAGACTTCCTCCAGGAGTAGGGTTTCACGAATGAGAGAGCGAAGAAGGTGAGTCATTCTAGCTTGTTTTTGAGGTGTTTGGGAACATTCGCCAAATACTTGCGATCAAAGCCACTGATATACCTACCTACACTGAGGTCTGCTGGAAGGGAGGTGATGCCGCGGCCGAGAAAGAGATCGATGCCCACCTTGAGATCTGTTGGGAGGGAGGTGATGCCTGTGCCGGTGAGATAGAGAATGCCATCTACCTTGAGACCTGCTGGAAGGGAGGTGATGCGTGTGAAGCTGAGGTCAAGCTTGCCGGTCACATGATGGAAACCTGCCGGGAGGGAGGTGATACCTGTGAAGCTGAGGTCGAGATCGCCACCTACACTGAGATCTGCCGGGAGGGAGGTGATGCCTGTGCCGCCGAGAAAGAGACCGCCACCTACCTTGAGACCTGCCGGGAGGGAGGTGATGCCTGTGCTACCAAGGCTAAGATCGCCACCTACCTTGAGACCTGCCGGGAGGGAGGTGATGCCTGTTTCGGTGAGGTCGAGCCAGCCGTCCACCTTGAGACCTGATGGGAGTTTAATAAGGCTTTTGTTGCCGCCGAGCAAGAGAGATCCATTCACGTGGAGACCTGCTGGGAGGGAGGTGATGCCTGAGTAGGTGAGGTCGAGATCACCCTTCACGATCCTCTGATCTTTAGGTAAGCGCTTTAGACGTTTGAGAATCATTATCGGGTCACACTTCCCAGTTTCGAAATCGCCCATTGCCT